TTATTTAAAAGTTTTTCTTCCTCTTATATAACCATTATTTATATATTCATCATATAATTCTGTTCTAATCATATGATTCTCTTTTTCATTATGAACCCATACATAAGTATAATTTTTCAAATCTAATTTTGGATTATAACCATCATATAATTTAATAAAATCAGTACCATATGTATTTATTACATAATCTAAATATGGTTTTATATCATCTTTATATAAAACTTTTACATCCGGATTCTAGTTTTCTTTTAATTTCCACTAATCTGTAGAATATCCTTTTATTTCTATTATCCCGTCATCTGTTATAAAATCAGGATAATATGAATGAACTTCATTATTCCAAATATAAGACCTTTTTTCTTTACAACGTTCTATATTTAAATTATGATCTTTATAATAAACAAGAAATGCTAATTCCCATGAACTATCACAATGAATTCCTTTATACCATCCTTGTTTGCCTCTTCCAGAACCTTCTCGATAACCACCAGTATGTGCAGATAAATATTTGTGTTTACATTCTTTTGAACAATATGTTCTTCCTCTAATATTGCGTATATCAAACACAGAAAAATCTTTATTACAATATTTGCACTAATATATTTTTCTTGAACGTTCAGCAGCTATCTAACATTTAATAGAATTTTTTACACTAATAGATGTTTTCTTTTTTGATTCTTCTGTTCTTTTTGCTCTATGTGAATTGCCATATGCAGTTGCACAATATCTATTACAAAATCTTCCAGAACCATAATAACCATCTATTACTTTACCACAATTCTCACAATATAAAACTTTACTTTCTTCAAATTGTTTCTATTGTAATAAATAATCATTCTTTATCTTATTATAATCTATATTACGTTTTCTAAATAATCGTAATAAAGTATTTCCAGATTTATTATATTTCTTATCAACTGCTTTTAAAGAATAATTACAATTTCTATATTCCTATATTAATTCGTCATCTGATAAAAATTCTAAATTCTATTTCATATTATTGATTAGTAGTGGGTAGGAGAGTCGAACTCCTGTTTAGAGAATGAAAATCTCTAGTACTAACCGCTATACGAACCCACCAGTTAATTTGCGTATCTTAATTATTTTCAATTCATAATTATTATATGTAATCTTTATAGTAAAGTCTATATATTTATCAAAAATATTTTCAAAATATTTGTGGGAACAACAGGATTCGAACACTGTGAAGCAAGATCATTTCAACCGGTTTGCAAATGCACTCTACTTACCGTAGAGTTCTCATACCAACGAGAAGATATTCCCAAATATTAAAAAATTACCGTATATAAGAAGTTGCTTAGCCAACATCCATTATAATTTCCCTTATTGAAATATATATTAACCACGTGTATTAACATACTTCGTACAGTTACTAAAACCGCCTTTTTCTAAGAAGGCTCATGACGTTTATGGTAATTTATTTATATATTCTTTTAATTCTTTTGATTTATATGGTAAATCATATTTTTTACACCATTTTTTAATGGCATTTCCTGTAATACCATATAATCTACCAATATTTTCAAATGTAATATATTTCTTAAATAATTGTATTAATTCTTCTTTTGTAGGAATTGTATAATTTTTAATTGGTTCTATTTTTTCAACTAATTTTTTATAATCATTATTCCTATTTATAGAATCAAATTTAAATTTATTTAATAAAATATTAACATTTTCTTCATCTTTTATAATTTCAGTTGGGCATTTTATTATATTAGCATGTATTTCTCTATGACAATTTGCGCATACTAAAATACATTTATCTAATTCTAATTTAACATCATTCCATCCATGTGTATAACCTGCATATCCTATTCCAAACTCTTTTTTATTAGGATCTATATGGTGAAATTCTAATGCAGATATACATTTATTATATCCACAACATTGACATTTATTTCCTTTATATGCAACTGATAATAATTTTAAATGTTCTCGACGTCGCTATACATATTCTGTCTAACATTTATTACATACCCAATGTATTTTATTATTATATGTATATAAAGAAAATAATGTATTACCATGAATATGGCATATACGACATTCTTTTTCTCTCATATTTGCGCTTCGAGTAGGACTCGAACCTACGACTTTCTGATTAGCTACATAAATTGGATTCGAACCAACTAAACTTTCAGCGATTTAAATTTATTACTATAATAGTTATAAATCAATATTGCGTCCGCAAGTCTGATACCTAACAGCATTATGTAGTTTAATTTAATCAGGTTGTTTCCTGTATACAGTCAGACGTTCTAACCAACTGAACTATCGAAGCAAAATTTGAATAGTTTATCTACGGACACTATTCTTTTTATTCTAATATTCAGGCGTATACTTTACCGAGAAAACATATACTTCCTATATCATGAAGTTTATTTTAATGGAACTACATATCATGATTAAAACCATATTCAACTCCTGAAACTAATTATCAATAGATTAAAATAATCTTTCAGTCTCTCTTAAATATAAGGTTAAATTACTTATATTCATAATTATTTTTTAAATCTATTTATTTATAATTTAAATCAGCATATCATTACTAAAAGAAATAATTAAAACTTTTAATAATGGTCCGGACAATGCTATACTACTAACTCTCGTTATATATTAAAAATGTAGATAAAATATAGATAATATTGAATAACATATTTTTCTGAATAATGTTTCATTATCTAAATCCACATCTTTTGTCTATTCCCTTTTTATATGCAAATCATAAAGAAGATTATGTGATCTCCATTCATTTATTAAACTATACATACTCCTTTTATGAATAACATAAGTTTTATCACATTTTTCACGTATACTATTAATAACACATTTCATGTTTTTAATAGATTTTATTTTATAACTATCAATTATTTTCACGTCTTCCTAACTGATAATTACTTCAGGATTAATCATATATAAAAATTAATTGTTTCATATATTTATCTTTAATCCATTATGTGATTCTGGTGAGGATCAAACTCACGACCCGTGCTTTAGAAGAGCACTGCTCTGTTCAACTGAGCTACAGAACCATTCACCAAAATTATAAAAATCAGAAGTCATTTATTTTTAAGTATTTGAGTTTTCTTTTTCTAGTAAACATTATCATAATTATATATGTTTGCTGTATTGACTTCCATCATCATAAATAAACTTTCATAAACACTTATATTTCTTACTAATTAAAGTCTCATCATAAGTCAAATACTTTAATTCATTTACAATTTGTACTACAGGAGGGACTTGAACCCCCGACCGCCAAGGTATAAGCTTGGAACTCTAACCGACTGAGTTACTGTAGTGTAATTTTTAAACTCTTATATTATATTCAATTTATAAGTAAATGTTTATATTTTTTAATAAATTAATTTTAGATATACTAATCAAGTTATAGTGTTCCGTACGAGACTCGAACTCGTTACCCCGATATTAAAAGTATCGTGCTCTGCCAGATGAGCTAACGGAACAACTCTATATTTTAATTTACATAACTATTTTAATTACATTAAAAAGATACATCTTTTATTTTTATTTGTAATTAAAAAATATTTTATAAATTATTTTCTTTCATATTTCAAAGAACTAAATTCATAATCTTATATGAATATAATATTTAAAAGTTTATATTATTAACAACTTTTTTATTAAATATTTGTTGGGTGGGTGAGACTTGAACTCACGACTTCATCCTTATCAGGGATGCGCTCTAACCATCTGAACTACCACCCAAAATTAAACAAGTAGATTTACGAGACACAGACTTTTTCACCCTTTATATAAAGGAATACTCGCTATTAGGCACTTGCGCTGTTTTACGAAATTGTTGTGTGTCAACTTATGGCTTCTTACGAAATCTGCTGCTCTTCACATCTATGAACTAATGTTCAAACCAATTCCTTTCAATAATTGACCTGTAACCCTTATCAGTTCTTCTGTCTATAAATTAGCTAGCATATAATTATAAACTTACTCATTATTCTACTTGGAAGTCTATACTTGTTTATATCATTATTAGATAATATACGACATTAAAACTGTAAAGTATATTTCTAATAATTATTTTATAATTTATATAAATCTGTTTCTTTATGTTCTAGTATTAATTTAACATTATATCCTAATTTTATATATTCATTAAATTTATCTTTCATATTCTAAATATCTAATGTATAATTAGATTTTACTTCAACTAATAAATTTTTATTTGAAATATAAAAATCTGGTATTGCGCATCTATATTTCTATTTAATAGAATCATAATATTTTATTCTCTTACATTCAACATCATAATCAATTTGTTTTGAATCTAAATATAATGCATAATCTAATTCATATGTACTTCGTAAATATACTTTTTTATTATTCCATGTAATATGATAGCAATCTTTACCTAATGTATGTGTGGGTCCTTTTAATTTACCATGTAAATATGATACTGTTGTTGATTCACTAAAATGTCGTATAGGAAAATTATATGATTTAAATAGATGTAATAAAGTTTCAGAATTATTTATATATTTTTTACAATTATATTTAATATAAATATCTTTTGGTGATAATTGATTAATTACATATTCAGTATATAATAAATCTTTAACTTTATTATATTCATCAACAAATTTTTTTGTATATAATGTATTAATATTTAATCCAAATGGTATTAATTTATTAAACCATTTTGATGACTAATGTTTTGATATTTCAGGGTTTTCATTATTTAACTATAATGTACCGCAAAAATATTTTTTAATTTTTATATCATTTTTTATATTATAATACCTTTTTAATGACTCTGATATTTTTTCTTTTGTTTCGTTAGATATTTTCCTATGTTTATTTGTATATGCACATCTACAACTTCCACAACAAAATCGTCCAGAACCATAAATAGGTTTAATATAATATTTCCCACAATTTTCGCAATTCATAATAAAATTAATTTTATTTATTCGAACTGTATATATGATTTTTCAGTTAAAGTGGACCCTTGTGGAATCGAACCACAACCCCTGGATTGTCTCTATAATTAGAATCGAACTAATAATTTTATATCCATAAAATATAATATATAGAGATTAATTTTATACAGTTTATTCTGTTAATTCAGTCCAATGTACAGGCACCAGCCATACGCAAGGTCCATTTAATAGTAGCGGGAGTGTGACTCGAACACACGACCTTCGGGTTATGAGCCCGACAAGCTACCAACTGCTCCATCCCGCAATATAATATTTTTATTATTTTTAAATATTCACTAAAATCGTTGGACTACCGGGATTCGGACCCAGTCTAGAAGAACCAAAATCTTCTGTACTACCATTATACTATAGTCCAATGTTTCAATAAACATATCTAATAATATTCATAGCGGTTATAAATGGATTCGAACCATTAATCTCCCTCGACCCAGGGTATTCTATGAGTAAACGATAATTATTGTATTCTCTACTTACTCATAATATAAAAACTAATAACGGTAAAAGAGCTTAAGAATAATACCATTTGATCCGCAAACATCTCATATTAGTTTTTATATTACTTCCAATAGATATTCATGTCAATTACCAGTTATTAACTACTCCACCTATTTTGAACTATATAACCAAATTTTTGCGGTGCGTACGGAACTCGAATCCGTGACCTCTACAGTGACAGTGTAGCATTCTGACCAAACTGAACTAACGCACCATATCTTAACTTACATAACTAATTATCTTTCTGGATGATAATAATCTTTCCAATTATTAAATGTATTTTTAATAGATAAACTTTGTAAATAATCTATTGAATAGCATTTATTCGTATGTATCATTCTATGATGATTTGGACATACAATAATTAAATTAGAAATATCATCAGTTCCACCATTAGATTTTTCTATTATATGATGAATATCACAAGTAGATTCATTCCACCCACATATTGCACATCCTATTTTTGAACGTTTCAATATTTTAGATATTGTTCTTTTAGAACAATCTAATATACTATTTAATTCATTTTCTTTAGAATGTTTACGTTTTTGTTTGCATTCATCACATTTTATATGTCTATCTTTTCTAAAAGTCTTAGTAGAATAAAACTTTTTATTACAAGATTCACATATATATTCTTTTAATTCTGACATATTTGTGGGTGAGGTAGGACTCGAACCTACGAAGTCAAATGACAGCTGATTTACAGTCAGCCCCCTTTGCCACTCGGGACACTCACCCAAAATTAATGAAATATACAAAAGGAATTGAACCTTTTAATACTCTTATAGCTTACCGGCTTTACGGTATTTTAATAGCACGCCCTTGCCCTGTGGGATAATATATTTCATTAAATTTTACCTGAAACATTCACCGCTGCCCGTTCACCTATAGGATTTAAAATAGGTTCTAACCAGAATGAAATTAACATACGCCTTCAAATATATTTTATATTTAGACTTAATAATATATTCTACATGTTTACTTTAATTCATTTATTTAATAAGTAATTAAGTATATTGTCTAATAATATAGTTTAATCCTTATTACTGTAATGTTTCACACCTAGCGTGGAGATAATGGTACTCGAAACCATGACCCTCTGCGTGCAAAGCAGATGCTCTAGCCAACTGAGCTATACCCCCAATTTATAGAGATTTAGATAATACCCTATAAAATTCTTTTGAGTTAAAAACAATATTTAGATATTTAACTTAATAACATATATAAATTTTATAATATATATGAAGTTAACCTTAAAAACTATATATTAACTATATAGAAAAATAATTATCTAAATCTTATCTTTTTAAAAATATGAATTTATTTAATTTTTACATACATAATTTATAAATTAAATTCTTCTAACGACTCAATTCATAAATACTCAATATATAAAACATAAATATCTTCATATTTTATGATTCAATATTTATATTGAATAAACATATAAAAGTCTATTTAAATTATAAATATTTTTATTAGTTGTCTTGATGGATTCGAACACACCTTTATCCTTACAATACATACTTCAATTTTCGCTTCACTAATCATCTTTCACTCCAGTTCCATTTTGCACACTGCACTCGCAGTTAATGCTCCTTTCCCCTTATCTATATTTCATTTTCATACCTCGTTACTTCTCTTTTCTTTAGGACCATAGTAATACCATGTCTATACGAAAGACAAACCCAAAAGGTAGATGGTAAGAGATTCGAACTCCTGACAGCTCGGATGTAAGCCGAGAACTCTAACCACTGAGTTAACCATCTAAATCTAGTATACTGCTTTCACAAGTGGTATACTATAATAAAAATTTAATTTAAATTAAAAATAAGATTAAATAACTAACAGGGTGGAGTTGCACTTCCCTTACTTCATAGTTGCAATACGCAGTGATGAACCCTTCTTTTTAAGAAATAAAAGAAATAGCGCTGTTTTTATTTCTTAAATTGTTTAACCCTTACTTTAACGTAAGACTTCATTTACCGTTAAACTACGTTATTATTTAATCAATCATCAAAAAACATATTCAGAAACATTATATATCTCCGCCTTGACGGTATCATCTGAATTTGAAAGGTACGAGCCTTCATATATAAAATGTTATGTTTTTAACTTGCGGGTACTGAGGGAATCGAACCCACGTCTTCTGATTAACAGTCAGATGCTTGACCTTCCAGCTAAATACCCAAATATAACTTTAAAGTCAGTTAACTACACATCCGACCGTTACAGTGACACTTCTTATTCTTATAAGATTTATGTATATAACCAAACATTAGCTTGAGTCGTTCATTTGTTCTATTCAGCTCGTGGAGATATATCTTTTTGAAAGCAATAGCAATATTAAAAGGACTTTAATATTCTATATATATCTCCTGATGCACTTTGGACAAGCAGTCTAATATAAGAAATCTTATATAGAGCCTGATATTTTTCAATCATATTTTTCTTTGGCAGCATCATTATTATAAATTCATATAGTTATGTTTGTTTCCTCACATAAACAATAATGAAATTATTTATGAAGTTACTTTTAAATTTGAAGTTCAATATTATATCTGATTAACTTCTCAGTAACATTAAACATAACATATATTATATGAATAATTTCTATATTTGTCTATCAAAATTTCAAAGAACTTTATTTTTTAATTACAATTCAAAGATACATCTTTATTTTGAATTAAAAAATATTCTAAGAAAAATTTTCAAAAAATTATTTTCTTATTTTGTTATCAATATTTCAAAGAACAATTTTTGTTTGTTATTTTATTAACAATACAAAGATACATAATATATTTCAAATAAAAAAATTTGTCTGATAAAAAATCAAAAATATTTTTATTTAATCTTTATTATAGTATCATTATCTATAGAACGTCTAATCCATCTCATAAGAATAAGTGCTCTATCATAATGTGGTAAGAATGCTGCTGTTTCACCTACATCATGTTTATCTGATAAATCTATTTCTATCTAATATATATGATTATCATCTGATGTAATGTTATAAACAACAATACCACCTGAATTTACACAAACAATGTCTGCTGTACCCTTAACTAAAGATTTTAAATTAATCTTTTCCATTTTTCTAATTTAATTTATTTTTTAGTTGGGGTGGTGGGAGTTGAACCCACTACCAGTATTCTTAATAAGAATACCACTCTGACCGTTGAGTTACACCCCACTATGGAGTGTTCCTAAATATAATACAACAATATATCATTAAACATATAGGAACATGATTTCTTATGTCAATCCTATATATAATAATGTATAATATAAGATCAACAATTTATAACTGTATTCGATGCTTATGTATATGTCGTATTAACTTTGTCATATTATTCTTATTTTATTTGTATAAATTTTTAATTTGCACACAGAGAAGGATTCGAACCCTCGAACAGTACATATATACCGTTATTGGTTTTGGAGACCAACTGCATCAACCACTCGCACATCTGTGTATTTCTATAATAAATGAAAAAAATCTTGAAACTCTCTGTTTATTGCAGAATGTTTCAAGATTTAAAATATATTAATAGTTTTACTATTATTTCTTTATTTATAAACGTATTAACTAATCACAATATCTCGTAACATATCTGCATAACAATCTTGTTCATACCAATTAAATGAATCGGCATAAATATCAACGTTATTTTTATATATGTTATTAAATTGCTTCATAGTTTTTTTGTTTTTAAAAATTATTTCTTTATTATATATATCTAAATTTTTTTCAAAAGTCTCTCATTTTTGAAACTTTTTTTCAAAAAAATATTAATTTTTTGTTAATGGAGAAAATAAAGTTAAAAATGTTATTGATTTTGGTGCATAAGTTTCCAATATAGCATCAGCAGAATCTGATATAGTTTTACCTGATGTAACTGTATCATCTATAACCAATATCTTCTTATCATTAAGATATTTTCCATATGTAATTTCATCTTTATATATATCATTAATATACATAGATTGAATAATTGCATTCCTTAATGGTTTACCTAAAAATTTATATGAAAATATTCCATCATTGCCATTTTTATTTTTTGGTAAATTCATATGCCGTATTGATCTTGATATTAACTTATGTATTTTTTCTTCCTCTTCTTTATTTTTACAATGAGTATCAAACCAATCAGTATTTAAAAAACCTTCATATACGTCATTTGCATCAAGCTTCTGGAAAAAATCAGTATATGTATGTTCGCACGTAATAAGTTTTTTAACTCTATATAATACTTCTGTATTTAATTTATTTGAAGAAGGTATAGTAATAATTACATCAAACTTTTCTTTTAATTCTTTTGTAACTGCAACGAATCTACGTAATAAAGTAAATATATCATATGATGGATTTGAAAATTTCCATCCATGCAAACCTTTTAATGCATAAATTAATGGATTACCATCATATCTATCTTCTGTTTCTTTACGTTTAAATATCGAAATTACCTTATAACCTTCTACTTCATTATATATAGGTTTCGGGTTCCAAGGATCATTTGTATCTACATATTCTTGATGATTTGGATTGAATGAAACAATATGTGTTTCATCATCAAACTCTATTCCTTCATCCATATATGAATTTAATGATTCCAAAATATCATTAATTTTGGAATCATTAAAATTATATTTTTTTAATGTATCTTTAATAGATATTGATATATCTTTTTTTAATTTATCTATATTCATTACTCATCAATATTAAGTTTCTCTACTACAATGCCACATTCTTCCAAAAGTTTAATACCTGCATCACTCTTATAATTATTAAGATAAACAACACGAGATACCTCTGATTGTACCAAAAGTTTAGCACAATGAATACAAGGAGAAAGTGTTACATATACGGTTCCACCTTTTGCTGATGAATTATACTTAGCAAGTTTCGTTACTGCATTGCTTTCAGCATGCAAGGTAATATCCTTTGTAATAAGTCGAAAGCCTGGCATCATACCTTTATTGATATTACGATATTGTACAAGAATTTCCTCTTGCTTCTTCTTATCATGATATGATTCAGGAGTTTCAAGTGTTGTATGTTCACCTGTATTGATATTATAGATTTCCTCACAGATATTAGGCATTCCAATAGGCATACCATTAAATCCTTGGGAAATTACCTGATCATCCTTAGATACGATAATACAACCTACTTGTTTCTTAATTGCATATGAAAGCTTACTCATAGCGAGAGCCATGTTCATATATGCAATATCAAATTCATGCTGTCTTTCTATTGATGATTTCTGTGTCATAATTCTTTATATTATTTTTAATTGTTTATTATCTTATTTTATTAACAATACAAAGATACACATAATTTTTGGAATTAAAAAATCAATTTAAAATTTATTTTTTATCTTTTAACTTTAAAATAACTGATGTCAAATTATAGCTTAATTTAAATTTACGATTACCTTTACCTTTAATAGACATTAATATTTTTGCATCAGTTAATGCAGATAATATAAACCAACTATCTAATAATTCTATATTATTCAGTTTTGATAATATTTTATATGTGACTTTTTCTGATTTATTTAATTTATTATACGTAACCCTATATACAGAATTATACTAACGTATATATTTCTTTATTAATTCTGAATATTCAGATTTATATTTAATTTTTAATGTTTGCATAAAATATTAATTAGTTATGTTAAATAAAAAGAAGTCCTGACGATTTTCACAAACAGACAGGACCAGATAGTTAAAATAAATTTTAAATTACGTTATTGATTATAATATTTATTGATAAAATATTCAAAAGTTTGATTTTTATCAATAAATTTTTAAAATATTTTTCAGTATAAAAGTTCAATATCTATATGAAGCAAATAAGTTTCATTTGTTTCAATATCAATCCATTGAATCTTCGACATTCTTTTTACCTTTACGGATTTATTATCCTTTATCCGTAATGCATCCATTATTTCTTCCATAATATATTAAACTAATTTAACATTATTATTCTCATCACACAGTCCTACATTCCTGAAATAATCAAACTCTTTTTCATCTGTACAAGTTTTCAATTGTAAATTCAATAATCCCTTAGCAAATGAAACACTTCCATTAAGCTTGTTTATTTCTTCTTTATCATCCGATTTTATATCAGATAAGAAATTATATAGTCTCAATGCAAAAGTCTTGTTATAGAGAATTCTACCATCTTTCACGAGATAATGTTCATCATGTTTAAGATATGTATTAATAACCAACTTAATCATATCTTGTTCTTGTTCTGATAGAAAATCATTTACCTTTGTATTTTCTACAATATCTAATATCTGTTTATAATTATCATCATTTTGATAACCACTAAATAAATCTGGTAATCGTCGATATATAAATTTCTTATTATCTATATCACACTGATAACCGTTACATGTTAACCAACAATTTCCACAATTTCCAGCAAATGAACAATTATCACAGTTTTTCTCATTATTTGAAACAACTTCATAATATACATTTCCCGGTAATTTTAAAATCTTATTACTCATAATTAAAAAGGATTTTCATTATTAATAGTTTCATATGGAGTTTCACCTTTTTTTATTAAACTTGCTCTATCTTTATCTGGAACATGTTCTTCACAATAAGGACAAATCCATCCTTTAGTTATATATTTTGCAGGTTTACCGCATACTATACATGTATTATAAGAAATAGTTTCATATTTGTTTATAATATTATGTATTTCTTCTGTATCTCCCATAGAATACCAACGGAGACTTCCGTATTTCTCTTTAATCTGTTCAATCCTGTAATTCAATAACATACGTATTCCTTTTACATATGCTATTATATAAGAAATAAAAATTTTATTTTTAATTTCTTTAGTATATGTATGCAATAAACTATTCCTTATGTCTCTACATATATCTTCACCAAATCTTATTCTCCATCCTTTATCTAATGAATCTAATTCTGTATAAGATGGTAATATATGAAATAATCCTAAAAATGAATTTAATTTCTTATATAGATATAATTTAATATTTGCATATTTAATTATATTAACTGTTACATATTTAAATAAATTATCTTTAGCATCATCTATTGATTTAACCGAAACATATATAACAGGATTTATAATATCTCCTGATAATGTTTTCCTTGTTGTTATATAAAATAATGCATTATATATAATATGATATTCATCTAACTTATATATAGTATTATATATTTCTTTACCATCACGAATTACTGTTAACTCTATAGAACAATTTGGAATATTATGATGCCTTAATGTTATATTGGAACCTTTATAATCAAAAGATATTGTAGTTTTCCTATCAACATTATCTTTTTTTACTAATAATGATTTTAATTCGTTATTAAAATCATCTTCTTTTAATACTTTTATTGATATTGTTTTAATACCATTATTTCTTAAATCCCAAATTTTATTTGATATTTTTCTATTATTATAATGTTCATCTGTAAATCTATTTCTTGGATACAAAAATGGATATTTAATACATAACCATGTATTCTTTAATATCTTCTTAATATTAAGTTTTTTCATAATTAATTTATATTATTATTTAGATATTCCTCTAAATTATTATATAACGGAACATTATATTTATGACATGTTATTTCAACATTACCATATCTATAAAAATCTTTTTCACATATAACTACCAACTTCCCTGATTTCATAAACAATCCCATCTCCAATAATGTAATAGGAGATTTACTTGTTCCTAAAATATTCATCAATATAATATCAGATTCTTCAAGATGATTTAATTCCCAATTAACTTGATATTCGAATTCATCTGATTTATAATCAGGCCAAACATTTCTTCGAGGATTAAATATCACGCATCTCTTATTATGTTCATCAAGGAATTTACAAAGATAATTCTACCAATCTACCGAATTTCCCATATCTATTGTTCCTGCAAGAAATATCTTTGGAACATCATTAAATTCATCATTAATATCTTGAACTTCGGAATCTGGTTTAATCTCTTGTATATTAGTATATTCAAACATATCATTATCTGTTGTTTGGTTAATCTTTCCATTAAGATAATCTGCAATATCTTCCAATGTATCTAATATAATTCCTCCATTCTTTTTAACAAGATCAGATGTAGCTTTACATGATTTAACCATAAACTTTTCCATTCCATCATATAAGACGCAGAATAAAGTCTATGCGGGTTTCTTATTAGATAAATCAACAACTTCTGCAATAGAGAAACAACCTTGCATTTCTTTCGTAATTACAAACAAATTATAATCATCGTTCTCTTTATGCCAATTCTCGATTACCTGACATTCTTCTGTCCAATCATCAACTACAGGGTTAAAATATGTTATATTATACTAATCCAACATAGGCATTAACTAATCTCTCCATGTAGATTCCGCACATGTTCCTCCAAGGAATACATTATACTTTTCCATAAAAATAAAAAATCTAATTTTACAATAATTTATACTGTAAAATTAGATTTTAGTTTTAATATATTACATAAAATTATATTATAATGAAACTGATAAAAAAGAAATAACATGTGCAGTTACATTTTTCGCACCATTCCAGCGTGGCGTTGGATCACTAAAATGTACACAATAATTATAATTATTATTATACTCTAAGCAAGTCCAATAATAATAATTACCAAATGTAGTTCCGTTTAACTATTTCTTCTTATTATTTATAAGTGTTTTATTATTAATAAACGCTGTCATTTCACCAGGTGAAGGTAAATACCAATCTCCTGGTTTTGTACCTATTGTTGAATATGCAACACAAGAACATGCTGCTGGACAATATCCAGCACCAGGATTATTAGTAATTCCATTACATAAACGTGAATCCTAATTATATGACTTATCTAAACATTTCTATGTATTTATTTTACCACCAACACATGAAGTTTTATCTCCATATCTATTTCCTATTGTTACACTATAATTACCAAACATTATTTTTCGATTTTCCTAATCAGTATCTCTTGTTAACTCAAGATGCTCTATATCATATGTCATATATTCAAGAGCAATAAATCGTGCAGTTTCAACAGCGTCATCTGATTGATCACCTTTTTCAAAATTTTCCAAAACAGAAGGAATTACACAAATAGCAATAGCTATATTTTTCTTATCATCTGTTGTTTCATCTAATGTTAATTTACCATCAAGTGTTGAATATAAAACATCTCCAATTTCAAAATTCTATTTAATTGATGATGAATCAATCTTTAATGGCTTCATATTTATATTTTCAACATGTATACAGTTTGGTCCTGGATGTATTTCATTATAAAATGTTAAATTATCTGATGTATTCTTTACATTAAATACATAAGCGCCATCTCCATGTTTAATTGAACATATTGTTTCGTCTAATGCTTTTTTAGTACCACATAATTTTATATATTTCATGATTAGATTAGAAAAATATACTTTAATATATTTATCAATTAACTAATATTACAATATGATATTCTATAATTTAATTAACATATGTATAATTCTTCATAACTCTATCAAGATTTCTCTTATTATCTTTTTCCTTAATAGAATCTCTCTTATCATATTCTTTTTTACCTTTACATAAAGCAATCTCTACTTTACATAATCCTCTTTCATTTATAAACATTCTCACAGGAACAATTGTAATACCCGGAATTCTTGTTTCCCTATATAATCTTTTAATCTCATTCTTATTCAGAAGAAGTTTTCTCTGACGTCTTTCTTCATGTTTAATATATCCACTATTTTCATATGGTGCTATATAAGAATTTGTCATCCATACTTCCCTATTATCTTTAACATAACAGAATGTATCTACAAGAGATGCTTTACCTTGCCTTATAGATTTAATCTCTGTTCCTGTTAATATAATACCTGCTATAAATGTCTCTATAAAAGTATAATCAAAATATGCTTTCTTATTCTTTATATTAATATTTGTCTTCATAACCTTCATTATTTAATAACTCTATATTACTATATAATAAAAATATACAATAGTTCATAAATTAGCATTTATTAAATTCATATTGTATTATTCCACTACCATAACATTTTACTATAAATTTATCATTCTTTTTTGCTAATACTGTATCATCTTTCTTAACTTTAAATTCTGTATAATTATCAACAGTTTTTAAATAATTACTATATTTCTTTATATTATAAATATCACCAATATCATTATTAACATCTATAATTATTTTATTATCATATTTTAAAAACTTTATAAAATAATATATAATATCATTTATATAATAATTATACCTTGAACATATTTTAATAATATGCATATTTGTTTTATTATAATTAAATCCTATAACATATATTAATTTATCATTTACAAATAATCCATACTTTTCAGAAACTCTTTTATTATTTCTATCCAAATCATAAGTTTTTAAAAAATTCTTATATGTTTTATTATCAATAGACTTAATTTCATAATTATTATTTAATATAATATAATTATCTATTTTATCTGTATATATCTTTAGAATATTAGTAATAAAACTTTCATTATGTTTAATATCATATTCCCAAAACGATAATAATTGTATATCTTTATCTTTACATAAATTATATTTGTTTATATGATAATCTTTATCTTTTTTATCTGTACTGTGCCAATATGTGCCATTACATTCTATTCCTATTTTATAATCAGGTAAATAAAAATCCAATTCTTTTGGAGCTATTATTTTTCTATCATGTTGAATATAATTTATTTTTAAATTATCTAATATATCTTTCATAATAGTTTCAATAGAAGTTTGTGGATTTCTTTCAGGATTACAAATTGGACATAATACTCCATACATATATCTTGTCGTTGAACACCTATTATGAAATTGATCATGTGTTAAAATGAATTCTTTATGAATATCACATACATTAATAAATTTATATTGATTGTTATTAATTAACTCAATATTAAACCCTGTTAATTTTTTTATCTTATTAATTGTTTTTAAACGTTTACCTATTGATTGACATTCATGTGAACAATATTTCATAAATCTACTACTAAACTGAGATCTATCTTTTTTAAACATTAAAAGTTTCCCACAAACTGGGCATCTTGGAATATGTTTTAAATTTTCTAATACCATATAAATTGCTTCATCATATGACCTATATTCTTCTTTAAACTTATTTTTTAAATATTCCTCAATTTTATCATGACCATACCATATACCTTTAAATAAACCGCCTTTCTTATCTAATGATTTTATATAATCATCAGTTATTTCTGGTAATAATGAAATATTTTTACATCTATCTGAACATACATCATCATAACCATTTATTAAACTTAAAAATTTTACTTGTTTATTACATACTTTACACTTGGGTATTTCAAATATATTATTACATATTCTATAAATTACTTCCCCAAAATTTTTAGTATCTTTATATCTATTTAATAAATAATTCTCATATCCATGTTCTTTAATATATTTAATTTGTAATTTATTTGTGTTTATCTTATTATTCTCTAAATAATCATTTTTAATTATATCATCTGTAATAATATTATTACTTTTTTCTTTTATATATTTTTTACTACAACTTACTGAACATGATTCTCTATAGCCCGTTCCATTTATATATCTAACATATTTCCCACAATTTGGACATACTGAATGTGTTTCTATATGATGTTGAATTCTATATAATGTTTCGCAATAATCATCATTACCATCAGTATAACGATTATCTAAATAATTTTTTATTTCTTGATTACTATTTATAATTTGTTTATAATGAGGATTAATTTTATCTTTACTTGTTATAAATCGCTGTATTATTAAATTATCATTCATTGACAAAATTTTAATATTTATATATTATATAATAAATTATGGAAAAAGTTATATAAAAAGATTAAAAATAAAAAATAGGTTAGAATATATAATTCTAACCTATTTAAATATATTATGAATTTTGTAATGTATCTCTACGATTCAACGTAATTCTTTGGACAATGCGTTCCATTCCATGTGACATTATAACACTTATGTCCACTATTCCAAAATCTTCTGCTATGATGTCCGGTGTGTTGTTTGACTCATCACATACGATTTCATAACTTTCAATCGCATTAGACAATTTCATAGTTTCGAGAATTGGAGTAAGCGCAGTAACAACTGAAGCACGAACTGCTGGAGTGTTATACAAGAAGTTATATTGCTTAAGAACATCCTCACATGCAATTTCAAGAGTATTAAGGTTCTCGCGAACATGTAACTTATTGAAATCACTCTTTGTTGTTTGATAACATGTTTGATTACCGTAGATAAGTATATTATTACCTTCCTGAATAATTGTATTAACTCCGAATGGTTCAAGATAATTTCTATCTGTAGTATCTGCATTAAACTCAATACCAGAAACATCAGAATTTCTAATGATACCGTTTCTATTAGCTGCAATTACATACGGATCACCTCCGTTGAACTTACGGATAAGCACGTTACATACATCAGCTGCAGGTGGAACATTAATCTTTCTACCGTTTACATTATATACTAAGTGAGGCCAGAAAGCTGCTGCGAACTTAGAACCATCATCTTCTGTAGGAAGTGTAAACATTGTAGTTGAATACATATCAGTATTACCACCTTGAGGAATATACTTAGTATCGAATGAAGGTTTTGTATAAACACCCTAATCATAAGTATCGCAGAAACATGGATCTATAGAAAGTTCAAACTGTCTCTTAGATGGAAGATTAAGCAATGCGGTTGTCTTCATACGATCTTTAGCGAGAATTGCAAGGTATTTCTTACCACCCATTTCATTTGATAAACCATATGACATTGAATCAACGATATAACGATAATCAACCATATTAGGATTACAAAGTCCTCTGTGAATTCCGTCGTCCTCGAGCATTGAATAAATCTTCTCAATACCTCCTTCAATATCAAGTTTACCATATTCATCAAAACCTGGACGGTGCTTAGCAGAAATATGTAAACCTTTAAGTGGAATAAACTTTAAGTTATGTGAAATCACATCATTTGTAATAGCTTTCTAGCGAATAACATAATTAGTCTTACTAATATAAACAGGGTCTAATGTAGTGAACAAATAGAAACCGCGTTTACCAGATTTTGTTTCAATTAAATTACCGTCACTAGTTTTACTAACATTAATATGATATTTAGTACCTTTATAATTAAATTCATTTCGAGCATCAACGTTAATAAATACTTTTGTAATAACTCTTGTAATACCTGGAATCAAATTATATTTTTCTGCTTCACCTTGATTATTATAGAATGAAATGTTATTAACGTAATCACCAACTGAAATATTACTTGCTTCATTATCATCCGTAATGATAAATGAATTTAAATTAGTATCTGTTACAGGAACTGCATCATTATCATATAAATCATTATAAACCAAATTAATTTTTTCAGAAGTTTCAGAATTATTTGTATAACCATTGAAATAACATGCATGATATACATTAGAAACAACTTCATTAATATGTTCTGTTATATAATTATATGATAAGAAGTTTACACCGAAATATGTAGGAGTATCAGATTTAACAAGTTTATACATGAGATTCTTATTATTGAATAATGTATCCACTTGCTCCAAACCTCTAATGAAGTAATCATTACCACCATAACTGAAAGTATATCCTCCTGCTGTTGCATTTGTAAATGAATCTGTTTTATGATCTTTAAAATTAGTAATTGAAACTTTTTCTAATTTATTTCCTTGTGTACTTGTTGTTATTGTATCAATATCTCTGATAACTGCATAAGCATTAGCTTTATTACCGCCAATTACAGCAAATAATTGTACTGATTCATTTTCAACAGAAGGAATTGCATATGTACCATAATACAAAGTTTTATCTTCATATACGTAAATATCATTTGTATCTTTTACGACTGGTACTTCCTTAATAAATAATGATTTATCATCTGTTGATATAACATCAGAAACAATAGCTTGATTTGTTGTAAATTTCTTTCCTGTTGAATCTAACTTATAAACTTTATCTTTTATATTATATGAAACATTTAAATTTGGTTGCGCATAAACAAACTTGTCTTTTATTAAATTTGTTAATGTATCACCAGTGGATGTTTTAAACATATTTATACTATTTTCGTCTAATATAATATAAAAGTTCGCTCCATATCTGCTATTTTTTGCTTTAACTGGCTAATTAGTTTTTGTATTATAAATGGCAAATGCCTTCATTGGTTTATCATTGTTTGCATATAAAACTCTAACTAATGCTGATGGTACTACATCATCTGTTAAATTTGCAGTTTCTCTACCATTAAATGATAAGCACCATGCTTTCTGACTATTAAACGTAGGGTCTTTAATGTCTGGATCAAATGCTTGTGTCTTTTGGAAATAATATGAAGGTACAACTATACCTGCATTTTCTATATCTGAAGCACTCATATCGCTTTGCGGATGTGCAAGATTCAAATAATAATTATCTGAATAAATACCTGTCTGAAGATTATGTCCAACCATATCAACAAGATACCCTGACTCGTTAATCTCACTTTCTCCAAGTTCTGATTCTGCTTGTTTATTTCCATCGAAATCAAATACCCATGTACCTGTACCGTTTTCATTACCTGTCTCAACATCAACGCCATTCTTATCATATGAAATAACTTGAAGAGCATCTTCATTAACAGACATCAAAAGGCCAGTACGTTCTGTATTAGCATTTACCTTTGATTCAATATACATGTAATTACCTTGTTTATCAGTAAAATCAGGAATAATAGTACCTGTCCAAGAACCAATAAATGTTACGCCTTCTGCTGAACATAAAGATGAAACTTTTGATTTAATTACACCTGTTTTGTCAAAATATTTACTCCAAATAGGATCACTCGCAAGAACAGGATAATTTGTCCAGTTACCTTTAATAGCAACAACTCGAATAAAATAATCAGAAATATAATCTGATGGACGAATCCATCCATAAGGGATGTTCTCATCACCACCCCACCATTCTTTAGCAGTTACATCATAACCAGTAATATTTTCAGGCTTATAAACAAGAATTGAAATTTCATCTGTACCGGTATTAGCAAAATTAAGTAAGTTCGTATGTTCATATGAACCTTGATCATTACTTAACAATCCATTAGCTGCAACACCTTGAAGATTATTCTTGGAAGGAACCCAGAATCTAGCACGGTCAAACAAACTTGCATATGGAGTTTTACCTACATAAGGAATTACTGCACCTTGTGTTGTACCATATAACTTATTATCAATAGTTTCCGCCTAATAATCGTATTCACCATATGTCTTTCCTGCATTAACAACTTTAGGATTAGGTTTACATGAGTCTAATGACATAGTTGCATAGTTTACCTAATCAGGACCATCAATTGATTCATCAACCTTCAATAAATTAAGAGCTAATACAGGGCCTTCCTTAAGCATAGTCTATGCCATTCTATTAAAGAAACAACCTTTCTACTCAAGCTTACTGTCAATATCACCAAAGATCTTCTGACGTTCAGATTCATATTGCATGAATACAGGACGGTTGAATGGACCTTTGTTATTAAAACCAGGTAACAAACGAAGTGAAGTAGGATTAGTTACTTCTCTCTGTGAGTTATCGATTTCTATAGTATAAATACCAGCTGATTTTATAGTAGATAAGTCAATAGAAATTTTTCCCATATTATGTTTTATTAAATAAATTTTCTTTTTATTATTTATCTATTATTCTTAACTGAATAAATTTAGAATAATAACTATAAACATTTTTATATTTATAAGATAGTAAAACAGTATAAAATAAAAAATGCTAACCTATAAAAATAGGTTAGCATTAAACTCATCAATTATTATAGTATGAAAGAATTTAATCTTCCAATGTCATTACCACTGATAATGTTACTGTTGAATCTTTATCACATGAATCCTTTACTTCTGTTGCATGAATATATACATCAGGAAAATCATACTTTTCTTTAAGTGCTTCTGCAATATCATCAAGAATTTTATAATTATCCACTACACATGAACAAACTTCATGTAAATCAACCTGAACAGATGCAGGAATATTACCTTCTCGTGGATATACAACATAATCATGAGTATTTTCATCCTCAAGAATTGCGCAAATCTTATCAAGAAGAATTTTCTTAATTTCATTCCAATCAATCTCTTTCTTCTTTTCAACAGGTTTTGCTTCAGATTTAAGTCTATCAAGAACAGACGGTTTAACTTGTTCTTGCTCTACTACAGGTTTTACCTGTTGCATATTAAGATTATTCTTAAACTTAATCTTACGAGATTTCTTATCCTTTACTTTATTTTTACGTGTATACTTAGGAATATTTACGTCATCGCCTATAGTATCAAAATATTCTGGATGATCTTCCTCTTTAATCTTTCCGTGCTTTACAGCTTCATCATATTCAGGATCATTATCCTTATTAATACTAGTATAAAGTGAATCATCGTAAGAAACACCTCCATCATCAACATTCAAATCAATATCTGCAACATTATCATCTTCAATAGGCATTTGAACATCAATGTAAATCTTATCTCCATCAATCTTCCAATTCTTAATAAACTCATCAGAAATACCAAGTTTTGAAAGTGTATCTGATGCAAGATCTTTGAGATCTTCTTTTTTATTCTTAAGTTTAGACTTAATATCTTTACACTTATCCTTACAATCAGTAAACATATCTTCTGTTACCTTATACTTATTCTCTATACCCAATACATCACAGAATGAATCCATAATACTATTAGTAGAATCGATAACTTTCTTTTTGTCTACATTAGACAACTTACCAAATTCATCCTTAACAGATTTCAACAACTTCTGATCCGCGTTAGACAAGAGTTCTGAAATATTCTCTTTCTTCATAATTAATTCAATTTAAAAATTTATGTTATTACTTTTAAATATTATATAATAATTATTATCAAATGTCTAATCCATCTAACATATCATTAGAAAAATATTTAGACCAATATATCTTTTGTGTATAATTATTATCACGACACCATTTAATCACGTCATTAATATCCCATTTAAACTTATTAGATGAATATGGATTTTTATTTGGTAATCCTAAATCTTTCTTTAGTTTCTCCCACATAAAAACATTATATCCTTTCTCTAACATTTTCATCGCATGTTCATTTCCAGTTTTATCAGAATCATATACAAACCAAAATGGTAAATCAATTCCTATGGATTTAGAGGCTCCTGACGTTGCTATACAATTTGGTAAAAGAAATGCATCAAATGGACCTTCTGTAACAAGAATAGGCCTATATAAATCAATATTAAATATATTAAATACAGTTGATAATGCTTCTACATTTGACGGTATTTCAATATCATCTTTTAATATCTTATTATGAATTTTTGATAAAGACATAGTAAGATACTTCGCTTTTTTCTTTCCTGTTATATCTCTTATTTGAATACCGAATACTTTATCTGTATCAACTATATTTAAAATAACTATATATTTCCCCCTTGGATCATATAAAAAATTATTAAAATTATATTGACATCTATCTATTAAATAATTATATCCTTCTACAGAATTTATATTATTTTTATCAATCTCATATAATCCTAAATATTTCTTTATATAATCTTTCTTTACGGAATATTGTATAACAGAAGATTTATCTAAAACTTCTGATGTAACTTCATTTGAATTTGTATGGAATGGTGTTAAATTAGTTACATGTTCATTAACATAAGAAATTGCGGATAATGACATCGGTACATCAAATGCTCTAAAAAAATTATTAATTTTCATAAATTTTCCACAATTGAAACATTTAAAATTTCCAGACCAATTTCCTTTAAGAATAAAATGTGCACGTTTCTTTCTTACATCTGTTGCTGAATCACCACAAAATGGACATGCAAAATTTAAGCCATCTACTGTCTTCTTTATTTGTTGCTTATATGGAATTCCTCTAAATTCATGTTGTAATATCTCAGACAATTTTGATGTTGTCTCTTCATAAAACTCATCATCTGACATATTCTTAATTGTCAAAGATGATGTATCAAATATATTACTATCCATATTAACATTTATACAATGTATATTCTTTTTAGTCTGTTTTTATAAATATAGATTATTAATAAATATTTAAATATATAAATTATATATTATGAAATTAAGTAATAATTTTTCTTTAGAGGAACTTATCAAATCAGATACAGCTAATAAATATGGAATTAAAAATAATCCAAATCAATTGGAATTAACCAATTTAAAAAATCTTGCAACTAAAATTTTACAACCTATACGTGAAGCATATGGTAAACCTATTATCATAAGTTCTGGTTACCGTTGTTCATAGTTAAATTCAAAAGTTGGTGGCGCAAGAAATTCGGATCATTTATTTGGTGCTGCTGCTGATATACATACAGTTTCTAACACATATGAAGATAACAAAAAATTATGGGATTTAATTATCACCTTAAAGAATAAAGGTAAGATTTCATGTAGATAGATTATTTGGGAATATGGTAATAAAAAATTAGGTCCCAAGTGGATTCATATAAGTGTAAATCATATAAAAAATATACAAAAGAAAAATCAATTAGTTTTTGTTGGTATTTAAAATATAAAAGGATAGAGATGTATTTCTCTATCCTTTCCTTTATTTTATTTAATTACATTACTATAATTATTTTTATAATATAATAAAACAGCTATAGTATACCATAAAGCTTTTTGTAATTCTTTCATATCTACCCTATATGCTGAAAAATCTTTGTTAGATGTATAATACGATGCAATATTTGCTGGAGGTCCATATTCTCTAGCTTCATATCCATATATTATTTGTGTCGTATATTTATCATCATACTTAAATTGAATAATAAACTATGCGGCTGGTTTAAAGCCATATCCAATCAAATCAAAAGTTTCCTATGAATTAAAGAATTTACCTGTATATATAGGTTCATCTAATTCTAATACTTTACCACTATTTCTATTACCCATCCTTGCTTTATATAAAAATAATTCAAGAATATCATTACATTTTTTCATGGTATTATATTTCTTAATTACAAATGGTAATATCTTTTCAATTTCACCTTTATCTATTATAGAATTAAAATCACGTGATTTATTTCCAAATATACCGAATGAAGTTGTTTTCTCTTTTATTTTAGGTAATAATGGATTATTATAATTACTCTATGTAGCATATCTTAATTTTGCTAATATAGTTAAACATATTTCATATAACTATTGTTTAGTAATTACTGTATTATCATCTAACTATATAGTATTACCAATAGGGTCATCATTAATTGTCATATTATTAGTTAATATACAAAATGTACCTTCAACTACTTTAGTTTTAACAATTTTTATCCATGTTATATAAACACAATGTTTATCATTGTAATAAAGTTTCTGATTCTCATCTGTTGTAACATCTCTGAAATACAATTTATATTTAGGAGTTTCTATCTTATAAAAAGATTTCTTTAATGTAAAATATGTCATATCAAGAATATCATATATTTCACTGCAGATTTCATATAAATCATTATATGAACGTTTTACAAAATCATATACTTCATCATAAGATTTAATACCTGGCGGTAATTGTTTCTATACCTTTGGTTTCTCATTCTTTACTTCTTTTGTTTTATCAACTTTAACCTAATCTTCTTTCTTTACTTCTTGATTAAGTTTTTGATTAACCTATGTAGTTTTCTAAGAATTTACATTAATTATATTAGTAACTAATTTACCTCCGTTATTAATATACTCTTGCTTTATTTCATCTATTGTGCAACCTAACTATAGTAAACGTTTACCGACTAATTTAAATGTCTTTATATCATCAATATCCTATTCATTTTCTGGACATTGCTTCTTCATTATAAGAAGAGCAGCTACATATCTCGGTAACAACTATTCTTTCGTCTATGTTGATCGTGGTTTAATATTTTCAGCTTCAGTTGATTTATTTCGTGAACATGTAGATGCTATACTTAACCAAAGTTTCTTATCTATAGTTCTCTAAACACGTGCTTCATTCAAACAATTTACCAATGATTCATATAGTGATTTAATTATCATAATTTCAAATAAACAATTTGATATTTACATTATTTATTTCATGTCATAGAAATATCCATATGTATTAAAATATGCTAAATCTTCTTGCAATAAATTAAATAATGGTTCAACTTGTTCAAATAAATTCATATATCTAGAATATGTATCTGTTTTAATAAAGTTAATATTCACTATTAATTTATTTTGCTCATTATCTACTTTTACATCTAATTTACAACTATAACAATGATATGCAACATTATTTAATTTATAAGTAATCATATCTTCATAATGTTCGATAACATTATATGTTGTTATTCCTTTTGGTTTACATATTAAACCTAAACATAAATCTCTAAGTAATTTTCTTATTCCATAGTAAGTCTCTTTTGTTCTAATCAACAGATTAGAAAGAGTCTCAGCAATTGGGGTCAATCTATCATAATCTGTTATTTTTCTTTTATACTTAAGAGAATATACATATATACAAAACATTTTTGTTAATTCGTCATCAATATATGATTGCTCATTAATTTTAATATTAAAAAATTTTAATATTTTATTTTGTATTGGTTCTTTCCAAGTATAATCATCAAAATAATGTTTACATGTCTTTGTAAATAAAAACCACCCGCAAAATAAATTATGTGGATTAATATCATTATCATGAAATACTTTAAATATATACTCGTTCGCTTTATTTAAAATAACATCATTATCATTTGTAGATAATATATCAATTATACTGTTTGATTCTTCTAACATGATTCTTGAATTGTTTTCATTAACTTAAACTTTTGATTTCCAAAATCAATAAATGAATTTAATCTATTAACATCAAAATCAAAATTTTGTTTAAATAATTTAAAATTTAATCCTTGTTCATTTGGTTGCTTAAGTAAGTTACATACATAAACACTTATCTTATCATATGAAGATAACCCATATGTTTCAACCAATGCTTTCTTATAAATATGTAATTGAATTGTATATGTATTCATATCACATTCATCTAACATATATGCAGGTCCTTGAAGTTTCTTTCCGTATTTAGATGATGTCGTTATTCCATCCGTTGTTTTCCAATCTATAATAATATATGCATCGGTATTCTCGTCATAGAATAAACAATCAAATCTACCATTAATTAATCCATCTTTTGGTGTCTTGCAATATAATGGTAATTCTCTTGCTACATACTTATAATTTGTCTTTGTTAATATATAATTATAAAAATCATCAAATCCTTTACAAATAGATTTCAATCTATCATCATAATCATAACCATTATCTAATTTCCATAAGTCTAATTTATCTGTTTCATTATTAAGATTCATCCCTGCATAATCATCAAGTAGTGAACCATACCTTTTTGATTCAGATGATTTTGCATGCCATGCTTCCAGAATTTGAGTTGCATCCATACCAGCATATTTATAATTCGGATCATTCAAACCTTTCTTAGCACATATTTCTGCTTGCACTTGATCATCAAATTTTTTCTTTATATATTCATTACAAAGTTTTGAAACAGATACACAACCTTTATATTCTTGCTTTATCTAATTATTTTTATCTTCAATAATTTTCCTTATATCTTTCATATATTGTTAAATATAGTTTATCTATTATTTTATAGATAAAATAATAGATAAAGTTTATAAATTAAAAAGAGATTACTACATTAAAGTAATAATCTCTATATTAATCTAATTTAATTGTTGCTATTGGAATAATATAACAATCTAATATTTCCATATTAGTTTCTTTAAAATCTTTTAATGTCTTAACATTATTCCATGCAGTATCATCATCTTTCTTATTATATTCCATATGGAAATTATCTTTAATGCCATATGTGAGTTTTATGTTTCCTTTATTATCATATATAAGAATTCCATCTGATATTAATTCTTTTATATCTAAATTTTCAGGAACATTAAGTTTATTGAAATAATCTATTCCTTTTAATACCGCATCAGAATTATTAATTAATAATTGTAAATCTGCAGTAGTGGCAATATTAAACTTCATATCTTCTATATCTTCCTTAAATAAATCCTTTGTATATGTCCGAACAAAAGATTTAAGTTCTTTCATTATATTCTTCTCAGATATTCTTTCATTCATGTCTAATGAAACTTTAATAAGATATGGAGTTATAAGTTTTATTGTTTTTAAATCTGTTGATATATCAGCAATAACACCAATTGGTAAAAATCTAGGATTTATATATCTGTCATCATTAACTTCCTAAATGATAGCTTGCATATCTACTGTATCATAATATAAAATATCTCCTATACATGGTATCATAATACCACGTATGTCATATTCTCTTGTTTTATTATAAAGATTTTTATGTATATTATTATCCTACATTTCTTCCATTTAAATTAAGTTAATTGTATTTTAATGTGAACACTGGTAAAAATTCAATTCTTGTTAATCCTAAAAGATTCTCTATTTTTCGTTTTTCACTTATTTTAGGAATCCATCGATAATATTTTCCTTTATGTTGCGATAATAATCCATGTTTATAAAGTCTTTCTATAAACTAATCATGTCTATCATCACCCCATATTGTTTTAATAATATCTAATAATGTATATAAATTTTTATTAACAAAATCTAATAGAGCAATCTAAGGAATTTTATATCTAAATGAACTTAAATCTATAACAGATGTTCTCTAATATTTATTACAATATCTATCAAACATATCTTTTAAATATGCAGGTATAAAACTAGGATTCTATACATATCTATACGGTATTAATAAAGGTTCAGTTGTCAAATAATTCTTCATTAATACATCCATTGTCATATCATCATTTACCTAAACAACTATACCTACTATAGCTTTATCATCTTCAATACCACATCTTTCTTTAGACATCGTATCAAACTATTTTGTTTCATAATTATATACAACTAAATCACCAAATTTAGGTTTTATTATATTGTATATACTATCATCATAGCTTTCATCTATTATATTATAAAATTCGTCATCAAAGACTTCATCAAATGTATGCACAATAACTCATTTATAATAAATTTAAATTATTTATTATAAATTGTTAAAATAATTTAGGTGTATTATCTTCATGTACGATAACAGATGAATCTTTAATAAATGTATCTTCTTTATGTGTTTTACTCCATATTGTATCTATTAACTCTATATTACCTCCAATATTTACATTTTCTAATACGCTAATATCAGAAATAGGATTATGTGAAGCAATAAAGCAATTATTGATCCTCTTCGCAATTCCTGATATATCAGAAATATTACAATGATCACATACCAATGAACCTAAAATTTCTTTTGGACATCCATCTAATGATGTTAATTTAGGATTATTAAATATATATACATTTCCATTTACAATATCAGGAAAATTCTTTAACGATTTCAATGAACCATGTGAATCATCCGATATATTACCATACCAATTAATAGAACCATTTATCTGATGAATCTTTACAGGAAACTCATCATATTGCTTATCAAATATTATAATAGAACCATCTACTATAATATTATTATTTTCATCTCTATATACATGAACATACTTATCATTAAGCATATTCATTAATGTTAAAACTTCATTATCCATAATGTTTATTATTTAAAATTATTAATATTTTATGTTATCATTTATCTTAGTTAATATTTATATATGTAAAAATAGTCATAAGTAATAGAAGAACTCTATCACCTATGACTATCGTAAAATTATTTATTTAATATGTTTTTATTATTACTTCTGATTCTCATCAGCTTCCTTCAAAAACTTCTTCTTTACATCTGTTGCTTTAACTGGAAAATTCTTCTTTTCTGATTTCTTTGTATCAGCAATCTCCTCATCTGTCATCTCGACCTCTGCAATCTTACCATCCTTTGCATAACGTGCCTTAGCATCATTATATCCTACAAGATAAGAACCTGGGTCCTTCTTAAAATGCTCTGCTTCTTGCTCAAGCAATGCCTTAACCATCTTTGTATTAATCATACCAGGATGTGAAACATACAATGTATGCTCCCAAAGTTTCAATGCCTTACCATATGCAATTCGAACACCTAGGTCTGCATCATGTGTATCTCGTACACAACGTGTTGCAACACCAACGGAAAGCATCTTAGTAATAGGTGCAAGAAGCTCATCATACTCATCTACAAACTTCTCAGTAGACTTAGGTACATAAACGATCTGTCCTGTTTCTGGGTCCAATACATTCTTTGAAGGAATCTCATATTCATCTTCAACTTCAATTGGACGTGTTACAACTGCATCATCATTCTTCATGGGAATTGAAACTGCAACCATTGTAAAATCACGTACCATTCCACGATAATCAGTAAACTTGCCTGTAAGCGTTTCGTACTTATACTCAGGCTTAAACTCATTCTTCTTTGTCTTATTCATTACAAAATTACATTAAATATTTGTTACTAAAAAATCTTTATTCAAAAATCTTTAAACTATATTAAAAATAATTCAAATTGTCTACTTTATTTGAATATATTTTTAATTTTTTCTATTAATGTTTGTTTCTTCTTAAAATAAACATATTGTGAAAAACTCGTATAGAACTTCCATCCTATCTTTTCATATTGCATAATAAAATCTAAAAATTCTGCACGAGTACATCCACTTATATTACATAATTTAAATATGTTTACTACAAGAAACTCATTATTATTCCTTTTAATTAATCGTACAACACCATTTGGAAAATTACTAATATTTTTATGCTTCAGCTGTTCCAGTTGCTGTTGTGTCATCCTTAGTTGTGTTGCCATACTTCTTACTGTTTAAGTCCAATCCCTTTGCTCTACGTGTCGTCTGAATAACAGCTTTAACAATGCATGCAAGATAACTAGTCAAGTCAGATGCATATAATCTATTTGTATGTGGATTAATTGTTTGATCTATTACATCATAACAAAAAGAAACAAATCTATTAAAATCGCTATATTCCGAAATTGTATCAATACTCAAAATCTTTGCCTGAAGTTTCAATGAACATGATTTACAATCATTAACAAGTTCAAACCAATGTGTCAAGAACTTTCCCATATCATGAATAAAATTATCCTTCAAACCAGGAAATTGTTCATTTACTTCATTAATCATCTTTGTAAATACAGGAAGTGAATTACCACCATCAATATGTTTATTAAGTGTATTCATCAACTCCACATATGCATTTTCGTCGTATTTCTTTACCATATTAAATTTAAATTAAAAATAAAATTTATATAGTATACAAAGTATTACATTTATTGTTTATAATCATGATATTAATAAATGTTAAACGAATTAAAAGAAAAGTGAGATTAAAAATATTATCTAATCTCACTTCAGTCTAACAATTAAAAATATTATTTATTATGAACACATTTTCTCTTTCAACTTCAGCAATGCAGGATTATCTTCTAATACACATGATGTTGAATTCACTGGCGTTTCTACACGCTTTGGAAATTTATCTCTATTCATTTCCATTTTTTGCTTCTTATAATATTCACGTGTATGTGAAGACTTATCTGATTTGAACATACTATTCATTGAATCAATATTCTTACGAACAAGTTGGATAGCTTCAAGTCCTGTACAATTAAGAAGTTTCTGAATTTCCTCAATTGTATTTGTAAGAACAGCTGCGTAACTCAATTGCTTAATATCAGGAACAGAATTCTGAACGATGAAAAATGCAGTGGTTGCAGTAGAAATCAAATCATCCAATTTATTCATACGTTCAACCATAGTATCATTCATAACGGCATAAACATTATCAACAATATTATATCCAGAATTAAATTCGTCCCAAGAGAATTTAACTTCATTACCTTTTACACGAAGAGTAATTCCATCTTTTTGTTTACGTACAATACGTATTTTCTTATTCTTATATTCCATAATATATTATATTTTAAAAGATTAATAAATGATACCACATGCCTGAAGTAACATACACCATGTCATCTCCATTGCATCATCAAAAGAGATACTCATATCTGATGGGCAACACTGCTTAACAGTATTCAAGAACCAAATCTTAAAATTAATTTCGTCCTTATCATTATTATATGCGTATGCTCTCTTCAATACAGTATTATCTGTACCAAGCGGTAAAATCAACTGTGTACTCATTACTTTACGTACATCAGAAATTCTCTGGTCGTCGATAAATTCAGAAACAACAAGAAGACGAACAGTAAAGTTATGAACTGCATTTGAACTAATCTTTTTCATATTCATTTTTATTTTTAATTGTTTATTGTTTTATTAACGATACAAAGATACACATAATATTTGGAATAAAAAAATAAATATAGTAATAAAAATAAATTTTTAATAAATGGAAGAGAATAATTATATCCAACGTTATTGTAAGAATTGTATTTTCTATAACCCTGATGAAAATTGGAATGAATGTAAATCAGGTTTATTCGGACATACATATGCAAATGATCATGGTTGTTGGTGTTGGAAATTAAAAGAAGAAAAATAAAATATAGTTATGTAAAATAATATATTGTATAGTAAGTAATATTTTTAAATTTATATTTCAATAATAAATAATAAAAAATATAAATTTTATTATGGATAAAATACAAAAGAAAAGACTTTATGAGTCAATAATGAAAAGTATTTCTAAAACAGTAAAAGGAAAACTTAATGAAGATTATGTTGATGAAGATGATGAGAACGAAGCAACATATTTATGCAAAGAAACAAGTAAAGGCGATTATATATATTTAATTTCAAATAATACATTTGAAGAATATGAGGAATTTTTAAGAAATCATGCAATAAAAGGAGTATATTACTTTGATGAATTTACCGCATGGGTAATAACAGTTTCACCTGATACTAATATTAATTTTTTAAGAAAATTAAATAATATATTAGTAGAAAAAAATGAATATTATTTCTTTACATATAAACAAGTAAAATTACCAAATGCAGATTTATATGCAAGTTTATGTGAATATATGTCAAAAATTTTTGGTGGAAAATATGATAGATGATAGAAAATATATTTAACAAATTATATGTTTTCTGTTAAAAAATAATTAATGTGAAAAGAATAACTTATAGTAATTATTCTTTTCACATTTTTATTTTATTGTGAAGTTAACATAACAGAAAATCTAGAAAACCCATTATGTTTCTCTACTTCTATTATCTCATCAAAATTCTCAAGGTATAAATCAGTGTGTGAAACAACAAAGCAATTCAACTTATTGTCTTTTGCAAAATTCTTAAGGAATTCCAATACAGCTCCAGAATTTGAGTTATCCAATGTAGATATTACTTCATCTAACGTAAATGTATTAATAGATGGGTATCTGCGCTTAAGTAACTTAAACAAACTACATAATACAACAATATCTACACGTGTCATCTCACCATCACTTAATGTAACCGGATCCAATTCATTTCCCAAGTCTTTAAGATGTGGGTCAAACTTACTATCAAATTCTAATCCATAAGGAACATTTAATAATATAAGATTATCTTCTATCTCTTTATTTAATAAAGGAAGATAATTATTAATTACCTTTTGCTTTACACCATCTATAGAATAAACCAATGATAAATTCTATAAATCCAACATCTATTGATTTTTATCTTCAATACTTTTCTTAATTACATTAAGTTGATCTGTTGTTTTCTTTATAATATTCTATACAGCTTTATATTCAGAATTAGACTTTAATTTCTCTTGTATCACAAGATTTTCGGAATTAAGTGTATTTATACTCTAATTAATTTTTGATACAGCAGACGTAATTTTATTAAGATAATCTGTAACAACTTTACTATTATCAGTAAGTGTCTTCATCTATCCTTGTAATGTAGTATCAATATTCATTTTATCTTGCATTAACTTATTAAGGTTTTCTCTTAATTCATTAAACTATTCAGATGAAAATGAACATCCACATGTTGGACACTTTTCCTATTTAAATAGATTTATCTTCTCTTGAATCTATCTTATATTAACAGAATTTTCAATTTGCTTATTCTTAATAACATTAAATTGATTTGATATTTCCTATTGTTTCTAAACATATTGGTTATATCCATCATTTAATGTTTTTAATTTCTTATTATTTTCTTCTATCATTAAATTATTTTCCTATATCTTATCTTGATTTTCTTTTGACTATACTTTCTACTGAATTTGAATTAACTCATTATTAGCGTTTTGAATAGTCTAATTTAAAGAGAATATGGTAGAATTATCAGCGTTAATAGATGAACCTAAATCTCTCATATCTTTCTTAAGATTCTCAAAAACAACATTAATAATTTCCAAATCAAAAACTCTATCAATGATTTGTTTTCGATCTGCTGGTGACATTTTAAGGAATGACTTAAACGATTTCATAGATATAGAAATCATATTTGAATAAGTTGCTTGAGGAATATCGATAATTTCAGAATCAATAAATGACTATGCATCTTTTGTACCGTAATTCTCTATATTCTCATTATCTTTAAAAACAGTTACACCATTGGGTGAAAATTTTCTTTCTATTACATAAGTATGCTAACCTTGCTTAATTGTTCCTCGCATCCAACCATTCTTATTAATGCGGTTTGCTATAGAAGTCTTTGGAACCTTCTCCAACTTTCCATATAACAATAAACATGGTAATGAAAGAATGGCTGACTTTCCAGCGCCACTTTGTCCCTTCAATAGGATTAACTTTCCTGTATCATCATAATTAATTTCCTATACCTACTCACCATAAGAAAATAAATTACGAAATTCAATTTTTTCTATCTTCATATTTTAGTAATCATATCTATTTAATAGTAAAAGAAATAATTCAAACAGGATCATCAATGGACTCGCAATTAATGAAATAATAAACATTTTTATCTTATATTTTCTATCTATATTTTCATTATCTTTTGTTATATATAAAAAATATCCATATGTTATTAATCCTATTAAAACATATACTACTATGAATATTATATTATCCATATAATTATTTGTTTAACTTTTTTAATTATAATTAAAGGATATAACAAATAAATGCTATATCCTTTATAATAATTAATTTATTTATTATGTTAAACTTCATTCATCTCATTTTCTGCTTGTTTAAGTCTTTCTCTACTTATATTCTTCAATCTTTCTTTAGTATCATCATCAACATCCAATTGTGATATTGATTCATTTATAAGTTCTTCAATAGACAACTCTTTATATTCTTCATCATCTATATTATCTAAATCATGATGTGACTTATTAACTATAATCTGAACTCTCTTTGCATTAGAGAGATTTGCCATGTCATAAATAGTTCCTGACTTATATTTTCTTAAATCTGATTCTTCTATAATAATATCATTATAATTATTATCAAGAAATTCATCTCTTTCTTTTACTGATAACTTTAAAAAATCTTCAACTTTTATTTTATGAAATATTGGACTATAAGCATTTTCTTCAAATGATAATTCATTATTGGAAAAATCTAATTTATAAATTCCTTTAGTATTTCCTATATCTGATCTTCTTAATTGATAAGGCGAGCCTACATAAATAACATTTCCTAATTCTTGACGTTTATGTATATGTCCTGAAAAGATTCGTCCTTTAAATATATTTGAATCAACTGCACCTATAATTGTCATGCCATTATCAAATTTCATTTGTGAAATATCAGTATGCATCCATGCGTAATTAGCTTTTCCTGAATAATCTAGCAATACTTTGTTTTCTTCTTCATGTGAACCTAAATAAGGTATCGCAATGATATTTGATAATATTTTAGTTGATGGTTTAATCTTAATAAGTGTCGGCTCTTTTATAACTGTAACATTAGGAATATTTTCCAAACTTCTTAATGATGTATTACCTTTATTCGTTCTCTTAGATAAATCATGATTTCCATTGATAATATAAACAGGTAATAATTTACCTAAATCTTCAAATATATCAATAGTTAAATCATTTACATTAATATCGATAGATTTTCTATCATCATAAACATCTCCCAATACTGCTAAAAAATAATTAGGGTCATTTGCTATTAATGATTTAACATAAGGAATAAACCAATTATAAAAATAAGATGATATATTTTCTTGCCATTCTTCTGATGCAGATCTAACACCTAAGTGAATATCTGCTAAGAATAAACATTTATTTGCCTTTATCTATATTGTTTTCTTTGTTGTTGTCATTTAAGAATAATTTATGTTTCTAAAAAATAGTTATTAATTATTATATAAGAAAAAGAGGAAATAGTTTAATTTTTGTTAAAACTATTTCCTCTTTTTGATTGACATTAATATGATCATAGTAATTCTAAATCATATCTTGTTTATTATAAATATATCCTTTTAGGATTGCCATTGTTTCTAAAAATAAAGATGAATACATAATATTAACACATTAACAATTTACATTATTTATTATCCATTACAATCAAAATCAAATGGCCGTATTGCCATTTGATGTGTGTTAATAATTTCATACTTCATCTAATTAAACTTAACTTTGGTTAAGCTACATATACCATTCCGCTAGTACCAATATAGGCAACAGTACCATCACCCATCTTAATAGTATTTGCTTCAGCATATGCATTACAGTATGCTTTACCAGCACGCTTCAATAAACTAATAATTTTACTCATAATCTCTAACGTAACTTTAATTTTAAAACTTCTTTTTAACCATCTAATTTTTAACTATCAAATTTTGAAAATTACATTGGAATAAGTCCAGCTTCATAAACGGATTTATTCATAATGTAGCTTCCATTGCAATATGCATTCCATGCATATTTAACTGCATTAATAATTGTTTTCATAATCTTTAACGTAAATTTATTTTTAATTTTAACTATCTTTATAACATAACCATCGTTAAGATACTGTTTGTGAAAACCGTATTTTAATTTCTTTTTATATTATAATTTACTTTAACTAATCAATTTATAACTATCTTACATTTTATTTATCTAATTGTTTTCAAAAAATATGCTTTATAACATAAAATTATAACATTTTCTGATCTAGATCTGTTAAATTGTATCATTTTGTTCCAAAATTTACATTAATCATCATTTAATGATTCAGTTTCCCAAGGTTTATGAGATCTAAATGCTTTCTTTGTTATATCCATAAACGTAGGATTATCAATTCCTCCATCTACCTTCTGATACATGATTTGATTTGTTGTTTCTGATGTTAATGGTCCGCATTCTTCTTTCCACGGACCTAATTTAATATAATCAAATGTACCATGATGAAGTGGAAATACTTCTCTTCCCGAATACCACCCTGTATGTAAATTTGGATATTTATCTTTCACATACATAGATAATCTAACAACTTCCTGAGGATTATTATCACCGCCCATAAATCCTACACATGTAATTCCTTTATTCTTATCTATAAGTTTATCCAATACATCTTCTGTTAATTCTTCACCTATATCATCTGCAAGATAAGATGAATGACAACCTATACAATGATTTGGACAGCCTGATATATTTAATGCAAGAGTAACTTCATCTGGAAACTCTCTGAATACAACTTCATCAATTACATATTTAAGATATTTTCTATTGTTCATAAAATAAAAAAGAAACGTTTGAAATATTTATACTTCAAACGTTTCACTTTGTCTAAAAATTAAAAATTTAAAAATATGAAAATTATGTATTTTATTATTTAACCTTAAAATGAAGTTCTTCAATTTCTTCTTCATAAGGTGCCGATGCCATTTGATACTCTTCAGGAAGATTAATCCAATTAGAATAAAGAATATCACGAGTTTCAAAATAGTTACATTTTGTCTCATAATAATACATCATACGAATCTGATGACGTTTATCTTCTGTAAGTTCGCCATCAAATGTATACATTAATGGCTTATGAGTTCCATAATGTGTACGAACAACAAGAATATTCTCTTTCTTATCTTTATCAACTTCATCCTTATAAGGATTTTCTCCATGTCCATCATATGAATCAAAGATTTCTTTTGCTAAACGCTCACGACTTGTCATCTTCTTTGTATATGTAAAATTATGAAGATCCAACTTCACAACAGCAGTAAGATAATCCATATTATCTATAATAGCATCTGTCAACTTCTCCGATGATTGAATATCATAAGTCTTCAAAAATGAATATAGCTCATTATATGAAAAATGTTTCTTCAATACATTACAAAGAGTAGTAAACAAAAACTGCTGAATACCCTTATAACCCAAATTATATGTGGTGTTCTTATTATTAAGAGAAATGAACATATTTCTTACATCATTCTCTATCTTAATTGAAGAACTACTTGTACCGTTGAAAATATCAATAATATCCATAATTTTTATTTTTTAATTGTTTGTTACTTTGTTATTTTATTTGTTATTACAAAAATACACACAATTTTTTGAAATAAAAAATATTTCTAAGAAAAACTTCAATTTTTCTTCAAAATTCTTAAGAAAAACATAAGAAAACTCGCAAAATTTTCAACTTTTTTCTCAACCAATACATCTATACTGTAACGAATGAAAATACTTATTTAAACACGTTATAACGCGCGTACATTATTATTAAATATAAAGGATATGTTGATTCATTATTTTTTCCTTAGAACCTGAAACAGTAGCGGCACATATACCAGATTTTGACTAACCTAATTTTGTATCGATATTAGCTGCCATCGTCTATAACAATGTCATAAGTTGTGTAGCATTAACAGCGCATGTATTAGGTGTTGTTCCTTTTATACGGACAGCAGATGTTCCATTTAATGTTATAACCTTTCCCTCTATATTAACTTCATTACCTGATGTTATATTAATCTACTATGGTGCCTATATATAAACCTTACCGTCTGTTAACTATATTTGTACACCTGTTGTCTCGTCAGGACCATAATGAATAGTTATAGTATTATCAGGTGTCATCTACATATAAGAACCTTTATAATATAAAGCTAAACCAGAACCTGGTTGAAACTTAATAGACAAATCATATTCCGAGTCATAAAGAAGAACCTATGAACCTGCATAATCAGACGCCAATTCCTCTGAAAGTTTTCTGTCCAATGTATTTGTTCCATACCATTCCATGGAGTTTACATCATCCTATGCAAATCTAACTCTTACCTTTGTTCCTACACGTGGTATAGAAATCTATCCACCACCTGAACCTGAAAACATACCACTTCCCGCGTAATTACACCATGGTAAATTCTCTGTTGATATGTTATCATGTAAACCTGCAACCCTAACTTTTACTCTTCCTGAACATGTTGGATCATCAATAGACTCAACTACACCAGTTTTTACCTTTTTTGTATTATTTTTACTATCTGCCATATATCTAAATTATTTAGTTTCAATTAATTATAAACTTTTTTCAATTTTTATTAAAAATATTTCTTAAAAATGTAGACTTTTTCTTCAAAAGTAAGTAAAATAAATACTGGTATTTTGAGAATCTAAGATATTTAAGAAATTATATAAAGAAATTTAGTTTAAAATTAATTTTTATATTTATTTTTAATATTTAGTAAGGTAAGTCATGGAAAATTGTAAAAATATTTTATTTTAATTAAATATTATTTAGAATTTGTATAAATTAATAAAAATTATATATTGATTATCAATAAGTTATAAATTATTTTTAAAAATTATTAAAAATATTTAAACAAAAAGTAGACTTTTTTTGAAAAGTGAAGTATAATTAATATTAAGATATTAAGGTAATGATAGATATTTAAGAAATTAAATAAAGAAAATTAAATTTAGATTTGAAAAATTAATTTCTTTTTGGTTCTTTTTCTTTGCCTACTTTCTTTTTGAACATAGATTTTTAGAGAGATAAATATTATAGGATCAATTTTTATTTAAGTTTAATTTATGATTTCTTTTTGAAAACTTTTTCTTTGACTCTTTCTTTTTATTGATTGAAATTCTTTTTGAGAATAAAACTTTATTTTTATTAAATGATATAATATATAAAGTATTATTATAAACTTTTGATTTATGGATAAAGAAAATGAAGTAGTAACAGAAAATAATAATTCTATAGATAATAATCAAGTTCAACAAACTAATCAGAATAATAATGTTAATTCACAACAAAATTCATTGGAAAATTCATTGAGTAATCTTCAAGATAAGTGGACAGATATTATTAAGAATTTAAATGAACGAATGAAAGATTTGAAATCTATTGATGGTTTGATGAATGAAGTTTATTTAAAGAGACAAGAAGCAATAGACTTATTTTATGGAACAGCAAAGATATTACAAAAGCAAACGAGAGATTATAAGTCTAAAGCATCAGGAATTTATTTAGCTTTAAAATCAGGTTCATCTGGAATTAGATATACGAATGAAAGTGCTATTAATTTACAGATTGAATCTCAGTTATCAGCAGAAAAAGAATCAGTTGATTTATTGGATAATTTCTGTAAATATATGAAAGATACCATCTCAACTATTGATAATATTATTTACGGTATAAACAATAAGATTAAAGTTTTTGAAATGATACATGGTTTAAAATTTTAAAAAATATTATGTTAAAATATATTAAAATACGAATATATCCTGATAATGTTTAGAAAGAATTTATTTCTAAACAGTTAGGTTGTTGTAGACTTATATATAATAAATTATTGGATTATAAGAAGTCATAGTATGAGTAGAATAAACAAGTTGTATCATGGACACAATTAGGTAAATATTTGACTAATTTAAAAAAACAAGATGAATATACTTTTTTAAATGATGTATATGCTATGTGTTTATAGCAATCAATGTAGGATTTAATTAAAGCATATGATAATTTCTTTAAATTACATAATGGTTATCCTAAATTCAAATCAAAGAAAGATATTAAGCAAAGTTGTAGATTTACAAGAACTATATTTAAATTTAAAAAGAAGAAAATTAATGGTAATAGGATAACATTAATTAAATAGTTAAAGAATATATTATTTAAATGTTCTAAAAAAGATGAAATATATTTAAATCATAATCAAAATAAAATACATTCAATTACGCTTATTAAAACTTCTACAGAAAAATATTATTTGTTTATTTTAATATATTATAATATTATACAAAAAGAAAAATTAGATACCGTAATAGGTTTAGATTTAGGAATAAAAGATTTTATCGTTGATTCTAATGGAAATAGATATGAAAATAAACATTTCTATAGAAATCAAGAAAAGAAATTAAAGAAATTATAGAGGTTGTTAAGTAAGAAATAGAAAGGAAGTAATAATCGGAATAAAGTTAGAATTAAAATTGCAAAAGTTCATGAGAAAATAAAAAATTAGAGAAATACATATTTACATCAAATCACTTCAAAACTAGTTAATGAAAATCAAGTTATCTGTATTGAAGATTTAAATGTAAATGGAATGATGTCTAATCATAAACTTGCTAAATCTATTCAAGAGTTATCTTTATTTGAATTTAGAAAATAGTTAGAATATAAATGTAGATGGTATGGAAAATAGCTGGTTATAATAAATAGATTCTATCCTTCATCTAAAACTTGCCATAATTGTAGACATATTTATAAAGATTTAAAATTAAGTTAGAGAGAATGGATATGTCCACATTGTGGTAAAGAGATTGATAGAGATTATAATGCTTCATTAAATATTTTAGCAGAAGGATTAAAACAAATAAATTATTAAAATATAATAGGTGTATATTTACCCGAATTTACGCTTGCGGAGATACCAACTATGGATGACTAAATCATTACTAATGATTATACTAAAAAGTAGAGTGTCTATGAAACAAGAAATAATTGTTTATATATTAGTATATAAACACAAATATTGGCATAAATAATAAGATTAAGGTTTTTGAAATGATACATGGTTTGAAGTTTTAATGAAATTATATTAAATAGAAAAGTAAAGAGATTAATAAGCAATAAACAAAACTTATTAATCTCTTTTTTATTTTATGAAAATTATTATTTAATAAAATTCTCTCTGTATCACATTATTTTTAATTAAGACTAATAACTATAAGGTAAAGAGATTTTGACGCGATGCAGGAGAGATATTGTATCAAATTTCGAGTTTTATGTTTTATTAGTTATTATCACAATAATTTAACATTACATGCATTACCATATTTTCCATAAGGATTTACTGAGCATGCTTTTTGCATAGCGGTGAAAAACTTAATATTTTCCTTAGGAATTAAGACTGGACAATTATCAACATAATAACCACCATCCTAACCAATTTTACCTTTTATATTTTTATTTTTAACTGAAGACTTTTTAATAGTTTTCATATATTAATTAACCGGTTATTTTTATTATTTATAAATGTAAACAATAACCTAATAATATAATATAATATTTGTTGTTATTTAAGATTTTAGTTTTAATTAATATATGGCAGAAAAAAAGAAAGATACAAATAAAAAAGAAAATAAGTGTTCATTTTGTGGTAAGACGAAAGACCAAGTTGCATTACTTTTTAATGGTGAATATGGAAGTATTTGTAATGAATGTTGTGACCAGATTTACAATATGAATTTGAGTATAGTAAATCATAATACACAGTTTTTACCACCAGATGATAATTTTCATAAGGATGATGTAAAAAAACCTACAGAGATTAAAGAATTTTTGGATCAATATGTAATTGGTCAGGATAAAGCGAAACAAAGGTTAGCAGTTGCAGTTTATAATCATTATAAGAGAATTAAACAAAAAGGATTTGATGATGTAGAGATTGAGAAGAGTAACTGTATACTTTTGGGAGACACTGGTACTGGTAAAACACTTTTGGTTAAGTCTATTGCTAAAATGTTAGATGTACCAATTAGTATAGTGGATTCTAATTCTATCACCGAAGCAGGATACGTTGGTGATGATGTTGAGACTGCAATCACAAGACTTCTCCAAGCATGTGATTATGATGTTAAGAAAGCAGAACACGGAATAGTATTTCTTGATGAGATTGATAAGATTGCAAGGAAATCCGGAGGAAATCCATCTATAACAAGAGATGTTTCAGGTGAAGGCGTTCAACAAGCATTACTTAAAATAATTGAAGGTTCTGTTGTAAATGTTCCTCCAAAGGGAGGAAGAAAACACCCGGATGCTAAAATGGTAGAGGTTGATACAAAAAATATTTTATTTATTTGTGGTGGTGCTTTTGTTGGTTTGAATAAAATTATAGAGAGACGAGTTAATAAATCTACATTAGGATTTGTATCAAAGGATAAGAAATATTTTTCTGATAATAAAGAAAACATATTTAAATATGTAAATGCGGAAGATTTAAAGAATTATGGTTTGATTCCTGAATTAATTGGTAGACTTCCTATTATTACATATCTTAATCCTTTAACTGAAGATGATTTGAAGAGAATTCTTACAGAACCGAAAAATGCTATTATTAAACAATTTAAGAAGTTGTTTAAATTAGATGGTATTGAACTTATAATAGATGATGAAGTTTATGATTATATAGTTAAGTTATCCATTAAGAATAAATTAGGCGCTAGGGGGTTAAGAGGAATAGTAGAGAATCTTATGGATGATGCAATGTATAATTTACCGGCGTCTAATGAAAAAGAATTTCATATAACTATAGAATATGCGAAAGAAAAATTAAAAGATTATGAAAATTCTTATGAATAATTTTTTATTTTGGAAATAATTGTGTATCTTTGTATTGTTAATAAACAAATAAGTTGAACAATTAAAAAGATATACAATTATGAATAAATGGATTAAAACTTCAGAATATGTTAATAAAATGTCTACTGTAAAAATGTATCTAGGCTTACAGAAAGGCTTTGGAGGTGTTACTATTGTTTCTGGTAATACTAGTAAAGATTATATTATTGATCATTTTGATGCTATTTGTCCTATTCCAGTAGAAGGTATGTCTGAATTTAGAAAGGATACTCATAATTATGGTGAATCAACAATGGTATCTGTTTCATCTCTTAAAGTAGGTGATAAAATATATTATAATTATGAAGTTTTAACAGTTAAGAAAATTCAAGATAATAAGATTGAGTTTGATGTACAAGGAATTGTAATTGATGATTTATCACTTGTAGTAGAGAAACTTTAATAATAAAATTATGGAATTTTATAATATTAATAATAAAAAAACGTTAATCAACAATAAGATGAATACAGATAATATTGTTAGAAGTATTTCAGATATTAAAGAAATTAATGGTGTATTTGAAATTCATCCATGTGGTGATGAGACAGTATCTGGGTTTATTAAATCAGAAAATGGAAAGTTAACAGATTTTTCTGATGGAAAAGAATATACAGATTATGATATTGCTTCTATTGAAGGATTTGAAGAAGAAGGAAATGTATTTTATAAAAAAGTAATGTAAAATGAATAGAAGTTATAATACTATAAATTATTCTACTATATGTATGGATAAAATAGATTTTAGAAAAGTAAAACCATCATTAAATAATATATCAACAAATGGTTTTACATATGAAGATATTCATACATTAGTTTATGGTAATTAATAATAAATTTAACAAATAATTTAGAAAAATGAAAAAGATTGCAATTATTATTGTTTCAATTATTATTGGAATTTTTGTAATTTCTGGAGTATCAATGTATTTCTCTTATAATAATCAGGAGATTTCATTGAGAAATGAAGCTGAAGCACAGAGAGGTAAGATTGAAGGCATGCATGATCGTATGTGGAAAACTATTTCTCAACAAGCACAAATTAGTGATAAGTATGCAGAGAGTTTTGATAGTATTTATACACATATTATGAGTGAACGTTATGATGCAAATGATGGCTCACTTATGAAGTGGATTACCGAGGCAAATCCTCAATTTGATTCATCTCTCTATAAGAATATTATGGAAAGTGTTGAAGTATTGAGAAGTGAGTTTCAGAAGAGTCAGGAACGAATGCTTGATATTGTAAGAGAACATAAAGATTTGTGTGCACGTTATCCTGGTAGATGGTTTATCAGTAATACATCGGATATTGAATATACTGTAGTTTCATCAAGTAAATCAAAAGCTGTTATGGAAACAGGAATTGATAATGATATAGATATTTTTAAGAATAAGAAATAATTATATTAATAATATTAAATGGATATTACAAAATACTATCCATTTTTTATAATAAATATAAAAAATAATTTTTTGATTTTCAAAATATGGTAAAAACTAAGTTAAATATACCTGCTACTCTTGTACATTGTGTAAATGGTACATAGTATAAGATTAACGGTATTCTTTTATCGATTAACGAGTCTAACGATACTTGTTCAATGCGTTTTGATGATAATTACACAGAGAACAATATTCCATTAAATAAGATTTTAATTAATGAAGGTTTCTTAGATAAGATTAAGGAATACGGAAAGAAAGTAGCTTCATATATTACAGATAAAGTAAAGGGATTTATTGCACTTATTGATGAGACAACAGATGCTGTTATTAATTGGTCTCTTAATAATGTCGGTAATCTTGCTATCATGGCATAGAAACATCAATTACCTAAAGGTGTTTATTTCGCGCCATCTGCTTCTCTTAAATCTACCGCTGGAGTTGGTGGGTTATCTATTGATCAAGCATTCGCAGAAGGTATTGCTAATGATAAGAAAAATATTGTTAATTATTGGAGTCGTGTTATTAAGCGTGCTGGTACAACAGATGAGACTATCACAGAATCTATTAAGTATGTAAATGAAACATATTATAAAGAATCTAAATTACATAAGGCTTTGAATGAAGCAGTTTATTCATATGATGCAGTAAAGGACAGTAAAGGGTTTAGTCATTTCGGCGTCGCTGTTAATTCAAAACAATTAATCGCCAAGCTTAAGACTAATATTAAGAATCAAATTTCTGGGCCTCTTGGCGGACACTCAGATGTTGTACCATTCCTTATTTGGGGTGCTCCAGGTATTGGTAAAACTGCAATTATTAAGCAAACTATCAAAGATATGGCTAATGCTAAATATAAGGCAATTAACTTGAATCTTGAAGTTATTATGCTTGCTGGCTATACTATTGAAAACTGGACATTACCTCGTGACTCTACACGTGAAATTGATTATGGTGTAGAACTTGGTTAGAAGAGAGATAGAACAAGTGTTCCTAAGAAATATAAGAGAGAAGGATTTACTGATACTCCTAAGAACTGGCTTCCAGTATATCTTAATACTTCTGATCCAGAGGAAAAGAAACGTCGCGATTATTTCTGTAATACATGTAAGTTCCTTGCAACTGATGATGATGGTGAAATCACTGCATCTAACGGACATCCATTTGAAGGTGGTGTTGTATTTATGGATGAATATTCACGTGTTGAACCTAATGTTCAGAATATTATCATGGGTATCGTAAATGATCATAAGTTTGGTGATAATTATGTTGTTGCATCTAAATGGGGATTTGTTCTTGCTTCTAATAGATCTATTGATGAAGGTGAAGCAGATTCAGAAGATAAGAGATATTTCCCAACTGCTGCGCAGACAAACCGTTTTATCCATTATACATATGTTCCTTCTAAGGACGAATGGATTACTTGGGCACGTTCAGTTGATCCATTGACACATGAGGCAAATGTACCTCCATTTATTGTAGACTTCATTGAAGCATCTCCTGATTATGTATGGTATTCTACTATTGCAAACGGTGGTTATGATGATATGCTTGAGAATCCAGAGGCAGATAAGAGAGCACATGAAAATGATAAAGATTCTTTATCATCTATTCAGGATGTTCTTAATTAGGAAGTTATTCTTCGTACTAAGAGAATGGTTACTCCTCGTACATGGGCTAATACAGTAGGTCCATTCTATAAGAATGAATTAATTGAATTATTTGATGAAAATCCTGATGGTATTTCAGGTAAAGAATATTATCAGAAATTAATTGATCAATCTGTAGAAGAAAAGACTGATGATGAAGGTAATACATACAAGGAATATTATGGTGGTATTCTTCCTAATGTTCTTCAAGATGCATTGAATGGTCTTGATGATGATTATTGGGATTATTGGGTAGAAGAACATGGTGGTATTGATGACTTAGATCCTGCTGGAACTGCAACAGGTATTCGTGGACGTTATAATATCTTCATGAATTATTTCACTGATAACATGAGAGATATGGTTGGTGATGATACAGGTACAAATGGTGCTACAGCAACCGGTCCTGTTATGAGTGCATGGAAAACATATAATGAATATGCTAAGGTATTTACACCAGATGTTATGAATACTATTTGGGAAACTGGTAGTATGCCTAAGGAATATCAAGATGATGATGATAGAAAACCATTATCTGTTGATCAATATGCAACTTCGGAATATTCTAAGTGGAAGTGTATTTCTAGTATTGCAAAGGAATTACCAATGCAAGTATTCGCATCTTATCCAGGTAATCTTGAAGATGATGTTGCAGCAGATTTGAAAGCATTAAAGAAAGCAAAACCAATGTCAGATTCTGATGTTGCTGCTGAAGCACAGAATCTTATCAAGGAATATTCATTTAATATTAATGGTAAATCTATTAATTTGTTATTTGATGAGAATGAATTAGCAGATATGGATACATTACGTAATAAGGTTAATTCATTGGTTAATTCTCGTGTTGCTCAACTTTATGCACATTTTGCATCATGGATTGCTAAGATTAGTATTCAAACGGAAATTGGTAGTATCGCTCATAATATGAATACAACATTGTTTGATAGTATTAATAATATTGATACAGATCTTCGTAAGGAATTCATTAATACAGTAGCTATTAGAAAGACAAAAATTGCGTTAGAGAATGCTAGACAATAGAAATCTTCTGATCTTAAATCTATTGCACATGAAAATCAAGTAGAAGAATCTAAAGTTCCAATTTTACCTGCGATGAATATTTTGGCAAGATCTGAATCTTATGAATTTAATAAGACTCGTTCAAACGCTAAATCACGAGCAAAGAAATAATGTTAGATAAATAAACAATATATAAAGAGAGTGAGTATAATTTATTAGAATTATATTCACTCTTTTCTTTTTACAATAAATAATAAAAAGAATTTTTAACGTATTTTAATATGGTAAAAGTAAAGTTAAAAACTAATAAAACTCGAGTATATGAAGCATATTCAAATAATACTGTTAAACAAACAATGGGTATTAAGTTGAAGACTGCTGAAGAAAAACAACGAGAACTTCAAGGATTATGGGGAAGACTCATGAAAAAGAAGAGTATTGATATACGAAAGTTATATAAAGGGAAAACAATGGCAGATATGGGTATGGCAATACCTGTTGCTAAAATGCGTGTTCCTGTAAAAGTGAAGATAACTGATGCAATAACCGGTGTTCAAACAGAAGAGGAAATAGTTCCTGCAGAGATTGCTCAATTTTGCGAAATGGCAAAGACGCAAGCTGCAAGTACAAGGGAATTAGGACCAATTCTTGGACGATTTAATAAACCTATTTTATGGACATTTAATATTGATACTGCGGCAAGTGATGGTGTACGTATTGCGTTTAATCCTATATTTGCTGAACAACTTTTATATAAAGGAAAAGGACAAGTAAAGGAAATGCTTGCACAAGGTAAACGCATGTCGTCTAATGATAGAATTATTACTATGGCACGTTTAGTATTATATGTTATTTGTCATGAGGCATATCATCAAATATATAGACATAGAGAACAAGCTGAAAGAAAAACAGAAACACAAGGAGGAAAGAATCATCAATTGGCAAATATTGCCATGGATGCAGAGATTAATAGAGATCTTGAAAAACAAATTCCTAAATATTTTGCAGGTGCAACTGCAGAATGTGAGGGTATATTTGATGATAGATTCCGAATGGAACCATGGCAATTAATTTTTGATGCTTATTTCTATAATAAGGTTTCTACACCAAATCAACCTATTAATCAAAATCCTGTTAATAATCAACAACAGCAAGGACAACAAGGTCAAGGTAGTGGTAGTTCACAACAGCAACAAGGACAAGGTGGACAATCCGGACAGCAAGATGGTCAACAAGGACAATCTGGAAGTCAATCACAATCAGGACAACAAGGTCAGAGTGAACAATCTAGTCAGTCTGGAAGTCAAAGTGATTCTGGAAATCAGTCAGGTCAATCTGGACAACAGCAATCTGGCGACGGTAGTCAACAAGGAGGTTCATCAAATTATGATGATACAGATTTAAGTGCAGCTGATCCAGATACAATGTCTGATTATGGTATGGATCAAATGCCTGATAATACAAATAAATCTAGTGAATATCAAGATGCTTATAATGATGAAGTAAAGAAAGAATTAGATAAAGCAATGGGTAAAGGTTCTGGTAGTGGTGATGAAGATTCAGATGATAATCAGAATGGTAATGGTTCAGGTGATGATCAAGAAGGAGATAATTCAGGAAATGATTCACAAACTGGTAATGGAAATCAATCAGGAGAACAAGGAAATGAACGAGGTAATTCTCAATCTGGTAATAGTTCGTCTGATAATGATGGTTCATCAATGAATGGTGATATGTCTGATCAAGGTTCAACTGGCAATTCAAAATCCGGTAGAAATTCTGGACAAATGTCTGCAGAAGAAAAAGCTGCACGTGAACAAGCGCGTAAGGATGTCAAGAACGCTATTGATGATATGAAAAATAAAATCGATAGAGATATGCAAGCGGGACCTAATGAGGAAGAAGTTCAGAAACAATTGGAAGGTAAAGAATTTGATACTACTACATCTTCTACATTTGGTGGCGCCGATATGTTGTCACAAGAACAAATGGCAGAAATTGCAAAAGAATCTGGTGATCCTTATACAGCTGAAGAATTAACATGTGATCCTAAAGAATTATCAAGAAAGTATAATGAAGAACACATGGATCAGTTAAGAAATATTTCTCCTGATTTAGCAAATAAACTTAATGATATTGCAGATAAATTAAAGAATATGCAATCATTGGCTAACTGGAAACAAAAGTTAAGAAAACATTTCACAGCTGCAATGGAAGCGGGAACACAAATGAAACGTTCGAAAAGAACAATGTCACAATCATGGCGTGATGATAGATTCAATCCATATAAGAAAGTTCCATTTGAAGAAAACAATGCGGCTAATATATTTTATCTTATAGATAATTCAGGTTCTATGTATGGTAATGGAAATGGAATATTCTATCAGATATTCAAGGAAATTTGTACAATGGAGAAAACATGTAAGGTATTGAATTCTGCCAGAGCATATTTTACAACAGGCCGTATTCTTCCTGAAAATGTAGCAATGTGGAATATTAAGACACCTATAAAGAAACGTCTTGAACTTCTTGGAGATCGTGGTGGTTCTGGTGGTACAGATATTCCTGGTAATACTATAAGTGTTACAAAACTTAAGAAACCATATTATTACGATAATGGAGAGAAACATACAACAATAATTGTATTTACAGATGGTGAAGATACAGGTTGGGAACAACTTAAATTAATTCCATCAAAAATAAGAAAAGATGTTGTTTTTGTTGTATTTAATCAAAATGTCAAGTTTATATTAAAGACTTTTGCAGAAATGCAGAAATTAGGAGGTATATCATTAAAGAATTTAATTGGTATTGATACTTCTAAATTTGGTAAACGTGGTATTTAAAAAATTAAATGAATGAGTAAAAATATATTATTATTTCCGGGTGGTTTTAAACCATTTCATGATGGACATTTATCTATATTAAGGTCACATATCTTTAATACAGATAATGTTCATATTGATGAAGCACGTATTTATATTTCATATAAAGATAGAGATTCAATAACAGCAGATTCTAGTCTTTGGTTTTTAAATAGTATAAAAGATAAATTATCAGATTTATATAATACAGAAATAAAAGTGAATATATCTGAATATCCTGCACCTATTAGAAAATGTTATAATGATGTTGGAAATTCTTTGAACAATGATAAATTCTGTTTAGTTACATCAGATAAAGGAACAGATATAAAACGTAAAGAAGAATTTTGTAATCTTTATTCAATTAATGGCAAATATTATAATAAAGATATAGGTATTAAAACTATATATATAAATGCAAATATAGAACCAATTCATTATATAAATAGAGATGATGAATATAATAATGAATGTGTTTCATCAACTGTGATAAGAAATGATATAAAACATAAAGATTATGAAGAATTTAAAACTTCATATATCAATATGTTGAGTAATAATATAATAAGTGAACAATTATTGAAAGAATATTATAATAAATTAATTAATTTAAGTTAATTTATAGTAATTTTTCAATAAGATAAATAATAAAAAAGAAAATAATTCTATTTATATAATATGAAAAGAAAACTTAATGAAAGTTATGCATTTCCTGTAAAGATTGATGTTGTATAGCTTGTTCATGATTATCCTGAACTTCAAGGTAATATGGATGATTTGGCTACACATATTGAAGATACGAATGCAGACGCTACAGTATCAAAGGAAGAGGATGGAGATACCGTATATATGGTAATTGACGGACTTACACAAGATGATATTATTGATATTTTTGAAGACGAATATAATATTGATGATGTTGATACTTATTTTACATATGACGACGCAGATGATGAACTTGACGATGTAGAGTCTGATGATGATGCACGTGCTGCAGCTGAAGCAGATATGGAAGATGAGTATGGCGATGATTATCAAGATATGGATGAAGACTATGGCCTTGATGATGAAGGTGAATGGCTTGATATTCCAGAAGATGATGATGCAAGAGATACAGCTATTGATGATATGAAGGATGAATATGGTGATGATTATGTAGATATGGATGAGTCTATTGATGATGACTATCTTGATGACGAAGATGATTATGATGATATGATTCCAGATTATGATGAGGTAGATCCTAATGATCCAGATGCATTGGATGCAAGAGATGATGCATATGCAGATATGGATGCAGAAGGTGAACTTGATGATGATGATGATCTTTATGATGAGACATATGAAGATGCAGATGAAGAATTTGCAGATGAAGATTCTTTGAATGATTCAGATGATGAATTTGATGAATGCATGGAAGATGAAGAGTTTGAGTGCTATGAATCAAAGAATGATCGTCGTTTAAAAAGAAAGAAGCTTCTTGAGAAAAAGAAAGGATGTTGTCCAGGAAAGAGAAGAAATGGTAAACGTCTTGTAAATCTTTCTGAAGCATTGAAGATGAGAAAGAATGGACTTACCACAAAGGATATTGTAAAATCTGCAAAGAAAACAACACTTAATGAATCTATTATTAATCGTGCAATTAATAAAGCTAAGAGTGAACCTGTTAATAAAAACGCAAAACTTCAACAGAAAAGAAGAGAACTTCTTGCATTAAAGGAATCAATTGGTTCAGAGAAGTTTGAGTTCATTCGTAAAGCAATGAAGTCTGGTAAGAAGAATCTTTATGAGAAGAAAACTATTAATGGTAAGAATATTACAGAATATACAGCAAAAGAACTTCTTGAATTGTTAAATACCGTTAAAGCACAGCATACAAAACTTATGAAATCTTATAAGTCTTTGAATGAGTCTGCTTCTAAATCAACAAAGAGAGAACTTCGTGATTCAATTCTTAATAAAGAAAAGTTAATGAATATTCTTGATGAAGAACTTACATACCGTTTAACATATAAGAAATTAATTAAAGCTAAAGGTCTTAAGTTGAATGAGGATGAAGAAACACAAGATAATCCATTGGAACCATTACCAGTAGATCCAACAGGTTCAGATGATGCAAGTGATGATGCTGATAATGCAGATGATAGTTCAACGGATAAAGCTGATGATTCATCTACAGATGAAAATCCAGATACAGATGAAGAAGTTGAGTTATCACGTGTTGTAATTACAGTTGCAAATCAAGCAGCAGCAGATGAGCTTAAGCAATCTCTTGTAGATGCTGGTGTTCCAGATGATGCTATTGAGTTTGAAGATGAAGATGATGAAACTGATGATTCTGAAGATGATAGTGAGTCAACAGATGACAATGCAGATGATATATCTTCTGATGATGAAAATTCAGATGATTCAACTGATACAGATGATAATGCATCAAATGAGTCTTTACATTATAATAAGTTCAAGAAATTACTTGAAGATGATAATGATGATTCTTCTGATGATGCAAATGCAGATGATTCAGACGACAGTGATTCAGATTCTGATGATGCAAATGCAGATGATTCAACAGATGATAATGTAGATGGTGATGATAAACCAGTTAAAGTTGTTTTAACAAATACAGATTATGTAAATGATCTTGCAGATGTTTTGAATAACGAATATGGTATTACTAAAGAAGAATTTGAAGATATGATTGGTGGACAAATTGTTGATGACGATTCCGATTCAACAGATGATAATGAGTCTTCAGATGATAGTGATTCAGATTCTGATGAAGATAAATCAGATGATAAGAAAGACGATGAACCATCTACAAATGGTGATGATGCAGTAGATGCAATGTCACAAGAAGAATTAGATAAGTTATTCGGTGGAAATTAATTTGTAAAAAAATATTTTTGAAAATTAGATAAATATATAGATATAGAAAAAAACTAAGAAAAAACGTTTGCTCGTTTTTCAATTAGTTTTCATTTTTCTAAATTATTTAGATTTAAGAGAGACTGTACGTGATGTATCGTCTCTCTTTTTATTTTAGACATTTTACAATAAATATTATATAATAATTAAAATAAGTTTTCTAAATACTATGTTTACGTTTATTAATATTTTAAGTACGAATTCAGATGGAATTCATATATACTCTTATAAAGAAATTAAGAAGCTTTATAAGTTTTACCTGTATTTGTTCCGTCCAAAAGTTTGGACTATGTATAAAATATTTTATAAAATACGGAAAAATATAGTTAACAGAATTAATAACTTATTTTAATAAATGAAGGTGAATAACAACAAATCTGTTATTCACCTTTTATTTTATAACCAGTACATATTTTTATAACCGGATTGATAATATTTATATTTATAATCAGGATGTAATTCTGTATAAAATTGTTTTACTATATCGCCTCTGAATTTTATTTTTCTCTATTTTGTCTTATCATTAAACAACTATGCGTTATACATTTTAGTATTATGATTTGGTAATATTAATGTATCTGTATTTATATTCGGACATTTATCTATTTTTAATTTCAATAGCTGTACCATTTTTGAATTATCATTAATTTCTATATTTGATAATTTTTTGCAACTTTTTATTAATAATGAACCTTCTGTATAATTATTAATATTATAATTTATATTTAAATCTGTTAACTAATTACAATTTGTTATTTCTAATGGATAACCATATGTCATATTTGGTAAATTTAATGAATTAATATGTAATTTATTTAATAATACATATTTGATATTTAAATAATTATGATTACCCGACTATAATAAAGAAATTAATTCATGTCCTATAACTTTACAATTATTTAATATTAATCCTATTGAATATGATTTTTGCTATACGTTTTCATGTTCATATAAATGGAAATTATTTAAAAAATTATGTGGTATTGTTATATCATTTAATATATATGTTATATAATTATAAATATCATATTTACCATCATCCACTGGATATTGTATTATAATATTATAAGTATTAATGAAATCCATTAATTCCTATGTTGTTATAAAATAACAGAAAAGTCCAGAATATTTTAGTCCTGTTGGATACCCTGTTGTATATCCGCCATTTTTAGATGCTTCGGTTATAAATTTATAATCAGTTCCATTAATATTATATGTTTCTATTTTACTAAATACAGGATATTCTAATAAATTATATTTACCTAATTTTTGGTTACTATATAATTCATTAAACTTTTCCAATAGATAATCATCATCAATATATAAGTCTGATATACTATTTGTATTTCCATTGGATAATATATCATCTGTATCATCAAATAAAGATTCATTTAAACATTTATATATAGATTTATCAAAGCTGAATTTTTTCATTTATTATTAACATAAAAATTTTACATATAATATTTATAAGTGATAAATAACTAAAATGAAAACAATTAAATAATGAGTAAGGAAACTGCATCAAATAATGTATATGGCATACCAATGTTTAATGCTCATAAATTCTCTCCAGTTGAAATCTTTTCAAATAATAACGGAAAGACAAGTTCAACAAAAGTAGTAGGATTTATAGCATCATGCGTATGTTTATTTTTATTTGTAATTCTCGTTGGATATTATTTTATTAATCCTGGAGAATGTGCAAATATTTTAGAATTTATAGATAGAACAATTACATATTTTACTGTATCAGCTGGTCTTATGGGTATTAAATCTATTACAAGTTCATTTGGTAAGAGTAAATTAGAAATTGTATAGCAACCAAAGAAAAATACTTCAAATAAACCAGAACAATTAGAAGGTGAAGATAATACAGGAAGCAGTGATACATGTGAATGATAATTAATAAACTAATAATATAATATCCAATATAATAAATGAATATTTATGTTTTATATATATTGAATATTTATGGATTAAGTCGACGGAAGAATTTAGTTTATAAATTATGTATATAAAATTTAGATTAATTCATATCTTTAAAAAGATAAGATTTAGATAATTATCTTTCTATATATCATATATAGTTTTCTTAGGTTAACTTCACATATATTATAAAATTCATATATGTTATTAAGTTAAATATCTAATTATAAGGATAAAACTAATATTGGATAAATTTACTTCATGATTCAATTCATTAAGAAATGTTGGTATTGGTTCATCGGTATATTTACCAGTAAAGATGAAAATATACCGGATGAACATACCGATATAAATAAAGAAAATAATTTAGAAAAAAATAATATTAATGTCATATCTGTAAAGGTACGATATGTAAAAGAAAAAGAAAACTAATTTGGAAATATGGCAAAGTTTTATTAGCACATGCAACCAGGTGATACACTTGGTAAAATTACAAAACTTAAATATATCGACGATATATCTGATGATGAGTTAACACTTTATGTGTTTGAAGATCAAACAAAATGTGATGAATCTTATATTGCGGAAGTCAATAATATGGACGCGTTTAATGGACAATTTGTTATGTCTGAATTATCATCTCCACTTAATAAATGGGATTTTAAAACATATGAGTTTAATTTAAATGAGACAAAAACTGTTTATGATAAAGATGGTAATCCATATGAAGTTCCTCAACCTGGTATTGGAATGAATGGTGAACATATAAGTGTTGGAATTAATAGCGAAGGCAAATCAACATCAAGAACAATAGGAAATGAAGGAAAAAGAACAGATGCAACTCCACCTACTTTTGTGAAAAATCCGAAGGTAGAAGATAAAGAAAATTATTTACTTTCATTACATCCTGAATTGTTGAATGGTAGTAAACCAGTTAATAAATCTGCTGATAATGTAACATTTGGTACTGTAGTAAAGAAAACAGAACCAACAATTACAGCAAATAAAAAAGAAATTGTTAATGAAATTACAGCACCAGTTGAAAAACAAGTTATAACTACAGGAAAAATTCAGACAGACTCACCTATAACAACATCTGTTATAGAAACAGTACGACACGCAAGTATTACAATTAATCTCGATAATATTAATTCAAATTCTGAATATGATAAGATTAATGTAATATCAAATGGTAAGACAACCGAACTTTCTATAGAACAATTTATTTCAAGGTTAAATAATGAGGTTACAGTAAAAACTGAAAAGAAAGTTTCGCCTTATGAAGATCCAAATTATACAGAAGATATTCTTATCACTAATATGATTGATAAGAGTAAGAAGAAAGTATATACCATTGGTGTTGATGTTGAACTTGAACTTCCACCTAAGGAAGTTTACAAGACTATAAAGGATGTATATCCTGATGGAATGTCAGAACATTTTGTTACCAGTATATCAAGAAGAGTTGATAATAATATGTTAAAGGAAGCGTTAGCAAAAGGTTTAACTGATTATTATGAGACTTCATTGTCAGATAATAAAAATCAAAGTACTGAATAATTGTTAATAAATATTTGGTAATTTTAATTAAAAACTAACCATTTAATAACTCTAATGAATATATACGTAACAACTGAATCTGAAAATAAACTAAGAATGTTATTCACTAACATTAAAAGTTTTTTTATTCTTGATGTATAGTCGTTCGTAAATAGTTTTAAACTGGATCTAAACAAATAGTCAAATATATATTTCGTTAATACAGAAATTCTAAACGCTATTTAGCAAGCTTCTAAATTAAAGAAATATCAGGGGATTATTTATATTAATAAAAATTTAGATGAAAATTTATTGTTTAATATCTCGTCTAAATTTAAATAGATTAAGGAAATTAGCAAGATTGTACTTTTGGATAATGGAATATTGCCAAAACATACAGACTTGTACGATTTGTGTGAAGAAGTATTTTTTTATGAACGTTTTTATAAGAATAAGATAATTGAATGTTAGGGAATTAAAAAAGATGATAGAGGGAAAACAACTCTAATAATGAATGATGATAAATGAACAAAAATAAATAATATAAAATATTATTTATTTTTTAATTATGATTATTTCAGTTCCAGAATATAAGAAAATAAGAAAATATAACAACACAAAAATCTCAAAGTTGAATGAATCTCTGTTTGATGATTTTGATGATGAAGATGATGATTTTTTAGGGCTTGATAGTGATACAACACTGTCAGACAACATATCATCAGAATATGAAGAAACAGAAATAAAACCAAGAGTCGAACGAATTTTAGATGAACTTGATGTAGAGAACTATGAGATTAAATGTACAGGTCATGGTATTTTGGTGGATGTCCATGATAATTTATACCTTTCTAATAAAGGATTAAATAGAATGGGAATGCAGTTATTTAAATTCGATGAGGTAGATGGCTCTTGTAACTATACAGGAAATAACTTACCTGATTGGACTGCATTCCCATATATTATACATGGAAATCTCTATGCTAACTTTAACAATATTAAAACATTCGATGGTGTACCAAGAGTATTTGGTAAAATTATCGCTAATAAGTAGAATAAGAAAACCAAATATCCATTAACATAGGAAAACTATAATAAATTTAAACAAAATAAATTATAGGAAAATAAAGTTTATATTATATCTAAAGATAAATTTGGTACATTACATTCTATACAAGAAAAAATGAATACATGTATTGTTAAGTTTGATAACAACATAAAGTAGAGATTTAACTTAAATGATGTTGAATATTTAGGAAATATTGAAAACTTAATTATTTGAAAATGAATACGATTACATCAAAATCAGGAACTATATATTATGAGTATGATGACGATGATGTTTAGATTGAGTCAAACAAAAAATATTATAGATAGAATTTAAGATATAAAACATATTATGTCGGTGAACCAAGAAATGAAATATTTGTTTCTTGGCATGATTATTATGAAGTTGATTAGAACGGAAATTTAACAAATACAAAAATATAGGTTGATTTATCATATAATGTTACAAATAAAACAACGGATGAAGTTAAGAGAAATTTATCATTTGATGAATTGGAAAAATATGTAAATTCTTTTACATAGAAACAGTTAGAAGATCAAAATGATAATTCATCAGAAGAATTTGTAAATACAACAGGACATACAGAGCAAACAGATGAAGACCTTGAAGAATATACAGGTGCTTCTATATTTGATGAATCTAATATTATAGAAGAAGATACATTTGGCGTAAAAATTTCTAATGATGAGTATCATTAGGGAGATGATACAGATTTAAATGGTAAAATAAAAGATACAGTTGCATTAGAAGATACTACCACATTAGCGAGCTCTTCTGTATAGAACGCTGAGGATGATGATACAATTAAGGCTGTTAATGATGAAATTTCCATAGATGACGATGGAAATAAAAAGAAAAAGAGTACATTGGAAGCAGCAATTGGATTAGCTTCTGGAATAGATTAGTTCGGACATTATTTAATGAAAGGTGGTACATGCCCGGTATGTGGAAAGCATATAGATTTTATGCCTGGTAATGGATATTGTTCGCTTACATGTGCCGCGAAAGATTTACTTAGGAAAATATCGGAAACATTAAAAGGTGAATATACTGTTGAAACTCCAGAGATTATAGAAAGAATAAAAAATATTCTTGATTACTTTAATCTTGTATTGAATGTTGTTTCTAAAGTTCCTGATATTTTAGCAGGAACAGCATCTATGCCAGAAGAGTACAGAAATTATGTAACTGCGAAAGTTAACATAGTATTTCTTGAGTTAAAAAAGATTATAAATTTGCTTCTAATCAAAAAAAATGAGTTAATAATAAAATTACTAAGGCGTATTAAATTCGGCACGATAGACGCGAAATTATCACCCTTATTCGCCGTTATCAATTAGGTTATTAAAGCTGTACAATTAGCTAAAGAAGCATTGGAAAAAGCATTGGCAGCAGCTTATAACACTATTAATAAAGTAAGTGGATTATTCTATATTGGTCCATAGGAATATGGTTTCTTCTTTACATTAAAATCTAATATGGCTGTATGCCCATTTTATAAAACTGATCCAACTGTATATAAAGCAGGATAGTTAGGAAAACCATTTTGGGGAATGGGAGTTATGAATATAGCATTTGATATGAGTAAGTGCCAATTTAAATTGGATATTGGCATGAAGTCAGCATTATAGAATGTAGATTTTTAGAAAATAAACACTATTGTTCGTAAAGCATTTCCGCCTATTACTGCACCAGAATATTTAATGGATCCTGAATTGTTTGATGTCAGATTAGCATTAAGTGATCAGAATGCTCCAGCTATTGAGAAACTTGTAAGATTACTAGAAGGAACAATAGTTATAGGTGGTGATTTCTTACCGACATATGAAAGACTTAAATTAACAAATATATGGTTTATTGCCGCCATTTTAACTACATGGGCACCAACTACAAGATCAATCTTTGGAGATTTTATATTCCATGGATTTCTTTAATTAAAAAACTAATTGCATATAAATGATGAACGATTATAAATTTAATAAATTATTATCAGACACAATTACATTACCTATATTACCAGCAAATAAGTTTACCAGTACTGATACGGAATATTATGCAGTATTGGAAAAAAACTATATACCTATTACATCTACTATTGAATGTATATATAAACCTGATTGGATTACTGGATATAAATTTACAACAGAAAATAAGTATTATAATAAATTAACTATTACATCTATTAATGATAATACAGAAAAGAAATTACGTAAAGGTATAATGGAATTTGCTGTTAGTAATAATATACCAGAAGATTCTTCTAATATTTTTATTTCTGGTATTAATCATATATATGCAAAAGTTTCACAAGCTCCTTATGAAGATGTTGATGTACGTTTAGAATTTATTCCAACAGAAGATCAAAAAACTGATGGATTAACTAATACAGAAATTTGGATAGATAAAGATGATAAAAAAACTGAACATATAATTGGTGGTAAAATATCTGGTGATGAACAAGAACTTCATATTAAATATTATGGCATTCTTAATGGCGTAAATTAGTCTAATGTTACATTATTAATTAATGACAAACAATTAGATACAAGTAATATTAAATCATTAAGAACAACAGTATAGAATGAAATAGATTTAATTTATTTAATCGATGAAAATATAAATACAGTTACTAAAAATTTAAAATTCTCTGTAATATTTAAAACAACATATAATTCTAAGTAGAGAGATTATTATATTACACAAAGATTTAATAATTATGTTATAAAATTAGGTATTGACTCAATCAATAACACAAAAGCAGATGATATATTATATCAAGGTGAAACAAAGAAATTAATATATACTTTTAGTTTAAATGATACATATGAACAAAGTGATGATTTAGATATTCATTTTTAGTTTATTAATAATACATATGAATTAAATTATCAAACAGGTATAACATCATATATAGACAAACAGTATAATTTAAATTTAATCATAAATCCTAATTATACATTATAGGAAAGGAAAGTAAAAGTATATGTTATATATAAGAATAAAATTAAAAGTAATGAAATTGTTATAATATAGAAATATGATACTGATATGAAGTTATATTATGAGATTGATGATGAATTTTATGATTCACCATCTGTTTTTAAAGTAACACCATTTGGTAAAGACATATCATTATATTATTATGCTAGAACAAGTAACGGACATATAATTACATCTATGAGTAATATTAAATATATTGATAATACAGAAATTACAGAATATTATGAGATTAATTATACGAGAACAAATAAAAATTTAACTGATTTTGATTATAATAATATTAAAGATATTAATGAAGATTCAACTGATAAAAAAAATTTATATTTGTAGTTCCCATTATTAACTGAATTTATAAATCCAGAAATATATATAAATATAAGTTTATCGACATTAAAGTTAAATAATATAACATTTATACAACAACATTTTGATACTGCCCAAACTAAAGTTAATATAAATAGCAAATTATCAACTGACACAATAGGTGGTATTCCTCAATTTAGTGAAATTAAATTGGTTTTTAATGCAGTTAATGTTTATGATAATGAAAAATCTACAGTGATTGATAGCAATTTATTCGACATAAATTTCTATTAGAAAAATTAGGATAAATTTATATCTGCTAATTCATTATTTGATTTAGAAAATATTGAATATGAAACGACTAAAGATATTGACGATTTCCTTATTGCACAAAATATTCGATTAAAAAATGAATATTATAATGTAAATGGCAATAGAGAATTTTATTATCAAATATCATATATATTAGGAAATACTGAAATTAATAGAACCGATTATATTAAAATCACATAGGAATCACTATAGTATAAATGTAAGCTTGTATCTGATACGAATATTATATCATTTGAAGGTAATAGTAATTTTATAGTTAAAGGCTATGGTATATTATATAATAATTAGGAAGAAAAAAATAAAGGCGAAAGTTCAAACGCATATTATACAACATATTTAACTTCTGCTGTGATAGACAATACTTCAGATAATATTTTGAATTCACAAATAAAATTAGTTAATACTTCAGATTATACAAATATAAAATTAGATATAAAAAATATAGATAACACAAATGTAAATAATAATCAAAGGATAAGAAAATTAATAATTATAGGAAAATATAGGTATAATACTAATTCTAATATTGAAGAAGATACATTAACATTATAGCAAACATATATAAAATTAAATTTAGAATTATATAGTAATAGTAGTTTAGATGATAAGTTAACATATAATAACTCAACAAAAGATAGTTATATTATTGAAAATATTTTACATGATACTGTATTATATTTTAAATATTATATGTAGGAGTCAATTATTGAAAATGGAAATATTAAATTAGTAAATATTGATTTAAGAAACTATAATAGTGACTTAACTATTAATCTTAATAACACAAATAATTTAACTTTATGGTCACAAAATAATTTAATGCCATATACTTCTAATATAATATATAATGAAGATGAAGATTATTATTACGGTATATTAAATATACCGTAGAATTTATTAGCATTTGATAATAAAATTATATTAAAATATATACAAAAGTATAAAGATATTGATTATGCATATACATAGTTTGTTTTATACAAAGATAGAGTAGATACATTATATGATGATGCTTCATAGATATATACTGCATCAAAAAATAAATATGCGTATATATCACATTATAGAATTAATGATAAAGAAGCAGGAATAAGTTCAACTAGTCCTAATACATCAAATATAGTAATATATAATATTGATACAACAAAAGTTAAAAATTTTATTATATATTATAATGTTATTTACCAATACAGAGATATTAGTAAAAGACTTATAGATACAACATTTAAGAATTTTTATTATTATAAAAATAAATTAGGAATTTATACACTAATATCTAATGTACCATATTATACAATATCAGAACAATCAAGTGAAAAAGTCGGAAATATTAATTATATAGGTCAAGAAATAACAATGAATGAAAATATTAATGATGTTTAGTAGTATTTTTATTTTTGCATTCATTATTAGAACAATTATAAAGAATCTTCTACTACTAGGATTATATAGATATGTCAAAAGGAAGCAACAAGAGCATATAATTTATCGTATTTAGTAGATGATCCTAAGGATAGTATTGAAGATAATGAGACGCCGAATAACAATAAAATATATGGAATTAGACATAAAGATGGTAATATCTATAAAAAGATAAATGATTATTATATATATTGTGATCCTACAGAACAAACATTAACATTATATTTAGGATTATATTGTAATGATCATATAGATTTAGATTATAAATAGCCATTTGATAAAAAAACCGGTGAACTTAAAGGAAATCATATAACAATTAAAAAAGATGATATTTATTTATCATCAAATGATGAAATTACTATTGTAAAAAACCCAGAATTTAATGATACTGATAATTATTATGAATTTACTGTTTAGTTAAGTGATATAACGTCAAAAACAGAAAATACTACTTATAGTTTATAGTATAAACGAAATTATACATATTACAATTATAATAATGGTAAGTCGGTAAATACTACTGGAAAATCAAACTATTTATATATTAAAAGATTTGCATATAATACTACTAATTATACATTATATATTGGATTTTATAATAAGGATGGAAATAAAATAATAACATCTATATCTAATAATAAGAATGAGAATAATGATATAATATATATACATTATTATTTAACAAAAGCTGATGATAAAGAACAAAAGAATAAATTAGATTTATCAAAAATAAAATATGATTTTAAATTAACATTAGGCGATGAAAATATATCAATTGATTTTTCAAAAATAACAAAAAGTGATGATAATGTATATTCATATCCATATGCAGTAACAGATAATATCACAGAGAATGAACGTAATTTAGTTGCTACAGTTTCAATTAATGAGTCGTTAAATGCATCAGACACACTTAAATAGTCAGGCACAACGTATAGTGTAATTATAAGAGACAATCCCGATTTTAACGGTTCTGATTATGTCGATTATAGAAAAAATGGTAAGAAGATTATATAGACACTATATTTTAAAGGTGGACCAGATAAATCATTTGATGACAATTTAACACATTATAATATAACATGTGATGATATAAGTGTAATACGAAGTGATAAAGAAAAATATGAAGATGAAGATAAACCGTGTTATAAAATAACTGTTACTATTCCTGAAAATGATAGTACAACTTCTGATAAAATATATAAAATAACAGTAAAATATTAGTATAGTGATATTACAAAAGAATATTTGTCTACTTTTATAATATATCAGGGTAAATCAAATATTAATGCTGTTATAAATTTAACGAGTGGTACAGTAGATGGAAAAATAAACAATGCAGGGGAAACTATAACTCTTGAGTGTTATGGTGAACTTAATGGTGATGAAAAATCAGACGGTGAACTTACATGCTCAGATTCAAGTATAAATATACCTGAACCTATAATATCAGGAACAAGATGTATATATAATATTGAAATTGGTATATCATCAACAGATAGAACATTAACGTTTACATTTACATATACATTTCATGATAGTCAAGCAAAAGCAGATAAAACATTATCACAAGGTGCAGGAGAGTTTGAATTATTTGTTCATGCATATTATATGAGAGGTTCAACAAAAGTTGAAGATGATATGGAAGAATTAGCATTGCAAGCTACTGATTCAGGCTATTTTTATTTATAGTATTATGCAAAAGTAAAAAATGGTACATATATTGATACTAATTAGTCACATTATGAAGTTACATATGAAAAATATAATGATGGTGATATGACATATGAGTATCTTGCTGATTTTAAAACAGAAGAAACATCATTAAAAGATGATAAATTAGAATTAAAATGTAAATTTAGTTAGAATCCAAAAGACTCAGATTATGATTATGAGAGGTGTGTTAATTTTACGGTAAAATATAATATAGGTTCAGTTGACAATAAAATAATGTTAATTAATCAAGCAAGTGCGTTTGCTATTGGATTAGCTTCATTTGATTTTTTATTATTTGAATATATATTTTTAAATAATGCTGGTAGTTCACATATTCCATCAGAAAAAAATAAATTGACTGGTTCTGATTTGGATACAATAACACATATTACAAATAATAAAAATATTAAAATGAATATAACATCTCATAATAAAACATATATATTAAATAATACAACAATGGGATTTTCTGAGACTTTATATCCAAGTACAACTGAATATTGGCATCAAACGAACAATTATACAGAATATGAAGATATACTAGGTTTTTCTGGAGATAATAGATCAGGTTCATAGGAATCTATATTTATTAATATGAAAGAAATTTTAGCATAGATTAGTAATACATTATTAGAAAACAAATGTAAATATATTTACATAGATTTATATGGTCATATGTGGAGTCAGTTATGTAATGGACGTGTAAAAGTAACATATCGTACATTTAAGAATAAAGGGAGTAACCCATCAATAACATTAGATAGAAGCACAGAAAAATATATTTTTAATACAACTGATACAGAAGTAAATAAAGAATAGACAAAAACATATAATTTAACTGTATAGGAAGCAAATATAAAAAGTTCATATACATGGTTAGCAAGACTTACATATAATGTAAAAACAGGAAGTGGACAATTAGATTCTAGAAATTTATATGGTTATAAAAAAAGTACTGATAATGGGTTAACAGTATTTAATAGAACATATGCAGATAAAAATAGTGCATGTTTTTATATAGAAGGTTATAAATAGTATGATGATACGATTACATTAAAAACAATTAATATATCATATAGTGAAAGAAGTAATGATACAAGTACATATGATTTTAGTAGTTATTTGTGTTCTTCATTTAATGGAAATAATTCAGTAGGTGTATATTGGTAGTATTTTAATAGTTTTAGTGTTACAGAAAGCAATAAGAATGGTATAAATTGTAGTTTTGACAGATTAACTTTTAAATTTAATATAAAGCAAACATATAATTCATCTTATAGCTGGCCTACTCAAGAAAATAGAACACGAGAAGTTATTGTAAATACGGATCCTGCTTATGATAATATTAAATTTATTATAAAAATAATAGAACAAAAATATACAAAATGAATAAATTAATAAAGAAATTAGTTGAGTCCCTTTTTGATGATATAGACGATATTGTAGATACACCAGAACGTACAGTATCATAGGAATTATATAATAATGAAATAAGATAGCTTAAAAAGCTACCATATAATATCACTGAATATCCTGATAGTTTTGTGAATTTTGATAGGGCTGAAAATCTTTACAATATAGGATTAATATATATTAATGAAGCATGTAAAAATAAGTATTATATAAGATATTTTAATAATGTAAAAAAATTTCAGATTAATTGTAAGTTTAAAGACTATGATAATTCAATTGATATTGATACAATTGAAATTTATGGATTTGGTAGAACAAACAAATATGATTTAAATTGTATATTACATGTTAATGATAAAGTGATAACAGATATTATATTTAATATGGGACAACCACATTATAATATGGAGTTTATACCATATGATTATATAGGTAATGAATTATTTTTACAAATGTTTTATCTTATAAACACATATATAGAAAATGGGTATAAAATAAAAAATATTATATTGAACGCAGAAGATGATATATATCATAAAACAAAAAATATAATTATTGGAGATACTAGAAAAGAAGTTATTGATCCAAATAAAGTTATTCCTATTAAAGAAGAATATATAAATTTATATAGTAAAATTAATATATTTGTTACAAATAATAATGAAAATCCTATTAAGTTGACAAAATTATGTAAAAATGTAATACTTGGATATTCTTTAATTTGTGAAAATTTAAAAACATTTGAACTATTTTTGTTATATCTTAAAAAATTAGGATTTAAATTATTCAAAATGGAACAGCAACCACTTATTATGAATCCATCGGAGTATAATGGTTTTAAATATGGTGAGGATTTATTTAAACAATTCTTAATAGACTATAATATACCTAATTATAAGTTTAGTAATAAAAAAGATATGCATGAAATTATAAATATTATTGTAAATAAAGTAATTTCACATTTACAAGAAAATAATAAATTAAATGCAAAGTCTTTATCTGACTATTCATCAAATTATATGACAAGTAATAAAGTTATAGAGAAAGGAAAAGATGAAAAAGGTAATTTTATTATAATACAATATAAATTAGATTACGACGATGATAAAGTAAAAGACCATGTATATTCAAAAACCGATTGGAAAGTATATTAGTCGGGACTTATTGATTTAGTTGATGAAGATTTATATTGGTCAAAAATGGATAAGTAATATTATATAATATAATTAAATGAGATCTATATTAATTTATAGATCTCATTTTTTATTTAATAAATATTGAAACTAATTTTTAGTTTATAATTATGTCAAAAACACAATTAACTCCTAAATAGCTTTTTGAAAATAGAAATACAACAGATATTTTTGACAGAGCAGTTTTGGTAGGATTACTTAAGGTATTTAACAGAAGATTATATTACGAGCAAAGATGGGATGATACAGAAGATGGAATAGAAAATGTATGTGTTCCATTCTTTTATGATTTTGGTGGTTCAAATCAAAATTCAGAAAAGTTTATCCAAGATAATTATACAAATTTCACAAGTGATGAATGTACAGATATTGGACTTCAAAAAATAGACGGTAATTTTGATAGATACCCTTAGGGACGTTTATCAATGTCAAGCGTTCAAATAGAATCAGGAAATATCACTAACAGGTTTGTAATGGGTAAGTATACAAAAAGAGAAAATGGTAAACTTAAATCTTATGTATCTTATCTTTATTCTATGCCGTTAACATATAGTTTCAATGTTGAAATAAGATGTTCAACAATGGCAGAGGCAATGAAAATTAATCAAGCATATAGAGAATTCTTTTATAAGAATTTAACATATCATATTAATTATAAAGGAACTGTTGTTCCTGTTCGTGTGGGGTTTCCAGAATCCGCATATCAACCAACGGCAGGAGGAACTTATACTTTTGGACAACTTCCATCAGAGACTATGATTAAAGTTCCATTTACTATATAGTGCGAAACATATCAACCTATATTTGATAGATATAATGAACGTCCAGCAGATAATGTTATAAGGAATAATGGTTATGCTATATGGGTAAATAGAAATCATCCAGAAAAAGTAACAGGGCCATTACATTGGGTAACAGATTTTGAAGATATGATATTGGTATCAGGTTAGGACCTTTTAGTTGAATGGAAATATTCATATCAAGATAGAGATCTTCTTCAAGTTGATATTCTATATGAAGATGAAAAAGGCGAATAGTTCGTATTGGATTCAGTAGATAACCATAATTTCTATCATTGGAAAATACCAACAGATTTTATAGATAATCCCTCACGTATAGATATTCTCGTACCTAATACAGAAGAATGTACAGTATATACAAATCCTGAAATCTATATGTATCCGGATCCAGAAACTCGTATAGTAGATGAATCGACTGTATATGTATTAAATAAAGGATATTTTATTACGGCAAATTCGCAAGTTGATTGTATAATATCATATGAAGATAATAAAGGATAGGTAAAAGAAATTCCAGCGAAACTTAATCTTAAGAATTTCATGATAGATGAAACAAATCCTATTGAATTCAAATGTTTCGTATATCCAAGAGAAGTAAATACAAAACAAGTTAAATTAATATTAAGAGATCATTATAATACAGAGAATAAATGCATAAGTGATTCTATATTAATAGTTTAAGCATATTTTGTGAAATATGCTTATTTTTTACATAAATAAATAATAAAAATAAAATAATATTTAAACTTAATGGGAAAATTAAATAAAGACGAGCTTTTAGCAGGTGTTCGTAATATTATTCAAGAAAGTTTTAATAGAGATACAGAAAACTTTGATGGCACTACTAAGTTCAATATTCATAGATATGTGAATGGTCTTATCGAAGAAGGTCATAAGAACCCCGATTTGATGAACTATTTGGTTGAATATAATAACGCACTTTCTAATGGTGCATAGGACTTTATGCTTTTTGAACAGTTCGGACAAGGACTTACTAAATATGCAAAAGGCAATAAGTCTGTTAAATCTGTTATTGAGCAGATGAACAATACCTTAGCAACAGATGGTGCTAATCTTGTAGGTTATCAACTTATTGAACAACTTAATGATCCTTATATAAAGGATGAGGTTAAGTATGCTTATAATCAATATGTAGCAAATAAATGTCAGGAAACAAAGGATACATTGGTAGATGTATTGTCACCGCTTGTAGAAGAAGGAAATCCTATTGCTACAAAATTAAATATTCTTATTACAGAAGAATCTTCAATGTCCGCTAATTTTATTCATGCAGATTATGTAAATGAATCAGAACAAAGAGATTTTGAGAAGAAGCTTCAGGAAAAACGTGATAAGAAAACAATGGACCAAATTTTCTCAAAGGTCCAACGTTATATCGATGAAAAACTTGATGAAGATGAAAAAGCAAAGTTAACAGAAAAAGAAAATTACTGTTTGAATGCTATTGCTAATAATCAAGGTATTAATCTTTCCGAACATATTAATAATATCCGTCATTCAGACGCTTCTTCCAACCAACGTCTTATGGAGGTTATTAATCTTTATTCAAACGCAATTAATCAAGGTGCATATGAAGAGAGACTTTATGAGACTTTCCTTCAGAACGTATCTAAGTTTAATTATCTTCTTCCTGTTAGTAAGGCAATGAAATCTATTGTCGAGAAAGTAGATTCAAAACGAGAGGAAATCACACTTACTAAGATTTTGGAGGAAATGAAGGATGATCATTCTTCATTCATTTATGTAGATCTTATTCAAGAAGATGTTGCACGTTATGTAAAGGAGCCAAATGCAATTAATAGAGTTCAGTTACGTAATGCTTTAATGCCATATGCTTCTGATCCATATATTAACGAAATGTTCAATGTTATTTATTCTGATAACTCACGTAGAGCTAATGAACTTACAGAGAAAGCATTGAATATTAAGGACCAAATTAATATTATTAGAGAGAACGCTACAGTTTCTAACATTTATACACCAGTACAATATGTTAAGGAAAATGAAGCAATTTTCAATGTTAATGGTCAATTCTATGTAAAGAAAGGAAATAACATTACAGTTCTTGATGAGAAGTATGTAGATGAACTTGATGAGAGATTTGTTGAACTTTGTAGACTTGTAAATGATCCACATGTAGAGATTAATGAGGATAATATTATTCTTCATGGTAATGATAAGTATGCTACGATTTATGAAGGCTATGTAGACCTTTATGGACATAAGGAGTCAAGAGAGTCACTTCGTAATCTTAGAGAAATGTGCATGAAGTATGATGATTACGATACAAACTTCTATATTATGTGTTCATGCCTTTTGGAGAACTTTAATAATATCGCAAAGATTGATTGGGCAAAGCATGTAACTCTTAATGAGAATAATAATATTAATGCAGATTTGTTTAGACTTGACCAAAATATTTTCATTGCAACTCATAACGATGCTATTGGACAACATACATTCTATAGAAATGTAAATCCTATTTTCTGTAAGAATAAGTTGAATGAACATATGGGTATTAACGTATCTTCATTGTTTAGTGATTTGCTTCCATCTCAAGATAAGATCATTCTTAAACTTAATGAGACAAAGAATCAATATGAAGATTCTATCGAGAAATATGAAGATATGATTGATAAACTTAATAAGGCTCTTGAGTCTGCTTCTGATGAAAATAAAGAGAAACTTGAGAAAGCTATTTCTGACGCAGAAGAGAAACTTGATGATATTAAAGCTGAATATAAAGAATGGCAAAAACAAGCAGATGATGCAACAGGCGAAGATCATTCAGATGATGAAGATACTGATTCAGAAGCGGATACAGAAGATACAGATGATGATACAAATGATGGTTCTGTAACTAAGGAAAAACCAAATGAACCAATGTCTGATGATGAAGTTGACGCAAATAAAGATGAACTTTCACAACCGTTAAGTGGAGAAAATGGAGATTCTGAAGCAACTGATAACTTTAGTGATGAAGAGTCTGATGAATCTGATGATAGAGTATCTGATGATGAATTCGCTAAGTTCTTAGGTAGTGATTCTGATGATGAAGATTCTGAGGAAGATGGTACTGGTTTTGATGATGCTGCCGCCGATGCAATAGATGCTGATAATGATGAAACAGAAGATGAACCAGATTTTGAGGATTCAGATGATGAAGATTCAGATGAAGATATGTTTACTTCTGATGATGATAATGATCAAGATGATGAAGAAGCATTTAAGGAAGTAAGTTTCGATGACGATAATAATTCTTCAATTGATTCAGAGGACGATGACGATATTTTCGAACCAGAAGAAACAGAAGATGATACAATTTCTGATGAAGATAATGATGAAATGAATTCTGAAGATGATACTATTGGTGACACTTCTGATGAGGATGAACCTGAAAATACAGGTATGACAACTGTTGATATGGGTACAGATGATGAAACGTCTGATGATGAAGTTGCTGAACCAGGTGACGAAGCTACAGATGTATTTGGTGGCGATACAGAAGATCCTCTTGGAACAAATACGGATGTTGAAGAAAATCCAGAGAATACACCTAAAACAGAGGAAGAAGAAAAAGAAGATGCATACCAACCTAAATTCTCTTATAAGATTGCAGATGTAATGTTTGATGAGAATGTTAAGGAAGGTAAGAAAGAAAAATCAGGTTCTGTTATCGTAATCGTTCCTATGATTGATGGCACAGGTAAGAAGTATGTAGAGAACAAGACTATAGAATTCTATCTTGATGATAACAATAATCCTATTCTTGATAACGAACCTATGACTAATGAACTTTATGCCGCTGTTATCGACGCAATTAAGGGACATCCTGATTATACATCTATTTGTGATACTGCTGAACCTGCAAATGAGGAAGTTGGTCCAACAATTGCCGCTTTACGTGGTTCAGATGATGACAATGATGAAGATTGGGAAGATGCATATTTAAGAGACGGTAATGATGAAGACCGTGATGTATTTTCACAGAAACTTGATTCTGATGATGACGATGATGATTGGGAGTGGGATTATCCTTTAAGTAAAATGGAAGATGATGAAGAATCAAATGAAGATGATTCTGATGACGATGATACTTTTGGTTTTAATATGAAGGAAGTAGATGATGCTGATTCAGACGATGAAGATTCAGACGATGAAGATGTAATTATTCCAACATATAAATCAGGTAATACTGAGATTGAATTACCAGCACCTTCCGCTGATGGTACAGAGATACCAGAAAAGAAAGTAGTAAAAACTGATAAGAAACCTTTAAAAGAACATAAATCTATCAAGATTACACCTGTATTCAAAAATAAAGCAGGTAAAAGTTTTTTCTTAAATGAAGCTACCATCAAGGCTTCTAAATCAAAGGATTAGAAAGGTACTCCTCTCACAGAAGAGATAATTGATGGAAGTACCACAAACGAGATTTCTACATCCGATTCTAAAGGTAATGATCCAATAGAAGATTATAATGAAGAAACAGATTTTGATACATTAGGTAAAATGCATGATAAAGCAATAAAGTCTGCAGAAAAAGCAATTAATGATGAACATAATATAATTGTTACAGATATTGATTCTTATGGTGAAGATTCAGATACTGTAAAGTATTTCGTAATATCAGAAGAGTATGATGGTGATTCTGAATCATATGCAATATATCAAATTGGTGCAGATATTTATTACAGGGATGCAAAAGAATTTTATCAAATATTAGAAGATTTCAAAGATGAAGTTCCTGGACAAACAATAGAGTCTTTAAAAGTTGATTATTCAGATAAGGGTGAACAACTTACATCTTATAATATAACTGATACTGATGATTGTATGTTTGTTGTTTCTTCTATATTCAGCGCATTAACAGGGAAATCATATGACGCTAATAATAAGTATATAAATGAGAATTGTAAGATTAAACGTTCAACAAAGGTTGACGCAGATAATGATCTTGATAATTCAAAAGCTGCAAATGATGCTAAATATGGTACGCAAGAAGATAACGATTTTAAATAGGAAATCGAAGATAAACAAAAGAAAGACGGTTTAGTTGGAGCATTAGATCCACAACAGGATGAAAATGAAGCAGTGAAACCAAAACTTCCTAATGTTAATCTTGTAACTGAAAAACAAAAGAAAAATCCTTTCTTAGAGGAAGGCGCAATTATTGAATATGAGGTAAATGATAAGATTCTTTATAAGAATGAACCATGGACTGTATATGCAGTTGAAGAAGAAACTGGTGATAAACAAAAGTTGAAGATTACAAAAAATGGTAAAACTATTGATGTAACTTCAAATGAGATTAAACCAGATCCTTCTCAATTCAAAGATATTGACAATACGCCAGATCAATTTGAATTTGATAAGAATAACTTGAATAAAACACCAGAAAATCCTAAAGCAGAAAAGATGAATGATTTGAATGGTAAAACTGTTGAATGCAATATAGTTGTAGACTCACAAGTTTTAACTAATACATTAAATGGTAAAAGATTCAAGGCAAATCTTAAAGATATTCTAGAAGGTGTAGATGATGTAAGAGTTTATGTTGATGGTAATGAAGAAACATGGCATAAGGATAATATAGACATTCCTGTTGAAGATTGGATAAATGCTGTTATTGCTTCAGAAAATGATGAACCATTACGTAAAATAAAAGTTAATCCAAAATCATATGTTGATACAACAGATGATACAGGATTAGTTGATTGTACAGTAGGCGGTAAATTAACATAGTTACCAAAGCATGCAATAAGAATTTTAGTTTAATTTAAACTAGACTTTTAATTATATTCTAAATAATATAAAGAGTAGGTATTTGATAATAAATCATTTATCTACTCTTTTTATTTTAATAATTTTTAAGATATGAGAAATTGGTTATTAGCAGATGAACAAGTAAAATTAAATGAAATATATGGTGGGTATATGCCGAAATATAAGCATGTTCACCTTTATTACCAATATACATGTGGAACAAATTCACCATATGAATTTGATATAATATTAGATAATGCAAATACAAGTTCTTATAATGAATTAAGATTCAGTAATGGTAATTATAGGTTAAGTGCAAAGATGTCTTATAAAAGTTTTACATTAGACCAACTAATAGAATTATTACCATCTACTATATATTGTGATAATGAATATAATGCTGTTAATGTAGAAACAACAAAAAATTATCATGCATTAAAATTACATATAATTAAAAGAAAAGATACAAACAATGATATTGATTATATGTATAAAGTAATGTATAAACCATTAGAGACAAAAGGTATATATAAACATATAAAATTAAAGAAATATGAGTTTAAAGATCCTGTACTAGAAGGAGATGAACTTATAACGCTCATATATGATTTAATGATGTGGTGTATATCACATGGACATTTAATAAAGAAAAAATAATGATAGATAATAGACATTTTTAATTTATCATTATATACATAATAATGAGAGTCAATACAGCAAACTATTTTATTATACTATATTTTATGATTGATAGGTAACAACAAGACTCTTGAATTTTTGTTATTAATATGAAAGTTAATACCGCAACTTTTTATTTTAATAATTTTTGGATAATTAATTAAATTAATGACTTTTGAATAACAAAATTAAAACGAATAATTTTATGAAACTTGAAGAGATTTTTGCATTAAAGACTACAGAGAATGGTGACAAGGCATATAGTACAACAATGAATCCTATGTTGGATATTTTGTTTATGTCTGAGTATTATAGTAAGCATCTTGATGAGATTCCTATGATTGGAAAATCAGATAGAGAGAAACTGTTTGCTATGATGATGCGAGATCCTAGATTTGGTTTGGGTAGACGTGAACTTGGACGCAGACTTATGTTGATGACTGATGTAACACCAGATATGGTTGTTAAAGCTGGTCGATATGATGACTTGTTTATTGGTTGGGAGACTATGCCAGATGACGCCTTTGCAAATATGTGTGAATATTTGTATAAGGAAATTCGTAATGGTAATGAACTTTGTAAGAAGTGGATGCCACGATATTCATCTAAGAACCTTATGCTTGCTCGTAAGATTGCAAAGCAGTTTAGAATGAATAAACAGACATATGGACATTTCATTAAATCTGATACAACAGAGCAGAAACTTTCAAGACATAATACAGAAGCTATTAAGTTTGAACAAGTGCCTTCACTTGCGATGATTAAGTATTTTAACCGTTTTGCAACAGGTGACGATACAAAGGAAAGATTTGCTAAATATCAGGAAGATGTACGCTCTGGTAAAGCAGAATTGAAGATTTCTACTACTAATGTATATGATATTTACAAGAATCGTGAGAAGATTGATCCAGATCTTTTCTTTAGTAAAATTGAAAAGATTTCAGGAAGTTGGATTCCAGTAGTAGATACATCAGGATCTATGCATGATTCTAATGATAGTATGGGTAAGGCTTATGCAGTAGGTCATTATCTTGCTAAATGTTCATCTTATGCACCTGATACTGTATTGAGTTTTTCAAGTCATCCGCAGTTATTGAAACTTGGTATTGAAAATACATATCAAGAATATTATTGGAGAACTTCTGTTACAAAAACACAGAAGATTACGGAAACTTCACAATATATGAGAGAGATTCAATCTATGTATACAGGTGATTGTTCAAATACAGATTTTGCTGCTGTATGTGAAGCATTGAAGAATCTTGATAAAGAGAATGCACCAGAATGGATTATTGTATTATCTGATATGGAAATGGATTGTGGTAGTAATCAAACAAAAGATGAGATGATGGATATTTTTAAAAAGAATAATATGAATACTCATATTGTTTGGTGGAATTTTAATTCAAGAAATACTACAGTACCAGAAACAGATAATTATGGAAATATTTATATGTCTGGATATTCACCAATGTTACTTAAGTTTCTTAAGGTTGGATTTAATGGACAAAAGTTTTTGGATGCTCTTATTGATGAGTATTCAGTTGCGATAAATAAATAACCTATTTTAAAAGCGCTAATATATATTAAGGGATATAAACGTTCAACTTCTACGTTTATATCCCTTTTCTTTTTATACATATCTATCGAAATAAATATTAAAATAATATTAATTACTTAAAAATACAAATGTATATATTTTAGATTTTATCCTATTTTTTTAAGAAAGTAGGGGATCAAGAAGCAATAAAAGAATTCATTGATTCCTTATTTAAAATTCCTAAAGTATTAAGAAATTTATTGGGTATTGTTATTTTATTGGGTGTTATATATTTTAGTTATTCAAAAATATATAATAATGAAATCCAAGAATTACATACAGAAGTTAAAGATTTAAATGAAATAGTAAATACTGCAGTAACAAAAGATGATTATGCAGATGATATATATTATATTTTAGATGTAATAAATATTGAAGAAGAAGTATTACATCATGCTTATAATACAACATAGCTTGAAATTGATTTAATGTATAGATTTATTTCATAGAATCACCCAAATGATCCTATTCTTCAAGATTTATATTCAATGAAAGAACGAAATGATTATACATATAAGTTCTTTACTGAAAAATATAAAAAAGCATTAGATAAATGCAATAAGTTAACAAAATATAAAGCAATAGAAGATACTTTAAAAATAGAAGATAAATAATTAAAAGAAGTTATTACAGTGGGAGAAAATATATTAAAAATAATAACTTTAATGAAAAATGATAAATGCTAATTAGACAACTCAAAAATGTTATAATTCATTTAGTTGTATAGGTTCTATCCTAATTATTATATTTGTATTGGGATCTATTATTTGGGATATTTGTATAACTAAACCTGCTATGCGTGATTCTATAGATGATATACGTGTAGAAGTAAAAGATATACATCAAAAGTTAAATACAAAGCTTTCTAATGATACTATAGAATTTATGAAAGCATATAATATGTTGAAACAAGAAGAAAAACAGCAAACACAAAATAATAAATAATCTAATTAAAATATACTAAATTTAATTTTAACTAAATTTAATATAGATAAATAATTAGATAAATAATTTAAATAACAGAATACTTAATAAATTAATTATAATAATCAATTCTACTGAATTAACCATACCAAATTAAAATGGTTATATTTAAAGAACAGATTTTAATAAAGTATACTTAGAAAACAAAAAGTGTAATTATATATAAATCAAAATTTTAATATAGTGATTTAATTATATAAATAATTTGTAAAAAGTAATCTGAGTTAAACTTTAATACGGATATTTTTATTTTATATCCATTATTATATTGAATAAATATTATAAGTTATTAAATTATCAAATTAAAACGTAAATATTAATAAAAATAACTTAGATAAATATTTTAAGAAATTCAATATAAAATTTAACAAAAAATTAATAAACAAAATTTTAATATGAAAGTAAAAAGTAATAAGTCTGTTGCATAGGCTTACGAATCATATGTAAATCGTGCAACTGCTAAGAATAGCGACAAAGCTATCTATGAATCATGGGCACCTACTATTAAGAAAATCACAGGTGTTGAAGATGCTGATAAACTTGCTTGGATGTCTCAGCTTGCACATAATACAGCAAAGTTGAATGAGGATGCATTCGTAATGCCATCTAACGCATATTCACAGTTCGGTGGTACATATCAACCATATAACAACCTTTATAATACACTCGGTGTTGGTGATCCAGTTCCTGCTGGCAAACCTGCTTTGACTGGCGCTGACTACGCTGATAACAAGAACCTTGGTTCTGGTGACAAGTATCCTACTTTGTTACCTCTTGCTCTTAAGGTCGCTGCTAAGACTATCGGTTTCGAACTTGTAAACACAACTCCACTTGATGGTCCTACCGGTGTTCTTCCTTATATGGATTATGTATATTCAGGTTCAAAGCAACCTTATGGTGCTACTCCTGCTTATTCAGCTCGTACACAGAATCCTCAGGCTAACTCTCAGACTAACGCTCCTTTCGAGATGTATGGTCTTCCTCATTCATTCAAGGCTTCTATTGCTCCTGGTGAGGCTACTGTTGCTGATGGTTCTACAACAGATTCTTCTACTGCTGTTAAGTTGTCTCCTGCACAGATTAAGCGTATGTTGAAGGGCGCTTCTGCAATGCCTGCTGGTACAACACTTGTATCTGCATCTGATTTTGTAGATTTCGATTCTTCTCATCCACATGTAGGTGCTTCTAACGAACTTGTAGTTGAGTTCATTGGTTGGTCTCGTATCGATGGTGATCCTATGTTCAAGGTAGTTTCTGGTACACAGTCACTTGGTGCATATTTCAATGGTGGTTCACTTGATTTTACTGCAGTTTATACTCCAGTTGGTTCTTCTGAGGAAGTAAATGTAGTTCTTACACTTCACGCTCCTCGTCTTATCTCAATGCTTGAGGATCAAATTCAAGGTTTCACAGGTGCTGGTGAGCGTGATCGTGACGCTTGGTATGGTACATATCAGGATGGTACAACACTTTATGAACCAATGAGTCGTGGTACTGGTGAGCAAACAATGGCTCGTCAACTTTCACTTCAGTTGTTCACAAAGAACGTACAGGTTGGTACAATTATGGTGGGTTGCGCTGTAACACAGGAACAGGTAACAGACCTTCAGAAACAATGGGGTATCGATGTTATCAAGATGGTAGAGAATGCTGGTATCAACGAGCTTTCTGCAACTATTAACCGTCACATCACATCTCGTTTGTTCGCTCTTGGTTGGAAGAACCATTACAAACTTGTTGAGGTTGAAGGTCCTGCAGCTAACTTGAATCTTAGCTTCGATCCTTCTTATACTGCAACTTCTGGTGTTCGTATGACTCCTGCTCTTGCAATTCCTCAGTCAGATATGAATGATGCAACTGGTGTTGCTTATAAGAGCTATGTAAATGTTGCTCTTCCATACAAGCCAATGTATATTCCTTCTGGTGCAGCTTTCGAAAACCGTGATACTCTTCTTAAGAGACTTGCTGTTAACTTCTTGGCTGCTTCTAACTGGATTCTTCAGAGAGGTCGTTATGGTGCAGCTACATTCGCTGTAACTAACATCACAATCGCTACACTCCTTCAGAGTAACGCTAACTATACATTCTCACCTGTTGCTAACACTATTTCTCAGAATGGCGGTTCACTTTATCCAATCGGTGGTATGTTCGGTTTGACAATCTATGTTGACCCTCTTATGGGTGGTTCTGATAACCGTGTACTTGTTGGTCGTAAGGGTGGCAAGGATGAACCAGGTGTTCACTTCTGTCCATATGTAATGGCTGAATCAGTTCAGATTATTGCAGAAGGTACAATGAGTCCTAAGCTTATGATAAAATCAAGATATGCTCTTGTAGACGCTGGTTTCTATCCAGAAACACAATATCTTACATTCTGTGTAGATGTTGCAGGTCTTTGATAATTTTATCAAACAATTATATAATAAAGTCTCTAAGATTAATTTCTTAGAGACTTTTCTTTTTATATATAAATTTTAAATTACCAGGGCCGAATACTCTATAATGTTTTAATGAATGCATAATTTCTATTTCTGTTAAATTCTTATCATATCCTAATGATACTAATTTATTTTTAGTATAATTCAAACGATTTTCTCTTATATTATTAACTACCCACCAATATTCATTATCTATTATTTTATCTATAATAAATCCACTATTAATATATGATGATCCTTTTAAATCAATCCATGATAAATCCGCATAACTATATATAGATGATATATTAAAATTAGTAATAATATATTTCATTAATTTAGAAAAACCACCAATAACATTAATATATTTTTTTGTACATAAACGTAATAGCTCATATGAAACAGTGTCTTTATTATGTCCTATTAAGTTTCGAGATTTACCTAATCCTATTACTTCAACTAATTCATTATTATAATATAATCCAACTTTTATAGATGCATTAACAGATCCATGTAAATGATTTTCATTACAAAAATCTCTATATAATTTAGGAGTTAATTCTTTAATTATACATTTTCTTGCATATACATGTTTATTTAATTTTAATTTACTAGATAAACGACTTAATATAATTTCTTTCTTATTAATATCATTCCAATCATCTTCCCATATATAAATTAAAGAATAACCTAATTTTTCTATAAATTCTTTCTTTTTATAATGATAATAATTATCTGATTTTTGTAATTCAGAATGCCAATATAAACCATTACAATCTATTGCTAAATTTAATTCAGGAATTAATATATCTACTTCATAATGTTCCTTACCATTATAAATATGTTTATTAGTTAATATAGAATATTTTGTATCTTTTATTAATTTACCAATTTCATTTACAACATCTTTTTCAAAATTACTCATAAACGTTAATTCTTTATATTCACATTTATTGCAATATATATGCTTTATATTTCTGTAATAATAATTTATTGCTTGTCTATTAATTTCATTTATATGACCACATTTATTACATTTAATTTGAAATGTATCATTATTATTAGAAATATATGTATAATTCATTTCTGATATTTTTTTAATAATATCATTTAATGAATTTATTTTTCTAGCTTTTGCTGATTTATCAGTAATTACTTTATGTGCATTATTCCCATATTTTTCATATATTTTATTACGAACTTCCTTTGATTCTAATGCACATTTAACACCATATTTTTCTAATGTTGATTTTTCTCTATTCTTATTTGCTAATTCTGTTTGAACACCACATGATGCACCATTATGTTTCTTCTTAAAATCTTCAAAGAATTTTTTCTTAAATTCAGGATCTTGCATATTATGTGTAATTCCATTATGATTTTTCGCATATGTTTCTCTCATCTTTTTCTGAATTTCTTTAAAGTCATGGTGATATTTATTTCCATATGCAACTGATTTTGCTCTACATTCCTTTGTACCACATGTAGGAAAATAACCAACAGGAAATTTATGGAATTTTCTAGATTTACCACAATGAGGACATTTTTGAATTTCTGTTATATTATTATACCAACAATATACACGTTCAGATTTCTCCGGATTATGTTCATCTAAAAATGATGTTTTCTTTTTTAATGTATCTAATAAATCTTCATGGTATCGTAATAAATTATTAAATCTTTTTATATTGAAATCTTTTCTATATTCATCTAAATTTAATTCCATAATTATAATTTATATTTTAAAATTCCTGCACTATAACATTTAACTAAATCTTGTTTATGTTCAGAATCTTTAATTTTATTTAATCTATTATATCTTATTCCTTTATACATCCATTTCCAATTATCACTTCTGCTTATATAAGTCATTCCAAGATTCTCATAAAGTTTACCGTTTGATATATCACATTCTGCATAACTGATAATATTTTTATAATCATAATGTTTTTTAAAATGTGAAAATAATTTACTGGCGCCTCCAATTATTTGATAATTAAGTTTATTACAAAATCTTATTATCTCTATATCATCATTATCAGATTTGAATCTGGATTTACCAAATGTCATTATTGAAATTAATTCATCATTATAATAAAGTCCTAATCGTATTTTATCTATCGAATATCCTTGAAGGTGATTTTTATTTATAAATTCTTTTGCTATATTATAAGGAACTTCTTTAATTATTGTTTTCCTTGCATATATTCTGATATTATATATTCCTAATTTTGATTTAATAAGTGAATATACTATATCTCTTTTATATAAGAGATCATCTTCCCATATGAATATTAATTGAATTCCTTTATCTTTACATTGTTTCCATTTATTATAATGGTAATTTTTTGTTTTAAATTTATCGGAATGCCACCAACAGCCATTATATTCTATAGCAACATTATTATTAGGAAAATAAAAATCCAATTCACCTTTAATAATATCTTGTGTATTTTTAATTACATTTAAATTTAATGAATCAATAAATTTTCCTAATTCTATTTCTTGAGATGATTTATTAAATCCATATAAGTGTTTATCACAGAATTTTCTATATTCATTTGCTGTTGGTGAAAATGAAACTTTAGTATCACATATACAACAATGTGGTCTTCCTTTTAAATCATGAAGAAATTGATAATATACTTCTTTCATAACTATATTATCATTAAATGATTCTACATATTTTTCAAAATAAGTTATTAGAATTTTATAATATTTAGGAAAATAAGTTAACCACCATTTATATTTCATATTATGTGAATATTTCTTATAAAACTCAGGAAATATCTTTTGGAATTCATTTATTTCTTTTTCTGTAGGTATATATGTATCTATTATGTTTTTGTTACATTGAATACAGAATGTTCCGTTATTATATTCATGTATTTTATTTGCCGTAGTTTTATAAACCGGTATATTACCATGAATACAATAATTATTGAATATATAATAATTTGGTTTTGAATAATCACAGTTCATATTTTCTGTATATGAATCTACTTTATGTATATTGACATAATGTTTCAATGCACCTTGTTTACATTTATCAGCATGCTCATTAGACAAATGTTGATATTCTGCTGTACATTCTTTACAACAACATTGTTGAAATCCTATTTTGAAATTCCGTAATTTCGTGTTATTGTTACAATTAGGATTTTTACATTTAGGTATAGTAGGAATATCTTTTAATATACAATAAAGTATTTCTCTGAATTCATCTTCAGAAAAATGTTGTTTATATACATTATAAAATTCAGGAAATTTATTAAATACAGATTTTTTAATTAATGATTTTGATTTTATTTCATTATCTATTATATAAGTTTCTTTTAATCCTTTTATTATATCATTGGTAAATATTTCTTGAATAGTGTTCATAAATTTTTAAGTATATTTCACATTATTTATATATAAAAGAATACTCGAAGTTTATGTTTATTTTTTAAAAACAAATAGGTATTTTTTAACTATAAATATAAGGTAAGAAATTAAACAGCAAGTATAGTTATGCAATTAAATGATTATATAAAGCAATATAATAATAATGAAATAAGTTTAAGACAATTAATATATATAGTTAGAAATCATGAAGATATTAATAAAGAAGTATATGAGTTTACAGATTTTTTAAAGAATGATGAAGATATATTAGAGAGACTTTATTATGTTATTCATGATTTGCATGAGATAGTAACATGTAAGTATTGCAGTAAGAAAGCAGTATGGAGTGGACGTATAGGAAACGGATACAAAACTACATGTGGATCTTATATATGTAAAGCGATGCATGCTTCTATGACTCGTGAAAAATACAAGGATAGTTTTGAGATTGCTAAACACAGGGATTCAAAATTCGTAGATTGGCAGAATTCAATTACTGAATTAGATGAAATGAATGATTATATTATTAAGAATCATATCATATATGATAAATATGTTCCATTGATTACTAATAAGTACATATTGGATTATCTTAATAATAGATATAAAGATTCTGCATCTATATTGGAAACTGTTCAACGAATAAGGAAAGGCGTAGAAGAAAAACCTACATGTCCCGTATGTGGAAAACCTGTTATTTGGGTTGGTAAGAATACAAAGTTGTATACTAAATATTGTTCAACAAGTTGTTCCAGTAAGGCTCCAAGATTTAAATATATTCCGACACTATTGATTAAGTATACTGTTGATGATAATATAAATGAGATTATTGAGAAACAAGATAAGATTGATATAGAAAAAGAAAAGCAGGAGAAATTAAAGAAATCAATTCATAATAAGGATAAGGAAACGAAAAAAACATCAAGTATCAATGATGTATTTCCTATTAAGACTGAGACAAATAGTTTAGATATTAAATCAGAAAAGAAAAAAGAAAAAATAGTTGATAAGAATACACCTATATCTGATTTATTAAGTAAGCCTAAATACAAACCTGTATTGATTAACGGTGAAGAAGAGACAGAAGAAAATATGTGTAAGAGCGCTAATGCTACATCCGCACATGTTAATGAGATTGTCGATAAGTATTTAGATAGAGAGTTTGAAAAAATTCAGAATATATATTTCCCACCTTCTACTGTTCATCCTGTTACAGAATTAGATTGTATCAAGGAATTTGAATATATAAAATCAAAGGATAGGAATTTGAAGACACCATCCAAGATTATTAAGATGTTTCATAAGTCTATTATATATGCACATATTGAAAATAGTGTTTCACCTTTTGATGGATGGAATATGATTAAAAATGATAAGGAATTATTCAGGAAGTTATTATGTAATAGATTGAAATTTGCTGATTGGTATAAATCAGAAGAGCATAGGAAATATATTGATTTATGTTATGTTCCTGATTTTATATATGGAATTGGATTGAATGCATCTAGGATGTTTCAGACTGTTACATATTTCAAACCGGATTTAGCAAAATATCTTATAAAGAAATATCTTAATGAATTTGATACAATATTTGATCCGTTCTCGGGATATAGTGGAAGAATGATAGGAACATTGGCATGTAATAAATCATATATAGGTAGAGATTTATGTGAATCAAGTGTTAAGGAAAGTAAGGAGATATATAAGTTTTTGAAACCTATAATTGATTCTGATTTATTAGTTAACGTTACATGTGATTTAGGAATTGCAGATTGTTGTAAGAATACTGGTAAATACCAATGTTTGTTGACATGTTCGCCATATGGAAATATTGAAAATTGGCCTGGAGTAGAGTCTGTTAACAGAGGATGTGACGGATGGATAGATATTTGTCTTAAGAATTATGATTGTCAGAAATATTTGTTTGTGACAGATGATTTGATTACAAAATATGTGCCATATATAAAAGAAACGTTGACAAACAGATCTCATTTTGGTTCCAATAAAGAATATGTTGTTATAATAACGAAAGAAGAACGGGATAAGATTATACAAAATATTAAAGGTTGAATATTACTCTTAATATTCAACCTTTTTCATTTATCATACGCTCAAATTTTGAATTATTATATCTATTATAAAATAGTTTTTTTGCACGTATTTTTACTTTTTGTATTCTTTTTAAATAAATCTTCAATACTTGTTGTATAGTATTAATACCGTATATATCATTAAAATTCTATTTATATTTCTGATTTATTATATTTAAATTATTCATCATTAATATATCATTAATATATTTTTCAATATTATAATATATTAATAAAAAATTACCAGATTGTATATTTAAATATATAAATTTTTTAATTTGTGTATATGTATACTTACTTTTTAAAAATTTTATTCTTCTTATATTGTTTAAATCATGTTTATAACTATCATCTATATTTTCTAAATATGCAGTATATTCTGAATATGCAACATAATCTATAAATGAACTTAAATAATACATAATTGACGTTTCATTATTTTGTATAAGATTTTTATTATATGTTGTAAAACTTATTTCTGGTTCATCCTATAATTCATATGTTTGTATTAAATAATCTCTAAATAATACTTCTTTCTATTGTATATCATTTGTAATTTTAATTGTGTGATCAAATATATGTTTTATCTCATGATATATTGCTGGTACAATAGAATCTATATTAGTAAATTTTAACGGATTTATAAATATCACTGTGTGTTCAACTATATGATTCTAATAATTATATTTAAATTCAACTTCAGGTGTAAATACCGATGTAAAATTAAATGTGGAATCAACTACAATATTTAATTTCCATATAAAATTAAATACGTTTTTTACATAAAATTCTTTATAATACGGTTGTTTTTCAGTCTTTGTCATATCATATATTCCGGTTGCTATTGTTTCAATTTTTAAACGAAATGACTAATCATTATAATTTAATATACCATACTATTCATATAAATCATCAGAATATAATTTATGAAAATTGTCTATACATGCACCATGTAAATTAGGATATTTCTTTTTTATCATTATTAAAAATAATAATATTTTCTTTATTTATATATTGAACTTTTTAATTATTACATAATATAAGATAATGTATAATTAGTGATATAACGTTTTTTTCATTAATAAATAATAGGAATGTTTATACGCTAATTCTTTTTTGTTTAATTTAGAAAAAGTAAATACATTTATTTGTTGGTTTGGTACAGACAAAGATGTAAGTAAATGGTTGAAACGTGCTGATATATTAAATAAATGTACAAAATTTATTGATATTAATACAATAAAAATTAATAAATCAGATGGAATTATTTATGAAATTATTCAAAAAATAAATGATTTAATTAATTTAGATTAAATTCTATTTTTATATTTAAAATAATATATGTATCTTTGTAATAATAATTAATATATAAAGACATTTATTATGAAACAAAATAAAATATATAAGTTTACAAATAAAACAATAAATATTAAGCAATATATTAAGGATATTAATAATATTCATAATATTGTTATATTTGGTAACACTACAAATTTATTAGGAACATTTGAACGTGTATACTCTGATAAAGAAAATGAGATTGGTTACGAATATAATGGTATATTATATGATAATCCATGTCCTTTACCAAAAATTGGTAACTTAGAAAATTCTATTGATAATTTAGATATTTTTGATAAATTAATAGATAATAATGTGGATATACTTATTATTTGTGGTAATGATGTAACGAAAACGTATTGGGAAGATATATATGAATATTATGTAATACAAAATAATGGAATTGAAATTAAAAATTTTAGAATGCTTAATTTCGATGAGAATAAAAATAGTTATGAATATGAAGTGAATAAGATAATTGAAAAGAATAAAAAATTTGATGTAATACTTGCAAATCCACCATATGGAAATATTGGTAAAAAAATGCTTTATAATTTTTTTAATATTGCAAATGAAATAGTAAGTATACAGCCATCTAATTGGTTAATTACAAAAAGTCAAAATAAAAAAATTACAAATAATGTGGATAATTGTGATTTTGTAGAAATTGAAACAGTTGATGGTAATGAATATTTTGATGCAGCTATTGCAGGACGAATAACAATAAATCATTTTATTCAACAGAATAATAGTGCTCATCATAATAGACGTTATATATTATTTGATGGAAAGAAATATGATAAATGTAATGAAATAACATTAGCTAGTAATGATTCTTTATTAACAGAATTTAAAAATATTGTTGAACCATTATATTTAAATGATAATTTACAAAATCATATAAAAAGTATACCAAATGTACACGTATTCGGTAATGCACCAGTTGAATATAACCCAGATGATAATTGGTGGATTTTTAGAATTACAAGATTTAGTGTACATCCGGATGGTAAACATACTAATTGGTGCATTAATTCTCGAAATAATTTATGTATATATAAATTTAAAGATATAAAAAATAAAGTAGAAAAAGGAAATCAATTTTTAAAATATTATATACCTTTTAATAATAAACAAGATGTTAAAAATCTTAATAATTATATACAAACTGATTTTTGTAGAATTTGCTTATATTTAATTCAAACGTCATATGAATTAGGGAGAGGAGAGTGTAAATGTATTCCTTATTTTGATTTTTCTGATGATATATTTAATAAATCACCTTCTGAAATAGATGATTATTTATTTAAGAAATATCACATATCTCAGGAAATAAGGACGCATATTGAAGAAATACTTCCGGATTATTATAATATAAGAAAAGGTAGAGATTAATTCTCTACCTTTATATTTTTATATTTATTTAAATCTAAACTATAATAGTTTGGTACAATTTTTAATATATGATTAACAATATTATTTAATATATTATATTTGTCAAACAAATATATATCAATATCTTCTATTGTCTTACTAAATATTTTATTATTAAAATCAACCCATGGAATATGTGTTAATGTATCATCATCTAAATGTAAATTTTTCTTAAAACAATATATACATGTACTAACAAATAATGTATGCGTATATTTCCAAAAATTTTGTAATTCATTTTCATTATCAAATTCAATAAAATATTGAACATATTGATTACCATTTCTACTTATTTTACTATTTAATTTATCTGCAATACCACAAACATCTGTATATTTTTCTTTATTTGAAAATAAATTATAGAACTCACCTATCAATTTAGAGCGGGTATTCGAATGCCCGCTAAATGCTTTAATTCTACAAATATATTTATTTGATGGAAATTTTACATGTGGAGCATATGTATATGCTTTACCATTATTTGTTACTTTAATATAATCACTTAATTTATTTGTTAATTTATCTATATTTGTTTTTTCAATAAAAGAATTAAGTAAAGAATCATTACTAGCTAATGTTATTTCATTACATTTATCATATTTCTTTCCATCAAATAATATATAACGTCTAATACGATAAACAATTTAAGTTATTAATTATATAAATAATAAATAAATATAATTTAATTATGGAAAAATATCTATATTTATATTATCAAGAAGGTAATACAGATAATATATATAATTTAGAACTTTCTGATTTAGATTTTGATGAATATAAAGAAAGTTATCCAAATTATAATATATGTACATATTGGAATAATATTCCAGATACATTTTCTCTATATCACTTAAATTGTCCAAAGTTTGGAGGTATGTCTGGTATTGCATATTGGGATAACGAGGATCCAGAATTACAACATTATACACATTGTTTTTTATATAATACAGATAAAGTATATATAAAAAATCTTGTTGAACGTGTTTTAAATACATTGAAATGATTAATTAATGTAATATGAATAGTAGTTTTGATATAGAATAGTTTTTGTGTTTAGATAGTTATGCAACGGAAGAGAGAGTTTCCCGAAGAAAGGGATCAGCAGGTTCCCAGGAGTTTTTTACACCGTTTGAATTAATTAAGCGTATGTCTGATAAAGTTTCAGAAGATCAGTGGAATAATACAGAATCAAATTTCTTAGAGCCATCATTCGGAAATGGAAATTTCGTTATCTATATAATATATAATAAGATACAACATGGTTCAACATGGAAACAAGCATTAGAACATACATACGGAACAGAACTAATGCAAGATAATGTTATAGAAACACATGGACGAATATTAGAAATGTTATCTAAACTTAATATAGATTATAATGTTGATACAGCAAAATCAATATTAAACAATAATCTCGTTTGCGCAGATTTTTTCAAATGGGATTTTGAGAATTGGTGTCCGATAAAAGAGAATAAATGTGAAGCACTATTTTGATTATGTAAATAAAGACATAGGATTTTTATAATTATATTTTCAGTATAAATATATAAATGAAAATTAAAATATAAATAATTACTATGAATAAAAATTAAAAGAAATCACTTTATGAATCTATAATGAAATCTGTTTCAAAAACAGTAAAAAGAGCGCTTAATGAAAACTCTAATATACCTATGTCTTTAAATAATTTAAAGAAAATAATTTTATCATATTTTAATTCATCTGAAGTTAGAATTATGAGAGGTTCAAAAGGTACACATAGAGAACCAGAATCATTATTGAGAATATTTGCAAATAATTATAATTTACAATAGAAATTCGATGATTTTTGTGGAGGAGAAAATAGTCATTTAACTATTCAATAGAATAATAATGGAACATATACATTAGCCGTTGGTCCTGTTGATAAAATAGATTTCGAATTTGAAGTATTTTCTGATCCTGATACAGAAGTATCATTTGGAGAGTTTTCATCTATAGATGATGCATTAAGTACATTTACACAAGAATTATCTACATATTAATAAAAAATGGTGAATATTTAATTTTATGTTAAATATTCACCATTTTATTTTACTTTTTCTATATTTTTCTTGAAGAAAAGTTCAATTTTTTAACCTTTTTATTCTTCCAGTTATATAGCACTGTATCAACATCAGTTTTACCGGAAACAATATTACTATATAACTGTTGGTCCATCTATGTTAATCCCATTTCCTGGTATGATAGATGACCTCCCAATAATTTATATCTTGTACCATTATCTGTATATACTTCTCTTCCTATCTGAAATACTAAAGTATCTTCAAGTAATCTACTATCATTTACTTCATCTCTTAATTCTCTCAGTTTATCTTCTAATGAAGCACCAAAAGATTTCCTTATTGTATTTTCTGATAATGGTCTTATATTAATAATTCTTTTCATTTATTAAACATCATAATCTTCGTCTTCTTCATAAGTGTCGAACTCATCATCTACATCAGAATCATCAGGACCTAATGGATCAACATTTTCATAATCACCTGATTTTGATTCCCATTGGTAATTGTCTTCAATAGCATCTACCAATGCGTCTTCATCTGATGTATCCACATCATCATGAATCTCACATACATATTCATCATTATCATCATGAACCTCGTAGAATGTTCCACCTGTTTCCTCATCATAACAAGGAATAACAGTGCATTCACAACCAATCAAAGGAACATATACAGTAATATCATCATCTGGATCAACATCCTGCTCGATACCATCGCCATATTCATTTAACTTTTTCTTAACTATCTTTGATACATTCATCATGATAGACTCATATAATTTCTTCTTTTCACTAACTTTCATTTTATTATTAAAAATTATATTTTAATTCATATATATTTATTTGTATTCATTATAATAGAGAATCAATCATGGCTTTACCATAATATGTAGGCATTATAATCATATATGCTTCATCATCACTTCCACCATATAGGGAATGACCATATTTCCCGTCATTATTACAACATATCAATTTCACCAATGATACACCCCAATGATCTTTATTCTAAACAGCCTCCTTAAATGAATTAGGAAATGTCTTATCATCTGTAGGTATATAGTAATAGTTTGATTTACTTGTATAAGGATTATAATATTTTTTAGTAAAATTATCATATGTAATCTTACATTGTCCTTTACTACATATCTTAACCATTATAGGATAACCATTACCATCATTAAACATTGTCCACTTATATCCTGGCAAGCCACATCGTTTATCTAATAATGTTCTAAATATTTTTTTGCGCTTATTATATTTCTTATTATCTTCCTTTAATTTTTTTATATCTGTTTTATCTTTTTCATCATAATCATTTACATTTCCTGTAAATGTTACAGTCCATATCCATTCTGTATAATTAGTATAATAATTTTTTGAAATATTTAAATTACCATATGATACATTTACCGGTTTAGGTCTTGTACATGTCAACATAAGTCCTTCATCAGGTGATAAAAAAACTCGATATACATTTTCATCCTATTCAAACATTTGTTTCACAAAATTATTATCAATTGCCTATATATCATGTCTGCGTTTATTTATAAAATCTTCGTATTCCTTAAATCTTTTATTTATAGTTTCTGTTAAATCTTTACTAATACTATAACGAGATTCACATGCGTATTGTATCTATTGTTTTACCTATGCAGGTGTCATATTTTCAAATCTATAATAACCGAATAAAGACGGTGCTTCAACCTTATATAATTTCCATCCTTTACTGTTTATAAGGTTTATGAAATCTTTCAAATATTTAGGATAATTCCATGTGTATTCTGGTGTTATGCTTGTACCACTCATATTAAATACAAATTTATCATATTCTTCATTTGTATGCTTGATATATTTCCATCCACGTGGTTTTGTAATACCTATACTCTACATTAATACATTTTCTAATGATGTTTCTTTTGGTAGATCTAAAATCTTTTTTTGTAAGTCAGATGTTAATGCTCTATTAACTTCATCGTCTCCAAATATATCATCATCGTCGAATAATCCGCCTCCAGATGTTTTCTATTCTACTGCATTATCAAAACCTTTATTGTTTTCCGTATTATCTTTTGTTTCAACTTGTTTTTTTGTAGATGTATTATTAGTAGAAGGTTTTCCTGTATTTTTATTATATAGAGCTTGAATTTCTTCAATAGTACCACCTAATTCTAAATACTTATGTCCTACCAATTTAAATGTTTTAATATCATCAATATCATCTTCAGTCTATGGACATGGTTTTCTCATTATAATAAGAGCTGCAACATATCTATTGAGAAGATTATCTTTATCTCCTTTACCTGGTTTAATATTCTCTGCTTCTGTTGATTTATTTCTAGAACATGTAGATGCTACGCTTAACCAAAGTTTCTTATCTATGGTTCTCTATACAGAAAGTCTTGCCATTTCATTTATTGATTTCTTAATAGCAATACCTATACTTTCAATTAAACTTCTATATAATTTTTGATTCATTTTTAATATAATAAATTATTATATTATTTATTTTACATATATAAATAAAATAAAAAGTCTGAATTATAATCATATATAATTCAGACTTTTTTATATCTATTAATACCAAATTGTTTTATCAGTATCTATTAGTTTCAAATTTTCATTAATAGGAACACCTATTGTTACCTTTGGATCTTTCTTTATATTATAGTTATCATAAACAGTCCAAGGCATCTTTACCTGTACTTTATCGGAATTGAATTGATTAGTTTTAATCTGTTTCATATTAATTATTATGTAAAATTTATTAGTTTATTATTTTACATATTATAATGAAATTCCAAAATAAAGTCTTATGATTTATAAGCACATGTTTTAAAATATTTAATTAATTCACAAACTAAAGAATATTCTTGATATTCTTCACATGTTTGAGGATTTGCTAAACATCCTGTTAGCCTATCCATTGTTTTACATTTACAATTTTTACATGGTGGATTTTCACATATTTGTTTAATCTTCTCCATTTTTTCAGGAGCAATCATGAGATATTCGCATTTACTCCATTTCTCTCGTTCTGCTTTCCTGCCTGCATGCCATCCAGCATTATAGATATTTTCCAAAACATGAGTCATACTATTTGTAATATCTGGAGAATATCTATCTATAATTTCTTTTCTTCCTTTTTCTATATTAGACATAAACTATATTAAATGTTTATATGTTATATAAAATAATGGTTAATTTGTTTTTAGTAAAAGATTTTCGTAATTACCTTATCATACTTCAAATTCTTTATGTATCGCGTTATAATTTCTTTTATATATAATTTATCATGTTGACGAATATAACTCAATACAGAGAGATTCTGTGGTATTTCTGAAGACTTTATAACTTCATATCCACCTACGCATGAAGACATCTTTATATTTTTATCTTTATCCATGTAAACATAATAATAATCTTCTATTGTAGACGTCGCACATATAAGAAACCCTATGTCATCGCTATCAAACTTTATATATTTTCCACCGTCTCTGTTTACCTCATTAACAATAAGATTATAATTTGATTTCTTATTTTTCTTTGCAGACTCTAAAGATTTATTAAGAATATAATCATAATTAGTTCTCCAATGTTCACATGTTAAACATTTATCTTTTTTAATAATAGAGTAATCATTATATAATATATTCGGATCACAAAAAATATTAGTGTATGGACATTTTGGATATGATTCTTTATTTATATCTATTGATTTATTTACTGTTATCATGATTAAATAATTTTCTTTTCTTTAAATTTCTTATATATTATTTTATATATGTCTTCTCTATATTGTTTTATTTTATAATCATAGAAACTTACTATCTATACAGCAATATTATGATATTTACTATAATTTTTATATTTTTTATCCATATAATTTTTAATAAAATCCCAATTTATCTAAGTTTTGTTATATATTAAATGATGTTTCTATAATAAATAACCTAAATAAAAAATTGGTAATAAATCATTGTTTTCTAAATAACTTTTTAAATCAAACATATAATCTTCAAATTCCTGATAATTTGTTAATATATCTAAATCATCATAATTTCTCATAAAATTATATATAGGATTATTTATATTATTAATTACTTTAATATTTTCATCATCATCTTCATGTTGTATATATTTTGTATATTTTTTTATTTCTGTTGGTGATAATTTATTGATAAATTCAGCTAAACCATTTATGTGTGCATTATGTTCAGTATTAGAGAATAAGTAAACCATCCTATTTAACATATTTTTTGCTAATGGATTTATATCTAACATTATATCATTATCCTTATCAATTCCTATAGTATTTTTTAAATTATTAATATTATTAAACTTTTTAGCAGAATACATTTCAACAACATGTGTTAATTCATGTTTTAATACAGAATATATAAATTTTTCCATATTAATATAATAAACATTTATATATATTCTTATATGATCATTATCTAAATTTATATCATTAGATATAATTCTATTTTCTGTTTTACCATATACATTACTTTTATTAGAATATAAATTTACATATATAGGGTGATCTTTATTAATATTAATTGATTTATATATTTTATATGTTTTATGATTATTAACTTTATATATTTTAAAGCAATAATTTGTATATATGTCTTTTCCTAAATTATTTTTATTATCTTTAATTATTTTTATAATATTATTTAATATCTATTGAGATATACATACTTCATGATATTTTTCATTTAATTTATATAATTCAAAATTTGGAGAATGAAATACAGATTCGTAATCTCTTATATCCGTTAAAACACCATTATATGGATGGATTTGCTCTTCTATATTTAAACTTTCTTTTAATCCTTTTGATATTGCATCTAATATATCATCCATTAAATTCTATTTGTTATTAATCATTATTTACTTTAATATTTTATATTTTATTCTATTTATAATAGACTTTTTCTTATACTTATCATATACATTAAGTAATTAAAAAATTTAGATTTAACATTAACATTTAATTTTAATAAATTATGGCAAAAGTAGAAAAGATGAATGTCGTACTTGCGAAGGTCGACCATTCTGCATCAGTGTATGCAAAGGAAATTAATGAGTATGCATCTTATTTTAAGAATTCACAAGGCGCATTCCGTGGTGAGAAGAAGACTTATGTTCCTCGTGAGGGTTATCCAGAGGATCCTACAAAGAAGGGTGTAACTGCTGTACAGACTACAGTTTCAGAACAGTTGAATTGGTTTAAGGATATTGCTACTAATTATCTTAATGAGGTATTTTCAGTTGAAGCTACGAATTCTCTCGGTGCAAAGAAGGTAGAGCTTGTAGTTGATGGTCATTCATTCGGTGAACTAACTGCATTGGACCTTATGCGTCTTAAGAGTATTCTTACTTCTAAAGAGTTGGTAACAATGTATGAGAGAATCCCTGTTTATTCAGATTCAGAGATTTGGACACCAACACATAATACAGAATATAATGGTCGAGAGATTCTTGAGAATGAACTTGTAAAGGGTGTTTCCCGTACTACAGAGACAACAGAAGAGATTTTGAAGGATCCTAATATTGATCCTGCTAATATTCCAGCTAATTATCGTGCGGCGGTTGTTCAACGTAAGAAGACAGTTGAAATCGGTGATTATACATTGCAAAAGTTTACTGGTGAGTGGTCACAAAAGCAACGTGCTGATTTGCTTGCTCGTCGTAGTAAGTTGCTTAAGGCTGTAATCGCTGCTCTTAAGGAAGTTAATGATCAAGAAACAGTTGAGTCAAATCTTGATACAAATGCTCTTATTGATTATATCCATTACGGTAAGTAATTAATAATATATAATAAAAGTAAAAGAGAATAACTATATTGTGTTAGTTATTCTCTTTTTATTTTTAATTAAAGGTCTTCAAAATATTGACATACAATTTTTACACCATTGTTCATCTATGGCATGTCATTTTTATTTCCTTTAAAATATTTTTTCCTAACTTGATATATAAATTCCGCATTATTATACGCATTTGTCATAATAGTTTCATTAGCTTTAAATTTTGCTAAATACAGTTCCGAAACTATATATGATCCGTCTATCTGTTTTGGTCCATTTTCTAAATCTGATAAATTATTATTACTTAATTTAAATGTACCACAAATTCTTGTATTTTTCATATCTAACTGATATAACATACAATCATGTATTTCACATTGGTCCATTATTAATGATGGACAATATGCTAATGTGGTTAAATATGGACACTCCTATATATACAATCCATTACTTAATTTATTTGGACATCCTTTTAAACTTTCAAATGAAGGTAATGAAACTAATACAATTCTCTCTACTGAATCTGGAATTCCTTCTAAATCTACTATTTTCTTACATTTAATTAACTATATAAATCCAACATTATCTGGAATTCCATTAAATGAAGTAAACATATTACAATTTTCTATATAAAGATGCTCTATTGATTTACATGTATTACTTAATCCTTTCAATGAACGTATTTTACAATTAATAAGCGATAATACACCTAATTTCTCTGGTAATTGTACATTTAAATCTTTTTCCTTACATCCTTTTATATTTAATGTCCCATCTATTTCTTTAGGTAAATTAATAAAGTCTGCAAATTCTACAGTATTACAAGTTATTTTATTAATTTTAACATAATCTGGAATAGAATTCATAAATTTTGCAACTTGTACATTAAATTTTAAATTACAATGTAATCCATCTGATTCAAATGTATATTCAATATCATTACCTTCATCACATTTAAATGATGTTCCATATTTACAAATAATATTATCTAACAACCATTCTTTAATTTTAGGTTTATCTTCCGTTTCAATTATCTATTGAGATACATTATTTGAATTATCTGAATTTGATAAAATTTCATCATCAAAATCATCAAATAATCCCTCCATTAATTTCTTAATTAATTTATTCATTTAATAAAAATTAACATTTAAATATTTATTAAAATAATAGGATGATATATTAGTTTATATCATCCTATTAATATTATTTCTTAATGTTAATTATCCACCCATAATTAAAGTATCTATTTACAACTTTAACTTGTGTATTAGCAGGTAAATCCCAATGTTTTATCATTCTAATAATAGAGTGAATATTAAGATTTTTCTTTTTCCTAATATCCATCATATTAGATGTAAATGGTAATGATTCAATCCAATTAGTCCAATAATTATACTCCTGATTTGCTTCCCACATTATATCATTACCTGATAAATCTCGAAGTTCAACAAACCACCAAGATTTCCTACTTTCTTTATATACTTTCTTATTACTATGTCTATCAGTATAAATAAAATTATATCTTGGTTTCCAATTAGGTTTTTCAATTACCTTATAATGAAAATTCTTCCCTAATCCATTTCTCTGATATGTATCATGTTCAGATCTATAATTCTTTATTTGATTATATTCTTCACCATATTGTTCTTTTAACCTATTTTGAATAAAATCAATAGGGCAATTTCTTATAAGCCAAATATCGAAATATGTTGATGTATTCCAAAGAGGAATTTCAAAATGTTTTTCAGCGTCTTCCTTTGATTCATTATATGTTTTTATATGTCGTTGAATAATTTCATTTTTCCAACTATTGAATTCTTCTTCTGTTATATCAGGATACATAAGGAAATCAATAGCATTATACACTAATCCATTTTTTAATTCTACTTTTTTATCTTTACACCAATCTCTAACTTGTATAAACTGCTGATAATCAGATATATATGTTTTATCTATGTAAGCCATAACTTATTCCTCCTTATCTTCTTCTAGATCTTCAGATTTTATATCACCTTTTAAAAATGGTTCTTGAGGATCTACTAATGGAGCTTTCTTAATAGCATATGTTAGCCATACAAAACAAACCAATGTAAATGCTGTATATATAATACAGATCCAACTTATAAAATTCATAATCATATTTTGTTAATTATTAATATTTAGATAATAGATAAATTATTGTATTCAATGAATTAATATGTTCATCTATTTGTGTTTTTATTTCATCAGTTCTATCTGAATAAATTTTTCTCAGCATCTCAATATTTTCAAGTCTAGTATACATATATTTATGTAGATTATCCTTTAATTTGGTATACTTATCATAATTTTGAATATCAGATAAAGGATCAAGTTGAATAAGTTTACCATTTAAAACGGTAAAATATCCTTTTACTTGTCCTCTAATTCCGTCTTCTACGAAATAAGATTTATCACTATTATCAGGCTTTACTGAATAACCCGCGTATGTTCCAAGAAAGAATTTACCAGATAACCTATTTAAAAAATAACATTCTTTATATGCTTCAATAAATTGGTCTGAATAATTATTTTCTTTTTGATGTTCTTTCAACCAATCATATACTTCAAAATTTATCCGCTCCATTTTATTCTATTATATTATTATTTTCTAATCTCTTTACTTTATTTTCAAGTAATTCCACTCTACTTACTAATGATGTAATTCTTTCATTAACTTTTTTTAATCTGGATGAATCGCTTTTATCTTTACCCCAGAATGTTTGCTCTACTTCCGATGTATGCTTAGAATCATATATCGCATAAACAGTTATGCAAATAACAATTACAATAATAACAAATCCTGCCATGTTTACATTATTTCCATTTTATATAACCGTATAAACAATTTAATGTCCAAAATATGAATTGAATTACCATTATCCAATTATCAGCGATTCCCCACATAAATATAGATACAATATCAATTATAATCCAAAATATCCATTGTTCCCTATATCTCATCATCAATAATGTTTGTGCTATAAATGCCGGTATTGTAGAAAAAGCATCCATATATGGTTGTGTATTATCTGTATAATTACTCATATAATACCCAAATAAAATACACAATAAAATCATTATACTACTTATTATACTTAACTGTATATTAGAAAGTCTTTTAGATTCTACTATTTGTTCATCCTTATTATAATTCTTTAACCATGTAACAATACCTATAATCATGGTAATTATATAGAATATATTTTCTACTAATTCACCATAAAATTTCTGCTGCCATGCTAAATACATATAAGTAAATAATTGTATAAATCCAAAGAAATAAAATGAAATTTTTCTCTGTGAACATAATACAACAGATATAATACCTGTTACTCCAGATATTAATGAAATCATTGTATCGTTTGTAATATAATATACAATAAATTGTAATATTATACCTACAAGAAGAAACATATGTTCAAATATGTTTCTTCCTTTTATAAACTCTGTATATAAAATATTATTAATACTTTTCATAGAGTGTATTTATATAATTCTTTACATAATCAAAATGTTCAAGATATGTACCATCTAGTTCTATAACCTTATGAAGTAAATCAAAGTCCTCCAATAGTTTAACAAGAATATGATAATTTTTCATACGTTCTTCAATAGAACTTTGCTCCATATAACGTGTTCCATCATCGACAAATGTATTATGTGGTTTGATAAGATAAATTACATCCCAATCTACATTAGTCTGCAATGATTTTGCAAGTGGTAACAATATATCATTATATTCTTTTTCAGTAATCTGCATGTTCTTATCCATTGTATATGCTTTCGCATACATAAGAGTAACGAGATTATCAGTATCAGAAATAATAACACCTTTATTCTTATCACTGTTAAGCGCATCAAAATAATATTGTCTTTGTCCTATAAGGAATTCAACAAAATCGTTTACTGTAATATCTGGATCTAACATACAATGTTTCGCCATATAATCCCTACCAAATTCAGTAGTATATGGAACCTGAAAATAATTACCAATATCTTTTACAAGAGTTGATTTGCCTTCTGATGCTGTTCCTAATACAAGAATCTTCTTTGTTAGTTTTGGTTTGAATGTAGATACAATCTTATTCCAGTAAAGTTGTGGTCTTTGACGTATAAGAGTTGCAGAAATATCATTACTTCTGTTAGAAGGTGAATTGCTGTCATATCCTACCAATACAACATTATAATTTAATTTCTCTAATGATTTAACATAAAACTTCTCGCCAACATAAAAAGTAAGTTTCAACTCAAATGCGTTAATAGTATCGTCTACTGTAAAAGGCCAATTATCTTTATGGTCTAAAACTTTGTTAACAATAAGTTTCTTCACATAATCAGTCCATACTTTCCAATTATGTTCAGACATACTTTCATCAATACCTAATTCTGTATCATTAACAGTAACAACTTTTATAATCTCATCGCCTTTAAAATATTCTCTAATAAGTCGTTCTCGTTGCTTTATATTCAAACCTATTTCATTTGCACGTGGTTCATCTGTATATCCACATACAACAACATAAACAATATCTGATTCTTTCTTTGCTCGCATAATAACATCAAGATGACCTTGATGCATTGGACAATATCCGCCAAAACAAATTCCTATATTCTTACTCATTTTTATTAAATTTAAATATATTAATCTATTTCTATTTCAATAAAAGATTTCATCTCAAAAGAATAAGAACCTTCATTGTGAGTAGCATCCCACCAACAATCTTCATTATTATCTCCTATCCATATTTTTTCTGAATAATTAGGAATAAGAAGAAATGTACGTTCCCATCCCCAATTCTCATCATATTCTACAAATATCTTTGTATTAGTAGGAATATGAATGAATGTGTCATGCATAAATATATGTGAATTTACATCATAAATGATGTCATACATATTAAAATGAATTTTAATACCTTGTTTAATAGGTTTCTTATTCTTTATTCTATCTATTAATTCATCTATAGTTATCATCTCATCAGGAAAGTTTCCAGATTCAATTTCAAAAGGATCAATCTCTACTACATTAACTAATTCATGATTTATATAATACATAATTAATAATTCAACTTTATTTTACTTATAATTTATATTTCAAAGATACACATTTTATTTTAAATAAAAAAGTCTATAATGAAAACCATTATAGACTTTTAGAAAATAAACAAAACAAATTAAAAATAACTTAATTCTGTCTTATCATCTTGGTTTGATTTTATATGTCATTAGTTTGATGTAGTAACATATATTAAGTTATTTTCAAACAATTAAAAATTCAATAAAAATACATATAATGATGTTACCATACGTTCATCCTTTTACAGCTCCTACGTTAAGATAATTCTGTTATGTTTTATCTGTTATTATGATCACTTATAACATTAGACATAATTTGCTCACCTTCTCTTACTCGCTCTTCGTGAGAATATATGTATTTAAATTTGTTTATAAGAGGGAGTCGAACCCTTAATAACCTCATACCGTTAATCCCTTCTCGATTTATCATCGAGCGTGCATTCCCGCTACACTATTATAATTTTTACATTTAATATCAATCCAAAAATTATCTACAAATAATTTTCTTCAATCTTTTAAACGTCAACTACTAATATAATTGCAGTTATACTTTCGCCTTAGTAACTATACATTAATTAGTTACTTCAATCTCTTGATTATCATTTTAAGAATTATCATAATTTCTTATACTATAATAATATCTATGTTAGATAATTGCATCCTTTTCATTATTATAAGGAGTGGTTATGGAGGGACTCGAACTCGTCACCGCAATACCTTTCTTCCATTGATATTAAAATATCAATTAGATACCTCATTAACCATTATGTAACATAACCAAAATAGATACGATTTTTAACAGTTTCCATTTTTATTTCGAAATTATTATATGGACTTGTACTGACGACGTATCTTCTTTTTCATTGTTTCTCAACAATATAGTCAGATTAAAAATGCACAACTAAAAATCCAAACACACCGGCTCCGTTGGAATACTCCTCATGCTCATATGAGACATTTCGTTAATTCTCATATGAATGTTAAATAATGATACATAACCGATGAAGGTTTTTCAACTATTACCGAGACTATTCGTTATCACGACTTACGAACCATGAGGTTACCGAACTCATGTTACCTATGGCTTATAGGTTGTATCACCATTTTTATTTCTTACAATACAAAGATACACATTCTTTTTTAATTAAAAAAATAATTATGAATCTTTTTTTAATTTTTTATTTAGACAGTATATAGGGAATCGAACCCAGAATGTTATATTGGTCCGCCATATTATTATGGTTACATTCTAATTGCAATTATTCACCATAATCTCAAATGGTATATATGTTATATATGCGTATTAACCTTTTGCAATATTAGTCTTTACTATATAACATATAACTCTTATATTGTTTCGTGAGTAACGATTAACACTTTCAGTACCATTACTGAAATACATATAGTCTTACTAGATATGCACTATTTTATTATCATGTACTTAGATAACAAAATTATATACTGTATATTTTTTATATTAAATATTACGTATAAAGTCTAATAATAAAGGATCTTGTACTGTAAATTTAATATTTCTTATTTCATATTTCGTTAATGTCATTCTATATTTCTTATTATGTTGAATCTTATAATATTCTTTCATATCTATATTAACAGGGCAATGTTTACTGTTAACACGAAATACTTGCCAATAACAATTATTATAATGTTTCTTATTCAAATTGTCTGCAATATCACGCAAATAAAACCAAATCCATTGGTTTGGAGAATTTGGATTCATATAAGCATCAGGAATATAATCATGTGCAAAAGAAGCTTTTCTACCACCATTTTCTTTTAGATATTTCTTTGCTTTTTTCTTTCTCTCAGGAAAATCTCGATTCTTCCACGGAAAATCTCCTTTACTTACAGAATACAACTGTACTCTCTCATCATCACATCCCATAGAGAATGAATTCTCTACATAACCACAATATGATTCATCAAGTGCATTATATCCTAAAATAATATAAAATTTATTATTTTTCATAATTATATTTCTTTATTAAATTAGATATTACTTTTTTAGTCACAAAACATCCTATACTATATCCTATCATCAATGATATAAAATATAGTAATATATAAGGTCCTATAATATTCAATGTATTATCACTTAATATATAAATATCAATTCCAAAACATGCGAAAATTATACATAAGCCTAAATACAATAAAGGAATTCCAAGAAAACCTATTGGTGAAGCAAATAATACACATGGAATTATAAAACGATTTCCACATTTAAATAATGGTGATAAATCATCTATAGGTCCTAACTTATATGTATATTCTTCACTATCTCCTTTTTCACCAAGAACTCCGCTAAAGAATCCTATAAAAATTCCATAGAATAAGACTATTATTGATATTATTTCTGTTAAAATCATATATTAATCTCCTTCATGAATAATATAAGTTTCACCTTCATATTTAATGACTTCATTCTCATCAAAATCATCAAAATCAATCTGTTCTGGATCAATAACATGCTGAATGTAAATACCACTCCAACCATTAGGTCCAACACAACCATAAGTACCATTAAGAATATTAAAAGACTCAATAATCTTTTTTAATTCTTTCTTCTGATTTTCAGATAAAATATTATTCTTATTGTACTTACCACAAATGTCGATAGCAAAAGATTTTGTTTCATCTGGAAGATCAGACTTCATAATAGCATTATGAACTTTTTCAAAAGTTTCTGGTTTAAATCCACCATATTCAACACCGGTTGCACTCTTTGCATATTCCTGTTTAATGACCTTCAATAAATCATCATAATAAGAATCTCTTGCACATATTGAAGTAAACCCAATATCGTTATTGATAAAGAACAAATTATCAATATCTCTATCATCCCACTTACCAGTCGAACGAAGAATGTTACGAACAAGTTCCAACTCATATGAATCTACTAGTTCTGTACCATCATCCAAATCGTCTCTCTTATCATTCTTATTGAATACATTAAACTTTTCTTTAAGTTCTTTCAAGAAATATTCCTCTGTTTCATACAACTCTTCCACATCAGGAAGTGTACACTCATAATAAGTGGAATTTTCATCAATATATGAAAGTTTTACAGAAATAACATCATTCCAATTAATATCAATACAAGGATAATGACAATCATCTGTAAATGCTCCGAGATATGTCTGCAATGGTCCATGTTTGAAGTCTTCTCCAAACTTACAATCCTTCCATGTATGCTTCCAATTTCTATTACCCATATATGATAAGAACAACAATACAAAATCATTCATCATATCAGCATCTACTGTTACCATTTTTGTTTCATAAGGTAACATATTATTATACTTGCCTTTAACAGTAATGATATATTTATTAAGCTTCGTTGCAGACTTACACATTTTCAAAATAAGTTTCTCTTCCATATTATTTAATGTTTTAATTATTATATTACAAAGATACACATATTTCTTTATATAAAAAAATGAACATTAAGTTTTATATCACCTAATGTTCATTTTAAATATTTTTAACTTTTATGTCTTGATGAAAAATCTAGTAATAACTATCCCTTTGAATTCCTCTTAAATTCAAGTTCTTTATTCGGTGTAATAGTTTTTGTTTCTATTTTTGTATTTGACTTTACCTAATAAGGTACAATTTCAGGTTCTTCATCTATTGTTAATGGTTTAATAGATGAATATGTAATAGGTTTTTGTTCATCTTTCAATTCAATTATATCAATATCTTCTTTTATAATAGATTTTAATTTTTGTTTATTATTATATTCATCTATTTTTAAATCTGTATCTACATTATTCTTTTCTTTCTATACATATGCAGAAATCTTATATTGTTCAATTCTCATATGTTCATCATAAGGTCCTGCTATCATAATAAGTTTAAAAAATGTAGGAGTTATCTCTATTATTATAAACAACATTGTTATCATTAATGAAACAATTTCTAAAGATGAATTCTATTTTCTTAAATTTGAAAACGCTTCATAACGTGCGCTAAATCCATCTTCTTTTAAATTATCAACTTTATCTTCAAACTTATTGATATGTTGATTAACGTCATCTATTCTTTTCTATATAGTTGTTAATCTTTCTTTATGAAGTTTATCCCATTCAGATAATGACTATTTACATTGGTTAACATAAATCTCTTTGTCTCTATATATAGATCCATGCCCAACCATACCAGATAATGCATTTCCCTCTGCTTCTTCCTTTAAATCTTTCTATGCTTTTTGTAAATCGTCTACCAGTTGTTTTCTTTCTTTTGATAACTAACTCTATTCAGTTTGTAATAATGAAATTGTTTTATAATCAGATGATTCATTCTTTGCTGAATTTATTCTCTCTATATTATCTTTCAATAACTATGATTCAATTCTATCATTAAATATCTTCATCTCGAGAGGTGTCGATATAACTATACCTAAAAATATTGCCATTATAATTCTAGGAAGTGCTGCTTTTAATTTTCTCCAACTTATTGAATCTTTACCATCTGTATACATGGAATTAACAATAAATCTATCAAGGTTAAATATAAGCAATCCCCAAAATATAGCGAATATAAAAGCAACAATAACATTACTGAATACAAAAAACATCGCATATCCACCAGAAATCATAGCCATTAATGCTGTGAATAAAATAGTTCCGCCACTACCAGCATATTTAGCATATTCACTCGGGTATAATCTTAATACATCTTTATTAACTCCTGCACATGTCCATAAAAACTCATTTATATTCTATTCATTTAATTTACTCATTTATCAAATTAGTTTTCAATTTTTCATTTCATTATTTATAATAAACTTTTTCTTACATTAAAAATATGAATTATTCAGATAAATAAAATGATAGTTAAAGAAAGTTAAAAATAAATTTTAAAATTAAATAAATTACGTTATGAAAAAATTATTTATTTTATTCCTTATAGGAATATTCAGCATCACTGTATGCTTTGGTAAAATTAACATTAATGAAAATTCATTAGTTAATCCAACATTATTAACAGATTCTATTAATGTCGTTTATGTAAATGTCCCTGCAAAAGTTAGAATTTACAATGATATTATTGATTGTGTTTCTGTCAGAACTAAATCAAAATTTACTAACATTACATATAATGTGAATGATGGTAAACTTACAATCAATTCTAATAAGGATTTTAATGAATTAAAAGATGAAGATATTACTATTTTTATTTCATCTTCTAATGCAAAGAAATTAAAAGTTAGAACTAATAAAGATTATTATATTACATATGAATAAAAAAATAAAGGAGAATTAACTACCGTGTTAATTCTCCTTATTAAATTAATTAAAAAAATATGTATAAAAGACACCTTATTTATTAAAAATGAAACTTTGCAGAAGCGAACATATTAAATGGTGTATCAACCAAATAATATGCAGTATTGGTTGGAATATCTACAGAGCCATTAGAGAAGTTAAGCCTATTTGTAATGTTATTCAATACAAGGTTCAACTCTACAATCTTTGATACTCGTGCATTTACATAAGCATTTAACGTAAGATTCTCCTTAAGTTTATTCTTATTATAAATATCCATATACATTGATGAACGGAAATTTGTATTCAAACCAAACTTAATTTTATTAACCATATAATTAGCTTCAGCAAACAATGTAGATGAAGGTGAGAATGTATGATTCATTTCCTTACCTTCAATATTCTTTAATTTATTCTCTGACCATGCCGCATTTGCAATGAAATGCAATGTATTAATAGGATTATAATCAAGGGCAAGTTCCAATCCAAGACGGTATGCATCATGTTGCTTATGCAATGGAAGACCATTCATCTTTGAAAGTTCACCGGTTGCAACAAGTTCATTACTGAAATTCATATAAAAACCATTAATATTGAAATTAACCTTATTGTTACGGATCTCATAACCTGCTTCAATATCATGAACTCTCTCATTCTTTGTATTCATCTCCGATTCATTTGAACGATACTCTGCACAGAATAAATCAGTTCGAGATGGTTCACGGTTTGTTACAGCATAACGTGCATATACCTTTAAATACTTATCAATATCATAATTAAGTCCAATACTGTAATTTACAAAATTCCAATCATGATTAAACTTTGTATCATATTCATCCATTGGTGTATTTACACGATAATGCAATGACGTATAACGATATTGAACAGCAGCATCAATAGTGAACTTATTTACTGGTGCATACTTTACATTTGCAAATACATTCACATCTGGTTTTGTTCCTGCATTATCATAATATGGTGTAAGTCCAGGATTTTTCCATGCAGTGATAATACTATCAGAATTTGCAATATCATATCCCTGATGTCTACGATGATATACATAAGCATTTACACCAGATGTAAGAGAAAGATTATCAATAGGATAATACTTTACAATAGTGTTAAATCCTGTTAAATTATAATTAAGATGATAGTTATTCAATACACTTCCTGTTGGTCGTGTCTCATCATCCCAACCAATACGGTAATTACCTGTCTGATGTTGCCAATACACAGATGATGTTAGAAATACTTTGTCTGAAAGAACTCCCTTATATTGAAACCTATTATAAGTTGTTAAGAAATCATCTGTTTCCTGTTGACGATTACCTGAAATCATCTGCTTAAATGGTGTCGGATGCTTCGGAATTAAATCTTCAGTAATTCCCTGAAATCCCTGTCCATTCCTATGATAACCAGTCATTGTCAAGAAATCCAATGAATGTCGTTCATTAAAGAAATATCCTGTCTTAATAGTAATTGCCTTCGAATTATTGTAAGTATTCTCCTTATAACCATCAGTTTGCTGTGCAGTGCCACGAACATGTAATCCCCAATGTCCTTTCTGTCCCATATTATAAACACCTGTAATTCGAGATGAATTAAATGAACCATATCCAAGGTCAAAATAAGAATCGGTATCTTTCTTCAAATCTACAGATTCAAGAGAAACATTTCCTGCATAAGCAGCTGTTCCATTATTAGTTACAGATGCACCTTTCTCTACCTTAATAGTATGCATAGAAGACATAAGATCTGGAGAATTACTAAAATAACATCCAAAATCTTCTGCTTCGTTCCAAGGCATTCCATCCAATGTAACATTCATACGTTCCTGACCCATGCCACGCATACGGAAATAACAGTATCCCATTTGTGTTCCATTATCATTATACGCATAAATATTAGGAAGTCTTTGCAATACATAATCTGTTCCCTGACCATGATTCAAAGACTTAAGTGTAGATGTATTAATCATACTACCTGTCTGCACATTATTACGGAAAAGAGAAGTAACAGTTACCTCTTTCAACTTCACTGTATCAGAAACATTTTCTGCATACATGTTAGCAATACTCATTACCATAATGAGCATAGAAAAAATAATCTTATTCATTTAGATATTTTATTTAAAAATTAAACTTATTTTATATTATCAAGAAAATAAATAAATTACTACTAATATCATAATTATACCTAACATAAATGATATAGTTGTATATAAAGTTTCTTTTCTATTCATTATTCCACTTCTTTCCATATAATTCTATGTTTCTTCATATTGGAATCATATACTTCATATGAATTCCATCCGCTCGTGCTAATTTGCTGAACAAAATCTTCATCAATATATTTGTCTCTCAATATAATTTTAAATTGTGCTTCAGTTTTATTATCAGTACCAACAAACTTCTTTTCTCGCATAATACTAATAGGCATAACAATACAAGCATAAGTAACAATCATAAGTATTGTTATAAGAATGAACATACCTCCATTCTTTAACACTTGTTTATCTTCTTCCTTAATTCTACAATTCTTTGCATTATGTATAATCATAATTCTTCTGTTTTATATGTTTCCTTATTTGTTATAAAATCATATGAATGTCCAAATCTTTGATGACAATCCAATCCTATGGAAATTTCAAAATCATATTTACCGATATAGATAATGTTTCCAGATTTAACATGTTTTAGTTTAAATACACATTTATTATCGTCTAATATATAATATAAAATATTTGTCTTATCTATTTTATTTCTTATTTTATCTATTATTTTATTATAAAAAATATTTAACTTCTCATATCGCATATGTTCATTGGGTGAATTATCTAATGATGAAACTTCATAGATACGTTCATCCTGTTTAATAACAGACGTATATCCATAAAAGTTTAATATTTCATAATTATCAATATTTAATATCATAACTTAATTGTTTAATTTAATTCAATACAAAGATACAACATTTATTTGAAATAAGAAAACACATTAATGAAAATATATCAAAAATAAATAATAAAAGTATTTTTTAACGTTTTATGAACAAGAATATCAAACTTTTATTGGAAAGTTTATTTGATGATGAATTTGATGATTTATATAATGATGATGCATCAAATAAAACATCTGAATTAATTTCAAATGCTACAAAGATAACATCGTTAGGATAGTGTGATAATCAAGAAGAGGTAAATGAATATTTTATTAATAAATACGATTTAAATAATTAGGTAATCAATACAGTAGTAGCTGTTATGAATGAAATAGATAGATGTACGGATAATGGTTTCTTTTGGGCATCAAAGATGGATAAAGATAAATTATCTGATAAAAATAAAATGGTTATAATTAACCGTAATTCAGTTATTGATCCAGAAACAGGAAAATTTCAGGAAGTATATTATTTTATATGTTATATAGGTTCGGAATAGAGTAAAAAAATTGAATTTACAATTAAATAGGAACCTTATACTATTACATATAGAAATAAAGAAAAAGTATTAAAATCATGGGCTGTTGTATTTAATAATTTTGGAACAGATTATAAAGTTATATGGAAATTAATTAAATATCCATCAACGCCTTTACGCCGACCAGGTGATAAAGATAAAAATGCGCCTATTAATAAAGTTATTGATAAGATTAATCAAGAATAGTTTTCAAATGTAAATAAGAAAATTAATGAAATTAGTATTGCATTAAAAGGACAAGTTGAAACTATATTTAGCACAAAGAGACTTGCTGATGAATTAACATGTACAGGTAAAGTATATAAAGTTACATAGAAAGACATTGATCGTATGGATAAATGCTTAATGACCGGTAAGTATAGTGGTTTTGATAAGATAACAAATCCTGATAAAATGGTTGCGAGACTTGCTGCTTTATTTATATGTGCGAAGAATAGAGATTATAAAGATATGCAACTTTCATTTAATGACGATATTCTAATATCTGTTATAACTGGAAAGAATCCTTATAGAATATCTAGAAATATATATTATAATAGATAGGATTATATATAGGTATTGAAAAAATTACAATTATTCCCTGATATTCATCTTAAAGATGTAATTGCTACATATAATGCATATAAGGATTAGTTTTAAAAATAATATTATTTAATCATGATTATAAAAAATAGTAATTAGGCAATAGATGTTTAGAAAAATAGTCACGTATCATGGGAAGGTTAGAAAAGCAGTAAAAGATTCTATGTAAAGAAAACAGAAACTTTAATTAAAACAGAATACGGTTCTGACCCAAATACTGTACCTAATATATCATGGGAAGGTGGTACAACACAAACATTTAATTTATATCGTAAAGAGACATATTTAATACGCGAAGGCTTTTCTACAAGAACAGAAGAAAGAGTATATAACTATCCTAATGCCTCTTTTAAAAGTGGTGAGACATCAGGTTGTAAAATAAATAATACACCAACTTAGTATGGTCAAAATACATATAATAATCCTTTTAGTGTTACATTTGAACAAAGAGATAATGCTTCATCAGATAGAACTATTATAATATATGCAGTTGGGTTACGTGGCGATATACATGAACAAGCAAATATAACAATTACTCAAACAAAACGTGATAAGTATGTAACTAAATTAGATAATGCCGTTATCACAGTTGATAATATTCCTGCATCTGGTGGAACTGTAAGTTCTGGTAAATTAACATACAGAAAAACATTCAATTCCGGTGAAACAGAAGATGCTTCTGAAACTGTTACGTTTACAACCGTTTCGGCAACAACAAAAGGTACAACAGAATCAGGTGTAACAAATGTTAAAACAATTGCCGCAGGCGGAACTATCCAAAAATCAACAACAATAGATAGTGTTACACTAACACACCCTGAATTTACTGTTAAACAAGACGCTAATGTAAAATCAGTTAAAACAGGGGAAACTAAAACAACAGAAAGCGTTATTCTTTCTGTAAGTCCAACTGTAGTATATAGCTCCGGTGGAACTGTAACATTTAGTTTAAGTAGAAAATATACATTACATAAAACTGTATATCAATATTCTTCTGGTTCAACATCCGGTGGTGGAACTGATGCAAATCAAGGTCCAGAAACATTAAGTGCTAATAGTAATTATACGGTATCTGGTATATCTGGAACAACTAATATAAGAGGAGGATCATATACAATACCTGCAACATCATCTGCAAGAACTATAAAATTTCAAACAACATATGATAATATAAAATCTAATGAAGCTACAGTAACTCAGAAATTAGATGGTCCTGATACATCTAAAGCTTTCTATTATACTGATTTGAATATTACAACATTTAGTTATGCAAAAGGTTCATCTGGTTATCATTTTCCAGCATCAGGAGGGACTATAACAGCAACTGATTGTACATTGAAGGGTACATATATATGGCATTATACTTCTATGGAAGGTAAGACTTCATAGGAAACTGTAAATTGGTCATTAAGTGACTTAACTAATTCAATGTATACATTTACACCAACATCTAAAACAGCTGAATCTTTAGGTACAACTACAGCATCAGCTAATAATAGTTACGCTACAATTTCTGTAACAGTTAAAAGCCTTAAACATACATATGATGGGAAACAATATGATGTTAAAAATAATTCAGGTACAATATTAACAGCTACATCTACTGCAACACTTACACGATAGGGTAATTCTGGAACACAGGCATCTATAGAATCATCATCTAAACTAAAGGTATCTGTAGACCCTACTACTTATGATTATAAAGGTGGTTCGGCAACATTAAAAGCAGTACTGACGAAAACATATAATGTATCATGGACATCTGGAGCTACAAGTACAAAAGATACGGATACAACTGTTACTAACGTCACTACTTTTACCGGCTCATATAAAATTGGTTCGAGTACTACTGATAATAGTATTACTGTATCAGATTCAAGTGTCACTATCCCAAATTTAGGTACAAGTAAAGACAGTAGAAAATATACATTTACTGGTAGTTATAATGGCCTTACTGGAACGGCGACATTATCACAAACAGGTAATACAACAACATATACAGTAACATTTAGCATCAATAATTCATATGCAAAATGGTATAGAAATGGTTCCGCAATAACAGATACAACTGTAACAAAAAAATTTAGTGAAGGTACTAAATATACAGATTTAACTCCGGATGAAACACCAACATGGATAGATGGAAGTAATTATAAATATACATTTGCTAATAATTATTCCACTAAAACAGACGGTAACGCTGTATCTAGTTCATCTACATTACAAAGTGACATTACATTATATGCTCGATGGACGCAACCTGACGCATATATTAAAGTATATTGGGACCCAAAAGGAGGTACATTTACAAAAACTGATAAAACTAGTACAACAACATCTACTATATATGATTATCATGGAAAAACATTTAAATGTCAACCTTCTGATTTAGGATATAATAACTATCCAACAAAAACAAATTATACATTTAAAACATGGTGTACTAATGCAGGTTTATTATGTTATTCAAACACATTTCCACTTAGTGTAAATAATAAACAAGGAATAGTCTGGGATTTTTATGCAACTTGGGCTGTAACAAATATAACAATTACATGGAATGGTAATGGTGGTACATGGGATGACGGAAAATTATCTCAAACATCTAAAGGAACATATGGGAAAACAATAAATGCATATGGTTCAAATCCTACAAAAACTAATACAACTTCTGAAACATATACGTTTAAAGGCTGGGGTGAAACATCAAGTTCTATAAATACTATAACATTCCCTTATAGTTTGACAAATCCATCAGGTTCAATAACATTATATGCTATATATTCAAATTCAACAAGAAGTTATACAATAGAATGGAAGAGTTACCCTATATATAATTTCTATTCTAAAGATGACCAAACATATGAATCATCAACAACGACAACAGAAAACTATGGTACAAAATACAAAGATATATCTATTCCTACAGGTGTTAAGGTTACTTTATATAATTCAGACAAAACAGAGCAATATAAGTCAAATGGAAGTTGGTATACTACTGAAACTGGTAATATAGTTATTAAAGATAATGACACTACAGTAACAGGTGATACTACATTCTATTTACATTTCAGTACAAATTATAAAGTTATATTAGATTGTAATGGCGGACAAGTATCTAGTTCAGATAAATCAACAAAATGGGAAATTTACGTAACATCATTTAAATATGATGATTATAAACCTGTTAAAACTGATTATACATTTGCAGGATGGAATATAAGAGATACTGACACATCTGGAACATTAACAGGTTCATAGAAAGTTTCAGAAGCAAAAACATATTATGCAACATGGTCTAAAGATTCTGTTACAATTACATGGAGAAATCACACAAATGGTGCTGTGGTAATATGGGCAGATGGTACAGCGGAAGATAAAAAAAGTTCTGTTAAAAAAGGTACAAAATATAATGAATTATCAGCGCCAGCATCATTTGCTGATATTATTGAAGATGCTACGTTCATACGATATACTGCAGCATGGTATACAAAACCATACGGTGGTACTTTAATTTCAAAAACAGAAACAGCAATAACAACTGCGACATCTGTATATACATAGTTTACATATGTATCAGCTAAAGTTAGCCTTTATCCAAATGGTGGTTCATTAGTAGTAAGTGATACAACATATACAACCAGTCCATATGTTATATATGTAAAATCAATCAATTTAGGCAGTTATACTCCAACGAGAAGTGGATATAACTTTAAAGGATGGGCAGAAACAAGTTCTGCAACATCAGGTTCAACTTCTACTGTTACAATTAAAACTGCTACACCTTATTATGCCGCATGGAAACAAGTATTTACAGTTACATGGAATCTTAATGGTGGTACATATAATAGTTCAACCACTAATCCTACTCAATCTGTTGAATCCGGTAGTACAGTATCATTCAGTACTTATACACCTACTAAATCTGGATATACATTCCAAGGTTGGGCAGAATCAAATTCTGCAACTTCCGGAAGCACATCAGGTAATTCAGCTGCAATTACATCGAATAAAACATTCTATGCTATATGGAAGTCTGCAGCACTTACACCAATACTTCTTATATTAGCAAGTTAATATAATAATACATAAATTAAAGAACTGTAAATTATCAAAAAGATTTACAGTTCTTTTTTATTTAATAAATATTATACATAATATAAGAATATTAATATATGAAAAAGAATATATATAAGTTATTAAAATTATATGAATCATCGTCCGATCTATTTGATGATGATATTTTAGGAGATGAAGAAAATACAGGCTTAATAGATTAGGAAATATCATCAAAAATAGCATCGAATGATTTAAAACCAGTTATCATAGATTTATTAGGTGTTGATAAGCCTCGTGCATGGAAATATGATAGAGATAAGGATGGAAATCAAATATTAACACATGAAAGTAAAATATCATATGGTATGGATGCATATGGAGAAAAAGTAATGAACCAACTTAAAGCAAAAGGATTTACTGAATATACAGCATCAAATTGTCCATATGCATTTACACATGGCATAGATTATATGAAAGCTCAGAAATTACTTCGTCCAAATTATAATTTTCCTTCACCAGGGCAACCAATGTTTAATGCATATAATGCTGATATTGAAAAGTATACAATTTGGGTATGTCATACATTTCCTAAAATGCCGTCAATTATTCAAGATATATTTAAAAAAGATATGTATTGTCATAAAATATTATTATCTGAAGATGAAGGCATAATTTTTATGGAACATCGATATACAAATGAAGGTAGATATTCATTTAAAGATATTGCAACCATTAAATTAACAGGTAAAGTTATATATGATGAGAAGGATTCTGATGATTAGAAAAATATCATTAAGAATACTAAAGATAGAGAAAAACGATTATCATTTTTAAAAAATAGGTATAAAAAAACAGTAGGTACAGGAATAACGCAATTTATTAAATATTTTGATTTAGATAAAAATAATGAGCCTTATGGAGTTATGTATTTTAACTGGAATAAATCTATTAATGCATCAAAGGTATCAAAGCAATATAAAATACCTGTATTCTTATTATGGTTATTATAGAAAGATATATATCCATTAAATGAATTAGAAAAAGAAGATGATTCTGCTGAATATGAATTAACATCAAAGGGTATAACATTTGATTTTTATGCTATGATAGATACAAGATTTGCAAATAATGAAAATACGGCAAAAGATCCTATAATATTAAGAAATGCAACTCCTAATTCATGTATAACTGTTAAACTATCAGATTATGCTTTAGAACAATATCATGATATTTTCGATTAATAACAATATATAAAAGGAAGATCATCATTGATCTTCCTTTTTAATTTCTAGAATATATACACATTTATTTTCAATTTTCATACTAATAATAGATGTGATAATTTTATCTTCATCTATTTTATTTCCTACACTCAAAAATGGTCCTCCATCTGGATCTATAAAATTAATATCTGTATAATCTGGTTTACAATTAATATCATTATTAAATCCGACTCTCATATAATGAAATATTTCATCTGGTCCATGTAACTGATATTCATGTTCAGATATTTGCTCAAGATAAACACCTTTATAATATCTATTATATAATTCTATTCTTTTCTTAGTTTCCATAAATCTTTTACTAATTTCTGTTATATAATTTATAAATGAAAATTATTAAAATGTTTTATAAAATATATTATATTGATTTACATATTGTAGAAGATATTAAAAAATTATTAGATAAACTTCATAAATTAGGTTATCCAGAAACATACTTATCCGACTTTAGTTTTTGTCCATATCTTATTATTCATAAAGACTTTGAACATAACAAATATCCTGTATATGAAAATATAAATAAAGGATATTTAGATAGTATGATGTCTAAAGTTATTCTTATTGAATGTAAATCATCATCAGAATTAATTGAATATGCTTATGAGTTAACAAATGATAATAATTCTATAAGCAATGGTCTTTTTTAATGAATTTTAAATATAGGTTCTCTATATAATGATATTTTATTACATGTATTCCAATCAAAATTAGTATTAAACATCAATGGTAATCTAAAAACATTTATATATTCATCATTCATAAATATATCACAGTCTGAAGTTATGATAATATCAAAATTATCTGGAATATTATCATTTAAATATTGAATTGCATCAACATCAAATACACATCCTTGAAATACTATATACTGTGATATATTATTCTTTATTTGATATTCATTCCGTATTTCTTCTAACCATTGTAAATTATCAACAAATGATTTATCTATCATATTATTATCTTTATGTTTATTGTTATTTAACATATTCATAAAGATAATATCATTAAATATTGTTCTATCATCATATATTGGTTCTAATTCTATCTTCTGTATATATGGAATGCATCTAAATAAATTAATGTCTAAAATACCTAATCTATAATTTGTTTGTCTATTATGAAATTTAAATCCATTTAATGATTTAATTTTTAATGTAACATTATAAGGATCATTTACATTATATGAAAAACTATTCCAATATCCATCATGGTATCTTCCTTTTGTCTCATTAAGATATGCTCTCCATACATCATAATTAGTTCCTCTCATATTAAGATATGAATTTTTCTTAAGTTCCGTAATATTATTACCTATTAAATTAGTTAATGATTCAACTCCTGTATCATTAAATACAGAAGATGAATCATCACCAATTAAAATATCATCATCAAAAAGATTATCTATCATTATTTAAAATCATTTTCAAGAGATATTCTCAATTCACTTAAATCATTAAGATACATGTCCTTAATAGTTGTTTTCTTAATATACTTAAGTTCTTTTTCAATCTCCTTATTCTTCTTAATCAATTCTTTCTTCTCTTCATCAGTTAACTTAGAAATCTGAATTTGTAATACAGTTTCAGGTAAATTATATTTCTTCAAATCTTCTTTTACATCTTTTCTCTTCCTATTAGAGATAACTAATTCACCACTGTTAACTAATTCTATAAATTTACAAATATTATTGTTTTCCTCATAACGTTTTTCCATGACAGAAACTAATCTATCTTTCCTATCATTATATTTGTTAAGACGAATATTAACAAAATATTTAATAAGTTCTTCCTTATTGATAAAATGCTTTACTTTCTTATGTTCATCAAGAACATAAAGTAAATCATCTGGTACATATGTATATAAACCAATTTTCTTAAAAAGTTTATCTTTACGATCTGGTTTCATTTCACGTTCAAGTTGTTTCTTTGGAAATATTAACCAATAATTCAACTTATCGTCCTGTGAATAATTCTTCCAATCCTTAAGATAACCTTTTTCTACCATATCATTAAGTTTCTTTTCAAACTTATCAAATCCCATATCATATGGAAGATCTGTTACCTGAAATATATCATTCTTAATATCTACCTTATATACACCTGAATTCAACCATTTACCAGCATCTTTATCAAATGTGAATCTATCTTCTTCAATACCTCTAACATAAGGTCTAATAATAGTTTCCTTAATATCACCTGTATTCAATACTTCTGTACATGCGTCGATAATATCAATAGGGTTATAAGAAAATGAACTGAATTTATAACCTGGTGCCATACCTTCTGCACGTGCAGTAATAACAGTAGGAATAATAGGCCAATAATTTACTGGTTCAAGATAAGCACCTTCATCAAAAACATATTCAAGAAGATCTTCATCTACTTTATAAAGTTTTGCGTATGGAGATAACTTACAATAAAGATAACGTGGAGCTGAAACAGCTTTTTCATCACGTAACGAACCATGTTGACCAGTTATGGTAATAGGATGCAGGTTATCACGGAACTCTGCAGACATTGTAAACATTGTATTTACCAAACTCGCGTCACCATGTTGATATAATGTTAAATTATAAACATCGCCAACCAAATTCAAATTCTTGATCTCAGACCCATTTTTCATACCTCCATGGAAAGCAGCATGCATAATCTTTCTAGCTCCTACTTTAAATCCATCAAGAAGACTCGGTAATGCTCTTGTAGCAATTACATATTTTGTATAATCCTTATAATCTGTATTTAAAAAATCTGTTATAGTTCTTACTACTTTCTTATTACTATCTTCAATAATATGTGCGTCTAAACCTTTAACTTTCTTTGTTGTTACTTTCATTTATTAAAATTATAGTTTCTTATATTTATAATGTATTTTCTAAATATTGTTTTAATTCATCTAAAGAATAAAAAGTTTTATAATTTAAATTATTATCATATGCGGTTTTTATTTTTAATGGATCTCTTACAGTCCAAACATCTATTGCTGTATTATAAAATTTTGTATTTTTATTTTTCCATTTATTAAGTTTTTCTATATCATTTAAATCATTTTCATTAAATACATGACCACCATGTGTCCAATGATAATTACATTCTATATATAAATTTAATGATTTGACATAAAAGTCACAATAAAATGGATATAATTCGGTTTTATATTGAGTTAATACATTATTAATGCCAAATTTATTTTCTAATAAAGTTTTAGATTCATTTTCAGGTTTTGATGTATTAAATGTACCTCTTAAACGTTTTGTTATATTAGTTTTCTTTTGAATAATATCTCGTTTATTTTCAACTTTATTTTGAATTTCTTCAGACATAAATGGTTTTTCCACTCCATATTTTTCAATATTTGTTTTTCTTACTTTTTCTGGATTAAATACACCACCATATTTTTTTATTTGTGTATCTATTGTTTTTTGATTTATTTGCTTATTTTGTGCTGACCATTCAACACCATAACGAATCAAATTTGTTTTCTTTATTTTATCTTTTACAAAATCTAACTACATTATATTATCAACACCATATTTTTCTAATAATGTTTGTTTACATTTATTTCTATTATTATAATGTGAATCACCATATCTGACAAAAAGAGTCTATTTTGTCTTTTCTCTAATTTCATTCATTTTTAATTTTCGTTTATCCTATATTCTTTTTATAATATTAGGATCTTTCATATATGAATGATCTATTTTATTTTGAAATTCATCGGTTTTCATATATTCGTATTGACATTTACGTGAACATGTTTTCCCATATAACATATTTGAAAGACCATAATATTTTACATATTTTCCACAAATTGGGCATTTAGGTTTTTCTTCTATATTATATTTTATTCTATGAAGTATTTCTTTATAACTACAATTATTAGAATCGTTAAATCTATGTAACAAATATTTTTTTATATCATTATTATTTTCAATTATTTTATTGGATGATGATCTTATTCTATGTGGCATTGTAGTTGATGTGAAAAATAAAGAAATTATATATTCATCATTTATCTATTGTTTTTCTTCCATAATTTTAATTTAATAAAATGTTCCGTTTACATTAACTGACATATCATCGATGTTTATAGATACATATTCTTTCCAAGGACAAATCTTATTTGTTATTTCTTCAGGAATACCTGAATTTTTAAATATATGATATAAATCCATTTGAGGACCATAATCAGAATATAATTTCCTAATATTCATATGTGTTTTATTTCTTCTAATTTTATTAAATCTATTTTTGCCAGAAATATTATGACTATTTGGATTATTAAGAAATTTCTTTGTTTTACGAGGATACTTTCCTTTTTTAAATATATATGAAAGATAATCATTATTATAACCAAAATATCGTGGAAACATAAGGCATCTCATTGTTTCCTTATAGAACAATTTCTTTTGAGAAACACTTACTTTATACATATATTTCTGTTTAAGATATGATCCTAATGCTTGACACATCAATGTTTGATCATTATGATATGACGTCCTCATACTTTGATATTCTTCATTGAATACATCTTTATAAAGCATATCAGCAGCAATTTTACATGCATCATATAACGTATGAATTGGTTGATGTTGCTCTTTATAATACTTTATTACATCATTAAACCAATCTTTTACACAATATTTAGGTGCAATAACATGTTTATCTTTTAAATAATCTGAATACTTATCATACATGATTTTATTATAATCAGAAAAACCATAATACCATGCCATAAATTGATCGAATTTTAAATTACTATCAATATCTTTTTTACTTAAAATACCGGTATCTATATCATCTTCCCTAATTATAAAATCAATATGTGAAACATTTTTATTAATAAAATCAGTTAAAATATTATTTAATATATTAGCTGATTTAGAATTCATACATAACTCTATTAGTTCTATAACTTTATCTTTAGATAAATTATAACCATATAATGGTTCTGGAAAACTATTAATTATTTCTTCTTTTGACATAATAATCTTTATATATTAAAACTTTATATTTTTTAACATCCACCACTCCAATGATGATATGGAGAACCATATGTATTACCACATCCTCCTGATGAATAATCATCATAATATTCTCTTGCTGTTTTTGTAACAGTTTTCTTCTTTTCCTTTTGTTTAACTGCCGTTATTTTTGAAGGAAATAAAGGATCTATAAAAGAATCATCAACATTTTTAAGAATTAAATGTTCTCCTTTATTATCTTGTATTCTAACATAATCATCCATATCAATTACCGGTTGTTTTGGTAATATTTTATACATGAGGTCATTCATTATAGTTCGTTTTTCTTCCTCCTTCTTTTGTTTATAATCTTTAAGTTTTTCTGATAATTCAGAATCATCTATAGAATTAAGAGTATTATCTATATTCTTTATAGCTTCATCTATCTTATTAACAGAATCATAACTTGTAAGTAATTCATTTCTATTTGCATGGGATGCTATATAATCACCTACATATTTTGTTATTGTATCTATAATATTTTTATAATCCATTTTTATTTTTATTTAATTTTATGACCATCTCTGAACAATTTCACCATTTTCATATATTATACAAAAGAAATATTTCTTTGAAAATAATGGTCTTATTAGTATTTTCAATAAATCATTTATTGATGCATGTTGTTTATGTGTTTTATAAAAACAACATCTTTTTATTGTAAAATCTGAATTTGATTTATATCCTAAATATGGTGATAAATCAAAATGTTTATTACTACAACCATAAGCGAATGGTTTAGGTAATTTAAATCCAAATATATCCTCTAATGAAACATAAAGTTCATCATGTTCAAACATTTCTGCTAACTTAAAATGAGAATACCCTAATTTTTCAAAATGTTTAATATTATCAATAAAATCTTCTTTTGAATCTAAATATCCTTTAATAGCATTTAGTGTTAATGAAACTTTATTCTTATATGGAATTTCTTCAAATAATCTATCTCTATTATAAAGTGAAACACTATGTCTTATTTTGTCACCAACTTCTTGATCGTAATGTTGTGGTGATATGATTAAATGATCTATCACTTTTATAATTTCAAAGAATGTTTCCTTTTCTGTCCAGCATGGTATAGGCATTGATGTAATTACAGTAACCGGTAATTTAGCAAATCTTTTTATATTCTTTACCAACTTAAGTAAGTCTTCTATATAAAGCATAGGTTCACCACCAGACACAGTAATTTCATCAATTTTATCTTTTATATTTAAAACAGATAAAAATATCTTATCAATATCTGGTTTTGAATTTCCAACGCCTTTATTAAATGCATCTATACAAAATGGACATTTATTTGAACAATTCTTTGTAAAATGTATTTGTGCTTCATTTAATATTTGATCACAAATATTATTATTTAATTTAAATAATTTTTTCATAATTCATCTTTGACCATAACTAACTATTATTTTTAATTTATATACAAAAATACATTTATTTTATTAATTAGGAAACATAAAGTCTTTACTATTAAAACAAATAAATATAAAAAGTTTTAATATTAAACACAATGTCATTATATAAAGAATTAATGAATGGTATATCATATAGTTTAAAGAAATCATTAAATGAAATGGCAAAACGTATTGACCATAGAACATTAGATAGGAAATTATGGTTAAGTGTTGCGTCAGTTTGTTCAAGAAATAAAGCAACTGAATGTGAGTTGGTAAAACCTATGAAGAAACTTACTAAGGATGATTTACTTAACAGATATGTTGCAGCTTTAATTATTATGAAAAAACCATGTCCAAAAAGTGAAAGGGATATAGATAAAATTAAAGTATTCAAATTATTTGGACACAGAATATTAGATTTGGGTGGAACTATAGAAGAAATTCAATAGCTATATAATATTAATATGGGTATTTCATCTGAACCTGTACAAAAACAACCAGTTTCTAGAAAAACACGTGTAACTGAACCTGTAATTTCAACTCCTAATGTTTCAAAACCACGTGCTAAACGTTCACCTATTAATAAAAAATATATTACAATACTAGATTCACTTATACAACATATACCTGTATCATTATATGATAGCAATGATTTAAAAACCAGTTTTGTTGGTAGTTATAACAAAGCATTTGATAAATGTGAAGTAGATATTGAAAAATATGTAAATAGTTTAGTTAGAAAATCTGGATAGAACTTTGATAAACTTATCAGTTTACTTCAAAATGATATTGTTAATTTTAATAAATTATTTAAAAGTACAAATGATGTATTATTTGAAATTTATGAAAATGTAGGCACTAGAAAAAGAGGTTGGGATACATTTTATCAATATTTAACTATTGATATAAAGGAAAATTCATATGATTGTTTTATTCATAATGAAGCTGCGTCATTCGCACCAGATGCAAGACGACGTGATTTCAATGAAAAATTTGATGGAAATAATTTATTTAAATATAATTTCACTGCATGTAGATATTTTGAAAATAAACCTAATATGATAAAATTATTTTCAAAAGGAGTATTTTTATATATTGTTAAACCTTATGTTAAATATAAACAAACAGGAGATGAATCTGGAAATGCAGAACATAGTGAAGAAACATTAATTAAATATAATATGGATAATAATCCTTCTAATTATTTTGAATGGGTAAAAGAAAATATTAAGCAAATATTAAAGAATAATCCTGATAAATTAATTAATGTTAATTATAATGATTGGAGTGGAGCTATTAAATCATTATATTATAATACCGATGTGCGTAAATTTATTATACAATGTTATTTACAGTCTGGAAGTTCAGATATGAATAAATCTGATGTATTAATTAATTTAACAAAACTTTCACCATCTGATACATATAGGAACAAATATATATCTAATAATGGATATACATATAGAGATTCAGACGATGCAGTTTATACATGTGTTGTTAAAGATTTAAATGCTTTTGGAGAAAAATTGTTTAATATTATCAAAGAAGATATTATAAAAGGTAAATTAATTTAATATATAAAAAGGAAGATACTTATTATTGTATCTTCCTTTTTATTCTTTATAAAATAATCCTTGTCTATTAAATGTATCTATTTCATTTTCAATATCCATCTTTGCACCCAATTGCATTATCCATTCATTTAATGGTATATTATCTTTCAATAATTGATTTATATTACTATAAAATCTCTCACCATTTATATTAATTTGTTTTTGTGTATAATTATCTATACCATTATCATTTGCTTCATTTGTATTAGAAATAAACATAGATGTTGAGAATGTATTATGTAAGTTATTATTAATTACAAAATCTGATGCATAACACCAACAGCATATTATATTTTTTGCATGAACTAAATTTACATTAAATTCATGTAATAAATATTTTTCTTTATTAAAATTTGGAAATAATAAACCTTTTGCTGTACCATGTCCCAAAAATAATATAGTATCATCTTCTGATATAATTGCATTATTAACTATATCTTCATAACCATCTATATCTGGTGTTATTTCTATAAGATGTATATTATCTAATCCTTGCCATGCATTTCTAATAACTTGACAATCTGGATCTAACATATTTGAAAATATAATAGTCATAATTTATTCATTTTAATAATTAATCATATATTTCATGTTTATACGCAGATAATGTATTTTGCATAAGCATTGCAATCGTCATAGGTCCGACTCCTCCAGGTACAGGTGTAATATAACTACATAACGGTGCAACTTCATTATATTTTACATCTCCACATAATCTAAATCCTGACTTTTTTGTATTATCAGGAATTCGTGTTGTACCAACATCAATAACAACTGCATTTTCTTTTATCATATCTGCAGTTACAAATTCAGGTTTACCAAGAGCTACAATTAATATATCTGCATGTTTTGTTATTTCCTTTAAATTCTCAGTATGTGAATGGCATACTGTTACTGTTGAATCTCCATATTGTTTTTGAACCATCAATGTAGACATAGGTTTACCAACAATATTACTACGTCCAATAATAACACAATGTTTTCCTTTTGTTTCAATATTATATCTTTTCAATAATTCAAAAATACCTTTTGGCGTAGCTGATATATAACAAGGTAAACCTATATTTAATCGTCCTACATTAATTGGATGAAAACCATCTACATCCTTTTTATAATCAATTGTTTCAATTATTTTTTGTTCATTAATATGTTTAGGTAATGGAAGTTGAACTATAAAACCATCTACATTCGGATTATTATTTAATAATATAATTTTATTAATTAAATCTTCTTCTGATATATTATCTTCATATTGGTATACTGTACTTTTAAATCCACATGCTTCACAAGCTTTAACTTTATTTCGTACATATGTTTCAGATCCTCCATCATGACCTACTATTATTGCTACAAGATGTGGTTGTCGTCCTCCTTTATTTATAATATTATCAACTTCATTTTTTATTTCTTCTTTAATTTGAGTTGATATTAATTTCCCATCTATAATATTCATTTTTCTAAATTATTTTTATTTCGTTCTAATGGTGAAAATAAAGTTAAAAATGTTATAGATTCTGGATCATACATATCTTTTATTGCTGTCGCCGAATCAGATATGGTTTTACCCGATGTGACTGTATCATCTATAACCAGTATTTTCTTACCATTTAAATACTTACCATATGTTATTTCATCTTTATACAATTTATTAATGCCTAATGATTTTATAATACATTTTCGTAATTCTTGTTGGGGTATAAATTTATAAGAAAAAATACCATCATTACCTTTGTTTTCTTTAGGTTTCATCATATTAGAAATTGCTTCATATAATAAATCATGTATATGTTCCTGCTCATCTTCATTATAATGTGTTTCTAGATAATTAGTATCAAGAAAATTTTCATACACATCATTAGCACCATATTTATAAAAGAAATCCTCATATGATGTTTCATGATTTATAAGTCTCCTTATTCTATATAAAACTTCGGTATTTAATTTATTAGAAGATGGTGTGGTAATAATAACATCAAAATTTTCTTTAAGCTCTTTTGTTACTGAAACAAATCTACGTAATAATGCAAATATGTCATATGATGGATTTTTAAATTTCCATCCTCTTATATCTTTAAGTGCATATATAACAGGATTTCCATCATGTTTATCTTCAGTTTCTTTACGTTTAAATATTGAAATTACCTTATAACCTTCTACTTCATTATATATAGGTTTTGGATTCCATGGATCATTTGTATCTACATAATTCTGATGATTTGGATTAAATGATACAAGTCGTTTTCTTTGATCTATATCTATTCCTTCAAATATATTATCTATACAATTATTTATAGATATTAATATATTTGATTCATTAATATCACTAATATTATATTTCTTTAATATATCTTTAACGGATTCCGATATATTTTCTTTTAATAATTCTTTATTCATAATTTATTTTTTATTTAATTTTATATATTATCACAAAGATACACACATTATTATATAATAAAAAATTCCATATGTTTAAAATTTATTAACATATGGAATTATATAATTAAACTTCATTCTTAAGTAATGATTTTCTCTCTTTTGCAATACCCTTTCCAAACCATGTTTTAATAGTCATATCAGAAAGTTCATCTTTCTTAAAGAAATGAAGAACAGAATTTCTCATCATATCCTTATAATCTTCATTCGTACTTGAACCAAGACCTTTTAAATATGTTATCTTGTATCCTTTCAATGAATTTTCTTTCTTCCTAAATTCATCCATCGTATAAAATTTCTGAACATCGTTTCCTTTAACAGCTTTAATAATAGGTGTAATACATCTACAAATTAAACCTGCATCATAAAGTTCTGGCCATAAATTAAAGAATGTTAAAAGAAGACCTGCGATTTTACTACCATCAAAATCAGCATCTGTTGCTATAACCAATTTACTGAAATTCAATTTCTTCACATCTACAGGTTCACCCCATTGTAAACCGATGATATTAAATAAATCAGACAACTCTTTATTTGCCATAATCTTTGTTGGAGCAAGTCCCATTACATTAAGAATTACTCCTCGTAACATATATGCTGCTTGTGTTTGTGGGTCTCTTGCTGCTCTAAATCCTGCGCGTGCAGAATCACCCTCGAATATCCAAAGCTCTCTATCAGCTGATCTTTTAGAATTTGCATCAATGAATTTATCATTATTACGAATTTTCGCTTTAGCTTGTCTATTAAGTTTTCTTAATGTTTTTTGATCCTCTACTTCACATTTTTGTTTATACCAATCTATTACAATATCTACAATCTCTGATTTCAAAACAGACTTAATAAATGAATCTGGTACCTTAAATGTATACTTATTATCATTTGAAAATCTTTCAACTACTGTTGTCAAACATTCCTTTGTCTGTGAATCATAAGACGGATTATTAACATGGAATGTACAGAACATTGAATATTTTCCATCTACATTCTTTGGTGTAATATCAATTTTTTCTTTTGATAAAAGATATGCAGATACAGCAGAATTAATTTCATTTCTAACCGCTTTGATATGTGTTCCTCTTGAGCATTCAGCACCATTCACAAATCCAACATTAATACCATTATCAGGAAATACCCAAACTTGCATGATAGAATCAGAAAACTTCAACATTTGTTCTGTATCTACATAATCAGAAAATAAATCAATATACTCATCAAATGCACGAAAATGCCATTCAGATTCTCTAACAACATCATTACCATTTGTATATTTAAAATGAACAGTTAAACCTATATTAGCGGCAGCTGCATCAATACAACGTTTTTCTATAATATTAATAAAATCTTCCGAGAACTCATTACCACATTCAAATCTGGAAAAATCAACGTCAAATGTACTTTCTGTAAAATGATCTTTCGTGGTCTTAACTTGTAAATCATCATTCATTTCTCGCATGTTATTCTTCCATGATCTATAATATGAATGTTTCTTATCTGCTGTATATATAGAAAAAAACGTAGAGAATATATTACAAATTTTACTACCAAGACCGTTTGTACCTATTACATCTCTATCTTCTGAATCATCAAAATTACTACTTGTCCTTAGTTGTGAGAATATAAATTCAGGAATATAAATTCCTGCTTCCTTATGTTTAACAACAGGAATACCACCATTATCTCTTACGATTACTCGTCCATGCTTATCAATGGTAACAGACATTTCTGTCAATCCCATATTATCTATTCTTCTATACTCATCACATGAATTTGATATAATCTCATCCAACATCTTTAACAATGCTGGTGTATATTCAACATCAACTAATTTCATCTTTGCATCATCTGATGAATATAAAAACATTTGCTTATTCTCATTCTTTACGGAACCTATATACATACCTGATCTATTCAAGATATGATCTAATTCCGACATACTTTGATACTTACTTTCTAAACTCTTCTTGCTTACCATAAATCTTATTTAATCGAAAAAATCTTTTTATTATATATCTAAAAATGTTAAAAAGTTATTTTTTACACTTATTTTTTATCTATAACATTAGATACCGACATTTTACATAATACTGTATTAATTAATGTTTCTTTATCAGGTATCAGATAATTTAATATATCATAATTAAACTCACTTAAATCTAAATTATTAATATTATTACGTATATATATATTATATCTATATCATTATCAGTTTGTAATGTACCTATTGATTCTTCTATTGCCTACTTTACACTTATTGATATATCTTTAATTAATTCTTTATATAATCTTTCCATATTAATTAAAATATTTTCTTATTTATTAACTTATATTTGTAGTTTATATTTTTTTATTATAATTATTTTATGTATCTTTGTATTAGTTTAAATTAAATAAAGTATTATTAATTTTTTAAAAAACTTATACGTTATGAAGAAATTTATTTTTATGATTATCGCAATGTTTGCGATTACGGTTACAAGTTATGCAAGTAAAAAGGATACTACAGAGATTCATAATCTCCGTGTAGAGAATCAAAAGTTGCAACAGTATATTAATGAATATGGTCCAAAAAATGATGGATATTCATTTGATGATATATCACCAGTAATGGAATATGCATTGGAAACTGGTACAGGCGAAATCCGTGCTTATGGTATTGGTGAATCAAAGAACCAAATGTTTGCACTTAACAAGGCAAAGGCTGCGGCATCTGCAAGTATTCGTCAAAAGATGGAACTTTATATTCGCTATGGCATTGATCAATATAATGATGAATTGGAAACAGATGAAGGATCAACTATCAGTAATAAATCTCGTGAGCATATCGTAACTGCATGTAAGGGAATCACTGAAGGTATTTCTGTTGTTAAAGTAGCAAAATATTATAATCGTTATAAGAATATGTATCGATTTGAAGTTTGTGTAAAGTATGATAAGGAGAATATTATTGATACAATGAAGAAGCAAGATCGTACGATTCTTAAGAAAGAAAAAGAATTTGAACGTGATATGATGGAAGCATGGGATGAACTTGATAGTTATCAAGCTGATAAAAAGAGAAAAGCATCTGATGATAATGAATCTGTCTCATCAGAAGATTAACTGATAACATTAAATAAAATTAAGTAAAATATAGTTTAACATTAATTATATTATAGGTTATGAAATATATTCTATCTTTCCTTATTTGTATCTTTATGTATACAAATAGTTTTTCACAAGCAATTAGTGAAAAGAATAAAGTAAAACTTCGTAATAAAGTCGTATCAGAATATATAGAAAATGGTGTAACAGGATGTAATGTTTATAAGACATCAAACGGTAATGTTCTTGTTTCCATTATTAAAATTGCAAATAATAGGAATCCTGAATACATTGATAGAATTGCTAATATGAAGGCAACTCGTTCAGTCGTTGAATTTCTAAAAGGTGCTAGGAACCGTTCTTATTCTGTATATAATGTAGAAGATTCAGAATCAAATCTCTATACAGAAAATTCTGATGGAAATAATGATTTGGGTAATTCTGATATAAGTGCATCAACATCAACGAATATGAATGAAAATTCGCATAATTCAGATAGTTATACGTTTACAGATGAAATAGTTCAATCATCTATTGGTGAAGTTAGGAATCTTTCTATGTTAAAGAAGATAACTGAACGAAATACAAATGTTTACATTTATTATATTAAGTTAAAAAAGTAAATTCATTATGAGAAGATTTATTATATTTTTATTTCTTTCTATTATAACAATTAGTTGTTTTGGAAATGATGTTACTATTGTATCAGAGGGAACTGGTAAGAATAAATCAGAAGCAACAATGTCTGCATTAAGATTTGCATTAACAGAAGCATATGGTACATATATATCATCTCGTTCATCTATTGATACAAATGATTTGTTTTCGGATGAAACTGTTATGATTACAAATGGTAATATCAAATCATATAAAGAAATATCATATAATGAATCTTCTCATACTATTAAGTTAAGTGTTGTCGTATCACTTGATAAACTTAATAATTATGTAGAAAATCATGGTTCATCAGTTTCTATTGATGGTTCTAGATTAATTGCTAATAGAGAAATTAAAGCAACGAATAGAGGAAATGCTGATATATCATTTAATCATTTCTTAGAAAAACTTACTGAAACTGCATGTAAAATGTATAATTATTCATTAACTGTAGGTGAACCAAAAGTCGAAGGAAATTTTGTATATCTTAATATTTGTATTAAATGTACAGATAACATAGAACAACAGAAAACCTTTAATAATATATACAATAATTCATTAAGAGATATTTATAAAAAATATGATATGTCTGATGAATATGTAAGGTATCAAGTAAATAATTATCAAGGTATTGTTAATAAACTTAATGTATTTGGGTTTTATAGTTTTATATTAAAAGATAATTTAGGTAATAAAGTAGAATTTATTTGGTCTGATACTGCATTGAGAGAACATACACGTTTGATGTGTTGTGAAAAATATAATAATGGAGCCGGCATTTATTGTAAAAGTTATAATTACTTATGGATGTATAGAAATGGTTCTATTAGAAATGGTAATAATATAAAGTTTACATTAAAATATAAAATTAATGACTTTAAAATGCTAAAAAATATTGAAGTTTTACCAGATTAATTTTTTTATTTAAAACAAAATGTGTATCTTTGTATTATAAAAATAACAATTAAAAATAATAATTTAAAATATAAAAATTATGGTTGTAAATAATTTACCAAATAAGTTTAACGAGTATAAAACTGAATATCCTTATACTGTTGTAAGAGAATGTCCAGATGGTTATTGGTATTATGGAGTTTACAATAATATTGAATATGCATCTCGTGTTGCAACTAGTATAGGTAATGGTCTTGTTGTTGAATCTAAAACAATTGAATAATTATGGATAATCATATTTTAAGTGACTTAAAAAATAAGTTTATTGAAGAAGAATCCTTTCGTCTTAAAGAAAAAAAGATAAAAGAATTACAACATTATAAAGAGCATGGTTTTAAATCATGGGAAGAACTTTTATCATATATAAAAACAGGTAAAACTGTATACAATTATAATGATACATTATCTTGGAATCATAGAACAAATTTGATAAGGTATCATCATCAGACAAGTGATGGTAGTGATTGTAATTTCTGGTATACTAACAGTTATTTTACAGAAGAAGAATTTCTTAGTTGGAAACATGATGTTGATAACCGCTATCCAGAGAATGCACGTAATGAATATGGTTATATTAATGAATGGGTAAGATAAGTTATGAGTAAAAATAAAATTTTAACAGTATATATTGCAAGAGATAATAGAACATATAAAAAAGATGATACAGATCATCTAGAACTATATGGAAAATTGCATATATTTTATGATACTCCTATATGGAATTATGATACATGTAAATGGGAGTTAGCCCGTCAAATTGGTGATGAAGTACCTGGATATATGTTTCCGAACATTAAAGAAAAAGAATGTCGTAAATTTATCTCTTTTTCTAATGATCATCAAAATCAATTATCTACATTATGTGAAATGTATGTTGCAATGAATAAAATGAAGCAAGAAAATGATAATAAAGAAAACAAAGAACAAAATAATGTGCAAATGGTATGATGTATTATCATATTATTTTCAATTAATATTTTATTACATTACATTTATTATACCGTTTCCATTTATGTGGTTATATTGTGTATGTATAGATTTTTATCTAAATAAACCTTATGATCCTAGATATGAATATGAATTTATACCAGAATATGGTGAAGTAACAGATAATTTTGGAAATGTTTATTAAAAATATTTTTTATTTATAATAATTATATGTATCTTTGTATTGTTATTAAATTAATTAAAATACAAAGATTATGGCAGATAAAAAATATTATATTGGTTCTGGTAATTATTTTGGTAAATGTGAAGCAAATAATACATTTTATAATGAGATGTTACCTTTGTTAAAGAAATTAAAAATTGATGAAACAGATATTGATAAAATAGCAAATATCGTTTCTGAAATTTATAATTCAGCATATAATGATGGGTATGATAATGCAGAACATGAAGTCTCTGAATATTATTAAAATAATAATTAATTATGAATATTATAACATTAACTGAGCTTATTAATACATTAATTAATGGTAATGATTATCCATCTGGAATAAATATTACCATCAATAGAAATGAATTAATATATGATAACACATTATCAGTATATAATAATTTATATTATAAGCATCAACATACAGGTGCTTATTTATTTGTACAACATACAGATGATGAGAATTATGTATCAATTCATATTATTCTTCCAAATGAATCACCAAAAACTGACTATTGGAAACATCATTTAGCAGATGATTTTGGAGATAATCCATATGTATGGGATAAACTCGATGATAATTATGAATCAACAGAATTTGATGTAGAATATAAATTCGAAATCACTTAAATGAAACAGATTTTAGAAACAATATATGCAAACAAACATTAATTATACACAAAATATTAATGTTTGTTTGCATAAAATAATAATTATTTTTGATGAAAAAGAAAACAAATACAGAATTATTTCATGAATTAGAAGATGAAATAAAAAAATATGATAATAATATTTTAAAAAATTATCCACAATATAAAATACTTTATTCTTGTAATACTAATTTGAGAGGTATACCTGTAAATGAATGGGAAGTTACATCCATTTCTGTATCATATATAGATGAAAATAGTAGAACTATTTTTTATCCAAAAATAAAAGATAAATTTCGTTATTCTAAAAAAGATATTGAAATATTACAAGATTATTTTAATAATATTAAAAGAGCAAAATATGAAATTTGGTATTATTTATATTCTAAGCAGAAATATGTAGATCTTAAAGGTGAAATTTCATATGGTACTTGTAAATGTGGCATAAAATATACACAAATTAATAATAAAGAATATTCACCAAATAAACAAGATTGCTTAAATTATAAGTGCCAATTTGAAAATAAACAACGTGAATTAAAAAAGAAATATTATGAATATAAAAAAGGATATACACCTTGTGATTATTGTATGAAGCAAGTTCCAACAGATAAGTTAGTTCATAAAACAATTATATCACGTGCAAGAATACAAGGTATTATGAAAGTTGTTTCACAAGAAATGAATTTTTGCTCAGGCGAATGCGCATATTATATGCAATGTTCATTAGAAGGATAACATTAATTTTTATTATTATGAAAGATTTATTGGGTAGAGTAATTAAGATTGGTGATGTTGTCGCTATAGCAGAATCTAAACATGCTGATATAATAGCAGGAGTTGTAACTGGATTTACAAAAATAAAAGTATCAATTAATCCATTTTTTGTTTATAATCAATTTAGTGATACTCTTAAAACAATTTGTACATATGACAAAGAAAAAGGTGGGTATCTTCGTGAACCTAATCAAGTTGTTATAATGAATAAAGAAGACTTCACTATGATGACACAAAATGAATACTATAATATGATTAAGAAAATATCGGAAAATTAATATCATATTCTCTCTGTATCGCATTAAAATATGTTAAGCAATAAACTATAAGGCTTATATAGAAATAATGTGATACAGAGAGAATTTTATTATTTTACATAATTATTTTTTTATTTCAATTAAAATATGTATCTTTGATTTACAATAACAATTAAAAATTATAATTATGATATACGGATATGTTTCAATATATAATTATATTAAATGTGATATAGATACTGATTATCAAGATGAAGCTGTATCAGAAATAAAGAAAGTTCGACTATTTCTTTCAGAAAAAGAAAGAGATGCTTCCGCACAAGCAGAATATATTTCATCTCGTTATAATAATGATATAGAAAAATTTGCTACAAAATCCAAGCAAGGTAATTTAGTTATTCTTGATAGAAAAGAATATTATAGAATGAAAAAAGAAATTGAAGAACTTAAAAAACAACTTAATAAAGAATAATATATAGAAAATAGATGAATATAATGTAAACATTGTAATTAATAATAAAAATCTTAAATTTTATATCATATTCATCCCACATCGCATTATAATATCAAAGATAGTAAAGTATTAAGGTATAGTAAAAATAACGCGATACGGAGCGAATATGAAGCTAATCAAAAATATATAAATTATGGTTAATAATTTTGAACTTATAAAATCAAAACTTCACTTTCGGAATGAACGTTCCTTTTACTTTATTCAGATTCTTAAACGGAAGAAGGAAAATCCTGAAATGAAAGCATATTCAATTCCTATTGAAAGTTTTTATATTTTCAGTGTTGAACAGTTTGAAAAGATTGAACATCGTATCATCGAACTTTGTGACATGCATAATGCACGTGCATATATTAAGATGAATTGTTTGGATGCTGAATCTGTAATGCTTGAACAGATTTCTCTTATTACACAGGAAATTCGTAAAGGGAATTGGAAACATATGAGTAAATCACTTAATTCTGCATGTGGTATATGTGGTAAGCAGGATGGCAATGAAAAATTGTATCTTGTAGATTTAGATAATATTGATATTGGTTCTGATGATTATAATGAAATTGTTTCATATATTAACAATGCTCAACCTATTAATGTAACCAATAAAATTTACATGAGTGTTCCTACAAAAAATGGATGTCATCTTTTAACAACTGGATTTGACATGTCAAAATTTAAACAGACATTTAAATCTATTGATGTTCACAGTGACGGAATTACTTTACTTTATATTTCATAAATTATGGAGAATTATAAAAATTTTAAATCAGAAACTGTAGGTATCCCTGAATTTGATAAAATTAGAAATGAAGGAAGACTTCTTATAGAATATGTCAGGGGCTCTACTTCATATGGTCTTTCAACAGAATCTTCAGATATTGATTCAGGTGGAATTTTTATCTGTTCAATTAAAGAACTTCTTGGATATAATTCATATAAGGAAGAAGTTGCTGATGCAAAGAATGATAACAAATGGTATGAATTAAATAAATTCATTTCACTCCTTGTAAAAGCAAACCCTAATATTCTTGAAGCTTTGTTTGTAGATGATAGATTTATTATAGGCGAAATTCATCCTATTATGAAATATCTACGTGAACATAGAGACATGTTTTTAACTAAACAATGTTTCACTTCATTCTATAAGTATGCAGAATCACAAATTTATAAGGCAAGAGGTCTTAATAAAAAAATTGTAAATCCTATTACAGAACGGAAAACACCCCTTGATTTTACATATACATTTAGAAAACAAGGTTCACAAAATATTGTTAATTTTCTAAAGGAATATGGACTACGTATAGAATATTGTGGTTTGTGTAATATTAATCACATGCGAAATAATTATCACATGTTTTATGATTGGGGTAGACACCTATATGAACATCCTGAAGATAAGGAAATTCTTATTAATTCAAGATTAGAACTTAATTATGATAGAATAAAAAGATTTCCTTCTATTGATGATGAACCTATTATTCATTATAGAGGGTTAACTACTGAAATTGTTTCACATACAACTCAACTTCGTTTATCTTCTATCGATGATAAAGATGATTTACCTATTTGTCAAATATCATATAATGTAGATGGATTTCAAGATCATTGTAGAAGATATAAGGAATACAAAGAATGGGAAAAGAATAGAAACCCTGTGAGATATGAATCGAATCTCAATAAAAACTATGATTGTTATTTAAATAATGAAACAGAATTTTTAACAATAAATGGGTGGAAAAAATATGATGATATATCAAATGATGAATTAATAGCTTCTTTTGATAATAATCATAATATACAATTTGTACCCATTTTAAGCAGATTCTCTGATAGTTATTCGGGTATAATATATACATTTGAAAATAGATATACACGTTTTTCTGTCACAGATAACCATAAAATGTATGTTTCACCAATTCATAGAAATATTTCAACAAATTTCTCTACAAAATATATAAAAGAAAAATCAAATTGGCAATTAATTAAAATTAAAGATTTATTTAATAATAAACGCTCATATTTTCATCAACTTCGTCATTTAAATAATAATAATAAAGATTATAATATAACAGATGATGAATTAATTATATTAGGCGCATTTTTATCAGAAGGTACTTTTGAATATAATAAAAAGCATGAAATTAATGCTATACGTATAGGTCAATATGAGCATAAAGATTTTACAAATATTATTAGAAATATAAAAAGTATTAATATTAAAGAATATAAATCAAATAGAAATAAAAAAAATGATATAGAAATTTCATGGATAATTAGAGATTCAAATATTCTTAATATTTGTAAACAATGTAATGGATATTATTCTTATGAAAAAGAATTACCATCATTTTGTAATAAATTATCAAAACGACAAGTTGATATATTATTAAATATTATGATTTTAGGTGATGGTACAAAAAATAAAAATAAAGGTCATTATGTTTATTATACGTCTTCAAAAAAATTAGCAGATTCATTATATACATTATTAATATGTAATGGATATAATTGTCAATTTTATGGATGTAATGATAATTATTTACATAAAAATGGTTATATACGTAAAGATGGTATTATCTTACCAAAATATCAAATTTTTATATCAAAAAATACAGAATCAACTAATGCAATTCATTTTAATGAAAATGATAAACATTGGCACATTAAAAATGTAATTAATGAAAGAATTGTATGTTTTGAAAATAAAAATCATACGCTTGTAACTAGAAATAATTATAAAGTTGCATTTCATGGAAATTCTAAGAACATGATGCATAGCTTTCGTCTTATTCATATGGCAAAAGAAATTGCATTAGGAAAAGGAATGAAACTCTATAGAACTGAAGATCATGATTTTCTTATGAATATTCGAAACCATAAATATGAATATGATGAATTAATTAAATTAGCAGATAAAGAAAAAGAAGAAATGTATGAAATTATGAAACATTCTTCTATTCCTGATTCTGTTGATGAAACTAAATTAAATGAAATTCTAATTAATTTACGAATGATGCAAATTAAAGAAGAAATGAAATAAGTATGAAAAAAGAGATATGTCTTTGAATGACATATCTCTTTTTCTATATATAATATTTTCAATATTCTAAAATCTAAAAATTAATTTTCTAAAAAGAAAGTAACCAAAGAAAAATCATATTTTCATTAATTAATTAAAAATTGATCCTACAATATTTATCTCTATAAAAACTTACCTTCATTTTCAGAAAAGAAAGTATGCAAAGAAAAGAACCAAAAGAAAATTAATTTTTCAATATTATATAATAATTAATTTTTTAAATAATTTATATATAATATCTATCACATCCTTAAATACTAACATATTTATTATACTAAGCTTTTCAGAAAAAGTCTACTTTTTAATGAATTATTTTTATAATTTTTAAAAATAATTTATAATTAGCTGATTATCAATAATATTTATCATTATAAAAATTTAATATAGTTTTTTTTAGATATAATTAAATATAATTAATAAATATAAAAATTTATTTTTTAAAAAGAAAGTAGACAAAGAAAAAGTAATCAAAAAGAAAAGAACCAAAAGAAAATTAATTTTTCAAATTAAATTTAATTTTTCTTTATATATTTCTTTAATATCTTAACCTCTCAAAATACCAGTATTTATTTTACTTACTTTTGAAGAAAAAGTCTACATTTTTAAGAAATATTTTTAATAAAAATTGAAAAAAGTTTATAACATTATGATTAACAAGATATTAACAACAATAAAAAATATTTTTATATGGTTATTTCATAAATTAACATTTAGAGATTATGTTATTATTCTTTTATGTATGATTGCATTAGGTCTGTATATAAAATCTAATTATTATGAAGATAAATTTATTCAAACACCAATGGTAATTTATGATTCTGATTCATTGGACATATATAAAAATAAAGTAAAATCTTTATATGTTGCAAAACAGATATATGTTCAGAATGTAAAAGATTTACAGAAACAAAATTGTGAGTTATCTAATGAAGTAAAAAATTTAAAAGATAATCCATTAGTAGTAACGAAGACAGAAACAAAAGTACGTATACAAAAAGTATATGCTAAATCAGATACAATAATTAATGGTGATTCTATTTATAATTTGCAATGGCATATAGATGAACCAAAAGGTTATTATACTGTTAATGGTGTTACTGATGTAAGAAAAGATTTTTCTGATTTTACTACACGATTAGATTCATTTAAATTAGACGCTAATTTAACATTAGATATTATAGAAGATAAGAAGGGAATTCGATTAATAGGAAAAACTGATAATCCATATATTTCAATTTCTAATATGGATGGAGTTATGTTTGATCCTACAAAATCTAAATATTTGAAAAAATATTATAAGCAGAAGAAATGGTCTATAGGACCAACAGTAGGATATGGTTTAAGTAAAGATTTAAAGTTGACACCTTATGTTGGTATAGGAGTTTCATATGGGATTATTCAATTCTAAAAAAGTGATATGATGAAATATTCATAATAAATACATTAACAATTAAGTAGTAAAGAAAGATGGCAGAGTTATCAAAGTTTTATTAGGTGACAAATCAAATAATGTTAGAATATATAGCTAACTAGTATGATGATACATCTGAAACACCAAACGAGAAAGAAGTAAATTATACAATATATACAGGTAAAGATGGAAATGCATATTATACAGAGAAACCATAGGATATAGATGATCGTTATTCTAATGGTTAGTATTTTATAAAATTTCCTGATGAATCATAGTCTGAATATACTTTTGTAGGATTAGAAAAAAATGATAAGCAATATAAAGTATTAGACAGTAGTACTAAAAAATTAGTTTATACAGGAATTAAAAGTGATAAAGCATATACATATGATAACAATGATTTATTAAACTTTAAAGATAATACTGAAGCATATGAAAATCATACAGGAAAGATGCATTATGATAAAATCAGATTACACTTTATATATGGATTTACATTGGATAGATTAGCAGGTATATCATTATAGGTAAAAACTAATGCCAGATATTTAGCACCATAGCAAAAGTATTATCCTAATAGTAATTCATATAAGATGTTTGATGAAAATAATAATCCAGTATTTGAAACTCAACATGTATATGTAGATAATAATGAAGAGATTATTAAAAATAAACCAGATGTTTTACAATCAGCATATGCGAATAATAATATAAATGACATAGAAGTAGAAAAATTAGTATATGATTATACAGATTTTTATCTTCTTGATATATTTTTTCCAAAGGAATGTTTGATATTACATAATGTCGTTAAATGGCATAAGACTCCTATATATCAAAATGGTAGGTTTTATGACAGATATATAGAATTTCTTGTACCGTCTGCATATTATATGTCTTTGAATACGCAACCATATTCTGTTGAATCACCATATGGACATGGATAGATAATTACAGAATATGAATATATTGAAGGGTCAAAGAAACCAGTTGCATGGTATGGAAAGGTTCCATCAAAGATTAATACATTAGATAGTGAAGGTAATATATAGTCTGATAATAAACGAATTTTAGACTATCAAATATTAGAAGACCCTACATTGATAGTGAATTTCGCTACTGTATCAGAAGAAAATTTAACATCTGTAGATCCTTAGATATATTCATCTAAGTTTCATTAGGACCCTATTAATACTATAACATTAAAGTATAAATCGAATTCCGATTATTTTAATGTAAGATTATATGAAGATACTGATAATAAAGAAATTGTTTATTATCCTGTATATGGTGAAGGAAATAAAGCAAAGGAATTAACACCAGATATTATGAATAGAATAGAAAATGGTGAAATTCCATTGGTATCAGAAGGTTTTTATGATAATTTAACTAATTCAGATATTGATTCATTTGTATAGACATATGGTTAGGATGCATATAAATGGGTTATTTATAATGAAGTTTCTGTTACATATAAATATAGACAAATAACAAGAATACTTGAAGTACATGATGAAGATGATACAATAGATGTAATGGAGAGTTTTACTAATATCATTGATTATGGTAAACATGATTTTAATGTTGAAGGATCATTTTGGAAATGTAACTTTACTCCTAAACTTAAAATACAAAATAATATGGTATGTAATTCTATTTCTATTTCATATACATGTAGATTAGTAAACAGATTAACAAGTGTTGAAGCTATCAGAACAGCAACAATGACTATTCCTTATGAACAAGTTCAATTATACATGTCTCCAAAATCTATTATAAATAATATTGTAACTTATAAGGTTGTTAATCAAATAAAGAAAGATTCTGTATAGCAAACAGTAAAATATAAAGAATCACAACCAAAGATTATTCGCAGTTATTATGATGCAACTAATATCACCATTAAAGATATGAATGATAGTAATCTTTATACATAGGGATAGATGACATTGAAACTTAAACATTCATCAACAAATTATGTGTTTAGACTATTTAATCTTAATGAAGATAATATTAGAATTCCTTATGATTTAACTGGTCCGTTTAGATATTATCTTGTATTCCCTTCTAATGATGGTAATAAAATTAAGATAAAACCAAATGGTGACAGTAATGCACTTAATTTAGGAATTGGTTAGATCGTATTTTACATATCAGAAGAAAACGTCAAGAGAATTATGAATGTATCATCAACAGATAGATATTTCGCTATTGTCACAGACAGTGATAATAATGATTCAAATTAGTCTACACTCTATGAGGGTAAAGTGGAATATTATTCATAATAAAAATCTAATAAAAAGTAAACAAAATTAAAATAATTTAGTAAAATTTAAAATTATAGTTAAAAAATGGCAACAGAAGATAAGAAACATACAATTGAAGATGTACTTGCTCAGTATGCACAAACAGAAGAAGGAGCAGCACATCTTGCAGAAATTGAACAAGGACAAACAAAACAAAATATAAAGAAAGCACCATCTGTACCTAAGACTGCATAGGATAATTTTGCAGAACAAGTTGCATAGTCAAAAATGAAGCCTTCTATGAAAGAAGCACATGCTATTGTACAAGAATAGATTAGACAAGAAGTTAGAGATAATGGTATGGGATTTGTTGAACTTCCTTTAGAGTCTCTTCCTACCGGTGGAATTTTTTATCCAGAAGGTACAAAGATTTATATACGTTCTGCATCAGGTGGTGATATTCGTCACTGGTCTATGGTTGATGAAACTGATGTAAGTGCAATTGATGACGCATTGACATATATTATAGAGCGTTGTATGAAGATTTCATTCCCGACTGGAACAGCTTCATGGAAAGACCTTAAGGAAATTGATAGATTTTATGTTATTCTTGCAATTCGTGATTTTACATTTACTGAAGGAAATAATGAATTGAAGATTAAGGTAACAGAGAATAAAGAAATTGTTGTACATAAGGATGATATTAGTTTTATCGATATTAGTGATAAGATGATGAAATATTATAATATGGAAAAACGTTGTTTTACATTCCCTGTTAAAAATCCTAGAGTTAAATCTATTGATATTTACATGCCATGTGTTGGTGTTACTCAATGGTTGAAAGATTATATGAGAAGAAAACAACAGAGACAAGAACAATTTGATCAAGATTTCATTACAATTGCACCTATGCTTATTTCTGATTATAGAAAGTTAAATGATTCAAGTTATGGCGAGATTCTTAGGAATACAATGGATTGGGGTCCATATGAATGGTCGCTTGTTTCTAAAGTCAAGAGTATCCTTCAAGAAGCTATTACACCAAAATTAGTTTATCAAGATGAAAGCGGAGCCGAGGCCGAAACACCGCTTAACTTTCAAGGCGGAATCAAAGCAATATTCAACATCAATTTGGACGAGGAATTCGATTTTTAATACTTGGAATTATAAGTTTTTAAAACAAACAGATATATGGGGATTATATTGGTAGTGTTCTGATTTTTCACAAATACATGAGTTATTTAAGATACCATATGATGATTTGATGCATATAGTTTATGTTCTTTCAAAAGAAATGAATTTAAGTTTTTCTGATGTTAAAGATATGGCATTTTTTGAAATTCTTACAATTCTTGATGTATATAAAGAAAATATGGAACAACAAGAAAAACAGAATAATGAAGAAAGTCAACGAATGGAAAAACAAATGACAAATATGCAAAGTCGTTATAATATGAATGATTTTAAAAATCAAATGAATAATCCTTCAAGTATTACAAATAATTTTACACCACCAAGTATGCCTAATTTTAATATACCGAAAATATAACGATAATATAGAAAAATGAGTAATAAAAATGTAAAAGAAGATTTAAAAAATTTAGATATAACTATTGATCCAGAGGATATTGTAATGGACGATGATTCTGATATGCCTGAACCAGAAACAAAAACATATGAGAAATTGATTAAGTGTACACCAAAATTCATGATGTTATTCCATGATGTTGTTGATACACTTCCATATGCGACAATCCTTAAGAATTCTAATAAGGATCAAATTAAGCTTATTGATTTAGTTAAGTACGTAGAGCAGAAGTCTGATAGAATGCCTGTTGAAGAAATGGATAAGATTGTTTCATTTATTGCAAATCTTGATTTTAAACATGCACGTCCACTTATGGAACTTATTGAGGACGCAAGCAAGCAAAGTATTCTTTGGGAACCAATTGATTAATTATTATGAAGTGGTTTAAGAAAAAGAAAACAGAATTTGAGCAAGAGGAAGAAATAGAAAAAGAAATTATTGATAATAATTTAAAACAAAAGAAGACAAACATATGTATAATAAAATATGATATTCAAGAAGATCAAGATATTCCAGAAATTATACATATATGCGATTTTCATCCAGATATTCTTCCAAATGAAGGTTCAATTATATGGGCACCAAATAAAGAGCAAACAACATTAATTCCTTATAAGGTAATTAGGTTTGACTTTATAGAGGATCCAGAACAAGAAATAAATTCAAAAATTTATATTGTTGTTTCAGATGCTAAAATAACTGATATAACTGCAGAAAAATTTTATTAATAGATATAGGAAGAATTGCATTTTATAATGTTTTTCTTCCTTTTTATTTTTAACTTAAATTAGTATTATAAAATATGTTTAGTAAAGCAGAAAGAAGTTCATTTAAATATTGGTTTGCACATTGGTGCGCATTCAATATGGTAGCGTTAAATCAAAAATGTTGGAAATTTAAATATCTATTTCATGATATAGAAAAACCGTTTTTGAAATTAATTTTACCATATAAAACATTACAAAAATTTCATAGATTTCATAATAAACACCATCCGGAATATTATTTCTTACATATGGGAAAATATCATAAATGTGATGATTATGATTTTGAAGCAACTGTTATAGATTGGGAATGTTCACATTATACAAAATCAAATTGTCCAAGGAATGCAAGGCAAGAAATAGATGCACAATATGAAATATATAAGAAAAATGAAAGTGAATATGTGAAACAAATAGCAGAGAAATATTCAGATTATTTTAATGAAATTATAGGGGAAAATGATAATAACAGATACCATGTACTGGTTGAAATTTTTTATCGAAATTTATATAAAAAATTAAGAAAAATTGGATTAAATTGATTAAAATTTTAATGTTTTATTAAAGAAAAATAAAATGAGTGAAAAAAATGTAGATTTTAATTTAACTAGTAATCAGATACATTATTATTCGTTTCTTAATGGAAATCAATCAAAAGTAAAGAAATCTTATGAATCAAAGCATAAAGCAGAAATAGCATTAAAACAACAATCATATTTACAACATGTAAAATTAAAGCAATTTTATGTTATATGCGAATGTCCAATATGTGATAAGTATCATATTATTCCTAAGAAAAAGATTAATAAAGAAATTGTACAATATATTGTAAATAAAAAGGATGAAACTTGATTTTTAGTTTCATCCTTTAATTTTTTAAAGTCCTACAGAAAGAGGATATTTAATTACTGAATATGATTCATAATCTACAATCTTAATATCTTCATATTTAAAATCATTTATATCTTTAATATCTTTATTAAGTTCAAGATGTGCAGGTTTATATTTAAATGGATTTCTTTGAACTTGCTTAATCGCTCCATCTAATTGATTCTTATAAATATGGCAATCACCTAATGAACATTTTACTTCATATGGTACCATATTACATACTTGTGCGATAAGATGTGTTAAAATAGAATAACTTAATAAATCATATGGGAGTCCAAGACATGTATCAACTGAACGTTGCATCCACATACAACTTAAATATTGATGGGGAATATTAAGTTCATCTAATTCTTTATCAGAAAGATTTTCATTAACATTATGTCTTTTCTTATATTCATCATTTCTTTCTTTATTAGTCATCTCAGTTACATACCATTGAGACAAATAATGACAAGGAGGTAATGCCATATCTTTAATTTCACCTACATTCCATGCGGAGATCATTAATCGTCTATCATCAGGATTTGTTTTCAGCTTATGAATAAGTTCTTGTACTTGGTTTATTCCATTCCAGTCAACCCATTGCTTTCCATATACAGGACCTAAATCACCAAATATATATGTTTTACTATACATATCTCCATCTTCTATATAATGGATAACATCTTGTTTAATAACCCTATTTATAAACTGCTCCTTAGTTGTTTGTTCATCTTTACTTTTATCAGATTCAAACTTTTGAAGATAATATCTATAAGCATCATCATCCCAAATATGAGTATTATTATCTACAAGATACTTAATGTTTGTATCACCATGAAGAATCCAAAGAAGTTCATGAATACATCCTTTAGAATAAACTTTTTTAGTTGTTAAAATAGGCAAACCATTTCTTAAATCAAAAGACATCATTCTTGCAAATAAAGACAATGTATCTCCTGCACGTGTATGTTTAGTTTGACCACATTCAATAATATTATCCATTAATCGAAGATATGTATAATCAAAACATTCACATGGAACTATTTTGCTTTTATTATTATAAAAAACAATAGGGCATATATTATCTGGATAATTATGTTTATTTAATATTAATGATTCATTAAAATTTGTTAAATCAACATTAAAGAATGTATCAAATCTATCTTCAGTTAAACCTGTATCTAAATAATCGATATACAATATATCAATAAGATTCTTTTCTAACGATTCCTTATAAATTGATCCACCACCGATAATAAATGCAGAATCAACTTTAAGTTCTTTTGATTTTTCAATTCCTTCTTCAATTGAATGACATACATAACAGTTAGGAATTTGAATATCTTGATGTGTAATTACAATATTAATTCTATCTTTCAATGGTTTACCAATAGACTCATATGTAGTTCTTCCCATAATAATGGAATTATTACCTTGACCTATTGTAGTTTCTTTAAACCATTTCATATCATTTTTATTAGACCATGGAATTCTTCCATTTTTACCGATACCCATGGTTTTTTCATCTACTGCAACAATTAAATTTACATTCATGTAACTTCAAATAAAATTTAAATTTTTAATTATATAAAACTTTTTAGTGTTTGTTTTTTATAACTATTAAATATATTTTATATTATTAATTATGAGTGGAATGGCAATTAAAGGGTCTCAACCTATTAAAGGTAAGGACGCTGAATATATAGCAAGTCATGTTATTAAGAAATTAAATAGTTCATGCAAAGATAAAGATGGAAATATAGTTCATTTTAATACATGTACATTAGGATCAACCGGAAAGAAAAATCCGGATGATTATTCTGGTGATATTGATATTGCGGTAGAACTTGAATTTAATGATGATAATATCAATATGATTTCAGATTGTATTAAAAATTATATTTGTGATACTAATATATATGATACACAAATTAAAGTAAGTTCTGGATTTCATCTTATTTCATTTGGATTAGAATATTCTTTAAATAATGAACCATATAAATTAGTTCAGGTTGATTTGATGTTTTCTAATGATTTGAAATATACAAAGTTTATGTATCATTCACCAAATTTTAAAAATGGCGAATCTAATTTTAAAGGCTTATATAGGACGAATTTACTTATTGCATTAGCAGGAAGAGTGGAAACTTGTGTAGATGATATTGTTCAGGAAGTAAATCATTATGGTGAACAACAAGTATTGGATTACTGGAAATATACATTGACATATGATAAAGGATTATTTTTAAGACATAAAACATATAGAGGAAAAAGAGGATTATTAAAGAATCCTGTTACAGTAAAAGAAGATGATCAATTAATAACAAAAGATATTAATAAGATTATTAAGTTTGTATTAGGTGATAATGCAACAGAAAAAGACACAAATTCATTTGAATCTTTAATTAACTTTATATTTAGTGATAAGTATAAGTATAATAATAAGGTGATTTATAATGCTTTATCAGATTTTCTTAATGATAAGAGACATGAAGATAAATTTTTGGATATTATAGCATATATTAATAAAGTAATTATGAGTAAACATAATTCTACATACAATAGTGAATATAAAAGTCATCTTATAAATGAATTGTTAAAAGAAATTTTATTACTTAAGTAAATTATGATAAAGTTAGAAGATTTACATATTGGTGATGAAGTAATGACTAATATATCTAAATATCCAGCAGAAGTTATTAAACTTGAAAGTAAATCATATATTAATTATAAGAAAGCATTACAAAAAATAGATGATCCTAATGAAAGAGTTTTATTAAAATTTACAAACGATAATAAAACAGATATATGTACAATATATGATTGCGTAACATTATTGTTTGAAAATGATGATTATCTTTTTGGCGTTGATATATCTAATATAACAGAAATTATAAAATATAAAAAAGAAAATAAAGATTCATTTATAAAAAGATTATTTAAGAAAATATTTTAATTATGAAAAAGTTTTTAATTTTATTTTTGATGATGTTTAGTTTTGTAATATCATCAAACGCTCAGATTCAATATTATAAGACAACCGCATTCGCAGAGGCGAAGATTTATAATGGAACTTATTATTGGGGTGATTGGCAAAGTTCAAGTCTTGTAATTACTTTTAACCTTAATACTGATGTTATTACAATTTACAGTCCAAAGACACAAGTATATAAAGTTTATAAAACTGGTAATGCTTATACGGATTCAAAAGGTGGCAGGCAGGTTACTTTTTATGTAATTGACCAAGATTCAGATAAAGGAACTGTTAGACTACGTATAGATCCTTCAGGAAGTTCGCAGGTATATGTTGATTTCAGTAATGTAGGATGGGTATATTCAGTTATTAGAACATCTTAAAAAATAAAAGGGATTTAGTTTTTTATTACTAAATCCCTTTTATTTTAATTATTATAACCTATTATATATACAATTTTATAACTCTATTTCTATTTGTTGTAAAATTTTTTTATATTAATTATTTTTGCATTTGCATTATTATTTTCTTTATTTAACTATACACATTTATTAATAGCTTGTGCATTTGCTTTATTCATAGCAAACATTTCATCCCTTGAAATTCCTGATACTTCTATAATGTTATCATAATTTGTTTCTCTTTCTCCAACCTATACAAGCTCTTGAGTATTCTATACAATAGTAGAATTATTACTTACAGTCTCGACTGCATTAGCATTTGTAAATATAGATGTTGCGAGTGCTGCTGTTAAACAAAATTTCTTTAAATATTTTTTAATGTCTATACCTTCATTTATATCATTTGCTTCTACTTTAAGTAAAGAATCATCAACTTTAAATGTTTCTTCTATTGAATTAATTTTGTCAAATAATTTTGTTTTTAATTTATTAATCATCTCAAGATGACCACTTCTTCTTAATACTTTGAATACAATATTTCCTGTTGCCTATTCACCATCAACCGGTAATGATTTCTTTCTTCCTTGAATAATCTAATCATATAAATAATCTACTTTTGACTATAATAACAAAATAGCTTTATCACTGTTTAATTCATCAAATTTCCTGTTATAATATTCTATCTTATTAATATACATAGATGCAATTTCTCTGATTGCATTTTTATCTAATTGCTTATGCTTATATGCAGGAATTTTTAACCAATGACTATATTTAATAGAATAAATACCATTACTTTCATTCTATTCACTTATATCCTACGCATATAATTCAACATCATAACCATATATTTTTATATTACCATGTTTATCATTCCATTCACATTTCTTTGAATAAAGATAATTCTTCACTAAATCTACATTATCATTTAATTGTTTGAAGTCAACAATTACATGTAAATCAATATCTGAATATTTAGACCAGTTATAAGATGCTATGGAACCGACAATAACAATATCAACTGGAATTATATTTAATTCAGTTGTCTCAATAAATTCTTGTGCTATCTTTAATAAACGTTTTCTTATATTACCTTTTAACTTACCATTTTTCCAAATCTTTGGATTTAATTTTTTCTTAAAATCGAATGATTTTAAGTTTATTTGATTTGGATATATTTTTTCTATAATAGTATTTACTTCATTAAGTTCCATATTAGAAAATATGTATTTTAAATATTTATTTAAAAAGAATTATGGTGATTACTTAAACATAGTAATCACCATAATATTTTATAAATTAAATTAAATTGCAATACATACGTATATTTCCAATAAGGTCGTCTCCATCTGTTGCACATGTTGCAACAGTAAAGAAATTATAATCGTTATTTTTTATTAATACTTGATTAAGTTGAACATAAAAATTCTGATCATCAATAGATGGTACAAATACAACTTTATCTTCTATAGTAAAACATTTACCACGACTTGACATTTGATTACGTAATTTACGTGCGGTACTTTCTTCCATAATATAAAATACATCATCATCAGTTAATGTATCAAGTAATTCATCTGCTTCAAAATCAGCATCTTCATTAAGTTTTCTTTTCACTGTTTTTGAAACACTCTTCATTATACTTTCATATAAAGCTTTCTTATTTCTTGTATTCATAATTTAGTTTTTTTTTTTCTTATAATTTATTTATTCAATAAAACTTTAGTAATTAATAGAAATATAAAATATAGAAAAATTATATTTTTAATAAAGTGAGCACATATGTAACAAGAGTAATAGAAGTAAGACTTCCAGAGATTGATGGATATGTATGGCAAGAGAAGGATTTAGATAAGTTAGATAAGAAAACACTAAAACCTTGGTCAATTTATAAGGTTAATTCAGATTCTGAATATCCATATAGACAATATCATATTGCGCATGAAATAGATGGAATTCCTGAACATTGGATAAAAATGAAAACATGTGATTATAAATGGAATTTATTTAAATATTGGGTTCCAAATAATATTCATGACAAAACTGATAAACCTGATTTTTTGGTTGATAAAACAGAATTAAAGAGGAAAACATACTATTATGATAATGGAGGTTCAATAAGAGATGTATATCTTTCTCAATGGTATTCGGATAAGTATAATATTGCAGAGAGAGGAATTCCTGATGATTGTTCTGAAGAAACAATAAAAGAATTAGATTTAGATGACAAATATATTTATAATAGAACTAATGTATTATTATCAGAATTATGTTCAATATATAATAGGGAAATTGAAGAATTCAAGAATAAGATAAAAAATACCATTTTCAATAAGCAACTTAAGACTATAGATGAAAAAGTAGATAAAATATATAGTAAGTTGAATGGTGAAGATATATCCGAAGATTCATCTACAAATAAAGAAAATAATGATAACATAACATTAGAAGATGATGAAGGATATGATTATGAAGTAAATATCGATACTTTATTTGAAGAGGAATTCAATGATATTCAAACATTAAATGATGAGATTACAATTATCCATCATTTGGTTGATGAAACATATGGTTATATATCATCAGAAAACATACGCATAAATTATTATTTTTCTTAATTATGGATAATACGACAAAACTTATTATTATAGATGGTATGGATAATACAGGTAAGACTACATTAATTAATAGACTTACATCTGTATTATAGGATTAGTTAAAAATGAAAATTCATACAATACATCTATAGAAACCACCTTCTGAAATATCAGAAGAAGAGATACCGGAATATTCGCATAATTATTATACGACAAATCTTGTAAATACATTAAAGTCTTTTTATGATTTAGGAGAATATGATTATATAATATTAGATAGAGGATGGGTATCAGAATATGTATACGGACCAATGTATAGGAATAGAGATCCAAAAGATATTGTCGAGGATAATATTGTGATGGATTATAAAATATCTAATATATTTGGGCGGGAAAATATATATCTTTATGTATTAGTTGGAACATCAAAGTTTCTTATAGCACATGATGATAATATGTCACTATCATAGGCAAATGAAAAACTTCTTATTAAAGAATTTAATCTATTTCAGAACGCGTTTTATATGTCATTATTAAATAATAAGAAACTTATAAACGTAGATGATACTACTAATTATAGAGAGTACCTTTATGAGATATTTAATGATATTGTACAATTTTAATATATAAAATATTTTTAGATAATTTTAAATAAAAATAAAACAAATTTAGATAAATAATATATAAAATATAAATTAGAACTTCAGGCGTTAAAAAGTAAATAACTCAAAAAATAACGTCAGTTCAATTTATTATATTTTAAGATTTATTATTTTTTAAGTTTAAGTGCACAAAAAGATTTAAAGTAATTAAAGTTTTAAAGTAAAAGTTAAAAAAGAAAATTAAAGTATTTTAAAGTTATGGCTAACACACAAGGAAAAGATTTACTCGATGAGTTATTTAACGCAGCTCCTACAATTTAGGTAGAGCAACAGCAAATTATTGAATGGAAACCTGCAGCTAAGAAGGGTCAGGGACAGGTTTATGATGCAGTAATTCGCTTTATTCCAAATCCAGAGGATCCTTCAAATAAATCTATCGTTTCTAAGAATACAGTATTCCTTAAGAATCCTTTGACAAATGCACAGATGGAAGTTGATTGTCCATCTACAATTGGTCAACCAGATATTCTACAGGATACATTCTTTGCACTTCGTAATAGTGAGAATCCTGTTCTTAAAGAAAATTCAAAGCATTTTTCACGTCGTCAGCGTTATGCTTCACTTGTACAGATTCTTTCATGTAAGTCAGAACCTCAGTTGGTAGGTAAGATTCTTGTATGGCGTTATGGTATCAAGATTCATGAGAAGATTTACAATGAGATGAATCCACCTATGGGAACTCCAAGAAATCCATTTAATATGTTTGTTGGACGTCCATTTTATGTAAAGTGTAAGTTGGTGTCTAATTTCAATAACTTTGATGATTCACAGTTTATTGATCTTCAACCAGCAGATGGCGCTCTTCGTATTCAGGTTAAGAATGCACAAGGTCAGGAGACATGGCAACCAATTACTCAGCAAGTAATTGAATCAAATCCAGATATTAAACCTACAATTCTTACATATCTTAAGGAGAATTGTCCTTCACTTGAACCTTATGAGTATCATGCATGGACACAGGAAACAACTAATTTTGTTAATTCATGTATTAAGATTTATACAAATCCTCAGGCTTCAATGCAAGCTGCAACCGGTATGCAACCAGCAGCAATGTCTACAGCAAATCCTTATATGCAACCAGCTATGCAACCGCAGGTAAGTCCAGGAATTCCGGCAAATCCTATTCCATCTGCACCAGCAACAGGTCTTGAAATGGGTAGTGATGCTACATCAATGAATCAGACAACTCCTGGTGGTTTTAATGCTGCTAATATTCCTGGTGTAGGTACAGGAGAACTTGATTCTATTTTGAATGCAGGTGCACCAGCTCCATCAGCTCCTACAAATCCAGCAGCAGGAATGAGTCTTGATGATGTTCTTGGAGGTATTATGTAATTTATTATAGCTTAAATATAAGATAGCATCTAAGATTAGAAATTAATTTTAGATGCTATTATTTTCTAAACAAATTAATAAAAAACATATATAATATATAAAATAAAAATTAACGTAATTTAATATTATGGCAAAGAAAAAGTAGTCAAGCGAAGATTTTGAAGGTGGTATTGGTTCATTAATGTCAATGGTAAGTAGTATAGATGATCAAGCTGAAATTATTGCAGATTCAGCGTATTCAAATATAAAAGAATGGATTTCAACAGGTAATTATATTTTAAATGCATGTATGAGTGGTGACATATATAAAGCTATTCCGACTGGTCGTATTATAACATTTTCAGGAACATCTGGTTCTGGTAAATCTTTTTTAGCATGTTCATGTTGTAGGGAAGCTCAAAAATTAGGTTATATTCCAATTTATCTTGATTCTGAAGGTGCAATAGATTCTGATTTTGTTAGGCGTCTTGGAGTAGATCCATCTAAATTAATTATTAAAAAAGTTAATACAATTATGGAGACAAGCCAATTTATTGCAAATTTATGTGATAAATTGCAAGAACAACAAGATAAGTATGGTCAACATGATAAAGTTATTATTGTATTGGATTCTCTCGGAAATTTAACATCTGAAAAGGAACGTGAAGATACATTGTCAGGTTCACAAAAAGCAGATTTTACAAAAGCAAAAGATACTAAAGCAATGTTTAGAGTTTGTGCTACTCCAATTGCAAAATTGCAAATTCCTTGGATTGTAGTGAACCATGTATATCAATCTATGTCATTTATTCCTCAGAATATACAAGCAATGGGTTGTTTACGACCAGATGAAAAAATTATTACAAATAATGGAATTAAACAAATGAAAGATGTTGTTGTTGGAGATAAAGTATTGTCACATGATGGTGAATATCATGATGTAGAGAAACTTTGGCATTTTAAAAAACCGACATATACATTTACATTTGATAATGGAGAGACTATTACATGTTCAAATACACATAGATTTCTTATTAATCCTGATAAACCAGAGTTGGATAGCTCATGGAAAATAGTTTCAGAATTAAATGAAAATGATGAAATTTATGCAATTTCTGAATAATACCATAAAATATTTTTTAATTTTGATTATTTTTACTTTATATATGAATAAATATTATAAGGTATAAAATAATCAAAAATTTGAAATGTTTAATATGAAAAAAGTAGAAATAAATGTATTTGATATAAATGAGTTTATATAGTTTATAAACAAATATAATAAGTTTTATAATTTTAATATTAATACAAATAATACATAGTATATTAATAAGTTACAATAGTTATTTAGTGAAAATAAAGTATATGGCTCTCAAGAAATAATAGATATATTATTAAATTATTTAAAGAATATTACAAATAAACATAAAAATACAACATTTTTATATTGGGATGTTAGAGGATATTCATTTGATGAATATAAAAAAATTATATTAAATAAGTATAAAAAGACAGTTGTATATTTTAATAAAGATGATATATTTAATTCATTCATTAAAGATAATAAATATTCATTTAATTTGAATAATATTTCTTTTATTAAAAGATTTATAAATTTCATAACATTTTCTGATTTTATAACAGAACGAGATATTAATGATTAGTTAATGATTTGGTGTAAACAATATTATCCTGATAAGTAGAATAAAGGATATATTAAAAGTAGTAAATCGTTTTATTTAGCACGAGGATATAGTGATACTGAAGCAGAATCAATTATACGAGAATCAAATAAAAATAGATCACCGCGTTGTGTTGAATATTGGTTAAATAAAGGTTATACATTAGAAGACGCAAAAATAGAAGTAAGTAAAGTTCAATAGAATAATTCAACATGTTCTAAAAGCACAACAAAATATTGGTTAAATTTAGGGCTAACTATAGAGGATGCAAAAAAGAAAGCTTCATATTATGCAAAAGAACATAGTGTATGGACGTTTAATTATTGGAAGAAGTTAGGATATTCTGATGATGAAGCTAAATTAAAAGTGCATGAAATTAATCCATCATGTGAGGAATATAAAGGTTATAAATCATATGAAGATTATTTAAAGAAAAAAGAATTACAATCAAATTTAGCAAAAAATATTTGGAAAAATTGGAAACATAGTGATAACTTTTTATGTAAAATAAAAGGTGGCTGGATGACAAATATATCAGAATCAGAAAATAGATGTTTTGAATTTTTACAAAAATATATCGATAAGAAAATCATTCATAAACCATATATAGTAATAATTCCAGATGAAATATCAGATAAAACACGAAATAAAATATTTTATGCATGTGATGGGTATTTAGAATATAAAGGTAAAATAATTATATTTGAATATGATGGTGGACAAGGTGTATTTCATTAGGAAGAATTGGATAAGCAAAGAGATAATGATATTTTATTAATAGATAATAATGTATTAGGTATTGTTAGAATTTCAGAAACAGTTTTTAAATATTTAGAATATAAAAAAATAACGCAATATATAAATGATGAAATATAGAAAGTTAAAGATTGTAAAGAAGATATAGTCAGAATTAAGTGAGGATGTAATAGATTTAACAGTTAAAGACACACATAATTATGTTTCTGCAAATGGTATTATAAATCATAATTCAGGTATTGTATATAATGCATCAATTACAATTGAATTAAGTGCTGCTAAACTGGAAGATAAAGAGAATGATTCAGCTGCAAAATCAAGACAAGGTTCTGATGCAGGTACAAAGAATGGTGTTTTAGTTACAGCAAAACCAGTTAAGTCTCGTTTTTGCAGACCAATTAAAGTGAAATTTCAAATTCCATATTTTAAAAAACCTAACCCATATGTTGGTTTGGAACAATTTATGACATGGGACAATTCAGGTGTTTGTAGAGGAAATTTACTTACGCAAAAAGAATATGATAAATTATCAGATTCAGATAAAAAGAAAGTATATACATGGACAACAGATGATGGTGAAACACATTATTGTTTACCGAAAGATACAGCAAGGTATATTGTAGTAAAACATCTTAATGAACAAGTTCCTTTTACTGAATTTTGGTCTGATAAGGTATTTACACCAGAATATCTTGATTATATAAATGAGCATGTTATTCACCCAATGTTCCAATTACCAGATCAATCTGCATTTGATGATGTTAAAGATTTGGAGGAAACAATGGGTATTTCAGATGAAAATGATAATGATGAAGATCCTATAAAAGAAGCAAGTATTAATTAATATATTAATGAGGTAAATAGTTTTAATTCTGTTAAAAACTATTTACCTCATTTTTTATATAATTAAAAATAATAATAATTTATTATTAGATATGATTATTAATGATGACTACATAAAAGAAAAATTTATAACAAAAAAGAATTAGTTAGCAAAAAATTATACAAGATTATCTTGGTTAAATAAACATCAAGATATTTATGATTATTTAATTAATAGATATAATGATAGCGAATCTATATAGGAGACAATATACCGTATTGTAAATAAAATAGAAATAAGACCAGTATGTGAAACATGTGGGAAACCTGTGAGATTTAATTGTTATAGTAGAGGATTTCGTAAATTTTGTTCAAATTCACGATGTGTAATGAATTCAGTTAATGTATAGAATAAAATAAAAAATACATTAAAAGAACGATATGGTGTTGAACATCAAATGTAGTTAAAATCAGTTAAAGATAAAATAAAACAAACATGTTTAGAAAAATATGGAGTTTCATCATATACAAAAACATCGGAATATTTATAGAAGACAAAAGAAACTAATTTAGAACGATATGGTGTAGAATTTTCAGGATAGAATGAAGAAGTTAAATAGAAATCAATTAATACATGTTTAAAAAAATATGGGTGTAAATATAGTTTTTAGTCAGATAATAATAAAGAAAAATCAAGAGAAACTGTTATTAAAAAATATGGCGTTGATAACCCTGCAAAAAATGAAGAAATAAAAAACAAAATTAAAGAAACAAAATTAGAATTATATGGGGATCCAACATTTAATAATAAAGAAAAGACAAAAGAAACTGTTATTAAAAAATATGGTTCATTAGAAAATTTTCATCAATATTAGTTTGATCAATATGTAAAAACAATAAAGAAAAAATATAAAGATAATTTTGGTATGTCAAAACCAGAATATCAAACATATGAATATTTACAAACAATATTTGATAAAGATGATATATAGTTTAATGTAAATGTTGATGAGCGTTATCCATTCCATGTAGATTTCTATATAAAACCATTAGATTTATTTATAGAGATAAACGCATTTTGGACACATGGGAAACATTTATTTGATGAAGATAATAAAGATGATATTGATTTATTAAATAAGTGGAAACAAAAAGCAGAAATATCAAAACAATATAAATCTGCTGTAAATGTTTGGTCAATCATTGATCCTTTTAAATGTCAAACTGCGAAAATGAATAATCTGAATTATCTTCCTATATGGAGCAATAAGATAGAAATAATAAAAACTATAATAAATGAATATTTAGAAAATAATAAAAGAGAATGTATATAAATTTAAATTATACATTCTCTTTCTCATATATTAAATATCCTGAATAACATTTCATATAATCTTCTAATGAATCAGAATCATCTAATTTCAATAATTGATTAACTTCTTTCTTATTAATTCTATGTTCAGTTGTTCTATAATTATAATAATTCAGATTAAATTTTAATTTATCACTATTTAATTTGAATCCTAATTTTTCATATAATTTATTATTTTCAATTTCTAAATCACAATATGTTATCAATTTATTAAATTTATAATTATTAAAAAAATAATATAATAATAATTTTTCAGAATTTATAACATATAAATTATCTTTATAACATATTTGATTTAATGTATAATTATTATCATTATTATTTGAAAATGTCATAACAAATAATAATTTATCATCCTTAAATAAACCTAAATTTATATTAGATATAATATATTTTTTAATTGAGTTATTATTAATAAATGACTTACATATATCAATATCTATTTCTCTAATAACAGTATCATTTGAAAATAATTTCTTTTCTAAATTGCAACTTCTTAATATGATATTTTCTATCTTATCAATGTTATAATGAATATCGTCTTCCCAAAAAGTTAACATCTATATATCAGTTTTGGATAATAGTTCATATTTAACTTTAAATCTATTTTTACCGTTTATCCCTGAATGCCAATAAATCCCATTACATTCTATTGCTACTTTATAAGCAGGTAAATAAAAGTCTAATTCCCTTGGTGATATTATATACCTAACATGTTGCGTAAATTTTATATTATGTTTCTCTAATATTAACCTAATTTTATATTCTATAGAAGTCTCCATATTTTTTTCAGGATTACAAATAGGACACATAATTATATCTTTTCCTTGTCTATTAAAGAATGTATATTTTTTAATTTTAAATGGATTATGTAAATTACATTGATTATATACAAGAAATTCATTTTTATTTTCTGTATATTTAATTTTATATCCACGGTTTAACCATTTATTTTCTATAGTTTTATGCTTATTATTTAATTTTATGTTAACATTATTTTCATTCTTATTTGCACATTCATTTGAACAATAATGCCTGAATCCTTCACTAAATCTATAAAAGTTAACATATTTCCCACATGTTGGACATCGAGGAGATTTATCTATATGATATTTCATTCTATATATAATTTCTTGAATAATAGATTTATTTTTCTGTAAATCGTCATATCTATTCATCATATAATCATATATACCAAATTGCTTAAGTTTTTTATTCTTACAATATTCTGAAACTAATCTATTGTCTTTAATCATTAAATTCAATACATAATTATCATCTATATCATCTTTTTGTTTTACATTTGTTAATTTATGTATTTTATTTGGATCATTTAAAGAACATTTATAAGAACAATATTGATTATATCCATATAAGAATCCTCTAAATTGTAAAGGTATTTCATTACCACAAGTATTACAATGTAACTGTAAATTATCCGGTAATTTATAATATATCCTATATATAATTTCTTGAATATTATCTATGGTTTTAAATCTATTAATTAAATACTCATATAAACCATGATCTTTTAACCATGTTTCTTTTATTCTACATGTATTTAATTGTATTTTATTATGTCTAAATACTGTTAACTTATCTATTATAATTTGATCTGTAATTTCCATATATCTTATATTAAATATTGTTAATAATGTTTTTAATAAACAAATAGAATTTTTATTTGTATAATAATTAAATCGTTAATTAGAATAAAATGGAAGAACAACATAAGAATTATAAATTTTGCCAAGTAGACCCTGAGAATTGCAGTATTGAAGAACTTGAAAAAGAAGTAGAAAGATTAAAAAATTTAGGGGATTTTTATGAGACTAAACAGTTAGCGTTAAAGAAATTTATCAATAGTGTTTATGGAGCAACTGCGAGCAAGTATTTCATTGCGCATAACACAGCAGTTGCAGAGTCTATTACTCTTCAGGGTCAGGATTTGAACCATTATTCTGAGAATTCTGTTAACGCGTATTTCAGTGGTATATTTCAGAATGATACAGAATTGCATAAGAAACTTGGTATTGATTCGGAGAAAGCAAAACGAGTAAGTATCGCAAAAGGTAAGACAACTGAAACAGGTACGTTGGACGGACCCGAGTTTTCGTATCTTGATGGAAACCAATCACTAACTGTAGCGGGGGATACGGATTCGCAAACTGCTGATACTCAAGTAGTTATAGATAATAAAGTATTTTCAATGGAAGGCTTTTTTACTAAAGCAAAATATGAAAATGACGATGTTGTTATAAAATTACAAAATGGGTCTGAAGTCATTCCTGTACATAATCACGATACATTATCATATAAGGATCATGATTATAAAACTATTACACGACCGATTAATTATATAATGAGACATAAAGTAACTAAAGATAAGTTTAGGTTAAAAACTAAATCCGGTAAAGAGCTTATAGTTACAGGTGATCATAGTATAATGGTTATACGAAATAATGAATTAATATCTGTTCCTGCAAGAGAAATAAAAAAATCTGATAAAATTATAACATTAGATAGATAATGAAATATTTAAGTGAATAGAACGTAGTTCAATATTGTAAAGATAATAATATAGATCCATCAATATGTTATTGTAAAGAATGTGGTAAATTTCTTATATATGATAATGGTACATTTCATATAAACTCAAAAACACATAAAATAGTATGTGATAATAATAAGTTATCATTTTTAAGTACTAGAAATTATAATGGTAATGAATATCATTTATGTAGGTGTTATGATTGTGTATGCAAGAAATTTCCAAATTTTAAAGATGTAAAATTTAAATTTGCGCATAAAGCTGCAAAATATACGTAGTATGGATTTGGAGTACCTGATAAGGATTTCAACCCTGTAGCAAAAGAAAGACAATGTGTTACCAAAGAAAAAATGATTAAACGATATGGAAAAGATATAGGATTAGAAAAATGGAATTCATATTGTAATAAACAATCAGTTACAAATACATATGAATATAAACATGAAAAATATGGTATGTCTCAAGATAAATTTGATGAATACAATAAATCTAGAGCGGTAACAAAGGAAAATCTTATTAAAAGACATGGTGAAATAGATGGTTTAAAAATATGGAATGCTTATATCGAACGTCAGAGATATACATGTACATTAGATTATTTTATCGAAGAATACGGTAAAGAAGATGGAACACAAAAATATAATGAATTTGTAGAAAAACGTTCAGAACAATATTATTTAATAGGTAATAAGTCAAATATATCATTAGAGTTATTTTCTCATTTAAAAGAATATTATAAAGATAATGATACTTATATAGAATATACAGTTAAGTTATTAAATAATAATTTTTATCATGTAGATTATTACGATAAATCATTAAATATTGTTATAGAATTTTATGGAGATTTTTATTATTTTAATCCAAAGAAATATAATGCTAATGAAACAAATTATTTTATATTAAGAAACGGACGTTCAGTTAAAGATAAATGGAATCATGATAGAGAAAGAATTGAAGATATTCAACAGACATTGAATTGCAAGGTTATAATAGTTTGGGAATCTACATATAAAAATGATAAGAAAGGAACTATAAAATCACTTATATAGATGATTAATAATAAAGATCAATTAAATGATATAACTGAAATATGATATATTATCGTTCAAAAATAAGGATTATAAGGAATAATATGTTTAAGAAACATAATACGTTATTAAAATATTTTCTAAAACAAATAATATCAACATATAAAGATATATACTTTGCATTGAATAATAATGTTAATTGTATTACAATGAATGATAAATGTGATATATCAGATGCAAAAATAATATATGCAAAATATTTAGGTATTGATATTATAGATGAATATATAGAAAAAGTGAAAAAATTCGATGAGTGTTGTTATAATGAAAAGAATTATGAAAATGAACATAATAATTTAGTATGGTAATAGATGATGATTATATTTCATAGTTATCAGAAATACAAGATAAAGTCACAGAATCTTATAATAAGCATAAATCATATAAAACATCTATTGAAGAAGAAATTTTATATGTTTTTTTAAATGAATTATATGGTGATGATGTTATAAGATGTTATAAGATGTTATAAAACAAAAGAATATAATCATAATTGCGATTTTTATATAAAACAGTATAATTTATATATAGAGTATCAAGGATCATTTTGGCATAATAAATGTTTATATAATAAAGAATTAGATAAAGATAAGTATAATTATTTTTTAAGTAAATGTTCTAAAACAAATACGAAAAATAATTATGATGGATTAATTCATACATGGGCAGAAACTGATATTCAAAAATGGGAAGATGTAAAAAATAATAAATTAAATATGTTATTCATTTATCCATATTTTATTGATAACTGGATATTCTATAAAACACATAAAGATAGAGAAGATATTAAAAACAATATAAAAAATTATTTATATAATTATATATTAGAACATTTTAATAATGTTGAAAATACACAATTAATAATAGGAGAAAAAAGATGAATTACAATATACAAGTAGAGGATATTGATGTAATAGAGCAACTTGAAGATTTTAATGATGAGTATGTATATGATATTGAGGTAGATGATACTCATACATTCTTCGCAAATGAGATACTGGCTCACAACTCAATATATGTAGAATTTGGAAGAATTTGTCAACAGCTTGATATTCCAGAGTCTAAATGTGCACAATTTGTTGTTGATCTTTGGAATTATGGTTGTGGACCATATATGCAACAGAAATATGAGGAATATGCAAAGAAATATAATTGTGATGTAAATATTCAGAATCTTGAGTTAGAGAAAATTGCAGATACAACTATCTTGACTTCAAAGAAACATTATGCAATGGCAGAGTGTTTTAAGGAACCTAATATTTTCTTGGAGCAAATGGAAGAAGTCGTTTATAAGGGACTTGAGATCGTTCAAGGTTCTACACCACCATTTGCAAGAGAATGTCAAAAAGACTTTACATGTTATATGTTGCATTGGTATCAGGAACATAAGGAAAGACCACCATATGAAGATATTATTGCGAAAATAAAGGGATATAAACAACAGTTTATGTTTAAAGATCCATCAGAGATTTCAAAAGGTAGTTCAATAGGAAATTATCAAAAGTTCGTTCTTGATGATAAGAATAAGTTGGTATTCGGAGAACATTGTCCTATTCAGGTTAAGGCTTCAGGAATTGCTAACTTTATTTTGAATCAACCAAAGAATAAGAAATATAAGGTAAAGTATAATCCTATTAAGACAGCAGATAAAGTTAAGTGGTATTATGCAAAGGATAGAAATTATGATTGTTTTGCATTTTTACCTGGCGCTTATCCAATAGAATATGCACCTGAAATAGATTATGATAAACAATTTGAAAAAATGATTCTTGAACCTTGTAATAGAATTATATCTATTATTGGTTATACTACATTAACATCTAACTTATGTTATACAGCCGCACTTTGGTAATAATAGTAAATAAAATATAAAGGTAAGATTAAGAAACAAATCTTACCTTTTTTCATATAATATAAAATATTGAATTAATTTTAATAAGATGACAGATAAAGAATTAGAAATGTCTATATCATTTATTAATAAACATGAGAATGATGTTGGTACACAGTCTTGTATCACATCTATTGCATTATTGAAAGATAATCATGGATTTACTGAAATGGATGATATAGAGAAAAAGAATGCACATAATTTTTATGTAAAGCATAAAGCAGTGTGCAATGGTGGTAGAGGTTCTGTATATTTAATTGATATGTGGAATTGTGGTTTTAGCCATACATATGTATGTGAAACATGTAATGAATCTGAAGATGTTACGAATTACAATAAAGATAATTGGAATGTAAAAAGTAAATATAAGCTTCCATTTTCGTTTATTGAAGGAGGAACTGGTATTGGTAGCTGTATACGTATTGTATGTAACAAAAATGGTGATTCTGAAGATATTACAGATTATGAATGTTGGTAAAAATAATTTTTAAATAATATGAGATTAATTAAAGTAGGTGCTACATGGTGTGGTCCATGTAATGTAATGGATAAGAGGTTGGAAAACTTTAATACATGTGAATTAAAGAAATATGATGTAGATGATGAAGATGATGAAACATCTGCAGTTATTGATAAGTATAATATCAGAAATGTTCCTGTTATTGTATTGGAAGGTGATAATGGTGAAGAATTAAAGAAATGGGTGGGACTTGTTTCTATTGATGATATTAATAAAGAAATTGAAAGTCATAAGTAAAAAAATAAAGGAATATAAACTTAGTTGTTTATATTCCTTTTAATTTTATAATAACTTAATAATTAATGTTTTGTTGTATTTCCTGTTGTCCAAACACCATCCATAGTACCATATTCATAATCGAAATTATAATGTATCTTATTAATATCTGTTTCATCTGAACCATCTGGATCAACTACAACGGAACCATTTACCGTGAGATCATCAATATGTACATTTACATTAGTTATTACATCAGGACAATAAATACCTTTGTTCCATGTTGTTGAGTAAGGTGAACCTGTAGGTATTGTCTTGTCAGATGTTGAAATCTTTCCAATGATATAGAATGTAGAGTTATCACCAACTTTTATGTAAGGTGAATTATCTTTTATTGATTCTTTGATATACCAAAGGAATCTATCATGATCTTGCGTTGGGAATTTTGTGATTTTACATTTCAAAACGACAACAGATGATTTTTCTGATGTTGGCATAATAGAGAATACTGCATTCTCACCTGATTGAAGTGATTCATTCAACTCATACTTATAAGTAACTTCATCTGAACTTGGTTCATATTGATATTCATTCTTATAAGTACAAGATTTAGATGAAACAATGCGTGCTTCAAGAACTTCATAGTTGATGTCATCTGATTCATTAGGACCAATGAAGTGCCAGTTTCCTGTACCTTTGTCCGTTTGTGCAATCTTTATAGCATAACCTGCTTTGTAATGCAAGTAATTTCCTACGGTCTTGCTACCAATATTATCAATATTGATAATTTTATATTGTTTACCATTTACTTCATAAGTCTTTGTCTCAGAAGTTGGCATAGTATTGATATTATCTTCTGTTATCTTTACTGTTGTAACATCAGCTTCATCTTTTGATGTATCATACTTGTCATACCAACAAAGAACACCTTCTGTTCCTAATGTCAAATTCATTCTAACAGCTGAATTTGCGTATTCAATAGACTTTGAGATAGCAACAGACTTTGTTGTACTTGTCACTGCCATATTCTTCCAATCATTATCATTAGGATCAAAGATTGTTTTTTCTACACTTGATGTTACTAATGAATGATTACCCCAGAATGTCACAGGAACAGGCTTAGCATATTTGTCATCCAACATCTGTGATGTCAATGTAAGTACACCATTACTTATGGTATTATTAACATTCCATTCGGTTTTGTAAGGTGTTGTCAATGATGTTGTTGCAAAAAGATAACCATTGCTTGCACCAACATAGATTTGCTGACCATTAGTGTAAGTATTCCATGCATAGTTTGAATACAAACCAATTGTAGGTGTATTGATTTGATCATCTGTTGTAATCGAAATAGTTGATTTATCAACGGATGCACGTGTTATTGCTTTTACTCTTGATAATGCTTGTGTTTTCTCACCATACTTATTTTCTCCAACATTGACAAGTAAGTTAGAACCTGTCTTCACCACCTCAGTTCCATTATAACCTGGAATAATGATAGTGTTGTTGTTCTCTACTTCTGTAGAACATCCAGTAAATCCTATAAAACTGAATGCACACATTAAAAAAATCAATAATTTAGTTTTCATAATTAAATTTATTTTATCTTATGTTTTTATTTAGTTTTCATATATTTACATCTTTATATTTATTATTAATATTAATTTTATTTATATAAAAAATAATATGAATTGTTTATATAAACTTTTATAAAGTATAATTATATAATGAATATAATTATTAATTTTTAAACATAATAAATTTTATGGATCAAATAGTAAAAGAGAAGAATAAACAAGAATTTATTGAGTTACTTAGAAGTACAAAGCGTGAAGGTATTGAGAATTTGATTAGTTGGCTTTCAGAGAAATCAGATTTCTTTGAAGCACCGTCTTCTACGATTTATCATTGTAATTATCCGGGAGGATTATGTCAGCATTCATTGAATGTATATTATGCGGCCAAAGGATTTTTAGAGACATATAAAAAGTTGACACTTCCAGAGAAAAACATTGATAGTATTTCTGAAGATTCATTAATTATTTGCGCATTGTTACATGATTTGTGTAAAGCAAATAATTATGTAATGTATGAAAAGTTTAAGAAAGATGAGTCTAACCAATGGATTAAGTATTATTCATATAAGATAGACGAGAAACTTCCACTTGGACATGCACCGAAGTCTATTTTCATTGCGCAATCATTTATTAAGTTGAGTGGTGAAGAATTGTGTGCTATAATGTGGCATATGGGTATGAGTGATATTGGAGCATGGATGAGTAATTATCAAAAACCTTCTATGCAACAGTCATATCAGAAAGTTCCTTTGTCAGTGTTGATTATGCAAGCTGATTTCTTTGCAAGTTATTGTATGGAGAGAGAAGTTGATCAATCAGTTGAATGTAGAATTTATTAAATATAAAAATAAGGTTATCAGTATTTATGATAACCTTATTTCTTTATATAATAGATTATTTGTATTTGAATTTAATGGATGATATTTTATTGTATTATATGATTCTTCATTTCTCCACCAATTATCTTTATTATTAGATTCAAATAATTTTGTTTTATAATTGAATTTTCCCAAATCTAAATTATATATTAATTTTCCTATCTATTTAGAATTCATTTGGACTGAATAATTAATTTTCATTATTTATTAGTTATGTAAAATAAGTTATAGTATTTCATATTGGGGTGTAGATATAAAAATACTTTTTATTTTATGTCAACTTTTTAGAAATATACAGGTACAAATATTATGCAAATAAATTAGGATGCAAAAAGTGGCATGTTAGATACAAGTGCTTTTGGTGTTCTACCAACAAGATAGGTATTTTTTGGTTTATAGGATATTGATGGTAATTTTAATAATAAATTAGGAAATGATACTTTTTCATTAACATGCGATACATCTGGATGCTCTGCGAGAGTCAGTGACGCAGCTAGTAGTGAAGATAAAACAACAGGTCGGTCAATATACTATAATATCTCAGAAACAACATCTTCACGCCTTATTACTTTTAAGTATAATGGAAATATATTATTCCAAGTTTAGCAAACTGTTACTGTGTATGAAAGAAAAGCAGATATAATGTTTGTGTATAATATGCAGAATAGTTCAAAAATGATTTATGGTGCATATTTAGTAAAAAATTATTTTTATAAAAATAATTCACCAGTAGGAAATACTATTGTTGTAGATATGGTTATAAGATATACTTCTTCTGAAACTGTAGTAAGTCTAACAATGAATATAGGAGAATCGTCCTCAAAATATCAAACTAGAACATATGATATACCAAACGCTGGAGTAGTTTATTTTCCCAGTGACTCTCAAATATATAATAAAGATGGTTGGACATATAATATTACAATACAATAATTTTTTAATATCAAATATTTTATGTATCTTTGTATTGTAAGTTAAACATATTAAAATATTTGAAATTATGAATACAAAGCAAAAGAATGAATTTTACAATGCTGTAATGAATAGTAATTCAACATCTGTTAATGAATCAAAGAATGTAGAGGAATACTTCACATGGTATTCTAACATGGAAGATGTTTATACAGGTGATATGACACAAGATGAAATTCATGCATATCGTGTGGGCTGGAAACTTGGAGGTCCATATAAAACAAAAGATGAAGCATTTGATGCAATCAAAAAACAATCAGATAAAGATATTCTTGATTATTGGATGTTTTATAAAGATCAATATTTTGATGATCATAAGAGAGCGAAAACAATGCCATCAGATAAAAAGAAACTTGAATATATGAAGTCTGTCTCTAATTACAGTGTAGATGAAGATGGTATTGTATTTGGTAGTGAAGATTTCGGTATCAATGAAATGGTTTATAATGTAAAGACGCAAGATGAGATAGACAGACATCTTGGTATTAAGTAATATGAATTTTCATACTAACAAATATGAATTTACTGTAGAGAAATTATGTATTAAATCATATAAATAATAAAAAGTGTGTTGATTATGAAAAAGATTAAATATTTTTTGATTATGTTATTTGCTGTTATTTCATTTTCAGCATGTTCAACAACATTCGCATCTACACAACAGTATGATGACGATACATATACAACTGTTTCAACTACAGTAGATTTTTCTACAGTTGTTATGTATGGAACACCATATTATATAAATAATATTTTAAGTTATTACTTATATAGAGGAATCTATTATTATCCATATAGGTATAATAATTATTGGTATTTTTACCCATCTCCATATATGAGACAAAGAGGATTTATATATCATTATCAACCGGGTTATAGGCATTTTATGAGGCCTGCACCACGAGGTTATGAATTTAGAAAACCACCTATGCGTCCTAGTAGACCAAATGATTTTAGAAATCCCCCTATGAAACCAAATCGTCCACCAATGAATTATGGTAGACCAAATAATAGACCATCATTTGGAAATGGACAGCGACCTAATAAACCAACTAATATGCAACGTCCACCAATGAATTATGGTAGACCTAATTTTGGTAATCAACAAAGAAGACCACAAGGATTTGGTTCAAATAGAAGTTCAACAAGAGTTACTCAAGGAAGACCTGGTAATTTTAATGGTGGTGGACATTTCGGTGGTAGAAGATAACAATCTTTTTTCATAATAATGAAAATATATTTTTAGAGATAATAGAGTTTATTTTAATTCTATTATCTCTTTTTTATATATAAACAAATCGCTATTTTCTCACTATAATATTTAAACTAAAATTATATTTAATAAATTTTAATATATGGAAAATAAATTGTAGACATTTGATGTAACAAAGAGAAATTTATATATTACAGAAGATATTGATGAAAAAACATCAGATGATATTATTAAATGGGTAACTAATTTAATTACAGGGGATAATAATATAATTGATGAGAATAAAAAAGCATTAAAAGAATTTTTCGGTCATAATATAAAAGAAGAAATTAAAATACCAGATGTTAATGTATGGTTAGACACATATGGAGGAACATGTTATCAAGGTTATGCAATTCATGATATGTTAATAATGCTTAATAATCATTGCAAGACAAATATCACTGCAACTGGCGCATGTATGTCTGCAGGTATTTGTATTCTTCTTTCTGTTCCTTATGAACAAAGATTCGCGACCAAGAATACAACATTCTTAATTCATCAAGCATCTTCTGTTGCAATCGGGAAAACAGCAGATTTAGAAGATGATGTTAAAGAAGCGAAGAGACTTACTGAAATGATATATAAATTAATCATTGAAGAAACAGCAATAACAAGAAAAGAACTTGAGGATAATTATTCAAGAAAGAAAGATTGGATTCTTACTTCAGAAGAAGCTCTTAAATTAAAGATAATATCTAAAATAATTTAATCAGAAAATATATCATTATAATTATACATTTATGATAATTAATAAAGAATAGGTAGATTATTTATTGCCTGATGGCACACCGACAAAGAAATTAATAGTATCATATATAGATAAACAAGGACAAGTTAAATTCCTTCAATATCCTGTTCCTAAAGAATCAATGTTCGAATGGAAATATACAAACAGACAAAATGCAGATCCTCTATTTCAAGAATATGATTTTGTAAACAAATGTTATAAGTTTAATCCAGACGGTTCACCTGTTATGCACCAATGGAAGTCTTATGATAATAAATGGGTTCGTAGACATCCTGTTGATAAACTTCCTGAATTAAGAATAAATGAAATTCTTAATTCATTTGGACATGCAGTTGATCCTCTGTTTGAAATGAATATTCCTCCAACATGGTGGTGTGATATTGAGACAGAAGTTTCAGATGAAGGATTTCCAGATCCAGAAGAAGCGTCAACTCGTATCAATACTATATCAATGACTCAATTTCCTAGAACTATCATTTGGTCACGTAAAGACTTAACTTTAGAAGAACAACAATGGGTTCAAGAACAAATTGATAAGTATTCAAATGAAAACAATGGTTCAGATATTACAAAAGGATATAAATTCGAATTCAGATTTTTCCCAACAGAACGGGAAATGCTTGAAGACTATATAACATTCATCGAACCAATTCCTGCAATGTCTGGATGGAATTTTCTAGGATTCGACTGGTTATATATCTATAATAGATGTAAAATCAATAATATTGATATTGAAAGAATTTCTCCTACAAGAACATTCACAAACTTTAAGATTACTCCAAGATCCGGTGGTAAAACAATCAATGTGAAAGTCCCTATGCATAAAATAATTTATGACTACTTATTGGTTTATAAAACATGGGACATGACTATCCAACCAAAAGAAAATAATACACTTGATTTTGTCGCAGAAAAAGCGTTAGGTATCAAGAAGGTAAATCACCCGTGGGGATTCAAAGAATTCTTCGAAGAACATTTCAAAGAATATGTTTTCTATAACTGCATCGATACCATATTGGTTGAACATATAGACAGATTCTTAAAGACTGCTGAAATTTGGTATATGCTCGCATGTGAATTGAGGCTTGAACTAAATGTCGCATTCTCTACAATTCAACCAACACATGTTGTTATGTGTAACTTTGTGTACCCAAATTATAAGGTGATACCAGAAAAACCATTTAACAAAAACACAGAACTAACTGATAATCAATATGTTGGAGCTTTTGTGTGGCCAACTAGACCAGGAATATTTAAATATATAGGTGGATTAGATTTCGCGTCACTATATCCATCTATAATGAGACAATTTCAAATTTCTCCTGAATCATTCTTATTCAAAGATAAGAATTATATCCCAAAATCTGATGAGATTAAAACATGTTCTGGTGCAGTTTATAAAAAAGATCCAAATGCTGTTGTTCCTGCGATTCTTACACATTATTTTGCATTGCGTAAAGCAGCAAAAATGGATAAGAAAATAGCGAATACAGAATATGAAAAATTAAAACATATACTTGAAAAACGAAAAGAAATTACATAATTATTAAATAGCAGAATAAAGGCAAATCTAAGGAATAGATTTGCCTTTATTGATAAATATCATATATATAATAATATTGACATTCATCCAACATGTAAAATATGTGGTAAACCTGTATCTTTTTTAATTACAGGTAAATTTGCAACTACATGTTATAAACTTTTTTATTTTATTAAATATATGTATCTTTGTAATACATTATATATAAATAATTTAAATATTTTAATTATGGATATTTTTAAAATAAATGATACTGTAGTAATGAATAGAAATATAAAAGATGTAATGAAATTATTATTTGAAGAAATTAATAATAGTAAACAATTAATAGAAGGAATAGATATAGACCGAATTCATAAATTTGTTTCTTATAATTCTGAACATGAAAATAATGTAGATACATCATTTGATAATAATCCATCATTAGATAATAACTTAGTACCTAATGTTAATGTATGGTCTATATTTAAAAGAAAGAGAGGAACTGCTGGTGATGGAAATCCATTAATATATGCATTAAAAAGTGAACGTGATTGGAAATTCAAATCAGAAAAAGATAAAGAATTAATAGAAAAACAATTTGATTTAATTGCAGAAAAATTTGCGAAATTATATCCTATAGGTGTTACTGTTATTATACCAAGTGGTAATTCATTAAATAAGCATATTGCGGATATTGTAATGTCAAAAAGTAAAGATGCAAAATTAATTGAAGGGGTAATATGTAAATTAACAGTAGAGGAGGTTGATGAAATTGTAATGAGAAAGGATTCTTATTTTAGAAAAGTATATAAAGAAGAATTTGATGAAGCATATGATCAGTTACATTTATATTTTGATAAAATGAATGAAGAACGAAATGGTATGTTTTCTTGTCATCTTGTTACTGATAATTTAATGAGAGACACTTTATTAGACACCTTAAAAATTACACCTGATAAGTATGCAAGATATTCTAAAATTATAAATGGTCAAAATATACTTTTAATTGATGATACTATTAGTAGAGGTCAGACTATTAAACGTGCATGTGAAATTTTAAATGAATCTTATGGTCCAAAAAGTATTACAGTATTAACATTACTTTCAAAATTATACGATAAGTAAAATATTATATATAGGTCTATAACTTTTATACGGTTATAGACTTTTTTATTTTTAATTATTATAATAGTTAATTATAATAAGGTAAAAATATGAATAAGAATATAAGAGATACAATGAATATATTATTTGAATCAACAAATAAAAATAAGAGAAAGGAACAAGCAAAAGTTTGTTTAAATCCTGTTAATTGGAAGAAATTTGTTGAATCATTTAATGATGGTATATTAGTTAATAAATATCCTTCATATAAGGCATCAGATTTTGTTTCTAAGACACTTTTTTCTGAAATATGTAAAGTTATTAAGGAAAATAATTTGGAAGTGATACATGAGAAATATGATGATTATAACTGGTATTGTATATTTGGTAATACTAATGAAAATGTAAAGAAACAATTTGATATAGATAATATTATTAAAAATACAGATTGGAATCATCAATATGGTTCAAGGGGTATCGGTGAAAATTATTATTATATCTATATGAATGATAATATGATTATAGGGCGATGCTGTATTAATGATAATGGACGATGGATATTACTTGCAGATCAAAATGTATTTGATGATATGAATATTTCTATTACAAGATAATATAATAAAAAGAAACCTTATAATAAACGTAATATTACTTGTCGTCTTAATGAACTTGGTTGGAACAATATGGAATTACGTAATAGAATACAGCAACTGGAAAGTGAATTAAGATCACTAAAAGCAAATACAAAAAATGATATAGATAATATTAAATATGTAATGAAAGAAAATGCAAAAATATTTAATGATCATATACATGTTCAAACAGGTTATAATGGTTATAGTAAAACATTTGAAACTGATATACCGATGCAATTAATAAAATGATTAAGTTTAAAGAATCTAAGAAGACTCAAATAAAAGCATTAAATGATAAAATTATATTTTTAAGAGACTCTATATCTATAATGGAACAACACCTTAAGAATTTAGAATGTCATCAAAATGATATGGTTAACACATTTAATAATCATCAACATAGTAAAGGTTCGCAATATACATATAAAACATATACACCAACAATTCACATGTCATATTGTAATGATTAAATTTAGAAATAAAAATAATAATTTTAAAAAAGTAGTTTCCGATTTTAATTATTTAAAATTAGAAATAAGAAATATTAAAAAACAAATAAATTTATTATCAGTTAATGTATATCCAACTGATTTAGAATTTGAAGAAATGTTAATTAGATAAATTATGGATTTATTAAATAAAAAAATTGTAGAAAAAAGAATTCAAGAAAAAGGACCTTATATAGAAGGTGTTGAATTAACATTTAAAGATATATGGAATATTTTCATAAAGAAAATATCAGGATATAAGATAAATATATGCGTGTTCGATGAGAATGATGAATATAAAACACATAATGTTTATGTCTCATATGAATAATTTTATAAAACTAATAATTTAATAATGGCGAAAGAAAAAGCATTGGAAATGAATGGTGTTATTACCGAATGTCTACCTAGCACAAGATTTAAGGTTGAACTTGAAAATGGATTTGAAATTAACTGTGTTCTTGCTGGTAAACTTAGAATGAATTATATTAAACTTATTACAGGGGATAAGGTAAAAGTTGAAATGTCACCATATGATCTTACAAAGGGTCGTATTTCATATCGTTATAAATAATAAATATATTAAATGGCATTGAGTAAAAAGATGTTAAATAAGAATATTGTAAATAAGATAAGAGATATTATACCAACATACAGATATACAGCAATTAAAGAATTCTATGATAGATGTGCTAAATTACATAAGGATATTGCACATGAAGCTATTACAAAATCAATAGAAAATAATTTTGAAATAGAACTTAAGTTATCTCGTGAATATCCATTAAGTGCAGATAGTGTATATGAATTTATGAATATGCTTACACCTTATGGTGGAGGAGTATCTATATATGTTCATTATTATGACGATGATGATTATCAATTTACAGATATTAAATTAAATGATGAAGGAATGTTTATATTTTTGAACTTACATTATGTAAGTTCTGATATTAATAAATATGAACATCAATTAAGAACACAACTATTTTATTTGGAATTCTGTTTGACTAATAGAATTAAAATTGAAGATAGTATAACATATGTTCATAACTTAAAAAATGATATAAATATATCTTCATCTGAATTTTTATTCATAACAAGAATGATTTCTTTGCTATCACCTTCAGAAAAAATAAATAGAGAAAAACATATTAAAGAAAATATTGATAAATTATCTCAAGACGACGTAAATTTAATTTGTTATGGTAATCATGGATTTAAACGTATATGTTGTTTAATAAATTATTTTATTAATACTAGTTATTATAATTTATTTTATTTTTTCTTATTCCATTTTATGGATGAGGACCCAAATGAAATGAGACCAGTATTTTATTTAGGATATTATTTAACGGAATTAAATATAAATAATTTTGGTATTGATAAAGAATACATTGAAAATATTAAGAAACTCGATTATAAGTTAACAAGAAGAGATAAGCAAATTGCAAAGAACGTATATAATTTCTTTAATGATTACTTTAATCAATATATATATGACTTCTATAAGATAATCGATTCTGAATTAGATAAAAAACATGAATATGATATGTAAGAAAATCTGGAAGTTTATAATTTCCAGATTTTTTTGTTTAAAGAAATAGATTAATATTTTATTATATAAATTAATTTTATTAATTATGATCAATGATAGATATATTAAATTTGTATCCCAGAAAAAGAACGCAGATGATTGTGCCATAAGGGCTATGATGAAATTAACTCATAGAGATTGGTATACATGTTATGATGAATTATGTGCATTAGGTAGGAAGAAAAAACGAATGCCTAATGAATGGAAGATAATTGAATTATGGTTAAAAGAACATAATTATGTTAAACGTTCATTTGGCCGAATGACTAAAGGACAACATAGATTAACTGTTAGTGAATTTGTAAAAAAATATGATAAAGGATATTTTTTATTGAATTTAAGAGGACATGTGGTCGCATCTATAAATGGTTTTTATTATGATTCTTGGGATTCAGGATATTGTAAAGTATTAACTTATTATGAATTAATAAATTAATTTTTTCATATAAAATAATTAATGTATCTTTGTATTATAACATTTAAAATTAATTATTATATGAAAAATTTTTTAAAGAGATTCAAAGAAGCAATCAATAATTTTATTGGTGATGCATTAGAAGAAGAATATGTAGATATGTGTATGAAACAACGATGGTCTACATGTAAATAATATATAAAAGTGATATATAAACCAATATATATCACTTTTATTTTTATAAATAAGACATTTATTTAATTGTATTATATAAATTATAATAAAAGAATAATTAGTTAGAATGGAAAGTTTAGTTACAAGGCGAGATAAATTAATAAACGAAGTATTTCAAAATAATTTGAGTGATTTGAAAGAAGAATATGAAATACTTCAGAAAGAAAATGTAAATCCTGATAATATTTGTACCCAGATTGCATGGGATGATAAAGAACTTGAAGGTAAATCAAAAGAAGATATTGAATTCATTAAGAGAACACGTAAATTTATTCAAGATTTATTTAATGAATATCAAATAAGAGCTACATCTACATTGGCAAAGAAAACAATAGAATATGAAAAAGATGGATTAGATTCAGATCCAGATAAGCATTCAGAAATGATTGAGGATATGCAAAAAGAATCATCTCTATTAATCATTGAAATGTTTATTAAATGCCTTAATCACTGTAATAACGAAGAAAGAGAAAATGCGTTTAATTATTACAAACAAGACCTTGAACAAATAGAAAATCTCTATATTGATATTAAAAAGAAAAATAAGATTCTTGAAAATGAAAATACAGATCTTAAACAACAGATTGAAGATATGAAAAAAAAGAAATTTTTAGGAATATTTAAAATTTTTAAATAATGATAAAGTTTAAAAATAAGCATACGAATAATTTAGATGAATTAATAAATCTTGTATATAAAATTTTAAATGATTCATATAATGAATATACACGAAAAAAAGAACAACAACAAATACAAGAATTATTAAAGTCCAAATTACAAAATTTTAATCCATATATGAATGCAAATTCATTAACAAAAATTATGAATGACCTTAATAAAATACTATAATATATGATAAAAAAATTTAATAGACGTATTATTAATAATAAACGAAATCGTATAGATGATGAACGACCAATATTTAAAAGTAAACATCAATATAATGGTATTGTTCATGCAAGTATTAAGAGAGAAAATAATCTTAATAAACGCAGAGAAAAAGAAATAAGAAATAATAAATTAAAAATATTTATACATGATTTATCAATTTCTAGTTCGCCCGCATCTTTAAGAAAGTTACATAGATTTACAGAAAAAATAGATATGACAATCTTTGATCATAAAAGAGAGACAACATATATTTAAAATAAATAATAAAATTATTTTATAGAATAAATGAAATCTTTTAATTTTGATAAGATTAAACCAATTGATACAGAAGATAGAAAATGTAAGCCTATCGATTTAAGTAAAGTTGGTGTTCAAACAAAATATGTATATGTTAAATCAGATAAAATTGAATTAACTCAAAGACAATTAATTGAACTGTTAATTAAATATAAAATACCGGTTGCACAACAAACAGTTGATGCAATTCAACAATATTCAAATTTTTCATTATAAAAAAGAAGGGATAAATCATTAAGATTTATCCCTTAATTCATTATATGATTGTAAAATTAAATTACTTCAATAATCTAGCTTTACGTACTAATCTCTTTTCATAAAGCATACGTGTTCTTGTTCCTTTAGCATGCATATATGCTTCATTGATAATGATATTACCAGTTCTCTTATTAGGAACTACAGACTCATTATAACATTTACGAACAAGGGCTACAACTTGATCTTCTGTATAATTCTTTGAAAGACCTTTAACACCTTTCTAAATACCCCATACAAGTGCTTTATCTTTCTTATCAATTACAACATCTTTAGCTTTATCTGCTGCATCTGATACTTTCTGTGAAACTGCTTGAACAAGCTCCTTAATATCATTCATCCATGATTCAAGTGCTTTAGCTACCTTATCATAAGTATTACGGACTTTTTTATCCATTGCATTCCATGCTTCAATTACAGTTTTGCGAATTTCTCCACCAGTTTCTGTAATCCAAGATTTAACTGCTTCTGATTTTGCCTGTAACCAAGTCTTTACGATAAGAACAGCTGCATCTTTCTTCTCTTTAGCGTCTGCAAGAACTTGTTTGAAGAAATCACCCATTGCTTCAGCAGCTCCTTGAATTTTATTTGCACATGCCATAAGTGCACCTGAAAGAACACCAAGCCATACAGTTAACTTATCTTTTGAATCATTAACCATCTTATCAGTGCCAGATGTAAAATTCTTATAGAATGTTGAAATACCTTGTTTAATAGTTTTATATAATTCAGCAAGTGCTTCTTTTGCTTTCTCTACACCGTTTACTGCCATACGAACCAACATAGAAATACCTCCAAGAACAACAGCAGCAACTGTACCAACACCAAATACTGCACCTTTAATTGCACCAGACATTAAACGAAGAATACCCTTAACAATCATCATAGGTGCTTTTGAAATAATCTCACCCGATTCTTTCAAGAACATCTCCATACCTTTCTTTGCATCATTGCTACATTTAGACATATAGTATGCTGACCATGCAATAAATAAATCTGCATTCTCTTCATCAGAATTTTCAAGAGATAATGCTTTCTCAGGTTTCTTCACTGATGAACCAAAACCGAATAACTCGTTAAGTGCCGCTTCATCTACATTATCACACTCATTTTTCTCTGCATCCTTTACATCATCTTCAGCAGAATCTACATCTTTATCTTCATCTTCTGCTTCACTCAATGCTTTTGCAATCTAAGGAACAACAGATTCCATAATAGAGTTATAAAGTTCTTTCTTTGAATTAACTTTATTAACTGTTTTCATTTGTTTTTTCATATTATAATTATCGATAATTATTTTTTACATTTATAAGATAATTCATTATTATCTTTTAGATATTTATTCAGATTATTTATATATAAAATAAATATCTTAAAGAATTGATTTTAATAATATAATGAGTGAAAAATATAATAATTTATTTGAAGGCATTGATTTAAGTGGTTATACGCCTAAATAGATAATGGATAGTAAGAAAGTATATGATTATATAGTTGAAGCAAATGAAATTGCGAAAAAAGAAGGTGTACCGCTGGAAGATGTAGTAGATGAAGGTTTATTTACTGCATTATTAGGAAGTGCAGTTTCATCAACTATTGGACAAAGTATAATGAAAGCTATTTGTAAGTGTTTAGGCATTGATGAAAAAGGAACTTTAGGAAATCTTTTAACATCTAAATTAGTATTAGCCGCAATGGGTGCAGAATTAGGTTATCATTGGTAATTTTATTAAAATAATATTTATATTAATATATGAAGAAATATATATATAATTTAATGGAATCATTATTTGATGATGACGATATATTTGATAATGAAATTGATCATAGTGATATATTAATAGGTCGAGATGTCGATAATATATTAAATAAGTTAAAGAATGGTTTTACTGTATCTGATGATGATCTAGAATTAGTATTAACACCATAGTTTCAATATAAAGTTGCGGATTATAATGAATTACATGATTTAATTTATAATAAGATTAAACCTTAGTTATTTAAAGATGATATACATGAATTTAATCTTAATTGGATTGATATACGTAATGTAAAGAAATTGGATTATTTACTTTAGTTCAAACCATAGATGGGAGATAAGTATCCTATATTTTGGCATGTAGAGGATTGGAATACTGCACATGTAACAAGAATGAAACAAGTATTTGGCAATTAGATATAGATATGTGATCTTAGTAAATGGAATACATCTAATGTATGTACAATGACAAACATGTTTATTTACTGTAAAGAATATGATGGTAATAATGGTATAAGTAATTGGGACGTTCATAATGTTGAATTTTTTATAGGTATGTTTGATACATGTAGGAAATTTAATGGTGATATAACTAAATGGAATACTGAGAATGCTCTTGACATGACCGATATGTTTAATAACTGTGAACTATTTAATTAGGATATTAGTAATTGGGATGTATCAAAAGTAGAATGTATGGATAACATGTTTAGTTTATGTAAGAAGTTTAATCAACCTATATAGAAATGGAATATGAATAGTGTAAAATCATTTAAGAATATGTTATTTCTATGTGGTTCATTTGATTAGGATTTTTCATGTATAGATTTAAGAAAATATAACATGAATAATATTGCATTTTTTGATAAAGGTACACCTATGAGTAATAAGGGAAATTCTGGAAGATTATTAAATTCATGGGATTTTCTAAAATTAGGATATGATAGAGGAACATTAACATTTGATGTTGGTGAATTTGATTATGGTTATGGTGATCCAAATGGAAATTATGCAAAAATTTATAATGTTATTGTTGATGATGAAATATATAATTTAAATGATAATGATTATTATTTCCCATTAGAAGATGTTATATATTTGGATGGTCAAGATAGTGACACATATGATAATGATGATTGTATGTCTATTGATGTATTAACATTCAGAGAATTTGAATTATTATATGAAGTATGCGATAGTGTTACAATGAATGATACAGATAATAAAGGTAAAAATTATCCAAATATAAAATTATTAATAAAGAATAAAGTTATTAATGATTTATGGTTAAATGATAATTTAATAATAGATAAATCAAATATTGATTATTATGTTAATAGAGAATTATTAAGTTTGGATATTAATGAAGACGAATTTGATTCATATGCAGAATGGACGTTAGATGAATTTATAAAATTCTTATATACTGTTCCATCTGAAATTAAAAAATATAAAATAAAATATAGTTAACAATGGGAAAATATTATTCATTATATAATGATGTAAAATTAAGAAAAGGTGGTAGAAAGATTGCTAAATTATCAGAGAAATAGTTTGGAGAGAAAGCAAAGAAATTTATTCTTGATACATGTAAAGATGATAGTTGGACTACCGATAAAATGAATAAAACTAATTCTACTTCCAAAATTATATCATCATTACCAAGAGCTATAAGAACAATATATTATAATGATAAGAAAGGTGAAACTATCATTAAGAAAGATTTTAAAGGAATTCAACCTGATTGAGAAAATTATGATATTACCGGTGGATTACGAGCAGTTAAAGGATGTCCGTATATTGTAATGATGGTTGGAGGTGATTGGGAATGCCCATTATGTGTAATGATTTATTATGATGGAAAGCAATTCAGATGCTATATACCAGAGAAAGGAAATGCATACAGGAAAGATACAAAAAGATTATTTGGTAATTGTGATGCTAGTTATGATAGTAAAACTGAAACATATACAGATGAATGGAAAAAGAATGGAACAACATATGTATCTGATGATAAGTATGCATTCAATGAATTGGTAAAAGAAGGAATATTAGATAAAGAAAAAGATAAAGATAAATTAAGAGGTTTAGGACGAAATATAGAATTTGATACAAAGAAATGTATCGAAGATTTTACGAGTAGAGTTGAACCTATATCTGTAAAAGAATCATATCATAGAATATCTAGTAATGATATTAAGATGATATATGAAAGTATTACTGATAATGAATATGTTGATGAGGCTTCATCAATTTTATATAAATCTAAAAATATAACAATTTTTTAGTTAAATTTATTAAATATATTACATAATCAATTTAATAAAATTAAAGATAATATATTTTTATCAAAAGTTTATATTACTGGTTATAATAATATTACAAATCATAATATAACAGTAAATTTAACAAAAAATGTAGGATGGATTACTGGTTTAACAATAGAAAATGCAGTGATAGAAATAATTAAAGATGAGTATACAGTTTCACATATGAAAGTAACAAACGATAAAAATGGTTAGCCTACTAAAGACTTTTCGCTAACAGACGAAAACAATAATATTACATAGCATATTTAGATTAAATGTATAAATTAGAAAAATTTAGATAAAAATACAATTATGAATAGTAATATAAGAAATAATGTAGATATTGGTATTATATTAGTTTATTCATTTAATAAAAATAATATTATTATAAATCAAATTTATGTATTTCCTTCATAGGTTGATAAAAATGGTATTAAAAATTTTAATTACTTATCTGGACAACGAAAAAATAAAAATAATAAAATAATTAAAAATAATACTTTAGATATTATAAATAAAAATAATATGAGTGCATTTATATTAAATATATGTTAATTATGAAATTTATTAGTAATAAATTTCATTTATATATTTAATCTAATTTAATTGTTACTATAGATATAACTATTAATTATTATAAATAATGTAAAATATTTAATTAGTAAATATGAGTGTATACAATACAATACCAAGAAATTTAAAATAGAGATTATATGAAAGTATAATAGAAACAATATCTAATACATTGTTAGAAGAATTTCATATATTACGAACATTTGATGATGTAGTTGATGATATATATGATAAATTTATATAGTCAAGAGGACGATTATATGGATTAATATATACTGGTTGGAAATTAAATATAGAAACGTCGGAATGTATTAAATGTAATGAAAAAGAAAATAATGAATTATATTCTATATATGTATTATGGGAAACAAATTGGAATAATAATGCAAATGCAACAGCAGATATTCGTGGAATTGATATAGATATAAATGATCATATCGTTAAAATAAATGCAAATGTTGTAAAAGGCTTTAATATTAAAACAATAAAATCTATTTTCCATCATGAATTTATACATGTAAATCATATGTATAAATTTAAAGATAAAAATATTATACTTAATAATAAAAATATGAGTGATAATATTAAAAACACATTTAATATTTTACCAGAATTTCTTAATACAGTAAAAGATATATTATATTTGCTATCACCAACAGAAATACAAGCAAGAATTAATTAGCAATATAGATTAATATTAGATTTATCAAATGAAGAAATAGATAATATAATTTAGGATAATGATACTACAGGGTCATTAATAAAATATTTTAAAGATATAAATTTATATGATAAATATTTACTAGACTATACTATGTTAACTGAAAAAAATATTATTAAAAATGACTACGATTATGTATTATTGTTAAATCTTATTGGATATTATTGTCATATGTAGAATGTATTAAAAAATGATATAAAAGGTTCTTCGATTAAAAAAATGTTAAAGAATAAAAAATATACATCTATTGATAAAATAAATGCAAATAAAGTAAAATATAATATTAATCATTTTTTTAATATATATTTTAATAAATTATCTAAATCAATAAATTATGCGTTAAAAGAAAAAAAATTTGATGAATATTATAGAGACTCATTATTTAAGAAATAATATAAAATATATTGAATAAATAATAAAAATAAGATTTATTTTGTTTTATGACAAAAAGTAATAAGTTAATGATAAAAAGTAAGTCATTGTAGCCTCTTACGCTTAACGAGTCTCTTGACAGTACACCAAATAATAAGAAATATATATTCTCCGGGGTATTTACTGCATGTTCTGTTCCAGGTCATGTTGTAATTAACCGTAATAATAGAAGTTATCCAGAAAAAGAAGTTTTACGTCACCTTGGGTATTTACGTGAGATGATTAAAGAAAGTGGTTCAATTCTTGGTGAGTTGGATCATCCAGAAGGTCGTTTTGATATTCAGTTAAAAGAAGCGTCACATAAGATCACAGACCTCTGGTATGATTAGGAAAATCATAATGTAATGGGTAAACTTGAAATTCTCGACACACCTAATGGTAAAATCGCATAGGAATTGGTAGAAGCAGGTTATCCATTGTTTGTTTCTTCTCGAGCTGCAGGTGATGTAGATGAGAAAACACATGAAGTAGAAATAGCATAGATTTTTACATATGATATTGTTTGCACACCTGGTTTCGCTGAAGCAAAACTTGATAGAGTTAATGAATCTTTGGGAGTTAATACTATGTCATATCTCAATGAATCAGTATCAGCTCAAAAATCAGAGAAAGAATCAACTAATAAGAAATATAAGGTTCTTATGGAAGGTGTTACAGTCAATGAACTTGAGCAAGATGCTCCAATAAATGAAAAATGTATGGAAATGAAAAACAAACCGGTTAATTTGAAAGATTTATCAAAACCATTACTTGAAGAAGATGAAGAAGAATTCAAATTACCAGAAGCAGACGTAACACCAGATGGTAGTGGTTCAGATAATTCATCTGATAATAAAGATGAAAATAATGATACAAAAGATAATAAGAGTGAAGATTCAAAATCAGAACCTACAGATGATGAGAAAGAAAAGAAACGCGCATTAATCCTCGATATTACATCAGAAGATGCTGATAGTGATTCCGATGAAAATACAGACGATGATGAGAAAGCCGAAAAACGTGCAGATATTCTTGATGTAGAAGGATAGTCTGATGAGGATAAAGCTGATGATGGTGATGCAGATTCAGATGATAACTCAAAAGATGAAGACGTTTCTGATACAGATACAACTAATGATGATGCAGAAGATTCCACACCAGCTGACGAAGATTCAAAAACATCTACAGAAAAAGCAGAAAGAATTGCAGCTGAAACTGATAAAGACATGGAGGAATTCCAAGATCTTCTTGATAATCTTGAAAAAAAGGAAGCAATTAAAGAACAGATTATTTCACGTTATCCATTCTCTGTTTCATTATCACCAGATAACTTCGCGAAATTTGCGGCTCTTAAACCTACATAGAAGAAAAAATGTATGAAATATGTAGTAGAACATAATATCTATAAGATTGATGATATTAACAATCAATGGAATGTTCCACTTCTTGCAGAGAAACGTATCCTTAAGAATTGGTTGAGATTGGCTGATCCTAAAGATATTGAACTTTACACACATGCTTCTCTTCAAGAGCAAGATGCTATTGAGAATATGGCACGTTATTGGGTTCTTGAAACTAAACAAGATGTTGATGAGTTCTGGGAGAAAACTGGTCTTAGAAATAGAGAAGCACAACGTATAATGAATGAAGAATTTGTTAAACGTTATAAAGTTTCTCAAAAACCTATTATGAAACCTGTAAATGAATCAGAACATCCTCTTGGTTATCATATGGATTATGTTAAGATGCTTGAACAAACATATGATAATTTCTAATATATTGAATCATAAATCATAAATTAAATATATTATTTTATCCAGATAATTCTCTTAATTGATAAGATTATTATCTGGATTTTTATTTTAATTACATTATTTAATAAGTCTTTTTATTTAAACTATTATATAAAATTTGAATTAAATTTATTAAATATGATTAATACAGATCAAGTAAAAGTTTTAACATATATAAATGCAAATGAAGATTTAAAGAAATTATTTACATATTATATTAATAATTGTATATCTCTTACAAATCCATATCATAATATAAACCATACATTTGCGATGATGTATCATATATGTTGTATATATGAAGAAAGTCAAACTGATAATTATGAATTTAAATTAGATAATGAAGGCTTATATATTCTTTTAATGTCTGCAATATTTCATGATTTTAATCATAGCGCAGGAAAATATGATGATATTACAAATATCAATATCGCAAAAGATGTAATGAAGAATTATATTAGAACTGAATTTATTAATGATGATGAATCATGTAATCATTTGATTAAAATTATAGGAGATAATATAGATGCAACATGTTATCCTTATATGATTAATGATGATGATTTAAATTTATATCAACGGATATTAAGAGAATGTGATATATTAGTTTCATTTTCATCTGATTATTTCACACAATGTGCATGTGGTTTGAAAGACGAGATGAGAATTCATGATTGGAATAAATTCTTAGCAGAACATATAAAGTTTCTATTAGAAACATGGAAGAATATGAAATTATCATATTCAAAGAAAATAATAGAAGAAAATAAAGTAAGTTTATTAGAAGAAGTAGAATTATTATTTAATATTACAAACAAATAACAATTTATGTATGCGTTCATAAAATTTTAATTTTTATAAAGCAAATAAATATATAAATTATTACTTATTAAAACATAAGCTTTTAATAATTTACAAAAACTTAACCATATATGTGTATCTATATATTGCTTTATACGTTTAGGTTCTTTCACATTAGTTTCATTCATAGTTAAAAATAATAATTTTAATTATTATATTAAAAAATACCATAATAATATTGGGGAAAAAATTAATAAAAATATTTTAATTAACAATATTTAATAAACTAAATTTTTATATTTTTATACAATTAAAAACTTAATTAGAAAGAAATGAAAAAGCTAAAAGATATAAAAGAAGGAGATTATATATTTCATTGTTGTAAAGAATTTCCTAAAATGACTCAAGGTATGAGAGTTGTCGAAATTCATGATACACAAAAAGAACTTATATTAGGAATTTGTTGGTTTGGTGGATATGTTCAAGATACGTTTCATTATCTTCATGTTAATAAGGAATATATGAATCAAGATAAATTTCCTGATGAACATGATAGAAGCTTAAGTGAATATTGGTATCAAACAGAATGGAATATAGAGAATAAAGGTATTGGAAGATATATCTATAAAAATGCAAAAGATTTTGAACATAGAGAATATGAATTAGTTCAAGAACATCTATTATTTAAAGATATTGATTTAGATCCTGAATATTTTGATGATGAATATTTAGAACACCCAAATTATTACTGGAGAAAAAATGAAGATTTAGTTTTATATAAAGCAGTATATAATGATTGTCCTGATGGTCCGTATTTTGTAAAGCATGCGAAAGATTTTTATGAAAACTTTAAAAGAATCTATTAAATAACAACACTTATTTAAATCTTATAGGTAAATTAGTTTTTATCTATAAGATTTTTTATTTTATAAATTATATGTATCTTTGTAACATAATTTTTAATTTTAAATAAAATAATAATATATGGAAATAATAATTTTTTTAATACCTATTATTACAATAATAATATTAGCATGGAAATTTCGTAAGCAAACTGCAATATGGGAATATTTTATTGTAGCTGTACCATCATTATTATTATTTCTTGGCCTTAAATATTCATTTGTATATATATCATCATTAGACACAGAATATTTAAGTGATTTAATAAGTAAAGTAACATATTATGAACCATGGGATGAAATAGTTATGGTAACACATACTAGAACTGTTTCATGTGGTAACGGTAAAACACGAACCGTAACATATACAGTACCTGAACGAAGATACCATCCTGCTGAATATATTTATGAAACAATACATGGAGATAAAGAATCAATATCTAAAAAAGATTATCAGTATATATGTAAAAAATTAAATACGCAACCAGTATTTAAAGATATGCATAGAAATTATCATTTAGAAGATGGAGATGCATATATTACATATTGGAATAGAACAAGAGAGAATTCATATCCTGTAACATGGACACATATGTATCAGAATAAAGTAAAAGCATCTTCATATTCTATCTTTAAATATTCTAATATAAGTAAAGAAGATGCAAAAGAAAATGGTTTATATGAATATCCTGAAACTAAGTTATATGATCAGAATCCAATAATTGGATATAACGCAAATGAATCTGATATTGACGCTGTTAGGTATTTGAATGGCTACAGAGGTCCAAAGAATCAAATTCATGTATTGATATGTTGTTACAATACATCTAACATAGAAATATCAGAAATGCAAAAGGCATATTGGCAAGGTGGAAATAAGAACGAGTTTATTGTATGTCTTGGTATAAAGAATAATAAAATTATTTGGTGTAATCCATTTTCATGGTGTGATAAACCTTTGCTTGAAGTAAAAACACGTGATTATTTCATTAATCATCCTACCATTAATTTTAAAGAATATGCTGAATGGTTAGATACACAAATTGATACAAATTGGAATAGGAAAGAATTTTCTGATTTTAATTATATTAATATAGAATTAAGTACAGGATGGTATATTGCTATTCTTATTATTATGTTACTATATAATGTTGGAATTTCATATTGGGTAATTACAAATGATTATACAGAAAATAATCCATCTGGTAATTATTCATATAGAAAACGTTATCATAGATGGTAATTAATTAGATATAAATATATTATATTAAACTTAAATAATTTTAATAATATAATGATTAATAAATTATTTGAATCTTTAGATACAACAGAAAAGCAAGCAGTTAAATTTGCATTTGAAAATATTGCTTCTGCTGATGGAGCATATTATAGATGTAATCTTGTAAAATTAAAATCAAATGGAACCACAGGTTATCCTGTATATTATTTGTATATGGTATATACACCAACAAATCAATCTTATGTTCTTCGTATTATTAAACAAGGAAGAAAATGTAAGCTTATGTCTTTTGGAAATCCAAAATTGATTTATACATTTGTAGGTGAAACAGAAGCAAAAATACCAAAGCGTACAGATGCTACAATAGAAGCATTTACAAAAGTATTTAGAGTAAATCCTATATCAGCGAATGAAATTGTTAGATGGATTAATAAACTTATTGGTTCAAATATTACATTACAAGAGTTTGGTGTAAATGCAAGTGAACGTGTATTATCTGGAACATTAAGAGGTACATCATCTTCAAGAAATACTTCATCATCATCAAATAATAAGCAAGAAGTTATTTCAAAACTATTAAAGAAATATATAGCAAATAAAAAAACTGAAAAGTTTCCTATTATCGATATTAATATTAATAATTTTTATTATGATAATGAAAATATATTAGAAAAATATTATCCAAATGGTGATATTGATGGATTAATGGAAGATATTTATACATATAAATTGTATAAAATAGATTTACCTAACTACACACGTATTGATGGTATTCATAAACCATATAGTAGTTGGCTAAGTAATAATGATGATAAACCATGGGTTGATTCCATTAAGTATATTTCTAAACCATGTAAAGAATTCCTATCATTGAATAAATATATTCAGAATACATTGAAATGTAAACCATTAGATATAATGAATATTTCAGATGAAAGAGTGTCAGGAAAACGATCTCGCATATTTGATAGGTTTGATTTAAGATTGCTTGCACATAATTCAAAAAAATGTATTGAATATAAAAAATTAATTCAATCAACAAAGAAGCCTAATTGGAAAGCAAAGCTTGATTTAAAACGAGACCTTGATGATGCGGACCGTTATAATGGCAGAGGTGAAGATATGGAATGCGAATGGGATGGATTTGAAAGAAAATATGCAGTTATAACATTTACAACACCTTCTGGTAAAGAAATGAAAAAAATATATTTATATGCATAAAAATTAAATATTGTTAATAATGTCTGATTAAATAGAAATATTTAGTCAGACTTTTTTATTTTACATATAATTTATGTATCTTTGTAATAATGAATAATTAAAAAACAATAGATAATGAAAAAGTCTTTAAATGAATTGCGTGATGAATTAAATTCATATAATAAGTTCTTTATTGATACAACAAAAGAACTTGACAATTATATCACATCAGATGAGAATATTAAGAAAGTAATGAATAATCCAGTTACTTGTAATATTCCATATCGTATTGTATGGGTTTGTACTATTCAATATAGGAATGATAGAATTTATAACAATAAAATTATTCCTGCATTTATTCGTAAGAATAATATTGATCATTCTGTATATCTCAATCGTGAAAATTACTCACTTATAGGAATTAGTACATATAATCTTATTAATAAATTTAGTACAACCTTAGGTATCACTTCAATATCCGCAAAGGAACTTAATAAGAAAAAGATCGATTTAACTTTTAATGTTCGTTATGATTGGATTACATTGAATGTATATGAAAAAGATAATGAATCAAAATTAACATTTTTAGAGAATTCTGCAAAGAATGCAAAAATTTTTGCTTCATACGAAGATGCTGAAGGTTATCGTAAAGCATTTGAGAATTACTATAAAATGTTAAAGAAACAAACAGATGGACATCATGTATATACAATTACAGATATTACAAATTTATTAGGTATTAAACCAGATGAACTTATAATTGTTGATTCATATGAATCTATGAATTGTTTATTTGATTCATCTCTTCATCGAGATTTATATTAATAACAGTTAACAATTATTATATTAAAATATACTAAAAATGTTTATATTATTTTAACAAAATAAGAAAATATGAGAATTATTAATATTAAATCATTAGATAACTTATTGATGCCTAATGATTTTACACCTTATGTTGATTTTTTAAGTAAAGATTTTAATAAGTTAATATGGGCATGCCCTATTATATTGAATAAGGGGAAAGTATCTTTTAATTTTATTGTTCCTGTAATTGTAAAATTAGATGAACATAAAAATAAGTATGCTTTCTTTACTCCATATTCACCTGCAGTAGAATCATTAATAGATAAAATTGTTCGTGAAAATAAATTATCATATACAAAAGTAAAATCTATGATCCCTTATAATTTAGGTATTCATCAGGTATCTCGGAATGTTAATCCTAATAAATGGGATATTGCATTATTTGATAATCCTATTGAATGCAATGAATATCGTAAGCAAAAAGAAAAAGAATTAAGAAATAAGATTAATTCAGATAAAGAGAATTCAAAAAAATATACGGTAACTATAGAGGATATTGAAACAAAATTTAATATTCCACATGGTAAATTGATTATTGAAGGCGTATGGAATGATCCATATACTAAAGTAAAGAGAAAAAAATAAAATATATTTAACATTTTAATTATTAGTAAAAAATGGTAGCATATAAGAAGTTAACTAAAGAAGTAAGAGAACATATTGCAAATCGCATGTATCGTAATCGTTGTGCAAAGGAAATTACTCCACAAATTAAGGAGAAGTCTGAAGAGATTTCTAGATTTTTGTTTAATCAAGTACCAAAGGATGTTCGTGATTTTATTAAGGACCACGAAAAATTTATGGATATGAATACTGTTCGCATTTATGGACATTATTTCTTTGAGAAAGGAGAAGAGCCAAAACGTTGTGAATGCTTGAATTGCTTTTATTATCCTGATTTTGAAATTCATAATGTATTTTTAAAGATGTTTAATGATACAAAGAATTCAGGATATAATTCAGAGAATGTTCTTAAATATCTTAAGAGTAATCATCCTGATTTGTTTAATGAATGCAAACAGATTCTTATGAAAATGTTTGATATTGCAAAATGGGGAAAGTCTGTTCTTTGTGTATTGAATAATATTACTACTGTTAATAAGTTGAAGGATGAATTTCCAGAGGCATATGAAGTATACAAAGAACTTGTCGGTGATCCAGAAGATGATTGTAATACGATTGATAAGAATACAGGAAAGTCTGTAAATATGTGTGATGCAATTGAGAAAGTTAGAGCTGAATATAACTCAAGTGTTAATCAAAAATAATGTACTGTTTTAAGTATCTAAAACGAGTATTTTTGAATTTACAGTAGGAGTATACTCGTTTGAAAAATACATCAAAATTTCTTAGAAAAACTTAAGAAAAACATAGAGAATTTAATCATTTTCTTAAGTTTTTCTTAAGTTTTATTTTAAATATATGAAAAACGAAACTATTCAACAAAAAGATATGGATGAAATACCAAATTATATAAAAATTCATATCTTAAAATTAAATATTGCTTTTGCAGAACGCAATAGATCATATCCAAAATATCCTGAAACATATGGTAATATATGTATTATGAATAAAGATAACACATACACTATATATGGTGAACTTCCTATAACAATAAATTATGAAAAATCATTATATATTCAACTTGGAATGAAATGTAATTGTTTTATAGATGATAATGGATTAGTAATTAAAAACCGATGGGGAGATGATGATTGTATAGGAAGATAAAATAATATAAGTAAATAATGAGTAAAGCAAAATATAAAGAATATAAGATTTGGAGATTTGCGTATGAATCATGTGAAAATAAAATCTTAATTCCTGATGGAGTAAAATTATATTGTATCAATTATCATAGAGATGATGAATCAAATAAATGTAAAGTTACATCTGAACAATTAGGAAAAGATATTTTTAATGAAACATATATTGCAGTCATTCCTTATTCTGATAAAGTGTGGAATTTAAGTCATGATAAACGACAAACATATAATCTAAATAAATTCAATGTTAATAATGAATATATCGTTTGGGTTGTAGAACAAATATGTCCTTTAAGTGATGATTTCCCCATTACAACAGAAGTGCCTATTTTACCTGTATCATATTTAAAGAACAGAACAACTCGTATAGAATTTAATAAAACATTATTCACTAAATTCATTGATGATTTAGAAACACAAAATTTATCTGATAAAGAAAAAGATGAAAAAATATCAGATAAATTTATACCTGTATATGAGTATGTAAAGATTCATGGTATAGATAAAGATTATCAAGGTAATTTAGATATTACAAGAGTATTAGTAAAATCATGGTTAGACGGAACTGATTATTTCATGATTAAAAGAGAATCAGTCGATATTAAAGACGTATTGGATGAACGTTTAGATGAAAAGATGTCTTATATAACAGAAGAAGAGTTTAATAATGTATTTAATAATACAGTAAATAAGTTAAAGAATTGATTTACAACAAATTATAAATTTATTAAAAATATTTCTTAAAAATGTAAACTTTTTCTTCAAAAGTAAGTAAAATAAATACTGGTATTTTGAGAATCTAAGATATTTAAAGTGAAAGTTAAAAATTCATATTTAGTTTTTTAATAAATTAAGTATGAATTTTTATTTTATTTAGAATTTGTATAAATTAAGTTAAAATGTATATTGATTATCAATACATTATGAATTATTTTTAATAATTTTTAAAAATTATTAAGAAAAATGTAGGCTTTTTCTAGAAACTTGAGTATAATAAATATGTTAGTATTTAAGGATGTGATAGATCTATATATAAATTATTTAAAAATTTAATTATTAATTCATCTTATACTCTTGATGAAGATTTCTTTTTTCTTTGGTTACTTTCTTTTTGAACATAGTTTTTTAGAGAGATAAATATTGTAGGATCAATTTTTTAATTAATTTATAAATTTCTTTTTGAAAAATTATTTTTAATTATGTTGAAAAATAATATTATTATTCGGATAGGATTAGGAAGAAGTTTATCTGGAAAAATTTTAGATAAAGAAACAAAGTGGTTTATTAGTAAAGACGAATCGTTAAATTATTATAAAAGTTATACTGATAAGCCTATTTTTATATCTATTAATAAAACAAAGTATAAAGAAATAAAGTATAAAGATTTAGTTAATTTAAAAGTTTAATTTTATTTTAAATAATATAGAAAAATGAAACATATTTTTTGGACATTTATTATTGGAATTATTATTGGTATTGCTGTTCAATATTTTTGGATTAATAAACATATTCCTAGTTTGAATCAAGAACCTATACATGATACAATTAATTTGAGTAAAGATTCTATTCAATATAGAGATAGTTTAATTACTATAGAAAAAATTCCTAATGTATTCATTAAGAGTTTGGATTCTATTTCTATTGATACTATAAATACTGTAGTTAATGGAAAGGTAACAGAATCTAAAATTAAAGTAACAGTTAAATAATTTTAGAAAACATTATTTGAATAACGAGTTGAAGAATTTTAATATGAAAAAGAATTATATAAAACCAAATATTAATGTTATTCCTGTTGACATGAATATTATGAGTAATTTTCAATCAGGTTTTAATGTAGATGGTAATCATGGTGGTGATGTAATAGATCCAGATAGTGAATTACCATGGGGAGAAAATGATTAATTATAAAAATAATAATATGATTAATAAGATTGAGACAAAAGTAAAATATGAAGTTGTAGATAATACTTTTGGTTTTAGTTATATTTTTGATAAAAAAGAAGAAGCAGAATATGCAGAGAAATATCTTGATGCATTAAATAATTTTCTTGAATTTATAGAATATCAAAAAGATAAAAATAAAAGTATTTCTATTAGTGTAAAACCAGATAAGACTTTATATTTTGAAGGAGTAAAATGGAGTCATTATATTGAACCTGATTGGATGGGACATCATCCAAATGGAGGATATGAACATGGGATGTATCCAAGAAGTACGTTTTATAATCAATTTAAAAAAAGAATGCTTATTGCTAAAATATATACTTCTATGGAAGCACCAAGAGATGAATGTAAATGGCAAGAAGTGATGGATGTTTATGATGATTTTAAAATTATATTTCCAGAAGATAAAGCATGTGAAATTATTAAGAATATAAAATTTCTTTCTATTGCTGGTGTAAATATAATGAATTTTTAAGATGGAAAAATTAACAAAGAAAGAATTAATAGATAAATGGAAATCTAATAGAGATAAGTTATATATTGAATTAAATTTTTGTATAGATCATAAATTTGATTTAGAATCAGAACTTATTAGGAAAAAGATTGAACTATTAGGCGACTTTATATTTGATTTAGAATATTGTTTAAAATAATTTTTTAAAAATATTGTATTGAAATATAGACTTTCTATTTAATTTAATATATAAATTTAGAATCAAGTTTAAAAAGATTTTAATATTTAATATTTTTAATAACAGTTAACAATAAAAATTTTGAAATATATCTATTAAAATATAGACTTTTTAAATTATTGATTATATAATAAGTATAAAATTTGAATGAATTTATTTTATTCAAGATGAGTTCTTTGAAATATAAACCCATGGTTTCGGTGGGGTAAGGATAAAGCAGTGATGTGATAAAGGTAAACAGTAGACATGTTTATCGATGTTTATGAATAATGAGCATTCTACAGAAAACCAAACTTAGTAAGTGCCTGTATAAATGGGAAATTGATGGGATAATTCCTGAGATGAAGTTTATATACATTGGAAGTTTGATAGACAACTGATGTGAGTAGTAATACAATAGGAGTTTAAGTTTATGGATATTTAGTGATCGGAATACCAATTCCCAGTGCTAATATTAATTGTTATAATGAATCTTATATAAATTATAAACCAAATAATTTATACAAGCTGGTAACTTGTTTCAGAAATGGTAAGATTACTATTGAAAAACAATAGGTAAGTTATAAGAGTAGAAATATGGTTACATTGGTGTAACGAAATTTCAGAAAGGCGATTTAGTGGGTTCTTCTCAAAAGGAAGAAATGCTATTGGTCGCACCTCGTCTTTCAAGTCTAAAGAATATATAATAAGAATAATAATATTGGAAATTATTTTATTTAACATATAATTATGTATAAGCAAAAGTGTGCGACACTTGGTGGTTAAAATACCCTTATTCTACTGTAATATGTAGACATGATTCGAGTACCGCAAGGAAAGACATGAGAATAGTAAGAGTAGTATTGTGCTAAATGTGGGGACACATTGAATCCTTCCAAGGAAGTTGGTATGAAATGAATTTCTATGAAACCTATCAAGTAAGAGTTTACGATTTTTTACAAAAGTCGTGGGTATGCTCTCAACCTCTTAGAAATAAGAGTTGTGTGAACATGTAACTCCAACGTTACAGCATTGAGAGTCGGTGTTGGTCAAGTTCTCAGCCATTTGTCCTTATGGACATAACGAAGTTCAGTATGAACATTCATTATATAACGGGCAAACGTTAAAGTGAATCATAAGAGGCAGAAACTTATGTTCGTACAAATAACAACATGAGGGACATCTTTAAATAAGATGTAAATATAATAAATTTAGAATAAAGTGTTTGTGAGTTATTAGATTGTGCATAAGTCTAATAACTCATTTTTTATTTCTAAACTTTATGCATATCGTTGTAATATAATAATTAAATTATTTAATGATATTATGAGTACCAAATTAACAAATAATGAATTAAATTCAATGAAAAAAACATGTGATAAGATTGTTGATAAAGTTTCTAATGTAGTTGGTAATAATCCAGATTTACAAAATTTAGAAGTTACAACAACTTATGATATTGCAGATTATGCTGTAAGAATGACATTAGCATATCTTATGAGATATGGACTTATTAATAAAGATTTATTCACATTATTTGGCGATTTAACAGATGAAGATATGGATTATATTAATAAGGAATTAGAAAAGAAAGATAATTAAAAATAAAGGCGATATAAGTTTTATTATTCTTATATCACCTTTATTCATTTTAAATCTTTACTAAAGAATGGATTATCTTTCATTACATTAATCATCTATATTGTTTCTTCACATATAGTTTTAAAATTACTTATATCTTCCTATTCTAAATAGAACCATTCACCATTTGCACGTTTATGATTGAATTTATTATGTAACATTGTTTCAAGTCTAAAAGGATATTCACAATATATATTTGAAACCATATGTAATTTTGATGAGTTACCAGTCTATAACTACTTTAATCTATTCTATGCTATATTCCTTGTTACACCTATTTTATAACAATTCTATTCAGGATCGCAAATTAAATAAACAAAACCTCCCATTAAATAAAACAAAAACATTTATATATTATATAAACATTAAGTTATATAGTTTTAGTATTATGATTAAGTTAAAAAATAAAAATTATAATAAATTTATTGATACATCTTCAGGTTTAGTTAATGTTTCACATATAGTAAGATGCTATTATGATACATATAAACAAGGTTATATGGTAGATGTTGATCAGAATTTCGGAGAATATTGTAATATAGTATCATATCCAATATCAAAAGAAACTTATAATGAAATATATAGTTTATTTCGTGTATGAAAATATATACAAGCTATTTTGGTAATATTAATAATCTTATAAAGAATAATATTATTCCTATAGGTGTGTGTTGTTATCCGCCAAATGATTTCAAAGGGGTTAACTTAGCAAGTATCGCACCTACACCAGATATATTGAATAATTGTAGAAGCAATCATCAAGAGTTTAGAAAACGATATAAAGCTGAAGTTTTATCTATATTTAAAGAACCAACTTTATTTATAGATAGATTAAAGTTTATAACAGGTAATAAAGATTGTGCTTTATGTTGTTTTGAAAAACCAGATGAATTTTGTCACAGACATTTAATTGCTGATTGGCTAAATGAAACATTGAATTTAGATGTACAAGAATATAGTAAAACAAACGAGATAAAAATTAATCCGTTATTCTAATGGAAGCTAAAGAAACATTTGAGAGATACAATGCTAATATGGAAATATTAGATATATTAAAGAAGTATCTTACGACATATAAGGATATTAGGTTTTCACAAGCATTATATAATTTGAACATTATAGATGATAAAACAATAGATTATTTTTATTATCAAGAACCTAAATTTATTTTAAGAAAAATAAAAGAGCAATGATTATGACATAGAATGAGCAAAAAGAATTTATAAAGAATATCGAATATAACATCAATAAGAAGGTGACAGATGATTATGTAGAAAAATTAAAAACTGCATATATAAATTACGATAAGAAAGAATATATACATAGATTATTTCTTTGTATTCTTCATTTATATACAGACGAGAATTATGAATTAGATATTGACTCAGTTGTAAAAGAAGTTTCCAGTGTATATATAAGTAAGAATAATGATATAAATTTAGATAGATTATTAGACCTTCAAATGATGAGTATTAATAAGTTATTGAATGATTATTTAGATAAGAAATATAATATATGTAAATCATTTCATATTAACTCATTAAGAACAACTGTATATCCAGGTGGACATTATAGTTATGGACCATTATGTATATATTTTGAAAGTGATGGATATGGTTATCATGGTTCATCTGCAAATGAGGAATCTTATCATTTATCATGCGCTTTAAATCATAATAATATTATGAATGAAGATATTTATTATTTTAAAGTATCTAAACCTAATACGTATGAATATTTGTTAAATCATAATATAGATGATATTAAAAAAGACATTGATAAAATTAAGGAATTTGAAGAAGAATCAGAATTACTAAGAATTAGAATTAATTCTTTTATTGATAAAATTAATAAAGAATATTGTTTGGGACTAAAATCCAAATAAAATATGGAATTTAATAAGAATAAATTAAATGCAATGGCGGATTATCAAGCACGTCGAGAACTTAAAACTATTGTCGGTGTCTCTAATATATCTGATGATACAAGTGAAAAGATACCAGATGAATTTGAAAGAATTTGGTTGATGTTGAAAGATATGTATCTTAAAGGATATATGACATGTATGAAATCTGTTATTCTTGCAATGATGTTAAAAGATGAATAAACCAGAATTTGATTATAGATTTATGGTCGATTTTTTAAAAATAATCGATAAGTATTCAAAGAATAGAAATTATAAGAAACTTAATTTTGTTGAAAATATAGTATTTGATAATAATTAATTTTTTATTTTCCTAAAAATTATGTATCTTTGTATTGTTAATTAAATAGAATAATAAACAATTAAAAGATATAAATTATGAAGAAAATTATTTTTACACTAATTATGATGTTTACATTTATGAGTATTAATACTGTAAATGCTAATAATTATAAAGAAATTTTCAAAGAAACAAATACAAAAATTAATTTTGGATTTCATTTTGGTGGAATTGGATGTTCAGATGATTTAGGACTTCAACAAATATTAATGTCTACTACGATCTATGGTGTATATGCAGATTTTGGTGGTTGGCCAAGTTCACATGGAAGTGATGTTAGAGTAGATACATGGGATGATGATAAAGCGTTAACATTTCATGTTGGTTATCAGGTACCTATAACAAAATGGTTGCGAGTTATTCCTATGGTTGGTTATGCATATGATGCAACTGGTACAACAGATGGATATAATTGGCATACAGATAGTAATGGTATTCATAATAAATTTAATGTTGATGATCAAATTAAAGATTTTGATTATGGTGGAGCAGTTGTATTTAATATGAAACATTTTAATATTCAAGTGACAGCAACAAGATATAGTTGGTATGCAGGTATTGGAATAGAATTTTAATTATATTAATTAGTAATAATGAAAGAAAGGGTAATTATATTGACAAGAGGTATTCAAGCGTCTGGTAAGTCTACATTCGCTGAACATTGGGTAAAGGAAAAACCAACTGAGAGAATTAGAATTAATTGGGATTCTCTTAGAAACATGTTCGGTGAGTATTGGGTAGAATCACGTGAGAAACTTTCTGTTATTAAAGATATGACAGATGCATTTTTTAAATCACCTATGAAAAAAGGTTGGAATATCATTATGGATAATATGAACCTGAATCCAAAGGGATGGAAAGAAATGCAAGATAGAATTGATAAGTATAATGAGACACATAATGAGTATCATTATACATTGGAATTTAAGGATTTCTTTGATGTATCGGTAGAGGAATGTATTAGAAGAGATTCATTTAGATCTAATCCTATAGGTGAATCCGTTATCAAATCTACTTATAGGCGATATAGAAACTTTATTGCTACACAACTTAATAATAAGCAATATAATAGCTTTAAGAAGTTTGATGAAACGAAGAAGAATTGTATTCTTGTAGATATGGATGCTACACTTTGTTTTAATCTTCAAGGTCGGCCATTTTATGGTAATGGTGCTGCTGATAGCATGAGGGATGATAAACCATGTAAGCAACTTTGCCAACTTGTTAATACATATATTGCCGATAAATCAGTGGATGTTATTATATTGACAGGTAGAGAAGATACAGACGATATTAGACATGCAACAGAAGATTGGTTGAAGAATAACCTTATTGGTAATGTTGATAAGGTGTTAATGAGACCTTTGAAGAATTTTACAAAGGGTCCAGATTGTAAATATAATTTATATAAGGAATATATTGAACCTTATTATAATGTATTGTTTGTATTGGAAGATTCTTCTAAAGTGGTTAAGATGTGGCGAGAGCATGGAATTATGTGTTTGCAACCTAATGATGGAACAATGTAAATAATTAAGAAATATGAAAGAAATAGATCTTAAGAAGATGCAAGAAGATATGAATAAATCTGAAATTCGTATGTTCGGCAAGCCATTTGTAGATATGTCTTATGACTATGTAAAAAATGAAGAAAAATATTATGACTCAGTATTAGATTTACTTGATGGAACAGATAATCTAAATGACGAAGAATATAAAAAAATTAAGGATTTTTGTTTGAAAGAGATTTTAAGGATAAGCCGTTCTTCATATCTTACAGGCCTTTATGATGGACATAAGTATAAAGGTGATCCATATGAAACCAATGATATTACAGTTGATAAGAATTTCATGATTATGTTTGATTTTCATGATAATGATTTTGGACAACTTGTAGAGGATGGAGCAAATAAATGGTGTGAATTATGGAATGCAAAAATTCATACTATAGTGATGTATAAAGATAATGATATTACATGCGATGATTTTTATGTAGACCTTGATAATCTAGAGAAACTTGAAAATGTATCTCGTATTATTACAAATGGTATTTGTTCATCTAATATTAATTTTCAGAATGAGTATGACAGATTTTGTAATAAATCTGTTCCTGTATTTGAAGAACTTCTTGACGAATGTAAGTCGCGAATTGCATATCTTGAATCTGATAACATAAAGAATTATTATAAAGGTAGTATTGATGACATTGAGAAATATGCTATTGATGAACATAAAGATATGCAAGAAAATGGTGATAAAACACCATTTGATAAATTGTGGTTAAATGGTGAAGTATTATTTATTAAGGTTGAACATGGATATGCAACATGTTTTGTAAGATAAAAAAATATTTTTAATTTTTTCTTAGAATATTTTTTTTATTAAAAAAGAATGTGTATCTTTGTATTGTTAATAAAATAACAATGAAGAGTTCTTTGAAATTTTGATAATATCTAACGAGACAAATAATTTATAATATGATATTAGACATTTTGCTTTTAATATCATATAAATTATGAATATTATAAATGAGAGTTAGATAATACATAATGAATTCTAATGAGTGCTATAAACAACGCTTATTATAATTATAATGAGTAAGGATAAACCGCATGTTTTCGGGAGAACCTATTTTAAATGAATCCTTCATTTAATTAGAAATAAGTTCCTTAAAAGAATTTAATGAATCGTTTTTGATAAAGGTTGAGATATAAAATTTTATATTGAGTCGTAAACTTTATTCACTTAATTTAGGTGTCTATATCAGATGATGATTTGATATGAGCGTAAATTCGTAGAAGTTCTAAGAAACGTTATTTGTCTTAGTAGTTTTGCTTGTTTTATGATTAAAGGAGGTATGTGAGATGCACCACAAAAACAAGATGACATTATCTGGTAATGGTTGAGGATAATAGTTACAGCCAAACGTTGAGGCTTAAAGACTCTGATTTCTAAATGTAAAGAAATGAATCAGTGATATACAGAGGGTTGTTTATACGATATAAAACCATGATGAAATAAAGAACCTTTTATTGATGGACAGTACATATATTATGTATGATAAAGTTATATAAAAGACTTTAGAGTAAAAGAATGTATAAGTGGATTATCACTATAGTTGTAAAGTTCTATTGCAATGAAACTTATACTAATATGGATGCTGCAGGATAATGAATGATTGCTTTTATAAACATCAAAATTGTAGTCTTAGTAAGTAGCAGTAAGATTTAGAACCACAATTTTGATGTTTATTTTTTATTATTTTGAAAATAAAATATCTTTATAAAATATACTATGAGTAATAATTTTAAAGAACAAGCTGTATATGATTATATGCATGATAATAAAGATAAAATTAAACCAAAGTATAGACGTTCTATTTTAAATAAATGGAAACGTTATAATTGTGAAATAGCAGAAGATAGAGTTATTAGAAATAGAAAAAGAAATAATCAATTTAATAAAGAAATGAAAGTTGATTTGATTAATTATTATAATAATAGAAATAATGAAGTATGAACAAATAAAAAATAAAGGTAGATATGCAAAAAAGAAGTTTAGATTTAATGTATTATCAAATATTCTATTTGCATTAATTACAAGTAAATAAATTATATGAAAACTTTTATATGGACATCAATTGTAACTATTTTAGTTGCAATTATATTTATTATTTTAGGTGCAATTATATTTATGATTTGTTGGAATTATGTTATGCCATATTTATTTGGTTTACCAACAATTACATATATTCATGCATTGTGTTTGATGACAGTTGCTAAATTATTATTTCCATCATCATCTAGCTCGTCATCAAAGTAATTAAAATATATAGTAATTAAGAAATTTAATATTAGTTTTCTTAATTACTATTTTTTATTTTTAATAATTTTATGTATCTTTGTATTAATAGAATGTTTAATTAAAAAATAATATAACTATGAATTTTGAAGTATATGATATTTCAGTAAATGATTTAGGTTGTGATAGAGTTGCTACATTATTTAAACGTCTTTTAAATAAGTTGCATACATATCAAGATTTTTGTGCAAAGGAAGAAGTAACTATTAATATCAATAATATTGATTATACATTTAAATTAGTAAAACGTCGTTATTTAAATGTTAATAATGAAGATTTTAAATATTTACCATATAATATGCAAATATTTTTGACTGAACAATGTCCATGCGGTAATTTTATATCTCAATATAATATTGAATTACGTGATTTTATTCAGCATAATTATTTAGATACTGGTAAAGTTATGCGAAAAGTAGATAATGATTTTTATAAAGATATAACATATGGTGTAGAACCATGTGGTTTTGATTATAATATTAATGATACTTATATTATGTTAGAAGATGTAAATATTATTAATAATAGAGTAACTATTGTATATACAGAAATTAATATATATGGTAATAATTGGGATAATATTACTATTAATGATAGTAATAGGCATACTGCAGTTATACAGAAATCATGGATGAAATCAGATGATGCTATAGGGTTTGAAACGAAAGAACAACTATATAAAGATATTAATCTTAAAACAAAGGAAGCATTGTTTAAGTTTTCTCAAGATATTCATGATACATTAAAATATATTAAAAAGTTTATTTAAATATGGAATATGAGAAATTAAAAAACATATATCAGGATATTCATAAATTATTAGAATGTCCTGATGAAAATGATTTTCCTAAAATTTTAAAAGATAATATACCAATTGATTTATTAAATAGAACAATAAAAATATTTGATTTCGATTATGGATATTTTTCTAATATGAAATTAGGAGATTTTATAGTATGTCATACAGATTCGTTTCATGATATTTATGGAGTTGATTTATTCTATTATGTAAATTATATATTTAACGACGTATTTATTAATCCAAAGTATGATAATTTTGAAATTAATACTTTTGTCAAATTTACTGATTATGATTTAGATTTTATAATAGATGAAAATATAGAACTCTTTTTAAAAGAATGTAAATCATTAAAAGAAAAAATATATGTTTATAATTTAAATAATCAAATTTCTTTTAAATTAACAGATGATGAATTTAAAACATTTGTTAACGGAATAGATAATATTAAAAAAATTATTTCAAATTATTTTGATGAAAATAATATATTATCAGATGAACTTAAACGTTTAATTAAAAAATCACAAGATAGAATAGATTATTTAAATGATGAGATAGATAAAGAATTATCACATATACATGAATTAGAAATTCAATTAAGTAAATTATGAAAATTTGGTGTACAGGATTTGACGGATTTAAATCGTTAATGAATAAAAATAAATGGGATAACAATACATTACCAGATAATATAGCAATAATATCTATATGTGAACCAAATGCAAAAGATGAATATCATATATTTAAATCAAGAGATAATGTTATTAATTTAGACTTTTATGATATTACAGATTATAATTTATTATATGCATATGGAGATGATATAACAGAAGATGAAATTAAATATGCAAATTCAATTAAAGGATTAACAGATAATCAAGCAAATGAATTATTTAATTTTATAGAGAATAATTTAGGAAAAGATATTTATGTTCATTGTTCAGCTGGAGTATCTAGATCTCAAGGAGTTGTTAAATTTATATTAGATTGTTATCCCGATATTTATAATGAAACAAATCCTAATAATCCTTGTGAATTTCCTAATATTCATGTTGTATCATTACTAAAAAAATGTTTTAGAAAGAAATACTATAATATAGATGATTAAAACTGATTTTGAAAAGTTTATGAATTCAAGAAATGTAAGTAGTCTTTACTTACATGATTATATGAATGGTATAAATATGGGTTATCAAAATCCTACTATACTTGAGGAACGACAACTTAACGTATCACAAATGGATGTATTCTCAAGATTGATGATGGATAGAATTATTTTCTTAGGTAATCCTGTAACAGCAGAAAGTGCTAATATTATTACATCTCAATTATTATATCTTGATAATGTAGATAATACTGATATTTCTATTTATATTAATTCACCAGGTGGTGATGTATATTCAGGATTAGAGATATATGATACAATGCAATTTATAAGGTCTGATGTATCTACTATATGTGCCGGTATGGCAGCTAGTATGGCTAGTATATTACTTTGTGCAGGAACTGAAGGAAAGAGATACGCATTACCACATTCACGTGTAATGATTCACCAACCTATGTCATCTACTGGAGATCATACCCAAGCAAGTGATATAGAAATTACATGTAAAGAAATAAATAAGTTAAAAACAGAACTTTATGATATTATTGCAAATCATTCTGGGCAAACAATGAAAAAAATTAAATCTGATGCAGATAGAGATTTTTGGATGACAGCAGAAGAAGCAAAATCATATGGTTCTAAAGGAATGATTGATAATATTTTATATAAGAAGTAAATTAAATAAGGTGATAATATTTCAAAAATATTATCACCTTAATATTTTATATAGAAACTGCTAAAAATGGTATTACTCTTTTACTCATTTTTTTATCAGCATATGTTATAGCACCATTGGTGAATAATATTGCAGATTCATTGTCTGCATTATATTCATAACTTGTCCAATAATGCCCCTACATTTTGTATTCTTCATTAACTAGTTGTTTTCTAATAGGATTGATTATGGAAATTTTACTATACATCTCTTTTAATTCTCCCACTGATGGTAAATACCAATCACCTCTTTTTGTACCACGTATACTATATACAGCAGCAGAAACTGCAGCATTACAGCCAAGAAAAACACCATTATAACTATTAGAAAATGATATATTACATAATAATCTTTTAGTATCATAATAATATGATGATTTTTCTACTAATATCTATGTATTTTTTTTACCACCAATATAACTAGTACTAGATCTATTACCATATGTATTTCCTATAGTATATCCTTTCATATTAAACTATACTGTTGTATCATTAATACTAGCAGTACCTACTATATCCTAATTCATATAGTAAAGACTACAAAAACGTGCAGTTTTTACTTTACTTTCACCTGTTGAATTACCAGCTTCAAAATCTTCTGTAACTGATGGACATACACATATAGCAATTGCCATATTACCAGGTTCATTATTTAATGTTAACTTATTATTAGTGTTTACATATAATATTGAGCCAACTTTTACATCTTTCGACGAATTTGATTCTAATGATAATGGAGACATATTTAAATCCTATACATAAATACAGTTTGGACCTGGATGTCTTTCATCAATAATACTTAGTTTCTCTTTTTTTTTTTTCAGATAGTATAAATGCACCATCTCGATGTGAAATTCCATTGGCATAATTATCTAACTATTCTTTATTATCAAATAATTTAATGAATTTCATGATAATTAGTTTATTTTTATTTATTATATTTATTAATAAACAACTTATGTATATTTTTATATAATTATAAATAGACTTTTTTATTTTATATGAAGAAAAAAGATTAGGATAATATATTTGATAAAAGTTATCATGAAGATTTAGTATGGATGTCATATAGATATGCAATTGGTAGACATACAATAGCCGCACATCAACATGCATTAAATATTGCTAAATATGAATATTATACATTAACACATGATTAGAAGCAACATTTTGCTATAGACATACGACAATGTATAGAAGATAATTTAAGGTTTAGTGAATATAATTTTTCAATAGATTATTCTATAAACCAAGACGAGCGAAAACCATTAGAATTTTTATTACAATATTTTATTGATAATCCAAATTGGCAAATTACAGGTGATTATAAAGGATTAACAGTATTGAAAGATAATAATGGAAATATTATATATGAAAAGAAAAAAACTAATACATATAACACTTCACCGTTGTCAATAATGATATTAGAAGATTTATTAGTATGGATGGATCTTGCAAGTTATTTCGATGAAGATAATTATAAAGTATGTAAAGTTGAACATAATGGAAATATTGAAGAAATAACATATTTTGATAGTTATATATATTATCAAAGCAAAGATAATAACTTACTATATTGGAAAAAAGTAAAGAAACCAGTTAAAGAATATATTAAATATTTAGGTAGTGATTGTTATATACCAGATGATTTAAAAATTATTAAAGATTGAATAATGAAACTGTTTAATAACATATTTAAGAAAAAAGATAAGCCTGTAATGGATGAAAATATTGTATTTCCACCATTTAATAAAGAAATACCGGATTTTTGTGATGTACAATGTATACAATGGCTATTTAATAAAATTTGTGAAAATACATATTATGTATATAAAATAAACTATCAACCATATTTATATGCATGCGTTCATATAACATCAAGTAAACATTATAATATTAGAATATTTAGTTATACTGGTTCAGACGAATTAAATGAAGATAATTTTTTTAAAATAAAAAGGGGAAAATATCAAATCAATTATGTGGTTACTTCAAATGAAATGAAAGTATTTGGACCTGATAATAATTATGGGTTTTCATATGAATTATTATGGAATAAGATAATAGAACAGTATTGGAAATATGTAGATGCAGAAGAAAAAGATAAGTAATATTTTTTATATTCCAAAATTATATGTATCTTTGTAATGTAATATAAAATAAAATAATTATGAAACATATTAATTTTGCATCTTCACAAATTCTTAATAAATTAGGATTCGATGAATATACAGAAGATTTGTATATGAATACACCAATTGGTATTAAAGGTGTTAAATCAAAGAATGGTGAAACTGTTGCTGAACGTACATGGCATACTGGAGATCTGTGTCAACGCGATAAAGAATGGGAAGTTGAATATCCGTCGCCTAATTGGATTCCAGCACCTACTGTATTTGAAGCAGTTGATTGGTTAGAAAAACATCTTGGTATTATTATCGAGCCTGGATATAATAGAGAGCATAAAGATTGGTATTTTGATATTATATATTCAAGTAAGTTTGCACAAACTCTTGGTGAAAATCCACATTCATTTGATATGACATGGAATACATTAGAAAATTGTTTTGAGTATGCAGTTAACTATATTTGTCATATTGCAAAGGCAAACAATTGGAAAACTAAGATGGCTGATTATATTAATAATTTAAAATAAGTTATGGGTGATTTTTGCGTATCTGGATTTCATTCAAGAATTCCAATAAGGAATAGAGAGAAAGTAATTGCTATTATTTGTCGTAGAAATAAGCATAAACTTGGAAATAATCCTACTTATTTAGAAAGTCCATTAATACCTATGCATATTCCTGTTATAGGATATATGGATGAGTATGGAGGTAGTGATGATTTTGAATATGAAGAGGATGAAACTACACGAATGATAGAAGGGAAATTACATATGAAATTTAATGATATTATATATACAATATTAAGAGATTATAATAAATATGTTTCATATGAAGAACAAAAAGATAATATTAAAACACTTTTTGAAAATATAACAAAAATGTGTTCAGTATTTCATACTTCAGAAAAATATGAATATACTGTTATATATGAGAAATATTCTATATATAAAGCAATGACATATGAAATTCCAAAGATGAAGAAATGTTTGGAATTGATTGGTGTAGGCGATAATGTATTTAATGAATTTACTGGAGGTATACTATTTGTTGTCACAGATTTAAATAGTGATGAATATAGAGACTATATGCCATATAATTATTGTTGGAATCAATTTTCTCAAATGAATGGTGTTATGAGTTTTTATAATAATTCAACTATAAATTGGAAAGAACTTTCAGAATCAGTTGTAAATTGGGCATCATTCTGTATAATGTTAGAAAGTCAAAACGGTATGTTTATTCCATGTAAATATGCAGGACAATGTTGGCATTTTGATAAACAGTATGTATCAGAGCAAAAACAAATTTTATCTACAATGATTAAAGAATATGATAAATTACTATTATCATATGAAGAATTTGAGGATTTAAATGATGAAGATTAAATAATTAAACATGGATATTACAAAGGATTTACTTTTATTTCATAAATTTGAATATAATCATGATAAAGGTTTTGCAGATTTTGATGAAGCAGATTACTTTTATAAAACTGTAGGAGAACTTAATCATACATTTACAATAACTATTCATAATTTACAAACAAATATGGTAGGAAGAAATTGGACATGTATTATTGATAATGATGAACATAATACTGTTGCATCTGTAGAAGTTCAAACAACAGATCATCTTAATCAACTTTTTGATATTATGAATATTAATTATTCTATTTAATTATAGAATATAAAAAGAGGAATAACTTGCTTGTTATTCCTCTTTCATTTATTTAAATTTAGGTGTTGCCTCATAATCTAAAGGTTTTGGATGAAGTAAATCATCTACCGTAACTTTAAACCCTGGTGTAAATTTATAATCTGATAATTGATAAGCAACAGATTCTAAATCTATCTATGTACTTATAGGATCTACATGCATCCAACCAGGTATTTTCTCAACCGGTTTTTCCTTTGGTTCATGAATTTCTATATTATCACCTGGAATTTCTGGATTAACATGTGTACTTGTTATATTATAATGAATATGGGTCATAATTCTATAAAAATATTTAATTTTATATATTTATTAAATAGTTAAAGTTCTAATCTTAATATTTTTCATTATAATATTCCAATCATCAACTTGTTTCTTATTCATGTATATACATTTACTATTATCTTTTCCTCTACGAAGGTTCGCTAATAATACTTTAAATATACTTTTATATAATTCATTTGATTTGCATAAATTCATTGTAATAATATCAGGTATATATTCATATCCCATATCAAAAGTCGTTCCTAATGATGGTGATTGAATACTGTTTATATCTATATTATTTTCAATATTATGATTTACCTCTTCCCAATTAATTATATAATCATTGAATAAAGAACATACGGTTTTTACATAACTATGATGAATCTTATCTTGATAATTATGTGACTTACAATAAGATACAAAATCACAAAGCAAATATTCATATTGAGTTTTTTCTGGAATTATTTTTTCTCTATCATAATATGTTAACTGATAGAGATTCTTTTTCCATTTATAAATAAATCCTTCAGGCTCTTTTGCTAATAATGTAGATCTATCAATTATATTTTGAAATAATAACTTATAATTAATATCTGATTTTCTATCACCGTTAATTTTATTAATGGTATCTATTTCATTTGATAAATTCTTTGTTAAATTATGTTTAATATGAATATTGAACTTATCTTTTAATTTCAATTTATTTACAAATGAATCTACATTAATTAATTCGTCATTATATGTAATTCTATCTATAAGATATTTTATATTATCTGGATATTCTGTCAGTAAAGGCTTATTATTAGGAAAATAAAACATCGATATATTATATCCAATATGTGTGTTAAAAAACTCCTGATTAGCAAGTTTAATAAAATTCCAATCAGTGACTAATTGACTCCACATATTGTTTAATATCATATCAACTCTATCAACTATTTTTCCATTTGCTTTTTTAATAGTAATATGTTGTTTAGATGTTATCTCAACAATGACATAATGAGCATCTATTTTTTCTTCTATTGTACAGTTATTAATAAATTCCTTTATAAAACTAACAGATTTATCCTTTATTTGTGATATATCTTTAATCATTAAAATAAAGGTTCAGATTCACTAGAATCATCTGAAATTTCTTCATTGTCATTGTCATTATCTGTTTCATCAATGTATGATGAAGATTCATAAAGGTTCATATGATAATTATTATCACGTGATTTATAACGATCCCATGAATTCCATCCATCTCTATTGTTATCTCTTACAATTTTAATAAGGGAAAAGATTTTTCCACTAATTGTAAGGTCACCATATTCTTCAATAAGTTCTTTTGTTTCCTCTACTGTACAATCTTGAGTAATCTCATTAAGTAGTCGAACCAATATCATCATTTTTTCTCCATTAAGTTCAAACTTAACTACATGATAAAGAGTGTTTCCAATAAAATCTTTATTATTTTTCTTAAAATCACGACCCATAAATTTACCTGGTGCTGATGTCCTCCATGTATTAATAAATTGAGATGTAATATCTGAATTATTAATAATTATAATTGCATCTCGTTTGTCATTACTATCAATAGTAAATTTAATATGTATCTCACATGAATTTATTTCTTTAATAAAATTCTCATTGTAATCCTTAAAAGTTGTAATTTCAACTTTACCTGAGTCAATTACTTTTTGAATTGACTTAACTAAATCTTGTGGATAAATTTTCATCATTTTTGTTTATTATGATTTTTATTTTTTTGTAATATTTTTTTCTTGTTCTTTAATAGAAATTAATTTTTCATATCGTTTAACATCATTAATTAATTCATCATGATATAATGAATTTAACATATCGAAATCTTTTAGATTAATTTTATAACGTTTACAATATTCTTTAATTAATTCTTTATCTAATTTATCAGTTTTTGATGTTGAAACTGCTGATTTTTTCGCACCTTTTGTATATACAAAATAAGGCACACGCCCATATCCTTCTTTATTAGATATAAACATTGCCCATGATTTAATAACACCTGCCGTATTAATATTCAATCTATTAAATAATGCACCTTGTAAAGGATATTTAATACTGAATACTCTATTAATCATAAAGAAATTCTTATCTAATATAGTATTAGATAATTTATTGAATCCTTCAAAATTAGTAAACATCATAGATATAATGTCATATGGACCAATAGCTTTAGGAGTTTTTATTTTTTCAACTTCTTCATCATTGTCTTTCTTTTTTCTTGCCATATTTGAATATATAGTTTTACTTATAATAAATTATATATTAATATAATGATATAGTCTATATTCTAAAAATAAATATATTAAATATTTAGTTAAATAAACTTAAAATATGAAAAGTTTAAAGTATATTTTAGTTGGTTCTTTATTGAGCCTTATGGTATCATTTAATTCATGTGGTACAAAGAATAATAATTAGGTAAAAGATTCTGTATATTCAGTTGCTATTACATCCGTACGTACAATGAATAATGATACATTAAATTCTACTCAATTAGATTCTTTAATTATGTCAGATTCATTACCTCAATATGATAAATGGATAAAAACATCTATTAAAGATGGTGACAATAATAAGGCTTATGAATATGGAACATTATATGATAAAAACTCCGGTATTATATATACAGTAAAATCATTAAAAGATAAATCTGTTTATGTTGTTCAGAAGAAGAAAACAACATCTAAGTAAAAATTAAATTACATTAAAACGATATGGCACAAATGTCTTCAGAAGAAGCACTTAACGGTATATTTAATATTTTGGACACTATGGTAAGTCAGCAATAGGAGAAAAAGAAAGAAACTATTGAACAGAAAGCTGATTCTACTATAGTCAGTTTGTTATAGGGTATCGTTGAGACAGCTAAAGAGGAATCAGCAGCAACTGTTGGAGAATAGTTGGAGAAGTTGTCAAAAGGACTTGTATCCATGGAATAGATTGACAATGATGTTTTGAATAAAGTTGCCACATCTATAGGAAATGTAAATACAGTTTTATCAAGTCTTAAAGTTGATGACAATACATTTACAAATATTGATAGTTTTCTGAAAGCTATTAATAAAATGACAGAAATAAATGCAGAAGGTGCAAAAAAAATAGTTGATTTTATACAAGGGTTAACAATATAGAATTCTAAATCAGTAGGACGAAGTGTCGGTATAATTAAAGCAGTTGTTGAAACAATGTCCAAACTTGTTGCTCTTGATATGATTAAGTTATAGGAAAATATTGGAAAGCTTGACGTTAAAACTGCACAACGTTTAGGCAAATTTATATCTGCATTAGTTTCGTCTATTAGTAAAACGAAATTAAAAAATAAAGATATTCAAAAAATAATTAAACCCATTGGAGACTTGATGGGAGGATTATCCGCATTGGTAACATCAAATGTTTTTAAAATGTAGATAAGTCTTAATCCTATAAGAGGTTGGTTATTAGGCAGACAATTAGGTTAGTTCATAGGATAGATCGCTAAATATTTAAAAGGAAAAGAAATAAGTGAGAATGTTAAGTATATTGGTGGTATATTAGATCCGTTAGTAAAGATAGCAGATCCTGAATAGAAGTTTTCTATATTTAAAGTAATGAAGGTATTGAATCCTATTACTGCTAAAATGCTTGCGAGTTTCTTTGTCGCATTTGCAACGGAAATACCAGACAATAAAACGGTTGCGCAAACTGTTAATAGTATGGTATAGTTATTAAATGTAATATTTGATATTAAGAAGATATAGATTCTTAATTTCATGTTTGCTGTAAAATCATTAACACAGAAACGTGCATAGAAAATAGTAGATTTCTTTAACACAATATTAAAAGAAAAATGGGATGTAAAACAAGTTAAAGTTTTATCATCTTTTATGAATGCATGGAATAATGCATTGAAAACATTATTATACGGTATTGTATTCATTGCTTTAACTATAAAGATAACATCTTTTAAAACAATAATTGAATCTGTTTTAGTAGTTAGGTATTTGATTAAATTCATGAAGAATACTATTACAGATTTAGCTAAAAAATTAAAAGTTAAAGATGTAAAAGGAGCATAGGTTATAATAAGAAGTTTAAGTTCAGCAATAGGTATGATAGGCGGTATTATTATAGGATTATCTATTGTAACTAAGATTGTTGGATTAACTGCAGTGATTGCAAGTTTAATTGTTATGAGAGTTGCTGTTTCTGGATTTAAGAGTTTGATAGAAGATTTATCAGAGAAGAAATTAGATAAGAGTCTTAAAAATGTACAGGGTGTTTTAACTGGTATTGGAATAATGATTATGTCATTATCTGTATCAATGTTATTATTATCGTTAACTGCTAAAAATAATAGTACGGAAACTATACTTGCATCTATAGGAATACTTACTTTATTTACTGCTGGAACTATTTTCATTGTTAATAAATTGTCTAAAATAGGTAATAAGAAATTAACATACGCTACAGATGCAATGTTAAAGATTTCTGCTGTATTTGCAATTATAGCTTTGGTGTCAGCAACATTATTGGCACCTATTGGCAAGAGATTAGATGATGTATCAAAAGGTGCGTTGGTTATATCTTTTATTATAGCATTAGGCATATTTGCAGTTAAATCATTAGATAAACATGGTAAACGTATAGATAGAGGGGTAAATAATCTTATTAAAATATCTGCTGTGTTTGCATTGGTTGCTATTATATCTGTTGCGTTTTTAATACCTATTGGAAAGAAAGCACCTGAAGTTTATTTAGGTGCAATAGTAACAATGTTTATAATAACAGGATTAGTTGCAGGCGTTTATGTATTGAATATGGTAAAAGGTAAAGATGCTTTATGGGGTGTTCTTGCAACCGCTACTCTCGCAATTATTTATATGGGTATTGCATTGATTACAAAAGATTTACTTATTCCTATAGGTTAGAATGGTAAAGAAGCCGGTATAGGAATGGGTATTACATTATTCATTATTATTACTCTTATTGCAGGTACTTATTTCTTGGCTAAAGTAGATGGTAAGAAAGCAGCATATGCAATATTTGCAACAGCGGCAATGGCATTTATTTTATTAGGTATATCATTGATTGTTAAAGATATATTGATTCCTATTGGTAAAATGTGGGACGACGCATTAATAGGTGCAGGTGTTGTGATAGGAACATTAGCGATATTTGGAACTGTATTATTCTTTATAGGAAAATTCGCAGATAAGTATGCAGTTGAATTAGCAGTTGGTGCAGTTATTATGACTGCAGTTGCAATAGTTATGTTAGTAACAGGGGCTGCATGTTTAGCATTTGCAATAGAATCTAAGAAAATATTAGAATTAAATGAAGGTGGTGCAGTATTTTTAGGTGCTGCTGTTATGGCATGTGTTTTAGGTCTAATGGGTTTGGTAATGTACGGTGTTTCTAAATTAGAGAAATTTTTACCAGATACTATTATAGGTGGTATTGTTATGTCCGCTATTGGTGCAGTGATGGATATTGTTGGAGGAACAATGGTTTTATTCGCATGGGAAGCAAAGAAAATTGATGATTTAAATAAAGGTGGCGCAGTATTTTTAGGTGCAGCTACAATGATAGGTTTGTTAACTATTATGGGAACATTTATGACTGCATTAGGTGCGATGACGCCTATTCTTCCATTTATTACATTAGGTGCTGTAGTAATGACGGCAATTGCAGGTGTGATGACTGTTGTAACAGGAACCATGATATTATTCATGAAAGCGTTGGAATTAATGTTACCATATAATACTGAGAAACTTAAAAAAACAGGAGAGACTGCAGTAACATTATTTGAAGTAATGTTTGATGTTATAAAAGCAGCAGCTCCAAATCCTGTATAGATGGTATAGGCAACAGCGGCAGCAGCTTTTTCACCTATTATTATGGCAGTGTTTGGTGTATTAGCATTAACTGTTTCTGAGATGAAATATATAACAGAAATATGTAATGCTAAGATGATTCAAACATTTTCTGAATTGATGATAGGTAAAGGTAATGATGATAAAAATAGTGTTTTAGGTTCTATGCAAGCTATTGTTAAAGCATTTAGCGGTTTTAATGGAACTGCAATGGCATTAGTTATTTCATTAGCATTAAGACCTATATTAAATACAATATCAAAATATATTGATATTATAATGAAAGTTGCTACAATGAATTATATAGCAGGATATGATGATAATGGTAAACCTATGTATGAACATTTACCGGCAACTGTATTTGAATAGGCGGCAGAAGCAGTTACAAATGGATTTACAACATTTATTTCTAAATTAAGTGACGGATTTAACGAAATGGTTGCTTTAACACTTGTTGTATTAAGCGTGTTAACATTAGCGCTTAATCCTATTATTGATACTGTTGGAAAATTTGTAGATGTTGTAATGAAACTAGCAACAGGAACATATATTATAGGATATGATAATAAGAAGAACCCAATATATAAGAAATTAACAGCAACAAAATTTAGTGACGCAGCTCTTGCTATATCTGTATAGTTTAGCATATTTTTACAATGTTTAAGTGACGCGTTTGATAAGATGTCAGTTAAAGCAATGTTAGCAATATCTACTGTTGGATAGGTAATGGAACCCGTTATGGATGCAGTTTCTAAATTTGTTGATACAGTTATTAAAGTTGCAACGATGCAAATAGTAACAGGATATGATAAAAATGGTAAACCCGAATATGAATAGGTTGACCCTTCTATATTCTTTACATCTGCTATATTTGTATCAGCTTCATTTGGTAATTTTATAGAATAGCTTGGGACATCATTTAAGCAATTACAACCTAATATGATATGGGCAATGGATGCAATGAAAGATTCTATTATGCCTATTATGGATGGTGTTAGTAAATTTGTTGATGCAATAATGAAACTAGCAACAGGAACATATACAGATTACTATATGCAAGATAAAGACGGTAATTATACAGTTCCACATTTAGCTAAAGTAACATCGGATGACTTCTTAAATGCAGCTATTTCGGTAGCAACTACATTTGGTATTTTTATAGATGAGTTAGTTACAGTATTTGAAAGACATGGTTCTTTTTGGGGAAATAAAACAGAGGATGCATTAAATGCAATAGGTGGTTCTGTTGGACCTGTTATGGAAGGATTAGGAAAATATGTAGATGCAATATTAAAGTTAGCTACAGGTGTTTATGTAGATCATTATAAAAAAGATAAAGATGGTAAATTAATACCTATTACTAAGAAACTTAAAAAAGGAGCATTTACATAGGCTGCAAGAGAAGTTGGCAGAATGTTTGTAGAATTTATAAATTATCTTGTACAAAGTTTTGCAAATGAAGGTTTTATAGAAAAAGCAGAATCTATTGCAGATATTATAAAGAATACTATAAATCCTATAATGACTGCAGTTAAAAATTTCTCAGCAACATTAAAACCATTCTTAGGATTAACATCTAATAAGAAAGGAACAACAGCATAGTCTAAAGATTATTTGTGTTTACAACCTAATTTTATTAGAACAATATCTAAAAATATCGCTAATGCATTTGTAGATTTTATTACTATTATTTCTGATAATCTTTCTACTAAAGAAAATATGGAGAAATATAATAAGATTCAATCAACTGCAAAAATAGTTATGTAGGTAATGGGAACTATTAAAAAATCAGTAGATTCTTTATCTAAAATTATCAAAGCGATGACAGATGATCAAGGGAAAGTATTATCACAAGGTAGTGAAGTTGCGACTAAATTTACATCTGTATTGACATAGTTAGCAACATATTTCAGTAACTCAAGTAAGATATTCGAAACATCTATATAGAGTACAAAAGATGCAAAGAAATTCGTAGATGGCGTTTATCAGATTGCCAGTGTATATAGAAAGATTATAAATCAACTTACATATAATGATAAAGTTAAACCATCATCCATTGTATCTTAGTTCGGAACTGTATTAACAAAGATGGAATCATAGATGAGATCATTATCTAATAATTCAGAAAAAGTTAATTTCCAAACAACAGGATAGTTTATGGATCTTTATCTTGAAATTGCAGAGAAGATGATATATCTTTCAAGAGAAATGAATCGTTAGAAATAGTTAGGTCTTCATATTGATATGTTTATTAATAATATAAAGAGATTAACGTCTCCCGAAATAAACAGAAATATGAACGTAACTTCTGGTTCATTAAGAACTTATACATCAAGGTTAAAAACATTTACATCTTAGATTTAGGTAACAACATCTAAAGTAGAAATATATACGACAAAGCTTGAATCTGCTCGTAAGGCACTTAAAGCATTAGATGATTAGATTATTAATAATGAAAAGAAACGTAATCAAGCATTGCAAGAGTTTGCTAATAAAGTTAATAATATAGCGACTGCCGTAGATAGAATGCGCTTTGCATTTGAAAGTCTTGATGAGAATAAGATTCTTAGTAGATTTGATGGTATTAGAGAATTACTTGACCTTATTACTACAAATACACCAAGTAATACTAATAAGTCACAAGGTAATACATAGCAACATCAAGTTGTTCAACCAGGTAATAGAGTTGTTACTCAACAACAAGGTATTCATCAGTCAAATAGACCAGGCAATACAAACCATAATTATTACGGTAATAACATGCCTATGCAAGGTAGAGTTACATTCTATTTTAAGAATACTACGATAGACGGTTTCTTTAAGAATGCATAATAATATATTATATAAAATGGAACTTATTTTAATATAGGTTCCATTTTTTAATTTTAATAAATATAAAAAGAAATTTATATATACCAGAAATGGCAACAACAAAGAATAAGAATTTATTTTATCAATTATATTCAAGAGATAACAGTGTAGCAGATTCAGGTTATAAGTGTTCATCTTCTATAAATGAAGATGACACATCATTTGATATATCAGGTTCACAAGGATAGATAACAGATTCAAACGGAGATATTTTAGCTTCAATAGATATGTCTACTATTCATGCCGCTGGTATAACACAATATAATGTTGAGACAAAAATTCTCCAACCACATTCAGCATATCTCCTTCAGGGAAATGAATATGGAGAAACATATAAATCATAGTTTTTCTTAATTAATGAAATTATATCAACAACAGAAGATTACGAGAATTATTGTAATATAGGGTTTGATATTCTTTATAAGTAGAATAATAAAAAATGTAATGTTCATGTCGATTCATCTACTGTAAGAGAAACTTATGGAACATTTGTAATTTTGGTCCAGAATCAATTAAATAAGTTAAAGGTACCTGTTTCTATATCAATCAAAATTTATGACGATGTAGATACCTCAGATTCACAAATAGACTATATTAATTTTGAAAGTACAGAAGAAGGATATGACTTTATCGTTCGTAATGTGAAAATCATTCCTATATGTAGGAATGACGAAAATAATAAAGGCGAAGTTGGTGAGTTTGAAGATTCTCCTTTTGTAGAACCAGAAATAACAAAAGATTTAATTATCAGTTTATTGGAAAAATATAAACCAAGATTATCGGGAGTAAAAAATGCATCTGATAATAATTATAGAATTGAATGTGATATTTATAGAGGATTTCTTAAATTAAGTGATATTATATTAGATGATTTCAATACATTTGTATATGAAATAGATGTTATAAAGAGATTCTTTTTACCATGTTTTGAATAGAATGGTATATTAATATTTTCAAAGAAATTTCATGATATTATTATATAGAAGTACCCAGAAATTTATAAGAAATATTTTACAGGAGTTTTTTCTTATTATAATATATATGATATTGTAAAAATATTAGATGAAATAAAATCATTTATATTTAAAATGAAAAATGCAATGGGACCATCTAATTGTTATGAAGATTTAAATAAGAGAATAGGATGCGTGAAATACCCTAATGGATCTATGAGAGGTATTGTTTTGATTCCTAATTGGCCTGATGATGAAGATTATGATACAAGTGTATTATGGGTAAATCATGTTGCAGATTAGGTAGAGATTTGTATACCTGTTCCATTACCTATATTGAATTCATATTTTGGTGGTTAGATTCGTTCATAGAAGAAAACCATGTTATTTGAAAAAGCATTAGCAACTGTTCAAATAAATGCTTTGATACCAGATGAAAAGAAACAATATATAGAAGATTATAATAATTTACCGTTAAATGACATTTCATCTAATGACGGATTTACAAATAGTTTTGATAACTTATATATTCCTGGATATGATAGTAATTAGAATATAAATGATAATTTCTATAGATTTCCTGCAAGTTAGGAACGACAACAATTTGAAGGTGAATCTATAAAGTATCATAATCCAGATATGTATATAGATGCTAATGTAAATAGTGAAGATAATGATATGTGGGAAAATAATCCTAATAAAACAAATATTAAATTTGTTGATTCACATGACGGAATGAAAGAAAATATCATAGGATTATATAAGTACATGGAATATCTTTCTTCTAATGATTTATGGTTAAGAGTTGGTGATGGATATATGCTAATAGGTAAAGATGATGATAAACAATTACCTATTAAAAATTTATTATAGAGTTTATTAGTATATAATCCTAATGATATTCCTGTAAAAGTTAAATATATAATATTTTCATAAATGATGATGTTGAAGTAAAAAAGTTTTCATTCATTTTTTACTTCAACATCTATTGTATTTGGTATTATAGTAAACATATAATCATCTTTTCCTCTTGATTTTTCATCTGACGTACTATAATTTGTATAACTGTCACTATCTAATACATATGTAAAATTTTCTATATAATATAAATCTATTTCGTTCTCTAATAATGACGATTTTAAGTTATTATCATTACTTATTGTATATTCATTTGCGGTAACGCTCGGAGTATTAAACTTTATATAATTTATAGCAGAATCTACCTACTTTTTTAATTTATCATCAGTTATATTAGATTTATATGCAGCTGCATCATTTTTTATTATTTCAGTTGCCCAATTAATATTTTGCTTACCATTCAAAAGCTAAAAACTTAATGGTATTATAGCAGTATCTTCATCTTTACCTTTATATATAGTAATCATTATATAAATAATCAATATATTTTTCTTTATTTATCAAAAAATAAATAATATAAACAATATAATACAAAATATATGGCAGATATTGTTAATAATGAATATGAAAAAATATTAAATTCATATACAAAAATATTTGAATTTAATCGTTATGACCGTTTATCATATGATTTAAATAATAAAAAAGTTGCAGATATAGCAGCAAATGAACATATGGTAAACAATGAGTATTATAGAAATTATGGAACATATAGACATGATATTACATCAGAAGATAGAATTGTAAAGATAAATGAAACATATTTTGATGAAAATACATTAGATGATAATTATTATAATTTAGATTTATTACGAAAATATAAAAGTACAATAAATTCTGGTGATATTGATATAAATAAGTTTTCTGGTTGTGTATTAAATAAAGCATTTGCAACAGATGCAAATGAAGCAAGTTTGGAAGATATTTTTTGTGAATATGGATATGAATATATAAAAGCATTAAATGACAAGAACAGAAATAATACAGATTATGATGGAGAATATTATTTTACCGCGGATGATAAAGATAATAACATTGTTGCAGATACATATGAAATAATGCCAATTGGGTATGAATATATTAATATTGATAAAGAAAGACAAGATCCAAATGTAGAAGATAGACAGGAAACAGTTTAGTATGATGGAACATATGTACCAACTGTATAGGAATTATTATCCGGTGAATTATATATTGTTATAAAAAGTGGTAATTTACCTTGTAGGAAAATATATTTTAATAATAAATATATGCCTACATTATTTATAAATGATGATAAATTGGTATCTAAAGAAGACCAATATATAATAGATAATTAGCAACCATTAAAATTATGTGATTTGACATTATATTAGAAATTAGGAACTATTATAAAATGGAATAAATTATTTAGAATATCCGCTTATCAATTAAAGACTGATGTAATTATACCATTATATGCAAAATTACATAATCTATCTGAAAATGATGTAAAAATGAAAGATATAGATGATATATCATTAATAACATATTATAAAGTATATTATACAGTAGAAAATAAAGCAATACCTGATAATACAGGTAATGATGATATAACTGGACACTCAATAGATAATGGTATATCAATACATAGTGTAAATGATGAACCAGGTGATGCTGTACTTTTTATATAGGGTTCAGGTAATTATGGTTTTAGTGAACATGCAACAGCTATAAATGATATATATACTGATGATAGCATATCATATTTTTTGGATGATGGTAATAATAATATAGTAAATACTCAATCACCAAATATAAATATACCTACAGATTATGAAGGTGGTTTAATTCATTTGCATATAAAAGCGTCTTATGCACTAAAAGTAAAAGGATATACAAATACATCATCAAAATCAAAATATAGTTTGTATTGGTATAAAATTGTCCCTGACAATTCTTAATTTTTAACATTAAATAAACAATACTAATAAATACATATATAAAATAAAACGATTTTCGTATTTTTAGAGAAATGGAAAGTAAGAAAGTATTATTAGTATTGGATTGGTCTAACCTTTTATTCAGATCATTATTTATGAATAGCTTATATGGTTAGGTCAACGGATATAACAGAATAGAAGACGTACGTTCATTCATGTATAAGTTTACAACAGATGTATGTTCAATTCTTAATATATTCAAACCTACAAATGTTATTATAGCAACAGACGCTCAACATGCATGGAGAAAAGATGTTCTTCCCGGAGACGATATAAATCCAGGTTATAAGTCAAATAGGAAAAAGTCGGAATCTATAAATTGGGATAATATATTTAAATGCTCAGATGATCTTCTTAAGATTTTATCAAGGAATTCTATGCATGTAGCAAAGGTGGAGCATTGTGAAGCAGATGATATTGCATGTATGTGTAAAGAAATAGTGTTTGAGAAATATCCAAATTATAATGTTATCATTGTAAGCGCAGATGCAGATATTAGACAACTTATTGATTTCAATACAGTAACAAATCAATATTGCATAGTATATAATACAACAGGTAAGGGTAAAGGTAGTAAACGTTATATTTATGTACCAGAAGCATTTGAAACATGGTATAATAAATCAGATAATAATTTTGATATATTTTTCGAGAATGAAGATTTATCTAAGACTTATGTAAAACAATTACTTCAATCAAATACTATTATGGAATTATCTGTAGAGAATCCAAATAATGTTGTTCTTGATAAGATATTTTGTGGTGACGATGGTGATTGTGTACCTTCATTTTATAATTGGTATAAAGATGGACGCAAAGTAAGAATTACACCAAGTAAGGAAAAGAAAGTTCGTGAAATATGCGGTATTAATACAGTTCAAGATTTACTTGATTCTGAATCAAAATTAAAACCGGTATTTGAAAAAGTATGTAAACGAGATATAAATGATATTGATTTTAGTGATAGATTAATGCGTCAGCGTACATTGGTAGAGCTTAACAGTAAATTATTCCCTGAATATATACAAGATTATAAAGAATCACTAGAATATATGATTAATGATACTCCAAATGAAAGCTTTTGGAATCTTAAATCACAAATATTGCTTAAAGGTACACAATATGAAGGTTATGATAAGAAGAAAGCAATTGAAGCAGAAATATTCAAGGGTATGGATAAGTACATTAATACAGACGGAACAGTAAAAACAGCAAATGCATTATTTGAGTAATATGGATAATTTGGAATTAAATGAAGAGTTTTTTAAGAATAGAAAATTTAAATCGTTTGTAAGAGTTGGATAGACATTTGTTGATTTGAAACAAACAATAGGATTTAGTTTTCTAAAAGATCCCGATGGATATATAATAATTCAATTTGTTTATGATTCTGGTCGAGGATTAAACGCATTTCTTAGAGATAGAAATGATTTCGCTCAATTCATGTTAGAATTAGACCCATTTATAGATGATCCAGCTGCAGTTGTATCTATAGATGAATTTATAAATGAAATTGAAAATGATTTTGGCATTAATAAACCTAAGAAAGTCAGAAGAACAAGAAAAAAGAAAGAAGAATAAAAATAAAGAGGTATAGAATTTTAATTTTCTATACCTCTTTTATTATATATAAATTTATTATTCATAAATGTAATAAGTTTTACTACCTTTATCTGTGATATTTCCATATTGAGATTGAGTAACCCATGCAGTGTCATCAGACATAACCTATGTTACATGTGAATTAATATTATTATTTGTTATTACACCAATATTCTATAAATCAGTTAAGTTAATACTAATATAAGCATTACCATTTGAATCTAATTTAACAGGAAGATTAAGTGTTGAACCAGATGTACTTTGTGTAAAGCCTACTTGAATACCACCTAATGTTGAACCTGTTGCCTTAGGTAATGTATACGTATTAGAGCCATCTGAATTACCTTTTGCAGGTGTATAACTAAGAGCGCTAACAATAGCATCTTTAGTAATACCAACATATGCATTATTACCACTCATCTGAACCTTAACATTTGATCCACTATTAGTATACCCTGTGCAGATACCACCGAGAGTTGTTGTACCAGCCGTAGGTAATGTATAAGTAAATCCGCCTTTGACTGCTGTTTCAGTAAGAGCAACATATGCATTTCCTGAACCATCAACTTCAACTTTGACCTTATTACCATTATTAGTATATCCAGTTTTGATTCCACCAAGTTCAGAATTATTTGCTGTTGGTAATGTATAAGTATATGCTCCTGTGACCGCTGAATTTGTAAGTGTTACATATGCACGACCGTCAGAATTCAATGTTACTGGTAATTGCTTACTTGCATTTGCGCCGGTTGGCGTATAACCAGTTTTAATACCACCTAATTTGTTATCATTAGCAACAGTAATTTCTGTTAAATAATTCTTATTATTGACAGTAGTTTGAAAATCTTTTAACTTATTTATGTCAGTAGTAATAGTAGAAATATTGCCATCAATATTTTTAATATCAGTTTCTGCCTTATTTACTCTGGTAGTAAGATTTGTAATATCAGTTTGATTAGTAGTTATTTTACCATTAATATTTTTAATGTCACCATTTATTGTAGATATTGAATTATCATAATTATCAAATTTAGGTTTAACATATGTATTCTTGAAATTATTTATAGAACTATCTGTATATTGATTAGCAGATTCAATAGCTTGATTTTTATTATTTGCCAATAATGTTACAAGCGTAGTAGTATCAGATATAGAGTTTAAGAAATCTTGAACTTCTTTATATGTATTGATAGTTCCATCAATATTATCAGATGTTAATGCAGTTAATTTATCATTTAATGATTTAATATTATCATTTGTTGTCTTTAATCTATTAGATATATCTATAACGGATGTATTATATAATGCATCTTGTTCATCAACATATTTTTTAATAGTGTTATTATAATAATCATTAAGTGATGCGTTTGTTACATAATCTTTAGATAATGAATTATTGATTTCAGATTTAAGATTAGTAATCTTTTCATCAACTTTTGTTATTTCACTACCAACATAATTAGTAACTTTTGTCCAGTAACCTCGTTCAAGATAATTATCAATACGTGTAATAGAACTATCAATATTAGTTACATTATTAGTAATCTCTTGTGTTAAATCAGATTTAACTTTATTAATGGCATTATTAACTGTTTTGATTTCTTGGTCTGTATAACCTGCTAATGATGTATTATATTGATCTATACGTTTAATAATATTTTCATTTACAGTAGTAATACGTCCATCAACCAAATCATATTTTGATTTAATACTTTCTTTTAAATCAGTATCAACTTTTGTAATACGTCCATCTAATGTGTCATGTTTAGTTTGAATAGAGTTTGTTAATGTGTTATTAATTTCTGTAATTCTATCATCTAAACGTTTATCAGTTTTATCAAGACGAGTACTTATATCTTTAATATATCCATTAATTTCATTATAACTTGAATTAATCAAAGTTGTTATATCAGAGTTTACGCTATTAATTTTAGTATCAAGATCACTAACTTTTTTATCATTAGACGTAATATAATTTGTTAACTTGCTATCAACTTTACTTATTTCTCCAGTAAGTTCTTTCTTGTACGTTTCCTTTAAATAATTATAAATTTGTGTGCTAGAATTATAATCAGCTGTTACAAATTCTTTTCTAATATTAGTTATAGAAGAATTAATGTCTGCAATATCATTTTCATATAAAGTCTTAAATTTCCCTTCATATTTTTTGTCTATTGTACCAATATTTTTATTGATTTGTATTACTTCAGTATTTAAAGAATCGGTTACTTTACCTATTTCTGTATTGATATATGACTGCATTAAAGTGTTATCTTCATTATGACGAGTTGATAAATCTTTTATTAATGCATATAATCCATCAGAAGCATCATTAAAACGTTTGACAATACCGTCAGAAGTATCATTAAAGTTCTTAACAATACCATCAGATACATCATTTAAACGATGTATAATCATGTTAGAAGTATCCATAATTAAGTGGAATAATCCGTCAGATGCGTCATTAAATCTTCTAACAATAAGAGTAGAAACATCATTAAAATGATGAACAATATCATCAGATGTGTCTAATATTAATTTATATAAACCATCAGAAGCATCATTAAAGTTATTAACAATACGATTAGATGTATCAATAATAAAATTATATAAACCATCAGAAGCATCATTAAAACGTCTCACAATACCATCAGAAGTATCATTAAAGTTATTAACAATACCATCAGAAGTAGAATTTATATATGTAACAATTTTTGTGGATATATCATCAACATAATCTCTATCTTTTCTATCCTATTGATCTACATAATCTTTTAAATCATCAATATTATTATTAGTTGTATTAAGGTCTTCTCTTAATTCACTAATCTTACCATCAAGAATAAGGTCACTTGCATCAATATACTTCTTAAATTTATTAGAAATATCCTATACCCACCAAACAATTGCAGATGAAGTGTTATTAATATAATTATATATATCAGTAGAGCCATCAGAAATATAATTCTTTATATATTCATCATATCTTTGTAATATACTATCTGCATAAGCTTTGTCATTATCAGAGTTATTCTTTAATAAATTTGTTAATGTATCTTTATTTGTATACGTTTTTAAGAACTCTTCAATTTCTTGGAATGTATCAATAGCAGAAGTAACGTCTCCAACACCAATAAGTTTATTCAATGCGTTGCTAACATCAATTAACTTAGATGAAACATTTTCAATTCTACCTTTTAATTTATTATCTTCTGTATCAGAATAATTTTTAAGATCTGTATTTTGTTTCTTGAAATAATTAACAATAGCGTCAGATGTATCATTTACATATTGCCATAAACATTCAGAAGTATCAGTTATTCTCTAATGAATATTAGATGAAACATTCTCAATATGTTTTGTAATCATGCTAGATGAATCAATAACAAACTGACGATAATCTCTACTAACATCTGTTATTTGTTGTTGTAAATCATTATCTTTTGTTTCCATATCTTGACGGATGTCATGGTCAACAGATGTAATTCTATCATCGAGTTTTTTATCTTCTGTACTTACATCTGCTCTAATATCTCTTTCAGTATCTTCAATCTTCTTATCAAGGCGTGATACTTCATAATTCATATCTGTACGAAGATTATTAATATTAGTAGTTGCGCGAAGATCAACATCTGTAATTGTTTCTGTTAAATCATGATTAACGCTATCAATCTTTCTGTTAAGCTCATTATCCTAACTATTGATATAATTAAGAAGATTTGATTCACGTTCAGCAAATTCATTCTTAATATTAGTATCTTGCTAATCGATATAATTAATTAATGATGTATTAACAGTTTCAATTTTTGATGATAATTCATTCTTTGCAATTTGAATATTATTATCGCATAACTTTTCGTGAAGTGTTAATCTTGTATTGATCTAATCATCCAATGTTGAAATATCAGTTCTTAGTGAACTAATAGCAGATGTATTCTTTACATCCTGTAATGTATTCTGCTCATCTACGTAAGATTTAAAATCATTTAACTTATTGTTTGTATTAGTCTCAAGATTTGCAATATCATTATGAATTTCATTCTTAAACTGCTCATTAGAATTAATCAAATTAGTCCAGTTTGTATCTAATGTGATATTAAGTTCTGTAAATTTATCATTTAACTTATTATCTACATTAGTTTCAAATGAATCTAATTTGTTCTTAATACTTGTATCTGTTGCGGATTTATAGTTCTCAAATGCTACAGATAATGAAGAATTCTAGTTATTAACTTTATTATCAATCTTTGAAATTTCATTTTGAAGATAATTAATAGTAGATGAATTTGTAACAGCAATCTTTGTACTAATATCAGAACTTAACTCAGACATATCATTATGGATAGTCTAATTTAATGTATCAATATTTGTAGATACTTCTGTTTTAAATGTATCAATTTGATTATTAATATTAGACTAGAATTCTGTTTGTTTATTCTCATAAGCAGTAATAGCATTATTAATACTATTAGTTAATTCAGCCTTATTATTATCTAACTCATTATGAAGATTTGTATCTAATTGCAATAAGTTATTGTTTAACTCATTATCAGATGCTTTAAGATAATTAAGAATAGAAGTATCAGAATCATTCATCTAATCAGAAAGATTAGCTATTTCTCGTCTTACATCAGTATTAAGTATATTTGTCTTATTAACAATTTCCTGTAAAAGGTCTGATTCAACATTATCAATCTTATTGTTAACATCAGTATTAACTCTTGATAGTTTATTATCAAGATCAGTATTGTTATTCTTAATGAAATTAATGATAGAAGTATCTTGTGTATTGATATAGTTATAAACTTCTTCATTAGACTTAATCATATTCTCAATACTTGTATCATGTAACTTAACAAAATTAACAATAGATGTATTGTTTGTTTCAATGGTATTCACTAAATCAGATTTTACATTATCAACTTTATTATCAATATTTGTTAAAGTCTCATTGATACTTGTATTCATATCAGATACAGTTGTGTTAATAAAACTAACAATAGAAGTATCTGCTAATTCTTGTTTAGATTGAAGTTCTGCGTCCTTTAATGTAAAGTGGCTAAATGTAGATGAATTATACTTATCAACTTTTGAGTTAATAGATGAATCATTTGCGTTAATCTTATTATGTAATTCTGAGTTATATTTCTCAATTAAACGAATAATAGAAGCATCAGCGCTTGTTAATGAATTCAAAATTGAGCCATCTTTACTTTCAATAAGTGCTTTAAGTAAAGTATCATTATTAACGACATAATTGAACAATGATGAATTCTCAGCAACATAATTAATAATAGATGTATTTGTATCATTAATTCTATCAAGTAATTCTTGTTTAACTGTACCATTTACATAATTAACTATAGATGAATCTTCTTTTTTTACAAAATTAACAACATTGATTTGCAATGATTTGCAATGATTTTCTACACGATTAATTTCTGTATCAATATAAGAACCAATCTTATGGTCATTTGTATTAATATAAGACATAATAGAAGCATCATTTACATCCACTTTTGTATCAAGTTCTTTAAGAGATACTTTAATATCATTATTAATAGTATCTTTAATTATATTAAGTTGTGATTTAATAGATGTATCAGCATTCAATACATAATTAAGAATAGAAGAGTCTTTTGTTTCTAATTCGTTCTTTACTTCTGAAATTTGATTATTTAATTTTGTTTCAAGTTCATAATCTTTCTTATTAACTGCACTCATGATTGATACATCATTAGAAGAAAGAATTGTATAGATAGAAGCATTATTAGCATTTAATTTATTATCAAGAGCAATATCAGCAGAATCAATCTTTGAATTGATACTGGTCTCGAATTTTGCCATATCATTTTCTATCTTAGAAACACTATTAACAAGATTATTCTATATTTCTGTATCCTATGTTTTTACATAATTAAACAAAGATGCATTCTATGTTTTGAAATAGTTATAAAGTGAAGTATCACCAATAGCAATCCATCTCTTTATTTGTTCATCTCTATCCTTTATGTAATTAAATAATGAAGTATCTGTATTCTTAACATAATTTAATAATGATGCATCAATATCTTTCTGCTTACGAACAAATGCATTATATTCAGTTGTCATTTCATTTTTGATTTCATCATCATGAATATATGCTTTCTTTAAAACATCATCATCTGCATCTTTAACAAATTGTTCAATATTTTCTTTTGTTAACTTAATATAATTGATAACAGAAGAATCACCAGTAATAGAATATTTCTTAAGTTGCTCTTCAAGTTCATCAATATATTTACGAACTTCATTATCTCCATAATCTGCATAGAATCTTACTTTATCATCTTGATTATTAACATAAGTAATAATAGAAGTATTTTCTGTATCAACATATGATTTTAATTTAGATATTTCATCATCTGTATATTGAATAGCATTATTGATACTTGCGTTAAGTAAGTTTGTTGTATTCTTTAATTGAGTTCTAAGTGAAGCATTAAGTAAACGAGTTTCATTTACTGCTTCTTGAGATTTATCATCAATATAGTTAATTAAACTTACATTTTGTGCTTTAACTTTATTCTCTAAATCATTTACATGTTTACGTGTAAAGTTCTTAACTTCCTTACCGTATTCATTAACCATGATAGTAAGATCTGTAGAAATATCATCAATAAGGTTATCAAGACGTGATTCAACTGTACGATACATTGATTGGTGTCTTGCATCCATCGCGTCAAGATCATCTTTTAATTTACTATCTGTTGAACGAATAATATTGAATAAAGAAGTATCTGATGTTGCAATCCAAGATTTAATTTCAGAATCATGTTTATTAATATATGTCTTTTGTGCAATTTCCATTGCATTAACATAATTTAATAATGAAGCATCATTTGATGTTACATATGTTTTTAATTCTGAATATTTTGAATTAGCATCTGTTTGAACGGTGGCAAGACTAGATTTAACATATGTTCTCATAGATGCATTGAATACAGCAATATCATTCTTAACTGAATGTTGGTATTCTTCTACGATATTTGTTAAATCTATATTTTTAGTTTTTGTATTAAATTCAAGCTCATTGATTTTATTATCAATCTTCTTATTGAATAATGATGTCTATTGATCAATATAACTAATGATTGAAACATTTGCAATTTCTAAGTCTTCTGTTAATTGTGTTGCTGTTTCTACAATATTTCTTGATAATTCTGTTTCCTTATCATTATGTTTTTTATCAATATCATTAACAGATGAATTAATAGATGCAACAACTTTCTTTAAAACCGCATATTTTGAATTCATATCTAAAACGGCTTGTGTTGTTTCGTTATGAACAAACTGTTGCATTCCTAACATTTCATTATTAACATAATTACGAAGAGAAACATCAAGATTGTCATATACTTCATTACTACGATCAAGAATATCCTAAGCTTTATCTTCAAAATCTTTTTGCATCTAATCTAATTTTGTAGACGCATCTAAAATCATATCAGAAACTACTGTTTCATAATCATTGATTTTACTTGTTACAGATGTATCGACATAATCTCTTATCTCTTGAATTTTCTCATCTGTATATTGTTTACCATTTGTTTCTAACTCTTCTAATTTAGTATAAATTTCGTTAAAACTTACATTAGAATTATTAACATTATCTCTTATCTGTAAAACTAAATTATTCTGTTCATCTTCAAGAGCAGAAAGCTTGCTCATAAGTTCTTTCCGAATATATATTAAACTAGTATCGAAATCTTCAAATGAATCATCAATGGAATCAATTAACTAATTTATAGTTTCATAACTAACAAAAATATGGTTTGAACCTTCTCCTTTTAATGTTCCGACTGCTGCCATTACATTTACACCATTAGTCGCAACATTATCATAGTAATATGCGAATGTGAGCTAGCCAGGCATTAACGGCTTATCCAATAACATAGTTTCAGCTTCTTTCTAATCAGTAAAACATATTTTATTGAAACCATTAAGTCCAACAGGTGGAACATGTGAACCATATTTGTTATCCATAAATCCTGCCATGTTTATTTGTTTTAAATTTCTTTTTATATTTATTAAAAGAAAAGAAGAGACTATTTATAAAAATAATCTCTTCTAATATATTTAATTTTGTTAAAATTATTAATTCAATTGTTGTAATTGATAACGTTTTCCACCTACTGTTAATACACCATTACTGTCAACATTAAGATTAACAACACCGTTTTCTACCGTAACACCTGCACCTGATACAACATTTACAGGTATTTGATCTTTACGTGCATAAAGTGAATCATAGTATGATCTATCTGTTGAAATTGCGTTATCCAAATAATTTCTCATATTTGTATTTTGTTCTGCAATTTTGTTAGCAATAGTTTCGTTTAACTCACCTTTATATGTTGCAAAATCCGTTTTAATAGTAGAAATCTTTGCTTCAATTTCAGAATGTTTAGTTGTAGATTCATTGATATAATTATCTAATTTATCAGATACAACCTTTACTTTTTCATCAATTGCTTTATCTGTTGTTGCAGTATATTCTGCCTTAAATCCGTTAATAGTATCTGTAATATATTGTTTCTGTTTATTAATTTCAGAATTTACTTCAGATTTAAATTGAGTATTTTCACCTTCAATATCAGACTTAACCTAATCAATATACCGTTTTAATTCTTTACGTTCATTATCTGCATTAGTAGAAACATTGGTAATTAAATCAGATAAATCATGAATAGTATTAGACATATCAGTAAGTGAACTATTAATTCCTTGCATCTTGTCTGATATTTGATTATCTGTATATTCTTTGGATGCAGTAACTGCTTCATCCTTTGCTTTACCGATATTTGTTTCCAATTCAGTTGTTTTAACTTGTAAATCATAAATATCCGTTTTTAAAGGTTCAACTGTATCTGTAATCTGTTGAGTGATTTCAACTTTAAGATTATCTAATGAATCAGAATAATCTTGTAATTTACCGTTAAATTCTTGTGTAAGTTTAGCTTCTAATGATGCATTGTCTGCCTTTGTTTCAAGAAGTATATCTTCTTTTGTTTGATTAATCTTCTTATCTAATTCATCAAGTTTATCATCTAGTCCTAATGAATCTACATCAACACGAAGTTGTTTAACTGATGCATCAAGTGCTTGATAATCTAATTCATGCTATGCAATATAATCAGTTACTTGATCCATTTGTGAATCAAGGGTATCAATACGGTCATGTATTGATACGTTATCTTGAATAATAGTATCAATCTTATTATCTATATCTGAAATAGATGCATCAATATTAGAAGAATTATTTTTATCTTCAGCTTTATGTAAACGAGAACTAATGTCTTTAATAACATTATTAATATCATCGAATTGATCTACTATTGTTTCAAATTTCTCATTATTTGAATCTACCTTTGTTGAAAGGGATTCAATAAGAGATTGAATATCATTAGCGTTATCATAGATTATATTAGTTGCTCCTAATTTAATAGAACCAACAGCTGCAATTGCGTTAATACCATATTCTGCATTCTTATCAAAATAATAAGCGAATGCAATTTCGCCAGGAAGTAATGATTTTATTTTTAATTTATATACAGCTTCATCATAGTTCTTGAAACATACTTTATTATAATGATTGATTAATCCATATGGTGGTTCACAATGATGTGGAGGTAAACAATGATGTGGTGGTTCACAACAAGGATCATGATGAAAAGGATCATGATGTGGTCCAGGAGGAGGTGGGCATGGATGTGGTTTTACTCCATGCATATGTGGAGAATCGTAAACATTCATATATATTAAATCTTTATATTTTAAATATTTATCTAAAATAGAAAATGGTGATATAGATTTTTATTTTCTATATCACCATATTTCTATATATTTATATTATCAGCTAATATTAATAGAATCATTATAATCCTAAACACCTGAATATAATTCTTCATGTTCAGTGTCAATATTATCAAGTCGCTCTTTAATACCAGTAATATCACTTTCAATTGCTGTGATCTTATTGTATTTAGATTCAAGCGTCTCAATACGTTTTGCAAAATCGACATTTGTTGTTCCGTATGCTTCAACTGCTAATATACGTGAATTCAACTCAATAATAGTTGCTTGAAGTTCTTTAATTGTTGTTTGTAAATTAGTAACATTAGTATTGTTATCACCAATATTAGTATTAATACCATCTACTTTCGTACTTAACAATTCAATATCAGTTCTTAACTATGAATCAGTGGTCTTACGCTCATTTGATTCTGTTTCAAACTTCTTATTATAATCTGTTTCTATTGTTGTCTTAAGATTAGGTAACTATGTATTGATAATATTATCCTGATTATTAGTAATAGTATTTTTTACTGTGCTAATTTCATTATCATACTTCTTTGTTAATTCAGATTTAAGTGAATTAACTTTAGAATCAATAGTTGTATTATTAATAAGTTCTATAGCTTTTTTTAATGTACTATCTGCATTTTTATAATCAGTTTCAACTCTACTAATTTCACCAGTAATTAAGTTTTTCAACGGTGTATATACATTATTATTGATACTAGTATTTAACTTATCAAGATTAGATTTTGCTTCAGTAGATGCATTTTTTCTTAAATTATCAATATTAGTTTGTAATGTAGTAGACGTTGTATTGATTGATTTTTTTATAGAGTTAATTTCAGGATCATACTTATTGTAAATTTCTGTTAATATTGCTTCATGTAAATTAGGTATTGTAGTTTCATTAATAGTAGTAATCTTTAACTATAACGAATCATCTGCATTGGTTCTATCTTTAATTTCCTAAGTCAAATTAGTATTTGTCTTTGCAATATCTGAATTAATAGTAGTAATCTAATTAGCGTAATTATCATACTTCAATTTAGAATCAACAGATAAAAGACCATTTGCAACTGTATTTGTTTCTGGTATTTCTGTAAAACGTAAACCTATTGCACCATTATTCCATGCACCTAATACAAACTGTACCTTATTATCTTTTACTACAATATTTGTCTAACCTGCGCCAACAACACATTTTTCAGATGCTACATTACCGTTACTCCATACATATTTCTGTGAATCAACTGTAGTAATTGCATCTGTCTATGGTTTAGGAATTAAATTACTTGCATCATCAATACGTGTAGATAAAGATGTATCTGCTTTTGATAAATCACTGAATACTTTATTAATAGATGTATTTAATTTATTAACAATATTTTCTGATGTATCTTTTACAGTTATTGATAATGTTGAAATGTTTCCAGTTAATTCATCATATACATTACTGATAGATGTATTCAATGCAGTTACAATCTTAGTAGAAATATCTTCAATCTTATTATCTAACATTGTAGATGTATCTTTAGATAATTTCTTATAATCTGTAATGATACCATTAGATACATTGATTAATTCTTTTTTCAAATCAGATATAGCTTGCTTATTATCAGAAGTCAACTTATCATATTTTGTTATTAATTCTGTTTTATTTGCTGTATCGTCACCTGATAATTCTGTCTTTGTATCAGAAACTAATTTATTTAACGTTTTAACCGCATTATCTAATTCATTTGTATGTTTTGTTTCTAAATTAATAATACGATCATTTAAAATACCATCAGATGTATTCATTGCATTAATAATAGTTGTATACTTATTATCAATCTTATTATCTAATGCTGTATCTTTATCAGTTAATATTTTATTGATACCATTAATAGATACATTAAGTTTTTCAAAAATATCATCTTTAACGTCATCTATCTTATCATAAATTTCAGTTACATTAGTAGTAAGCTTTTGATTAATATTACTAATAGATGTATTCAAAGCCGTTACAATTTCAGTAGATGTATCTTCAATTTTCCTAAATAATATATCATGAACACTATTAATAGATGTATTTAAATTAGATAAATTAGTATCAACTTTATCATTTAATATACTAATATCATTATTAAATTTATTTACAATCTTTGTTGAAATATCATTTATACTACTATTAAGTTTTGCGTCCTAACTATTAATATATCCAAGAAGTCCGTCATCTGCTTGTTCATATAATGATTTTAAAGTAGATTCGGCTGTTTGAATATAAGTAGATAAATCTTTTTGTATATTATTAACTTTTTGAAGAATACCATTAGAAACATTAGTAAGTAAATTTTCGATAGTCTCATCGGCATTTTCCCAATATGTATTAATACTAGTGTTCATTGCTTTAATCATTTCTGATGTACTAGTATTATAATTATTAACATAAGACATAATAGAAGTATTTGTCGTTGTAATATCAGTATTATGTTGCATTTTCAACGCATCTATTACACCTTGAAGAATATCTGATGTATCTTCAATTTTCTAATCAAGAAGATCAGAAACATCTTTAATTAATTTTTTAGTATCTGAATCATTAGTTGTAATTGCAGTAGATAAATTTGTATTATATTTTTCAATATGGTTATATAACCATGTATCATTTCTGGAAACATCTTGATTAAGATTATTAATTGCAGTTGTATAATCTCTTATAATACCTTCAGAAACATCATCAAGTAACTTATTTGTATTTCTATTATAATCTTCTACCTTTTCATCAAGATCATGGATAGTATTATTTACTTCCTGAATTTTACCATCTGTATAAATTGAGGCTTCGCTCAATACTTTATCATCTTGATTATCAACATAAGCAATAATAGAAGCGTTTTCTGTATCTACATATGATTTCAAAGTAGATACTTCTTTGTCAGTATAATTTTTCTATAATTGATCTTGCTAATCTACATATTGAATAATAGCATCGGAAGTATCATTTATATATTTAACAATAGCGTCAGATGTATCATTAATATATTTAACAATAGCATCGGATGTATCATTTGTATGATCCCAATTTAATTTGGATGTATCTTTAACAAATTGAACAATAGCATCAGATGTATTGCCTATATAATTCCAAATTAATGTAGAAGTGTCATTAATCTTATTGTCTAACTTAATATCTGCTTCAGAAAAATCCTATCTTACTTTATTATCATATTCTTTAATAAGTTGTAAAGTCTCTTGATGTACTTTATTTGTATATTTTACTGCATTATCATATGATTTATTAATAGAAACATTTAATTCAGATTTTGTTGTATTAATAGTATCTTTTACAGAATTTATATTGTCAACTAAACGTTCATCTTGCATTCTAAGTTCATCATCAATATAAACTTTCTATGAATTATTTAATTTATCTGCATATTCATTAGAGTTATCAAATAAATCTTTTGCATATATAGACGTATTCTTAATTGATTCTGATAACTTATTATTTAATGAAGTAATAGATTCATCTGTATATTTCTTTGAGTTTAACTCAGTTTGAGATATATTTGATTTAAGATATTCAGTTTGTTCATCCACATAATCTTTAGCTAATGATATTTCCTAATCTGTATAGCGTTTTGAATCGGTTTTATTATCTGCAACAACTTTATTCATATCAAGGTGTTCAGATGTAATTCTATCATTTAAGTCATGAACTTCTTTATCTATACGGAAATGAATATGTTTAGAAGTATCACCTATTAGCCATATTAATTGATTATCTTTCTAATCAATATATTCTCTGATAAGATTTTCTCTTTTATCAACATAATTCTTATTATCTGATATAAGAGATTTTAATGTAGATACATTATAAGTTAAAGATGTATTTAAGTCATTATTATAAGTTTCTACCTTATTGTTTAATATAGAAATGTCATCAGTCAACTATGTTGAAACATCATAAATTGTAGTTTCGAGTATAGATGTATTGGAATTAATTTTATCTAATAATTCTTGCTTATTTTCTACATTTTTTAATGAAATATCATCAATTTTTTGAGAAATTTTTAAGTTTTCATCATCTATATAGTTTTTTAAAGAAGTGTCTGCTCCTTTGAAATCGGTATATATAGTATCTGTAGAATCAGTGAGAGACTATGATGCATCAGCAACAACTTTATGAATATTATCTATGATATTATTCATATCTTCTTTCATTTTACTGATGATTTCATTGATTTCATTCATCTTATTATCAACGGAAGATTGATTATTACTTGAATCAATAGACAACGATTTAAGTTGTTCCTTAATTAATGCAATATCTGCAATGTTATTATTTACATTTTCTTCGATTACACTTATATCAACAGAGTTAGATTCAATAGATTCTTTTACAACTTTTATAAGTTTATCAGTATATGCAGTATTCTTGAATATTTGATTTCCACCTGGTAAAATATTACCAGTTGCGATTACTGCCCCGATTCCTCTCGTTTCATCAACATCCTTATAATATGCTATAGCTATTTCACCTGTTGCTAAATCTTTCTTATTAAGCGCGAAAATGGCTGTATCAATATCTTTGAATGGTTTAGGATTAAAGCTATGGATCAAAGCAGGTCTTGAACATTTATTATCCATTTATATTCATAAAAATTCTTTTTATATTTATTTTTAGATAAAAAGAGAGATATAGTATATCTATATCTCTCTTAATTATATTCATAAAAATATTATTATTCATATGTAGCATAACTATATTTTTCATTATCATTGAATGTAAACATACTATCAAACATATTTTTATAATATTCTCTATTTTCTGAAGTTGAAAACATACTTATGTTAGTATTAAATTTAGCATTCTATGGAATATCATAGAAATATAATAATCTTCTTGTTGTTTCTGATGTGTTAGAACATATAGGGAATATTATATTACATGATAACTAATTAGATTGCCCTTGATAATTTGCACTTACATTAATACAATAATATTTTTTATTTTCTGAATTTGTTGTTAATATTATATTTCTTGTATCATATGAAGAGTTAAATATATATCCATAGTAACCATATAATAAGTTTATACTTGTTATTAAATTAGTTACATTTAATGACTTATATATTTCCATATTAAGGCCTGTATCAAACACTGATATATATCTCAAATTATCATAATTAAGTGTTCCAAATATCTCTGATTTCTTTGATGCTTCATAAGATTGAGTCTAATATGTACATTGTAAATTATAGTGAATTGATCTGTTAGCTGTTTGATAATTTATTGGTATAGTTCCATATGATTGATATGAAACAACTGATGAAACAGGGAATGCATTATTTAATGACGTTATATTACTTCCAAATGAATTGCTTGTAGATAATACATAAAAATCATATGTTTGCACGCCTGATTCTGTTTGACCTTGTTTTGGCCAATGTATATAGAATCTAAACATATTCTATAAATTATTCATATCAGAATTTACAAATTCTTCTGGTATAAATGTATATATGTTATAACGAAGTTTCAATGTTCCGTTAGAATCATAATTTACATATGTACCAACATAATTTGGTATTACAAGACATCCAGTAAACACTTCATATGTACCACCTACTAATGTTTTCATTTGCTTATAGAAATGAGCAGGTAAAATACCAGTTAACATATCTTTCGATACACCAGATTGAGAAACTATACCCTATATTGATGCAGATGATTGACATCCATATAATAAATCTGGCGCAACTATAAGTGATTCTAAATATTCAGATACAGACTTTGTTAATGGCGCTTTTTGAATAGAAGACGTTACATTAGTAACACCAGTAGATGTGCCGGCTTTTTCAAAATTACCTTCATAGAATGCACCATGCAAATTTAATGTATCATAATATTCATATGATGGGTATATATAATCACTATTATTACCAGTAGAACGTAATAATACTTTTATTTTTTCAGAAATATATATTTTCTCATCATCATTTATAACAGTGTTATCATCATTTATAAATTGATAATAATTAATACCTGCTTCTTTAATAATATCAGAACCTTCAGTATATCTGTTAGAAATATAAGCAGGATTAAAATGAATATTAGCGAAACATGAATTAACCTAATTCATTACCTATTTATAACTATATGAAACATATTTTATCTTCTTTCTTATTTTCTTTTTATCTTTATATTCATTAAGACCTTTATTCTCATCAGTTACTAATATATCAGTACCTTCAAAGAATTCAAGATAATAATATGTATCATCACATTTATAACGTTTATTAAATACATTAAATGGTATAGGGTCATTCCAATAGTTATTTGTAAACGCTGATGAAACAGTAGTTATATTTGGAAGGTATTTAAACATATCTGTACCAAATGTCATATACTATACTTCAGCAGACTAACTAGTTTTAGTTATATCATACTTATCTTTAATATAACAATGTAAATTATAGAACAAACAATATATATTATGTATTTTCTAATTTATTACGAGATTTTCGCCATAATCGCTAAATATCGTTTCTATACTGAAATCACATTTATTATTTGCTTCTGCTTGACTTACTAATATATTACAGTTTCTGAATAAGTTAGTTATACCTTGAGCATTATTTGCTTTAAATATATATACCATCCATTCTTTAAATGTATCACTGCTAATATGTTTAGTAAATGTTAATCCTGTAGCATAATTAAGAGAATCTCCATTTTCGTAATTAAACATTGCATTTGATGGAACTGAATTATTATAATTAGTAATTAATGTGTTAAAATCTAAGAATCTTGTATAATCTACAGATGTGTTGAATGATGTATTTAAACTATGTTTAATATCTATTAATGTTGATGGCATAAATTTAGCATTAAATAAATCTTCATATTCTGTTACTGTAGAGAATCCAAATGTTTGGAAAAAATCTATATACTATAATTTCCATTTCTTACTAAATAATCCATATAAATCCCATTGTACATTAGATGCACAGAATGAAATACCGCTGAATCTTGTCATTGCAGTAGGATATATTGCACCTGTATTATCTTGAGAATCTACTGTATGAGAAGCACCTGTTTCATTAACAAATATGGCACGAGCAGGAACAACTTGATTCGTAATCAAATTACCAATAGTACCATTAAATGTATAAGATTTTGTATATGTTGTTTTATCCTTCCATGAAGTTTCTGTTTTCTTTTCATCTGTAAGAATTGTATATACATCAAATTTCTATGAAGAGCCTGAATATATAGGATATATTATCGTCTGCCAAATAGTAATTCCAATTAAATACTAGATCTTATTCAGTATAGGATATAAACAATCTATTGTCATATATAAATTCTTTGAACCTTGACCAAATAATCTATTAATATTATTACAACTGATTATTTGTTTTTTATCTTTATCATACCATATCCATTTATTAATATATATCGTATTAATATAAAATGCATCTACAAGATTACCACTAGATAATTTACCAAATGTACCTAAGTGTAAGGTTGCTTTATCTGGTCCATCTGCGACAAATTGTTCCTTTGATAATTTAATGCCATCTTGATTCATACACATATAATTAATAGATGTAATACTATTACTTATAGAAATATTATCTATAAAATTCGAGATTTTTGCTAAATTTATATTACTATTATGAGAATCAAGTCCAAATAAGTATTCCAAAGATTTTACGGAATTACTTACGCGAATAGGTACAACTGAACTATCATTTACAGTACGTTCCATCTTAAATTCATAACAGTTATAGAAACATCCTACATTTGGTGCAGTATATGTAATAAATGTTAATCCTCTAGTACTTTTAGCTGATGAAGATAATACATATTTATCATATCCATTGATAGTAATTTTACTTGCTTTTGTACCAATACTTGTTTTAATATCTACATATTTCAATGATTTACAATTACCAAATTCACTACCTTGCAAATTTAATGTTTCTGGTAAAATTGCTTGTTCAAAATTCTATGTTCCATAGAAGCATATTCTAGATAATTTCTTAAATGAATATAAATCTAATGTTTTATCCTAACTTGATGATGTAGATGAAAGTACATTAAATTCTGTACATAATTTATCTGTACAACAATTAATAATAGCAAGTTCTTTCAAATATATATCTTTTGCATCATCTCCAGACGTAATTTCACTAATAGTAACTTTCTACAATTTTGGACAAGAATAAATCTATACTTTTGCAAAACCAGAGATAGTTAATTCTTCAAGCGTCTAAAATTTACCACGTGAGCCATCAATAACTATTGTATTATTCTAATTTACAACTGAGCAAGAAACTGAGAATCGTTTTGCTTCAATTTCATTAAATAATACATTACTTGAATAATTAACAGTTAATAAAAATTCATCTGTTACTTTTAATTCACTTAATTTTAAAGATGATAATTTATTACATCTTGAAATTTCACATTTTGTAGCAGAAACACCAGATACATTTATTGTTGATACATTAATATCTGTCGCCTTTAAATTTATTCCTGTATTTGATATATTAATTAAATTTAAATTTGAATATGTAGATATATCTGATAATTCTAATGAACCCGTATAATTATAACCCATTAATTCAATTTTCTATAATGCAGGAGACATTAATTTATTAACACTTACATTATATGTAGGATTATTTCCATAAATATTTGTAAGATTTGAAGATTCAATTATCATTGATGTTGGTGTATACCAAGTAACATTACTTAAATATGTTATCTAATTTGAACCATAAAGTGCAAATGCTATATTGCCGGAACCGCTAAATGTTATCTAATACGTATTTGCAGATGAACGTAATAAATATTTACCTTGAATTGTACCACCGACATCAAACATTATTGGTGAATAATTTTGAGCTTTAACTTGTAACGTTATAGGATTTGATGGAAAATTAATTTTTGGATTATCTGTTGTGCTAGATTTAAATATTTGACTCTTAATGTTAATATCATTAGAAGTATTTAATAATGATACTATAGTTTTTACACTGTCATCCAAGTTATTGCCAGATAAACGTAATTGAACAAGTTCTGTATTAGTGGTATTTTTATTTGTTTGATGCTATTTTTCTATTTCAGATACAGATAAAAGTTCTCGTGAATCTTGTAAATTAAAATATGCATCTAATATATGTAATCTAGAATTTAACCAATCATATACACGATATATAGAACGACCTCTAAATTTTTGTATATCATTATGGAAACCTGAAGAATAATTAATTTTATTATTTATTGTATATGTTCCTATAAAGGTATTCTTCTTTGTTGAATCAAATTCCCATTTTTCCTATATATTATATGCAAGATATTTAACTTTATAATTTAAATTGAATACTAATTCAGACACACCTTCCATATGTTTTTTATAATAAGTATCCATGAAATATTGTGCATTCTATAAAGATCCTGTACCAGGTTTATCATATGCTGTTGTATTTCCTGCTCTATATCTTATCCATAATAATGTAGGTGTTGGATATTCAAGATAATCTAATTTTAAAAGTTCATCTGTGTTAAATACTTCTGTACCATATTTTGCGACACCAAATAAGAATGATGATGGTATATCGTATCCAATTTCACCAGATTTTATACCTGTAGAAGCATCAGTAATTGTATATTTTTCAGAAAAATAATCTCTGTATTGATTAATAGATGAAATAATATGTACACCATTCTATTCAGTATCAGTTGATTCCCAATAATCAGAAAAACAGAAAGTTGTTGTATCATTAGAGTTATTATCGATACCCAAACATGTATCCATATCGTAGAATGATATATAGAATTTAGAACGTGTTAAATCTTTTTCTTCTGGATCTGTTTCCTTTCTATTTGTTTTATTTAATGTCCAAGTACGAACATTTAAATTTTTCTATACAGAGTCTACCAAACCAAATGCCATACAAATTGTGTAATATTCTACAGCGGATGTATAATCTAATCGAGAATATGATATATCTCCATTATATTCAAAACCATCCTACATTGTACGTTGGAATATAGTTTGCCATTTAGATTTTTCTGGTACTTTAATGGTAGGATCATAATATGATACAGTAGTATCATCTGATGTACGCTTATATTGTTTACTGACATCAGGAACACCGCCAATATGGTTCCATCCACCATCTGCATCCCATTTTTTATGGTCTATCGCTTCTTTACCTAAATAATCAAATATATAACCTCCAGAAATAGCAATATCTCTTACGAAATATTTTAATGCGATTTTAAATGCACCTTCCTAACTGGTTACTATATCATCCCACATATATGTATTACCATTTTCATTTTCAAATGGATATAATATAGTATCATCCCATTGTGAAAAATCAAATTTATGATTATTACCTGTTATTTCTGCGCATCCAAAATCAGTTCTCAATTCATATTCATCTGTTGTTGTTTTAAAAAATTCAAATGGTTTAAGTGCTGTTACAGATGATAATTGTTTATCAAATATAGAATTATTAACATATCCTAAATTTGAATATGAACCACGACCTAAGTTAAAGTTATATAAACCCATGAAATAATATTCAGAAGATGAACCCGAAACTTCATAATCAACATTTAATATAATTATGCATGGAAATCCTTCCAAACAGTTTTTAATATAACTTTTATATTGTCCATTTGATGCTGTATCAAATTTCTATGTATTCTGATTAATAAATTTACCCATTACAGTATTATTAGAATGTGCTGAGTCTACAATATCTGCTTTTAATGTAAATTTAGATTCTGGTAAATATGTATTTGAATCATTTTCATCAAAATTAGGAGAATATAATAATTTATTATGAGTATCTGTATCTTTATTAACCAAGATTAAATCTAAGTTTTTACCATGATTTTGTCTAGTTGATGAACCTTGAATATTTATATTAAACAATGCCTATGTATATGCATCGTCATCAGGAAACTCAACTTCTATACCTACTGTATCATCTGGAGCGACATACGTAATACCTGTTTTATGTTTTCCTTGAACACTTATCGTTTGAACAGGCCATGCAGTAATATTATCATTCTCTTGATACGTTCCATTTAACCACTAAAAAATAGATGTAATATTATCATTCTCTCGTGTATGTGCAACATTTATTATATAAATAGGCACATCTAACATTTTTTTTAACTGATCTAAATATTCTTTTGATATACATATTTGATTATGCTTTCTTAATATCAACTATTGTGTTAAATCAGGAGAAATTGATGCACTATAATCTAATGATGATAAGTTATATATTAAGTCTATATTATTTTTTGTAACACCACTTCCTTTAGTTAATATATACTTATATGTGTAATAATATAAATCTGCATCAATATCATTAAATTTTAATGATTCATTATTAAATTTACCTAATTCAAATAAGTTATATGATACATTTATATTTTTTAAACATAAATAACATATATTTGGATATGTTGATACAAAATATTTAGTAACACCATCTGTAATACCATCAATATATACTTCAATATAATATTGAGGTTCTTTTTTAGAATTAGAAACGTCTATATCATCTGCTAAATCATTTAAATAATATTGCATATCAACAGAATTTGTATTATTAACTGTTTTTGTTAATGTATATGGATCTGTTTTTTTAATATAAATATCAACTAAATGATATTTAGTTGCATCAGATGGTGTATAATTATTTTCTTTTGGTATATATATTTTTATATCATTATTACTAGTAAACTAATTACATTTAATAGAACTCTATGTTACAGAAAATAATATATCTTTCTTTTCATTTTTTAATTCAAAAATAGTATCATCTGTATTATTAGCCCCTGAGAATTGAATACTAAATGCAAAGTGAGTATCTACTTTTGTAGCTGTATTTATCGTTTTATTATTATATAAATTAATAACTTTATCCTATGCATTTATATTAGTATTTAATTCTAAATAGTTATTGACATATATCTATTTAAAATTGGTTTCATTTTTCATATTATCTGATATACTATTATAAAAACGAACATAAGATAAATCTAGATTCTTTGCCTTTGAATTATTTTCACCGTTTTGATTATACCAGTTTACAGAAGCTGAAATTTTTACACCATAATAATATTTTACAATATTAGTATTAATTATTAACTTATTCCATCCCGAATATACTTTAAATGATTGAGATATATAACGTCCTGCTTTTAAATTTATAATACTAGAAGTATTAATATCATTTTCCGTATTAATTAATGTATAATTAATTGTAATTGTATCAGAGGAGAAATTAAATGGTCTTAATTTAAATGATACGGAATCACCTACATTAAACGCATTTCCTTTTTTTTGTGCTTCTACTATGCTAATATTTGTATTATCATCATAAACTTTACCCATAATAGATTCAGATAAACATATAACATATTGATTACTATCAGGCACAATAGAATATTCTGATTTTACTTCATTTTTATTTGAAATACCATTACTTATACTTTCTATATACGCCATGAATGTTTGAGAACCAAAGTTAAGTTCATTTTTCAAAGTATCTTGCGTTATTAAATAATCTAATGTAATTATAGTATCATTTGATTGTAAATAACCTTTTAAATTTTCATTATCATAATATGAACCATTATTTTTATCTGTATTATATAGTTTATAATTCTATTCATTAATCTATATAATTTTGCAATCAATAGTACTTACAATATTATAATTAATTATAAATCCAGCGAAATTATTAATTGATAATCTATAAACAACACCATTTGGAAATTGACTAGGTTTATAATCAAAATCTTTAAGTTCATATAAAACACCTTGACTATTATAAGTCATTGGAATTATTTTATAATCTAAACCATAAATATAGTACTTATATATCGTCTGTTTATAATTATTATCTATATCTGTTACTTTTATAACTAATTGTGAATTTTTTGAAATTTTAAGATTAAATTCTGCACTACAATTATTATCTGTTGTTAATGATTGAGGATATGTTTGGAATGAACCATCATCATATCCATATTCCAATTTAAACTTATATCCACCAGCAGAAGGGTTTTTAATAGAAACTTTGACAGTAATAGGAGCTATATCATTAATAAGTTTTTTTGATAAATCAGTTATAGAACCATTAGTTACTGGCACATCATTAATATATACATCTGCAGACCATTTTCCAGCACTTACAGAACCACTTCCGGAGCCACCGACACCACCGACACCACCGTATTTATAAATCCATTTGACATTTGATTTTAATTCATCAATGTCATATTGTTGTTCTTCTATAACTGTATGAAGATCCTTGTTACTTCCAGCGCTGGAAGTAACAAGGATGTCATTATCAGTTATAATATTATCTGTTCCATTATATTTCATATTATTATATTAGATTGATATTTTTATTAAAGAGTCTTTAAATTTGTTGATGACGCTTGCCATGTACCATATAAAGAATTAGATCCTAATTTCATATAGTTTAATCCACTATTTTCTGTACCATATGTACGCTGAGTAAACAAATATGCAGAATCAAATACGTTAGTAACACTTATCAATTTAAATGTAATTGTAGTATTATTCAAAGTAATATCAATAAACATAGGGAATTTCTATGTTGACGCTGGTTTTTCCGCCTCTGTTGTCTATGGTATAAGTTCAGAGAATGCCTATGTATATGCAGGTAATTCTTTATTTGATGAATATTTATAACCTGTAGCCTAACACATTAAATAAGTTATTGCATTACTTGTTGTTAACGTATTTAAGTATTGATATGGTAAGAATCCCTAGATAGCGCTTGCAGCTTGTGCAATAGTTGTTGTACCATTATAAGACATTGATTTCACATCTTTTGTAATATAAGGTAATTTACTTGTATTTACTGTTTCTGTGCCAGATGTACTTTCTGTAAATGTACAGGTATCTGCATTATATGTATATTTTTTTGTCCATTTAACAGATTGCTCAATTTTATTATTAAGATTTGCTGACATTGGCATAGGTGTTGTTTTTGAATCAACAGTTGCACTATTATTTGTATATGTATAATTCTCTCTAATAGGGAATGTCATAGCATATGTATGTTTATGTCCACCAATACATAATTTAGTCTTACCTTTACTTGCAAAATATTCAAGTAATCTTGAAAACCAATTAAAACCAAAACCTGTATCTTCAGCAGTTATAGAATTTAAGTGAGAACCTACCAATGATGTACCAGATGCACTTCTCTATGCTGCTAATATATTTGTTTCTTTCTTAATATTTGCTTTTGTAATAACGGTAAATGGCATTTCATGACATGCAGTTATAAATTGTTTACCTGTAAAATTATTCATAATAGCATATAATCTATCATAAATTGGTGTCCATGTATTATCTGTTTTATATGTATTATTTGAAGATGCAATAGTATAACCTGTATAAATGTTATAATTACCAATATTAAACCAATCATTACAACATTTTGTTGTGATTTCTGAGTTAACCATTATGAATCTATAATCTGTTGTGCCAAAGTAATATAATGATGGAATATATTTCTTATTAATGATAGGATAAGCAGTACCTTCAAAATCATCAACTTCATAACAATAGAATACATGGAAATAGAATGAATTTGATTTACCAGCATCATCACCCGTACCTAATATAGTAGGATCAATATTTGCAAGGTCATTATTACCAACAACATTCATTTGTTCAAGATGGTTAAACAAACACTTACCAGCTTCATAATAATCATACCATTCTGATATACGAGAACCAGATTGAGTCATATCACCAGTATTTACTAATACTGGCATATATGTTGTACTCTTAGTATTATTAATGTATTCATTTAATTTCTTAGCTGCACCAGCCCATACTTGATATTCAATCCAATGGAAACCTTGTTGGTCAGATGTTTGATAAACTCTAGGAACATAAGAACTTGCATACATTGTAAATGTATATGGATCTGATACATTTGTATGATCAGGATCAGGTGTACCATCTAATAATGGTCGTCCAACGCAATATTCATATTCTGATGTGCCAGTTGACGGCGTAGGTAATGTAACTATTACCTTATGTGCAGTATATTGTGTGGTAGTACCAGGAAATATACCTGTTATTCTATCATATACACATTCTTTTAATTCCTTTATCTTTTCATTATCAACATTAAATGTTTTCTTTTGAATTTCATTAGTAGATTTTTCTGTAACAACACCACATTTTGAACTTGTATAAGATTCATATCGTACACAATCTTTCCAAGCTGTTATACTACCTTTCTTTCTAATCCAAATGAATTCATCAAAAATACCTCCTGAAATCCAGTTAAAACATCTTGTTGTTAACATATTAATACCAAACGCACATGTAATCATATTTGGTTTATTTAAATCAATATTACTCTTTTCTGTAATAACTGTTTTATGTTCAAATGATGCTTTTGGTGTATAATCAGAAACGGCTTTTACTGAATCAGATTTTGGGAATTGTATGAATTCATTTGCTAAAGATAATAACTAGAAATCTGCTGTTGTAGCATGACGTACTCTAGATGTATCCTTCTTATTTGAATTCAATGCTTGATAACCTTGTTTTGATGGGTCCAATAAGAATGTTTCTCTAAATAAGCTATTAGATAATACATTATATCCGGAATTAAATATAGCCCATGTTCTATATGTATTAGGAATATTAGCAACTTTATAAGAATATATAATACCGTCAATATAATTATCTCTATATTTGTTTGTTTTATCTGTATCTACTTTTGCTAATGTTGTTACTGGACTAATTTCTGTTTCTACTCCATTTTCTACTACTGTATTACCATATGTTAACGCAAGTGCATATCCATTATATATAGTATTAACGGTTAAATCTATAAGTTGATCTTTTTCTATAAACCATTCTATATCAAATGAATTTACCTTAATGAATACATTGGAATTCTTGTAATCAGCATATTTTTTGCCTCTAATCAAAAATGTATTACCTGCAGGAATTACACCCTTTAATGGTAAATTATAATATGTTGTCTAATTTGTATCATTAAGTGAGAAGAAATGCAAATAGCATCCATCTAACTAGAAATCATATGGAGATGTATTTGTTAACTCTATAAATGCATGAGAACATCCTATTTTACCTTCTTCTATATCTGTTGATAATGGAGCATAAAATTGAGAAATGTGAATTCTATCAGATTCATTTAATATTGAACCATTTGAACTTGCACTTAATGTATTATCAATTCCTAATTCCGTATTCTTCTCACCACACACGAGATTTGCGACGAATCCACGACTTGTAAATGTAGAACCTGGTTTATTTGATTCATATAAGCCTTTATTTGCAACACGTGATTTCAATGTTACTTTAGGAACTATAGTAGAATGTAGATTTCCTTCTGAATCTATTGAATATACATATTTGTCTGTCAAATTAGAATTAATAAAAGTAATGTCCTCAACTTTTGCCTATTCTAATTCTAACCCATTATTTGAATCATAAACAATACCCATTTCCTTAAGGGCTTTTATTAATTCTTCTTGTGTCATACTATCACTATTATTGTTATTTTGATTTCCGTTATTATTTGAATTACTAGTACCTCCAATTTGTACTGTTTTATTGTTTGTTTTTATCCATAAAACACTATTCTTTTCTTCCCATATTAATTCATTATTTGGAAGATATTGTTTTATTTCTTTTAATTCCGCTTCATCAGTAACAGAACGTATTGTTATATGTGCAACTTTATATCTATAATCACTATCATTAGGTATATTAGGTTTAACAACTTTATCTGTTTCATTTATGAATTTAGTAAAATCCTAATATCTTGAATAAATGTTAAATTTATTCAATTTTAAATTACCAAAATATACAGTACTAAAGAAATATTGATCACCTAAATCTTGAATATTCTTATAAAGTTTTCCATCATTTTTATTATAATATCCCTGAATAATTACATCATTAGAATAATAATCACTAATAGAAACATATAGATAGTTATTTCCATACCATGTATATGTCGTTACATCTCCTACAGTTGTTTCTTTACACATTTTACGATTAAGTAATAACATAACATTAACTGTATCAACATAATTTGGCATTAAATTAGTGAAGTTAATATTATCTATAGAAACACGCTATGTACCTGAAGATATAGACTTATGTTTTTTAGGCTCTATAAGTACGGAGAAATCCAATAAAAAAGTTTTTCCATTTTCTTTTTTATTGGTTATTGTCATATAAATAAATTGTTTTGGATCATCCATTGCTTCCAACATACTAATACTTTCAGGAGCCTTTCCATCTGCGTCATTAAATATACTTTTATCATCTATATCTTCATCATCCATAGAATCCGTAGATTTATGAGTAAAATATACATTTTTTGATTTCTCTCGATTAGTATCTGAAATATCATAATACTAACCATTAACATTTTCAATCAAACCATTTATTTTCGTAAAAAAACTATATGTTTGTTTTGAAGGATCTTTATCATATCCTTGTAAAAAATCCAATGCATATACATAAGATAATCCATCTTCTTCTATTGCCCATAATGGTTCTTCTGCGGGAGTTGTTTTCATTTCATTAACAACATTTGAAACTGCCATTTCTTTATTAGTGCAAGAATACATACCATATTTGAATGTATTCCTCATTTTAGCAACTTCTGTTTGTAACTGTCTTATAGCTTGAAATAAAATATCTACATAATTTCCGTTATTTGATGTTTTATATGTATTATTAGTTACTTCACCTTCAATAAAATCACTATCTCCTTTAGTTCGTATCCAAATATAATTCTCTGGTAAAACACCTTGCTCTTTTAAAACTTTAATCTATGCAGATGTAAGTAATGGTGTTCCTGATGCAGATGCAGATAATATGGTCCATTCACCATTAGTATACTTATAATAACTCTTTGACTTTTCAACCCATACTAACATACCAGTTGATATTAAAGCTTTATTAATCTTACTTAAATCATCTACAGTCTAAACTCCACGAATACCACCTTGTATTTCTTCTGATAACGCAATAGGATATGTACTATTCGATGTTCTCAGTGTATCTGGAATTTTAATTGCCAT